CCACCTGCGGATACACCACATTCAGCTCAACAGGTTTGCTATAACTGAACTTATAGGTGAACTGCACGAGGTACGCAGGACCTTCCTCATTCTTTTCTTCTTCGACTGGCAGGTCAAAGTCAAACCAGCCTTGTACACCCATTTGCTTTTCAGCGATCACCAGCAAAGTGTGCTCATCATTGCCAGCTTGGTTGGTCAGGACAGTGGCGCGTTTGGTGTAATACCGTTTAAGGTACTCCCCTAGACTTTCGCCATAGCCGGCAACGGCTTCACGCAGACTGTAGATGTGACTCAGCAGTGACGAACAGAAGTTCGGTACTGGGAAGTGATAGGTCACCTGATGCAGGTGGGATTGACGGTTATCCGCCATACGCACCTTGACATCATCGCGCCACACCAAGGCTTCAGATTTACTCTTAGCCCGGTAGGTAAAGTTAAGCTCCATTTCCGTGTTACTGTAAACGGGCTTGATATGCACCCCGATCATCGGATCGGCAAAAATAGGCTGAGCATAAGGGTGCCGGACTTCTGCGTTGATCACCTCGGTGTCCACGTAGGTTTCACGGAAGGTAACGATGACTCGTTCATCTTGCGCCAGGCGCAGTGGATTATCTTCGTCGTTCAGCTCGGAGCCCGGTTGGGCTGCTACAGCACTTTCACCACGGATTTCAACCCGTGCATGTTTATCGATGTTGCTAATGTCAACCACTTTGTCGATAACCGATTTAGCCACCCGGCGGGAGACCGAATCATAGGTCATCGGAATAGGGATCAGAAGGTTAGGCATGGGGTGTCCCCGGATGAATGATCTTTGTCATAAAATCGGTCTAATCTGCATAAGGGAGGAGCCGATCGGCTCCTCCCGTTATGTTTAGCGGTTGATGGCGACGTAGGCCTTCATCTGCTCTTCGAGCACGCTGGTGGTCGAGTTGATCAGACGCAGGTACGGTGCACGGCAGGTCTCGGTGTGGTAGTACGCCTTGTCCAGGAAGGTGAACATCGACGTGCAGGCGATATCCAGCGCGCGCCACAGTTCGTTGGTCATGTGAGCGAACTCCATGTTAACGACCATGCTCCACAGCTTGTCGTAACATTCGTTGGCCTCACGCCAAGCGACTGACAGCTCGTTGTAGTAGTCGTAGTTGAAGGTCTTCTCACGCTCAACGGCGTCGACGACGACATCCAGGATCGAGATCAGACGCTTGAGGTCATCGGCCTGGCCACTGGTACGGCCGGTACGGCGATACTTCACCCCCAGTTGGTTCGGCTCCATCAGGTTAACCAGATCCATGATCCAATCAACATCACGGTAACGTGAACGATAGCCCATGGAACCGTCAACGAAGGTCATGCCGGCGATCTCGCGACCATTGGCCACCGCTTTGCTGACTGGGAGTTCCTTGGTCAGCTCCTTGTACAGACCCTTCAGCTGCTCTTCAGCAGTGATGCCGTCACGAGCAACCAGGACACCAGCCAGCACGTCAGCTACCGCCGAGGAACGCTTGACAGCATCCGTGGCGAGGTTGTCGACCCCATAGACGAGGAGTTTATACGCTTCGTCGAAGGCCTTCTTCAGTTCGGATTCGGTGAAGTCTACCGGCTTGTTGTCCATGGAGAACACCGAGGTCCAGGCAGCGTCGTAACGGATTGGTTTGGCCGGGATGCCGTAGTCTTCGGGCATCTTTTCCATGCGTGCTTGCAGGGCGGTGATACGCTTGACCATGACTTCGCGATACACCGCGCCACGGCGGGCATTGATGGCCATGTTCTCGAACTTTTCCTTGACCCACTTCTTCAGCTTGGCGAAGGCGTTCTTGATGAAGTCAGTCAGGCCTTCCATCGAAGCGGTGGTCAGCTTACCATCTTCGACTTCAATGTTCGGGACTTGTTCGCCAGCTTGCAATGCGATAGCGCCCATGGCATTTTCCGCCATCTCAGCCGTGTTGTCATCGATGCTTTCCATCGACACCAGCACGCTCAGCATTTCCATGGAACTGATCACGGTGGAGACCGCTTCTTGTACCTGTGCGATCTCGCCACGCAGCGCTGCGTGTTCTTGTTCGTTACGTTCGAAGTATTCTTCGGCAACCTGACGTTGAGCGTCTTCGTCGTTGTAACGTTCGTCCTTCATGTGTTCCAGGACGTCTTGCTGAATCTGATCGGCACTGATCACGGTCAGGCTTTCAACTGGACTGTCGAGTTCAGTGTTGGAGGTTACAGGCGCGTTCAGGTCTTTCAGATCGCTGAGCGATGCAGCGAGGAGGGATTCGAGGCTGGATTTCATGGCAAAACCTTAATGGGAAGTGTTGAGGGATTTGCGACCATAGGTCAGCAGGTGGCGTGAGACTGTCAGCAAGTTGGTGGTCATCTGGTCGACAGGACCGGTGGCCCAACTGGCGTAATTACGAACAAAGCGCAGGACGCTGATGTCGTAGTTATCGCCATTACTGGCAGTACGGTTCTGATAGGACTCGCCGGCGCGCAGTACCGACTTGATCTGACTCTCAATACGGTTGAGTTTCATGACCTTTTCTTGCGATTCGATCAGGTCGAGAATCTCAATCACGCGGCGGGCAATGGTCTCTACCTGCTGCCCAGAGGCGGTCTTGGCGGTGCCCGACAATACGTTGCTCTGATTAACGTTGGTCAGGGCAAACTTGACACCGGTGGTGCGCACGGCCGCCGCAAAACCAAGTGGGTCGGTTTCAGCAAGGGCGCGCTGTTCGTTCTCAAGGGTCAGGAAGTACAGATTCCATCCACCGATGATGGGCGGTGCTGCCATGGTCAGGCGACGACCAAAGCGAGGATCGCGGTAGACCATGGCCTTAAGCTGACTGGCCAGGCGCTCCACTGGGATTTGCGTGAACAGCTGAGAGACTTCCTTAAGCTTCTCAACCCCAGTGTCAGAATCCTGCAGTAACCGCTCGAACTTCTGACCGACATCGATCATGCCAGAGCCATAGAGGTTGGTCACGATACGGTATTGGTCCAATGCTGCACTGACCGAGCGGATCAGGGCGTCAGGATCGGTAACGACGTTATCACCGACGACGAACGATTTGATCTCCATGCCCAGTTGGACGGTGGGGTGGCGAACTGTGGTGATGCGCCGGGCCGAGGCATGTTTGGCCAAATGTTCAGCACTCATCCGCAATTGTCCACGGAAGGTGGTGATACGAACCCAGAACTCCTTAAGAAACCTAAGGACTGCCAAGACCGCGGCGACCAGACGGGTCCATAGCGACTTCATGCGGTCTTTCAGAGACTCGGTGGAAACCACCCCCATCTCGTGCTCTTGTAAGCTCGGCAGCAGGTCATTGACACTGATGCCAGAACTACCTACCAGGTTCTCAAAACTGATCACTACAGCCCGTTTGTGGGCCTCTGAGGCGATCTCGTTGGTGTCAAGATGAGCGATCAAGCTCTCCAAGGAATCGGTTGCATCGAGCAGCGATTCCAGTTGGGCGCGGGCGTTAGACAGGTCACGCTCGGCTTCAAGGACGTCAACGAATCCCTCACTTTCATTACCTGTGGCATCAGGCAGTTCTTCTTCAGACATAGCGAATGCTCGTAAAAAGGGATGGAGTGTGTAATTCACCATAGAATTCGGACATTCAACATAAAAAAAAAACACCTACCCGACCTAAGCCGGGTAGGTGTTCACCTTACGCTGAAAGAGGATTAGGCTTCGGCTGCGGCCTTCTCTTCTTTCTTGGCAGCCTTACCGTACTGCTTCAGGACCTGAGTACCGACCGAGGCAGCGGCTTTGGCAGCGGTGCCCATGAAGGACAGGTACTGGTGCGAGCAGCCAGTGGTCAGACGGGCAGCCTTGTTCAGCTTGGCCAGGATGGCTTTGGCGGCAGCGACTTCGTCTTTTTCCAGGGTATCGCCGGAAGCGACGAGTTTGTTACCGGCCTTGACCACGTCGTTGATGCCTTTTTCGGCAGCAGCGGCAACGGACTTGGCAGCAACCAGGTTCTTGCCGATCATGATGATCTGGTCGGCCGCCCGCTCGACCGCTTCAACCGTAGGCACCTCGAAATTGGCGGTCTTGACGACCTTGCTCTTGTCCTGGGACAGCTTCAGGGACGCCTTGGTCAGGACTTCGAGGGCATCGCCGGATTCCGGAGCGTTCAGATCGAAGTAGAAGCCACCGGGCAGTTTGCCCTTCATGTCGTCAACCAGAGCGGCGTTCAGGTCAACCTTGGCGGCCGCTTCCTTCAGACGATCCGGATGAACTTCACCCTTGTAGACCGCTTGGATCAGGGGGCTCAGGCCAGCAACGACCTTATTGGTGTACTGCTTGACGCCGACCTCGTAGCCATGGTTGATGGCGCTGAGCGCACCAGACATGTCCAGCTTACCGTCGACCACCAGGTGGTTCATACCGGTCATCAGGCTGACCTTGACGCGGACCGGCTTCAGGCCTTTGGCGGCCTGAGCGCGCTTCTTCAGCGACTGACCGGCAGCGATCACGGCCGGGCCGGATTTGCCGATGGTGGCGAAGAACTGCTTGACAGCGTTCCAGGCAGACTGGACAGCATTGCGAATGGCGTCCCAAATCTTGGACAGCAGCTGCTTGACGTTTTCCAGCGCTTCTTGGGAAGCAACCAGCTTGTCGCCAGTGCCGCCGAAGGATTCGGTGGAGACGGTGAAGTCTGCGGCGTTGATCGGTAGCTTGCGGGTGGCGATGGCCAGGGCGCGGCTGTGCATGTCAGCAGCTTGCGGACCCATGCCGCCGTCAGCAATGAAGCTTTCCAGCGAGGACACCAGGCTTTCCAGGCTCTCGCCGGCTTCGGCCAGTTCTTCGACGGCGTCGTCATGCTCGTCGACGCTGGCTTCGTCGCCACGCACTTCTTCGAGGATTTCGTCGACGGCGACGATGGTTTCTTCGGTAACCGGGTTGATTTCCTGGTTATCGGTCAGGTCAGCCGATTCCATGGAAATGTTCAGAGCGCTTTGCAGGATCGAGTTACGCATTGAGGTATTGCTCCACTTGTTTGCAAACAGAAGAAAGAGGTGCGGATGAACCTAGGCATTCTACACCTCTGCACACCATAGGGTGTTTTTTGATCCAAGGATTTAGAGCGCCTTGGAATGTTCGTGCCAGTTCTCTGGCAAGCTACCGGCAATCAGGTACAAAGACTGCACCAAATCAGTCAAACCGTCTTCACGGCTCAACCAGCAGCTAAGGATGTCGCCTGGGGTGGCGGTGAAGAAACCGGTCAGATCATGATCGCGAATGAGTTGATCTGCATTGCGTTCAATGACGTCCTTCGGATGGAACACCAGAAGGTCACGGTAATTCTCCAGCGCCATGCGCCGCGGACCATCGCCTTTGATGAAGGCCAGGGTCGACAGAGTGAAATCCAGAACCCAGCGCGAGCAAGGAGTCTTGACTTGCTGGATCAGGATGAACTTGCCGTTGCGGGTGAACAGTACTTGACGAGCTGCTTGCAGCACTTCTTGCAGGTACTCAAAGTCCTCTGCAAAATCGTGCGTGGTTTCCATACGATGGTAGAGTCGATCCACCAGCGGTAGGTCCACATAGCCTTGCGGGTGCGCCGAGTGCGTGTCCACCGAGAACCCACGATGAGTTTTCAGATGGCTCATGCCTTATCGCTCCTGCTGACCGGCGTACTTCTCTTGCATCTTGGCAAGCTTTTCCGCTGTCTTGTTGAGGTACTGTTCGTACTTCTCGATGGTGCGTTCGAGCTGGGCATCGTTCTTACCCTCGGCCTGCAGACGCAGTTGTTCCAGACGCAGCTGGATAGAACGGGCATCTTCCTTGAGACGCTCGTACTTGGCCACCTGCAACTGGGCAAACCAGATACCGACTGCCAGTGCCACGTGCGTCACACCCGGAATGAAGTTGTTCTTCAGCGGATCGAGCTTGGTGTAGCCGACCTGCGGAACGATCACTTTCTCATCGTCTTCAGCAATGACGATATCCGGGATGGATTCGATCAGAGACGCCAGTTCACGACTCGGTCGTGCAAAGGTGGCCAGCAGGGTCATGAAGGCCTTCTGGTTATCACGCAACCAGGCCAGTTCCGGCTTGGGACGTTCCTGACCTTCGGGATGTTCCTTAGACACGACTGACGCTTCAGCCACCAGCAGGTAATGCAGCAGTTGCATCGAATACGAGACGACGAAGTCCATGTACCCGATGGTGCGCAGCAGTTCGGCGCGCTTGTAGGTGATGCCTTCGATGACGATGTCCTGGCCGTAGCTCTTCTCGGCAATAGTCGAGAGCAACTCGGTGGTCACGGCCATATTGGACAACACCTGACGGATGTAGCCAAAGACGCTGAGTTTCGGTGGTAGACGAGTGGCCTTGTTCAGGTCAGACTCGAACTGCTTCCCGGCCTTGGACTTGAAGGAGGTCACTGTGCTCTCAGCGTTCATGAACGCCTCGATGGCCTTTTGCAGTGCCTGAGTGTAGACCCGGATGTTCTGTTTCAGTTCATCCTTGGTCAGGGACGTCGCCATGCGGCGAAGGTATTCGAGGATACGCATTTTCAGTAGTTCCTTGGGGTGAGGGTAAATCAGATACGGCCGGGTGCTTTGCCGAGCTGATAGGACTTGAGGATGTCCATCAGTTCTTTACTGTCCGACTTGCCAGCCGACTTGATGTCGTTCTTGGTCAGCTTGGTCGGCATTTCGATGCCACGGGTGTAGATGGTCACCGATTCCCAGTCCGGATCTACCACCACCATCAGCATGCTGAAGGTATGGCCGAAAATGCCCTGACGGGTCTTGAAGTTGTCGAGCGAGCCGCTAATGCGACGCTCCAGGTCTTTGGCAGTCTTGATGTCCATGACAATGATCGACGAGGCAGTCGACAGTGATGGACCACCGGCCAGCGCTTGAGCAGCACCGTTTTTGGCAGCGCGGTTGTAGACGGTCTTGTAGTAGCCGGTCTCGTCGTTCATCATGGCAGCGCGGTGCGCATCGACGCGATCCATGGCCAGTACGAAGTCAGCCCAGAACTTGATCTCACCGGCGCGCCAGGCTCTCCAGCGACTGCGGAACGTGGCATCACGGCCACCCACAGCGAGGGTTTCAGTCATGACGTCAGACGGCATGCCAGCGACCCGCAACCGGATAGTTACAGGGACGACAGCTTCTTTGCCATCTTCGCTGATGGTTACATCGATGACATTACCTACTGCAAGGTTGTTGATCTTCTCAACATACTTGGCGGCGGAGTTAACACCAGGACCATTTTTGGCAGCGGCTTTACGAGCTTCTTCTTCAGCCGCCTTTTTGGCAGCGGCTTCATCTTCCGGGTAAACGATGTCGTTGCTGATAGATTCCATCGCTGCCTGTTCAGCGATGATCTCATCAATGAATGGCAGACCAAACGACTCGGACTGTGTCATCGATTCCATCGAGGTCAGCATGGTCATGGTGGCGTCGTTCAGATCACGATCCGTAGCGAACTTATCCAGACGACGACCGACGGAAACACCATTGATTTTGGCGTCGAGAGAGACGGCAAGTAACCAGTAACCAGTGAACATGTTGTACGCTGTATGGACCACGTCCTGGATGAACGGAATGTTCACGGCGCGCTTGTCCATCAGCATAATGGGCTCAACACGTGCAGATTGTGTGAAGCGAACCAGGTCTCCGGCTTGACGAAGTGCCAACATTTCTTTGGCAGTCTTGATGGCTGTGGTACCACCATCCTCGGATACTTTAGTCAGCAATTGCTTGACAATAGCCCCACCGAGCGTGGCCAGCAGTGAGCCACCGATAGCGACCAGCGGGAGCGCCTCCTGGGAGACAACTTTTTTGTTCATGAACAATTTCCTTCATTAAAGGCGTGGAGCAAAATGAGCGAGGAATTCAAACTAATGAAACAGGTGCTTGACGTGATCGCCAAGCACGGAGGTTTCGACAGTGATGATGCTGTGATGCGACGGCTGACTCGTGAGCAGGGAACCGGTGCACTGGGTGCTCGCTTCCACGATCTGCTTGGAGGATACAATCGCACACAGCAAGGAACTGCAGTGCCTGCAAACACAGACATGCAGGGGCTTACGTTTTTCACACGCCCGAATTTGAACCTGTCATACGATAACGTGATGGCAGTGCGTCAATTGTCCGTTTTGGCCAGTGATAACCCTCGATCGTACAGTCGAATCATCCGACGAATGCTCTGGCCGGACAGTATCTATTCAGATATTCGTAACGACAATCTGATCTTTGATAACCGTCAAGCGTTTATGCCGCTCCTCTCCAATGCCCTGACGAACATGTCAGGTTGGCCAGATTTGACCCTGCATGCCTACAGTTCTAGTGAAGGCATGGCAAAGGAAGTCTGGATGATGAACGACAGCATTGCCGAGATCAACGGTCGATTTGACCTTGACTGCACCTTCGAAAATACCCTAGGCGATCCTATATCATTGACGCTGTTTGCGTGGTTGCTCTATATCGGCGGTGTCTACATGGGCACCAAGATTCAACCTGCCGGTTACAGCATCGTGCAAAATGAGATCGACTACATGACCCGCATCTACCGCTTCTCAATGGATTGGTCGGGACGGTTTATTCAAAAATGGGCGGCATGTGGGGCGGCGTTTCCAACCGGTCTGTCCATGGGTACGTCGTTTAACTACTCTCGCGACAATCCGTATAACGAAGCAAACAAATCCGTGCAGGCTTCTTTTGCCTGTACCATTGCCGAGTACAATGACCCGATCACCTTGTGGGAATTTAACAAGCTGGTGGTCATGTTCAACCCTGAGATGGGTGACGGTATTCGGGAAAAGAACATGGTTATGATTACGCCAGAGGAACGCAAGCTCTTTAACTACAAAGGCTTTCCATGGATCAACCTGATGGGTAGTAACGAGCTGGAATGGTGGGTAGATCGAAACGAATATGTCGCGGTCACCAAAGGTCAGTTGCGTGAAGGTACCCAGCTTCAGGCGATCAATACCACCGGCGATAATCTCAACCAGATGACGGTTTAATTGGAGACTGTGATGTCAAGAACCGATCTTAATGCCATGATTGAGGCTGCCAAACTCAATCCCATGGCAGTACAACGCGCAGGCATCGAATACCTGGAAGCCGTGCATAATGGCGAGGTGGAGATTGTCGACCCGAGTAACGCATTTGTCTACCTCATGGAAATGGGTTCGACAATGTTTTCCAATCTGGCGCGCAAAGACGAACTGCTTAACCGGGTCCAGTACCCGGAACTGGCCATGACCCGTGATGAGCTGTACCGTCACATGAGCGATGTCGACTACATCAACGTATTCTCCAGCCCCTCGACGGCGCCCTTGCTGCTGATTTACAGTCTCAGCGAGATCATGGAGAAAGCGGTGGAGACCGGGCATGCTGGCATGCGTAAGTTGGTCATCCCTCGTCACACCAAGATCATGGCCGGCGATACTCCATTCACACTTCAGTACCCGATTGAAATTCGGGTCCTACCGCATGGCGGCTTGCAGATTGTTTACGACAACTCCAGGCCATCGCCTTTGCAGCGTTTGGAGACCAATAAAGTCGAGTGGTCGATCGTCAACTACAACGTCGGTCATGAAGAATTCGTACAGATCGAAGCACCCACCCAACAGATTGAGATCAAAAGCTACACCGCTCCGATGTCTGCGGCCAAGGTGTTTAACAAGACCTATAGCTTCACTGACAAATTTTACTTCTGTCGGGTCTATCAGAGCAATGCCCAAGGTGGATGGGACGAGATCAAGACCACTCACAGTGATCAGGTCTTCGACCCGAACACACCGACAGCTGTACTTAAATTGCTCGAAGGACAGTTGAACGTCTCGATACCACAGGTCTACTACAGCACCGCGCTCGTAACCCGCACGCTGCGGATCGATATTTACACCACCCGTGGTGCGTTTGAACTGGCCCTTCAGGGCTATAGTTCCGACATGTTCAAGAGCACCTACCTTGACTATGACAACGATGACAATGGCAAATATACCTCGCCTGTGTCGCGGTTAGTCACCGGGTACTTCATGTCAGCCGGTCCAGCCACCGGTGGCTCGAATGCCATCAGCTTTGAAAAGCTGAAGAAGCGCGTGATCAACAACGCTCTAGGCAATATCGATGTACCCATCACCAACGTGCAGATCGAGTCTCAGTTGGACTTGTTGACCGATGCAGGGTTTAGCTGTGTGATGCACGTAGACAACGTCACCAATCGGCTGTACGCCGCGTCGCGAGAACTGCCGACACCAGACATCAAGGAGATCTCAAGTGGCATCGGGGCGAATGTCATTACGCTGACCAAAACCATTGATCAGCTATTGGCGAGTGCTGAAGTGGTGAATAACGGCCAGCGCATTACGATACTGCCCAGTAACCTGTATCGGGATGAAGGTGGTTATCTGTCAGTCGTGGACAGGGAGGCTCGTGCGGCGCTGCTGGCCCAGCCAAGTGACGTGTTGGTCGAGCAGGTGAGTAATGGCAATTACTTCTACACGCCGTTTCACTACGTGTACGATGTCAGTGACGATGTGTTTTCGGTCAGGCCGTATTACTTTGGTTCGCCCGGACTGTCCAAACGTTTCTTCGTGATGGACAACGGTACCATGGGACTCGGCATCAACTCCAGTGGACATGACTTTAAGCGCACCGAAACCGGCTGGGTCCTGCGGGTGATGACCAACAGTACCGAAAGTACGAAGGAGCTGGACGACGATGGCTTGGTGGCGCAGATTGCCTACATCCCGCCAGGGGAAGTAACCCGCGCCTGCTTGAACGGTGCCTTCGTTGGACGCGATCCGGAAAGTCGAGAGTGGATCTTCGAGTTCCGTTTCGATTCGAGCTGGGATGTGGACAAAGCCAATCGGGTCTATCTCGATGGGTTTGAGACCGATGGCATTTCCCCGCACCCATATCCGGCCGAGATGGACACTGTGTTCGACATCTTCTACGGTGTGCGTTCTGATCTGGTGGACGTCACTGAGGAAACCCAGATCGATCAGATCATGGGTAAATTCCTTTTCGACGATCCGGTCAGCGGACTGTATCATGAGCAGGTGACGCTCACGCTGGGTCATGTACTGGATGGTCTCTGGGCACGGGCACGGTCGTCAGTAGGTGAGGAACAGTACCTGCGCTACGATGAAGATGTCCCGATGGTCTACACCACCAACGTCCCAGCGCGTGACAGCGAGACAGGGGCTGTGCGCATCGAGTACGACGCCAATAACAAACCCTCGATCGTCTACGAACACCGCGCAGGCGATGTCGTCATGGAAGGTGACAATGTCGTTTACCTGCATCGTCGAGGAGATATCATCCTGCACAATGGTGAACCAGTGATTGCTTCGCCGCGCACCGTACTGCGTCAAGTTGAGCTGTGTCTGTTTGACGGTACGTACTACTTCGTGACCAACCAGACCGATTTGACCTATCGTGACAGCGTGCCGGATCAGATCGTCCAGTGGGTCAATGTCACACTCAAACCCATTCGCAGTAAGCTTCTGGAGAAAACCAAGCTTTGGTTCCATCCGAAGGCGACGGTGGGTCTGATCGATGCATTGGTCGACGGTAGCATGCAGGTCACTCTACAAGCTGCTCAGCACCTGACGGTCGAATACTTCGTATCCAACAACGTCTATCGTGATGAAGCACTCAAGGAAGAGATTCGCAAAAGCACGCGTAAAGCGATCACCCAGGCTTTCAAGGAAACGCAAGTGACCCGCAACGGCCTGGAGACCTCGCTCAAGGAAATGATGGGTACTGATGTCATGGGTGTGACGGTTTCAAATCTCGGCGGTGAGCGCAACTTCAGTGTGATCTCCATGAGCGATGAATCGTCGCGTCTGTGCATTGGCAAGAAGCTGGTGGCACTGCCTAACGGCACCTTCGGGGTTGAAGACAGCATCACCATCGAGTTCGTCAAGCACTCGGTATAACAGCATAGAGGGAGGGCTTTGGCCCTCCCTCTATGCCGGGTATCACTTTGCCATTGAACGATCGAGTAACTTAGTTGCCCGCCCGACCGCATTCCAGGTAGCAGAATGCATCCAGACGCAAGCAGCAGCAATCCTCTCGAATGCCTTGAGGTCTTCCAAACGCTGTTGAAGTTCACTGATCTGTTCAGTAGCAGCACCAGTGGCCAACAGCTGCTTGAGCTTCTCTTGGGCATCTGCAACATGTGCCGATGTATTCTTTGCTACCATGGCGAGCTTGATCTCCACGCCGGCGTAGACCCCAATGCGCTGACTCAATGTACCGAGGAATTTTTCCAATTCCTGACCAGACAACGAGATGGTTGCATTACTGAGGTCGCGATCGACTGCTTTGATCAAGTCCATTGCATGTGCAGCAGACTGGATTGAATTTACCGGGCCTGTAACAGTGAAGACCGTACCCAATGCAGCGACAGAAGAGATCACCTGAGTGTATTGAGTGTCAGCTGTGCGATCTGCCTGAGAGAGCGATTCTTGCAGTTGATCGAGGGCCGCGAAAGCGTGTTTGACCAAATCCCCTTCAACGATCGCGTGTACAAACTTATCCACTGCGGCCCCCTTTTGCAGGAACAGTGGATTGATAGCAGTCGGAGAGAATTTAACCTTGACTTGTTTTGCGGCTGTGTCAATTTTCTTATTGACGACAGTCCGCTGGCGCAGGAAGGTCATCAGTGCAGTGGCATTCTTCTTCAACCAGTCGATTAGCTGCTTGATCTTTTCAACGATTGCCGAGATAATTCGATGAAGCATGCTTTCCATGGTCGGCTGGAAATTAACCTTCGAAGGCAGTTCGGTATAACTACCCATTGGCAGTAACTCAAACGCGTCTTGGAAACCTTCCAGAGAAGTGGATATCTGGGCCAATGCAGCTGCGTCACTGCGTGAGATTGAGCCAGTCTCACGGATGTCACTTACCACACTGATCAGACTTTCCAGAGCCGGAACCACATCTGGAGTGGTTTCTTCAAACGCCTGCATCTCTTCGGGTGTGAACCCCGTCAGATCCTCAAGAAGATCCTCAAGCGAGGTCTTTTCAATTGCGAGTGCTTCTTCATCGGTGATCAGTGGGCATTCATCAGGAACAGTGATGGACATTCGGGTATCCTCATAAACGAGGGGTGACTGAGCACCCCTCTTAAAGAGATCAGACAACGAAGCGACGGATGAACTCAGCCACGTCGGAACGCAGCAAGTTACCATAGCCGCAGTTCAGGACTTCGGCATGAACTGGATCGACACTCTGCTCGAACGCCGGGCGCTTGAGTTGAGCGACGATGTCAGTGCAGCTCAGCTGGCGGGGTTCGTGACACAGTACGTAGCGGTTGCGGTAAACGTCGATCACCATGTTGTAGGTGACATTGACCGAGAACGGGTAGAGTTCGTTCATCTCGCCGATGACGCGCTTGGCGGTCTCGGCATGGAACTGTTCGAAATGAGCGACCACCGAATCGACAGCCGCCGATGGCAGGGTGAAGGCGTAGCCCAGTTCGATGGCCAGAGCGGTTTCGAGGAAAGGTTTGCGCAGTTCAGGTTTTTCACAGCCTTCAAGGAGCTGAAGCAGGCGTTGCAGTTTCATGGTATTTACACCGTTTGCAGTTTGTTGGAGAGTTCGAAGAGGCGGTTGTTGACCAGCTCTTCGAGTTGACGCTGGAATTTCTGCTCAGCCGGACGACCGTTGAAGATGCCGGTGAGCCAGGCCGAGAATACCGCCGGGCCGAAGTAATGCTTGTGGGTCAGGTTATCGACGATTTCATCGATTGCCTGAATCTGCTCGATCAGACCCCGGCGCTGTTGCACAGTCAGATTCTGATCTTTGGAGGAGGCGATCACTTCGCGGCGCATGGCCTTATAGCGGTGCTCGATTGGATCGTAGGCACCATCATCGCCGCCGCTGAACAGAACCATGACAACGCTGAAGAAACCACCGATAATCAAGGCTGGGATGACGGCACCAGGGCCGAAAGCGGCGATCATATACGCCGCTGGAAACAGACCGGCTCCGAGATGAGTCAACCAATGTCCCATCGAGGCGATGTAGTTGGCAGTGCGGCCTCGGTATTCGGCAAGGTACGCAGGATACGCTTTGTACATGAGATCCAGTGCTTGGACGATCAGGTGTGCGCCGCCATGACGGGCCACAAATTGGTCAGAGCTGAATTCGAAAGCGCGGCGGTCATAGAACTTGGTGCCCAATTCAGAACGAATGCTCTCGACAACCGAGGCCAGTACAATCTGCTGGATCACCAGTGGATCACTGCTACGGTTGATTTCGCCGAGGTCACGAATACGCCAGCCAGTCTTCTGCTCGGCGACCCTGACAACTTCTTGAACCACTTTGTCATCTTCGCCTTCGTGTTGACGCCGCAGGATTTCAGAAACGACGACGTTACCCAACGCCATCTTGCCAAGGTAGCGCAGGTAGGTAAAAGCGTGACCCATTTCATGGGTCAGGATGGCCGCAATATGTTCGCCTTTAATGACGTCTCTGAGGGACGGCCAAGTAAAGAACTCAATAGCGCAGAAGATATCCACCGGAATATCACTGTAAGCGCCACTGACCTTACCGGTCTTGATGTTGACCTCGCCTTTGAAAAGTTCTTGCTCTGATACAGGGCGTTTCAGGCGCGTGACGCATTCGACGATCTGATCGGAGCGCATTGGGTTGGCGGCATTGGCCTGAGGTGGGATCACGAAGGCGTTCGGACCACCTTGCCTGATGAAATGGAAATTGAAGGTCATGCCGGTGTGCTTCTTGGCAATCTTCTTCATAGCGGCGCTGACAGCATTGAACGTTGCATTAGATGGATCGCTCAATGCAGAGTCCAGCTGAAGGGCCAGTTCAGCAATCAGTTTGGAATCTCGCTGGAAGTCAATCGCTTCCATCGAGGCAATTAGTGCTTTGTTCATAGGTGGTCTCGTAAAAGTCAGGTTGGCATGAAGAACCCATCATAGAGATTGGCGTAAATTGTTACTACCTGTATATATCCATTTGAAAGAGGGCAGCGCCCTCACCCACTTGATACAGGACGCTTCTCATGTCAGTTGTAAAGAAAGCCCCGCTCTTTGACAAGGATGAGGTGCTTGGTCTTGAGTGCAAACACGCGGTTTACACCGAGAGTTCCCTGAATCCTGATGATGATCTGTTGACCGTCAAGGAGCTGGTTCACCTTAAAGATGGTCGCAAGATTCCACGACTGCGCTTTTACAAGAACAGGCCGCGGACGTTTGGTATCACCAAAGAGAAATACCGTAATCACAAAGACAAAAAAGAAGTCGAAGACATTGACAAGCTGGTCATCGTAGAGACCACGCAGCGGGCGTTAAACCGCAACATCGTCAAACGCCTGGGGTACGGTAACCCCAATACCCAATTGCGCATGCTGTGCCGCAGCCCGTTCATCTACGGGGCCGATATCACCCCAGCCACACTGATCAAGCAACAATACCGTGAAAAGTGGCCGGGATTGTTCTACTCCAACCAAGTGGCCGTACTCGATACCGAAACCGACATGTGGAACGGGGACGGTAAGGATGTGATCATCTCCACGGTGACGTTCAAGAAGAAAGCTATCATCACCATTCTTGATACGTGGATCAAAGGCATTCCTGATCCGATCAACACCATCCTTAAAGCACTGGATGAACATCTAGGACATATCACCCGACCACGGGGTATTGAGTTTGAAATTCAGATTCAAAAGTCTGGTGGGGAAATGATCAAGACCTGTATTGATCGTTGCCATGAATGGATGCCTGACTTTGTCAGCTTCTGGAACATGGACTTCGATATGACGGTCATGATCCGAGAACTGGAGCGTTCCGGGTACAACCTGGCCGATGTGTTCAGTGCCCCGGAAGTCCCGCCAGAGTTTCGTTATTTCTACTACAAGCGCGGTCCTGACCAGAAAGTCAAGGCCGATGGCAAGTCGGAGAACCTCGCGTGGTACGATCGCTGGCACGTGGTGACAACTCCTTCCAGCCACTTCTGGATTGACTCGGCAGCCGTCTACCGGAACATCCGGCGGGCTAAGGGTAAGGAGCCTAGCTACGCACTGGACAACATCCTCAGAAAGAACCTGGGCGATGACTGGGGCAAGTTGTACTTCCCCATGGGTGATTCCAAGGCCTCGCCTGGCAGTGTCGAATGGCACCGGCAGATGCAGAAGGACTACAAAGTCAACTACGTAGTCTATAACGTCTACGACTGCTTGGGTGTTGAGCTGCTGGATGAGAAGGTCACTGACCTGAACACCCAGATCGGGATTCTGTCGGAGAGTTCGGAATACACTATCTTCAACTCCAACCCTAAGCGCAATATCAACGCCTTCTACTTTGACATGCTCAAAGACGGCAAGATGGCCGGGACCTTGTCAGATCAAATGGAGGATGAGCTTGACAAGCTCTTGCTGGGCAAGGATGATTGGATCGTTACGTTGCCGACGAGTCTGGTGGAAGCCAATGGCGTGTACATGATCAAAGACCTGCCTTCGGTCAGAAGCTTTGTTCGTCGCTACACCTCGGACGCGGACATCGGTTCGACCTACCCGAACGGTGAAATCATCCTGAACCTGTCGAAGATGACCACGATGTATGAAGTTGGTCGAATTGCCGGGATCACTGCCAGCAAGCAGCGATTGGTAGGTATCAACCTGACGGGTGGGCCGGTCAACTCGATTGAGATTCTCACTGACGTGATGAAAGCCCCTGACCCCTTCCAGCTCTTGGAAGCGTTCGAGGCTGAACTGGCTCAGGAAGAGACTCCGGCGCAAAAGACTCTCAGGCTAAGCTCGGTAGTCTGACCAAAGAAAAAAAAGAAAGAAGCACAGGAGACTGGTACTAGGCCATTACAGCCTAGTACCAGTCCCTATGTCGTTTCTTCGATTACATCAGAGAGCGAATTACATCCATTAGCCAGTAGGCGTGTTCCGTAATTGTATCCCATCGTTTAAATACCTTGTAGCCCAGAGACAGGAGTTGCCATTTGTAACGGTCAACCCATTGCACGGTACGGTGTAACACAGGTGTTTTCTGTGTCTTTCTTACCTCTTCGGTTGCAGGTACATTGGTTGTGGTGTAAGTTGCATTTACTGTAACGGTCACCTTTATTATCAAGACTTTATTATTTTTCATACGTAGTTCCTTATTTAAGCCCAGGTCAATCGAGACCCAGAGCAGTTAGTGTGTCGCCCAACCAGTTACACCTACGCGATCCCTTATCGGCAGGCAGGAGGGTTGCTCTCCTAATGCTTAAGGTATCACGTCTTGATGGGTTTGTCAAGACGTGATACCTAGTTAGTTACATTGTCAGATCAGTCGATGGGATTCGATGTCCTCGGCTTTCAGGTCGATGTAAAACTCCTCGACGCTGTAAGGACCGTCTATCAGCTTGCCCTCGCTGAATCGAGCCAAGATGCGACACATACCACAGATACGGACAGCATGGCCCTCAGAGAGCTTCGCAGCCACCTTCATGACATCCTCCTGCCGCTCGGCGTAGAAGTACGGCTGCATGTGGGTTTCCAACTGAATGGTCAGTTGACAATAATGGTTCTCATACGGCAGGTATTCAAACGCCTTGTTGTTGAACAGGTAGTGTTTGAAGTAGCTGTACTCACCCACGATGGTTACATCGTCGATGACGACTTTGACCAGCCGGCCGTAATTGATGCCATTTTTAATAACGGGTGTCATTTGTGGTGCTCCCATGATCTCGGTTGGAAGGACCTCACAGGGAAGTCCGTTGATGTAGCTGATGCAGTTCACGTCCAGCCCTGACAACACAGTGGTACCATCGACTTTAAGGCAATGGTCAGCGTGCTGTTCTGCTTCAGGAACCGTATCGTCGTACAGCTCGAGCAGACGCGCGCACAACGACTCATCGACACGAATGACCATCTGCGTCTCTGCATTGGGCATGCCACGCGCAACACTGACACTTTGACATGTCAGGGCGTAGTTCGCCCCTTCAGGCAAGGTGACTGCAAATGCAGCTAAGCGGCGTTTGAGTTCAGTTACATCCATGCTGGTATCTCCTTGAGTTAATCTTCGTCAACAGGCCATTCATCATCATCGATTGGGTCATCCTCGATCTCGTCATCATCGGGAAGCTCATCGAGTTCTTCTGCATAGCGTGCACGCTGGTGTTCAACACAGGCTTCACAGAGTTCGTAGACCGGGCCATTGTGCCCTTCTTCGAAATCACGGTAAGGCTTGAGGTTGGTGGAGTGAGTTCCGCAACTATCACAATTACCTTCAATCGTTGCATTGCGGATTTCATCGGTACGGATGGTCAGATGTTCAGCGCAGTAGTATTCCCACTCGACGCCCATCGAATCCACTTCACCGGCGATCTTGCCATCTGCGTGCTCATTACAGTCTTCGTACTCGCAGTTAAATGCTCGTTCCTCACTAACCAGTGACCGACGGGCACCAGGTAGAATAGACATGGTAATCTCCTTTAGATTATGGGTTATCCACGACTATCATGTATCGCTACAATTAATTCGAATCGATCATAGAGCCAGGGCAATGCCCTGGCTCTATGATCACCACTTAAATGCAGGAGGCAAGCTTTCCAGCGAGGCATCATCTACGACTGTGCCAGTCTTTTGAAGCATCCGTTTGAGGTTCTTCTCCCGTTGCTGATCCGAGAACAGGGTGGAAGAATCCCAGCCCCATTGCAGCAGACCCTGCCGTTGTTTGACATTGCACTTCTTGTCAGACAGCGAACAACTGGATTTGAGTTGGCCCATGTGCCTTGCTACAAAACTCTTCCAGCGCTTGATCTGCTTATCATCCTCAGTGCCTAAACGACGCCCAAGGTAGTAAAGACAGTACCAGTGGAACCAACCTCCTTCATCGGTCATGATCCAGCCATTGGCCTTCCATGCAGACAAGGGCTGTCTGGATTTGACGCCATAGTAGTTCAACGAGACGTCGGGTGGATCTTTGGGACCTACGACTTTTTTGATCTTCTTCCAAGAGGCAGGGATGCCCTTGATGATGTTGATGTACTTGCCTTCAAAGACACCCATCTCCAGCATTTCTTCAGGTGTGAAGGACGGAGTGAATTCAGGGTGCCAGGTTTTCTTTTGTGCTTCCATGGAGATCATGATCGCAGTCTCGGTATGGGGTTATCCATAGCGATACGAACAAAAAAGAAAGGGAGGCCGAAGCCTCCCTGATGCATCTCATCATTTACACTTTAAGCAGTTGATAATGGAGCTTTAAGTTGCGTTTAAGGAGGGTCTTCATGAAACGTGAGGAGTTGTTGTAGAAGTTCCTATTGCGCTTCTTACAAGCACCGCCAAGCGCGATATCATCGATATCCCACGTAAGCATGGCCGGCGTGTTCATGCGTCAACCAGCCTGTCCAGAATGAACTGGAGCTTCTGGACGGCGTGTGAGTTCTCCGTCGCAATACGGTAATCGCTACTCATCAGCTCGATCGGGACGAAGTCATGTACCACCGATTTGACGATCAGCTCTTTAACCAGATCCGACAGATCAGGTAAGTTGTCATCATGGTACTGTGGACCATCGGCTACGAACTCTGTCTGGATGTCGCTTGACAGCAGGGTCATGACTGGATCGGCGACATGGACTGCGAAATACTGCCCATACCCTCCGGTCAAGATGCGCACTGGGATGGGCGTACCTTTGGGGGTATTGATCAACCCACGGATGATCTGGTTGCCGTAATGGCTGTAGGTACGAGTGTCGGTCATCAGCATGTGCATGACTTCGTGAAACGCAGATTCGCTCTTAAAATGCATGGAACGATCCTTATTCGGCAGGGGCTTCTTCGACGATCTCGAGGTTATCCAACGCCATTGTGTTGGGTTTGGACGTGTCGATCTCAAGGCCTGTAGTGAAGTAGGTAGGAATCTCGCTACCATGCGTCACATAGATCGTGACCTCACCGTTCTCACCGGCTTCGGTGCCTACGACTTCACTGATGAAATCCGGGATGTTGGTAAAGGACAGCTTAGCGCCGACTTGCAGTTTGGCGAGTTTCTCTTGCAGGGTCATGTCACTCTCCTTTGGCGTAGTCTTGGAATGCTTCGAGCATGTCATGCGTGCTGATCTTGCGATCCAGTCCGGTGATGACGAAGGTGAATAGGGTACTGGTACTGCCCACGGTGAGGCTTTCTTTAATTCGGGTTTCGCGTTTGAAACGCCAGCGATGAGATGCACCGCCAGTCTTCTCGATACGACCCCAGTACATGCGCTGGGCATAGAGGTCCTTATTACACAGAAGCGAGCGCGATCCGTTAGGCAGTGACTTGGCTGATACCACTTTAACCTGGATCACTTTCGGTGTGATGATGTGGACGATATATACGCAGCGGTCAGCGATCTCAAACAGACCGTCGTAGGGCTGTAATTTGGCATTGATGTGTTTGTCGATCAAACTTAAAATGCGCTTACGAGTTTCTTGGCGTTCTTTACGAGTGGTCATGGCATGGCTTCCTTCCGAGTGAAGAGACATAGAGAGTGGGCTGACCCACTCTCTATGTCCAGTTAGTTACACTGTCGCAGTACGTACTGAAGTACGATAATCATCTTCAAACTGAATGCGTACAGGCAAGTCGCCAAAGGCATTCAGTTGCGGTTGCAGGATAGCTTCAATGGACGCTGCTAATTTAATAGGATCGCCCAGGAATTGCTTGAGGTCTTTAACAGGTCCTGCGCCGAGCGTAAAGTGAAATGAGATATCCACGTTGCCGACCGAAGCGATTCCCCCGCAAAAATCACTTTCCTCGTAATCTTGAGGCATGACCTTAGCAGTGGACATCCCCACTCCTGAAGCAAAGGATGCTCGAAGTCGTTTGGTGGTGATGACCAGCTCGAACCAGTTATCCGATCCGACCCTGCATTTCTTGACGGCCTGAATAATGTCTTCATCCGTGGCTATGTAAGCGCCGGTCTGAAGAACATTGTCACGCAGGTATCTCATAAACACGTATTCCAATACGTCATGTCGACGAATATTGAATGACGGTTTTACAGTCACCAAAAAGAATAGACTTGCCGCTCCAAAGGGCGACCGACGAATGACAGGCAGTACCAGGTTGGGGATATCTTGGATGGAATCGGCTTTATAACCATCCTCGATCATCCGAATGTCCATAAAGCTATCCGTACCATAGCCCTTGGTCTCGGCATAGTCCACCAAGACTCCCAAGTCCCATACCGGATGGTCTTCACCAGTGCGTTTAATCATCTCCGGCTTAGGGGCTGTATCGTCCATGCAGAGGAGCTTAACAAACCCTTCACCATACATGCGACGAATGGTGAATAGCCCGAGCATATTTGCTTTAATGGTGTTTTCAGTTTTCATGTGTTACATTCCTTTTTTCTGATCGACCCTACTCTTGTGCGAGGTTTACGTAGCCGACGGATTAAACGCCAGGGCCGAAGCCCTGGCGTATTTGCCCACATGGGCAAATTCTTACATCATGCGATCATGGCTGGCAGCTCGCTCACGGAGGCGGGCTTGGTCAGCACAACGTGCTCCAGGACGTCGTAGCGCTCGTTCTTGAGCAGGCAGGCGATCATGGATGCACTGGCCTCATCACAAGGCCGTTTAGCTTCAAGATCCCAGCCAAAACGTTGGACGATCTTTTCGATGATGGGGTTGTATTTCCGATCAATACTGGTCACTTCCACCGACATAACCAATTGTTCGACCCCATCGCCTTCTTCATCCAGTTCTGCAGTCTTGAGTTTGACCGCCCCAAGTTCCAGGGCGTTGCCAAAAGAATCGCCGATGCACATGAACTTGCGCAGCAGCTCTTTGCTCTCAGAATGCTCGTTGCTCAGAACCGGATGGAGAAGAAAATACTGTTGCATGTAAAGCCCCTTATACAGCGTTCCGTGATATGTGATCGTTACCGATCCCTAGTGTGGCAAGGCGTAGTTGTAATTGCATACTGTAGTCGTATGCTGTATTTTTATAATTATCGTGCATAAGTGCCCATTGTCGGCTAAGACAATGGGCACGGTGCAAGTCACGCAGGGTTGTTCGCATTCCAATCGATGAAGTAAGCATCGAGCAATGTCTCGAACTCCTCCATTGACTTGGCTTCATTGCGAAGCTCAGCAAAGCGTTCTCTGAAAGCCGTCACGTCTGCCTCAGTGCTGGCCAGTAGGCGGTCATGAATGGCATCACGTTGAACTTTGGTGAGGCGCTTGGTGGTCTGGCAAATCATGATAGGTACCTCAATGCCTTTCTCTTCACAGACACGTACCAGATCGTCATGGGCCTTGCGGAAGTCTTCGACTGCCTTGAGGGTCCTTTCTCGACCGGTAGGATCGGGTTCGGCTCGCTTGAGGTCCTGCAAACGAATCGATGGAATCACGTCACGCCTCCAATACTGGCTCGATGAGCGATTGATCGGAGGACTTGTGACGCGCATGGGTGATCGCCATGGCAATGATAAATTGCGCTACCCCAAGACCTACAGCCCAATGGACTGAGATCAATGCCCCGATAGCGGCAAAGACCACCACTGCCAGCGTCACCAACACAGTACGAAACAGGATGAATTCCCTAGCTTCCTGCGACATGGATCAGTTCACCATTTCCAAACGTTCGGCCAATAGCTTACTGAATGAGCGCATGAGTTCTTGCTGCTCACGCAGTTTGAGCACGTGTGGATTGACGATCTCGATCTTATCGAGGTAAGCGGTCAGCTTAACCAAGCGATCATCCAGTTGGGCCTTTTCAGCGACCAAACGCTGGACCCAATCTGGGTAGGCGGACACATCACCCATCGGCAGGTAGGCGCCTTCAAATACAGCGCTGGGCGACCAGCTGATATAGCCATCATGCTTGGGGTGGTTTGGTTGCCCCCCATCGGTGTACTCAACCAGATAGCCGGTATCTTCCGGATTTTCATCTGCCGGAATATCCCACCCGCGGTAGACATTGTAGTCACCGCGGGTCATGGGCGTTGCCTTGATAATCTTGGTACCGACATAATGCTGCATTGACATCTTCCTTGTTGGCTAGTTATAGGCGGGGAGTTCTCGGTAGCCTGTCTTAAGTGCCGACGGGGAAGGCACGACAGGAACGGGTGTAGATGGGCCCTCTACCGGACCTCCCCTGTTCTGGACGTTGTGGACGGGAACCGAAACCCGTTCTTCCTCAGCAGTGCTTTCACCACTATGCGGGCGGCTAACTCAGATGCATTGTCCAAGTAACCTTGCTGAGGCGTTCGTACGTAAACTACCACAACGAACTGGGTTGGGGAATTGCCCAGTAACGCTCACGTCACCCTAGACGACTACTTGACTGTCAGGGCGTGGACACCAGGTACAATTCCCCAAACTGGGAGGAAGGGTCGGGGCTTAGGCAGTGATACCTGGGGGGAGGGTTCCTTGCCGGGCTGCTGAAGGCCCTGCAACTCACTACCCTTACCCCGACCCTTCCAAACAGAGCGGGAGAGTCGTCCGACTGGTCAAGGGGACCAATCCAGCACCAGTCATCCGACCGCCGTGACGAAATCGGTGGACGACCCTCCCTAACTGAGACAAGTAGTCGGAGTCGAACCGACTGGATACGATGTATCCACAGCTACCACCCTTCCTGACCCGATGCCGACAATATGGCTCCAGGAAGCTAAGGCCGAATCTCACGGCGAGCACGGTTAAGCTGTACTTGAATTTGAAGCGATTACCGTGACGGCACACGACCGGTAATCGAAACTCTATGTTTAATCACCCTACCCGAAGTGGATGACCAAGACATCGGGACCAAAGGTGTCATGCACCCATTGGTTAAACTCTTTCAGGCGAATGCCGAAGTAGTTAAATATGGCGTCAGCATCATCAACTAGGATGTATTTCACACCATCCGGAAATACCGATTGTGCGTCGTACTTGATCGGATTTTCTTTACGGATAAACTTCCTAAGGTCACTGGGCAATACGCTCACAACGCGGACGCTCTCTCCCAAACGACCAGCCCAATTGCGGACAATTGCGTCACGTAAGTTGTTGTTGGTAAACACGCACAGTGTTTTGTCAGAGGCTTTACTCAGCCATCTGCCCATGGCAGTGCTTTTACCGCACTGTCGAGCAACCTTAAACCCAATCGTGCGGTACTCAGCGATTATCTGTCCTCCTGCCGCATTGGAAAGTTTACGCCAGCGACGATCGGCGCTGTTCGTCTGTGCTTCCAGGGCTTCAAGGATGGCCATATAATCAACGGTGATGCTGGTGTTTACAAAAGGATTGTCCATCAGTGTTTCCAGTTATGGGTAAGTCGGTGTTGCCAGTGAATCAATTCGACAGTGCTTCGAGAGCGTCCAGTGGTAGGACGCTCTGTCGCATACATTACTCGACGACGGTAATTTTTAACGATTAGTCATCACCCTCATCGATGTAGCGCTCATGGTATTCGACCAGCTGACGATGCGTGTGGCGATCCAGCACACCCTGCTTGATGGATGCCAGCGTACAATCGCGACGAACGCCTTCGCAGAACATCAGGGTTTCCAGAGTATCACAGATGGTGTACGACCGAATCCGCCCTTCACCACAGCTGACGTAGATCAGACCTTTGTCCTTATGTTCCTTGACAAAGTCGAAAATCTGCTTGGCCAAGGCAGGCGTCATACAGTGCTCCATCTGATCTTTCTGTATGTGGTCACCTGGAAAGAACTTGATCTCAAGCAACGGACGCTTGCCTTTATTCGGGATGGCTGTGCCCGAACTGTAGCGGTCGCTGATCGAAATTAGGGGCGCATCATGCGGGATTTCCCGGACGGCTTGCTTACTGATGTTGGTAAGGCGTAGGGTGGTGTTGGGCGTTATCATGCCGAGGCCTTCTTGGTGAGTTGGTTGTTGGTGCGCTGCTGACGAATCTTGGCGCATTTGACATGGTTATAACGCTTATCGCAACGGCGGTGACCACAGACATCACACAGTGCGGTCATAGGGGCGCCGAAACCATTGCTGTTAAATCCACGGGCCATGTTGGACAGTTCTCCTTACTGGGTGGGTGCGCCTGTGGCGCAAATGTAGTTGGCTTCAACAAAAGGTAACATCGACAAGTAGACGTACCTGATGTCGTCTTCAAAACTCAGACCGCCATTGCCACAGCCCATAGGTGGGAGGGCGATGGTCTTGAACTTATCCGGATGACGATTGACCAGGTTCACCAACTTGTTGAAGTTATGGATCACCAAGTCTCGAGGCGATGCTTTACGCCAGTCCAACTTGGTGGGCACTAAGAGGTACTTCACCCCCTCGTACTGATACAGAATGAACTGTGTCGGATCAAGGGTGGGGTACATCTTCTTGTAGTGTTTATACAAACCGGGAATGGTGTCTCGAGCCGTTTTAGCGACCCCAGCCCCCATGGCACCCACCAAATTGATGGTTATGATTACTGTATCTGCCTCGACACTGAACAAGTCCTGCTGAACAATCTCCAGGGCCATACTGGGTATCCTTACACGGATTGCTAAGACATGTAGATAATGTACTGTTTCCGGCAAATCGAATAGAGAGGAGGGGCGAACCCCTCCTCTTTACTTTTTCATACCTGCACCTTCCATCAATGACGCCACTGAGGCATCCTCTTTCGAGGAAACGACATCAGAACGCTTCAAGATGGCTTCAGCTCGGTCACGGGGTAGCTTCAGGAAGTCCTGAAAACTGATCCCGGTATACTTCAACACGTTGGCGGCCAAGTACCGCTCAAGGTAGACATCGAACGGGTCAACATTTGCTAGGTCTTCTGCATTGTGCAGGGCAGCCAGAGCGTAGTTGGAATGACCTTGGCCACTGGTTTGATAAATACCGAAGTACTCATCGTAACATTCAGTGGCCACGATCTGGGCAGCGATGCTGTCGAGAGTCTTCTCGGAGGTCGACAACACCGTATCCAGCACGGTGGGTTCATCGATCCGTTCGAGCTTGTCCATGCCAAACTGGCGATCACCTACGTGATTACCGATCGGCAGTATTACATCGCCACGCCTTCTACTTGGCTGATCTTCAGCGCGGCTAGGGTGAAAAAAACGTAGCCGATATCGATGGGGATCAGATGTGGATGGGTGGTATCGCTGGCTTCGCCTTGGCAGCTCGGACATTTGATCTTCGGCAGTGCAACGTAAGACACTGTCGACTTCTTGATCCAGTCAATGATTTCCCGGTTGATCTTATCGCTCAACTGAGGGTCTTCACTGAGCATCTCAAGGATGCGGTCCTTTTCCTCGTATGCATCGTAAGTCACCGGGATGCTGTCCGGATCGACGGCGTGTTCGAAAGCCGCTACCCAATGACTGTACTGGCGCAGGTTGGTCAGGGCTCCCGAGCGCATGATGTGCCGAACCCGGTCCATCTCGTTCAAGCGGGCACCAAACGCCTCGTTGGTTGCCTTGGCGATACCGTCGACCCAAATATGACCAGCGTCGATCTGTTCGGCCAGTGAAGGCACGCGCAGTACGGCAGTCAGGCCTTTGCCCAATGGCAGGCGTTTCTCGAAGAAGGTAAACTCCTTCTGATACTCCTCCAGCCAAGCGCGGTCGCGTTTGGTGGTGCGAGAAGCCATCATGCGTGCTTGCTTCTCGTTGATCTTTTCACGATCAACAAACCCCATCCGAGCAAAGTTCAACAGCAGTTCATCGACATGACTGCACTTCTCAGGATTGGCCACACACGGCTGACGCAGCGGATAGCCGTCCGGATACATGGCACAGATCAGACCCCAGAGCACTTGTTGATAATCGCGCGAGCGGATCACCTTAAGCATCTCATCGACGGTGTCGCCGGTTTCGAAGGTGTAATTGACCGATACCATGTGCTCCAGAGCGAAACGCATGTAGGTCTCAACGGTGTAGACCTCAATGCTGGAGAACACCATGCCGTTGGTCGAACGACCTAGGTTCATCTTCTCCAAGCGGGTCTTTTGTTCGAAATCCAGCAGCGCCTGGACTGTCGGGGCACGGAAGGTGATCCACAGACCGGTGTTCCACAGCGGCACCTGAACCATCGAACCCTGGCCGAAGGATGCGCGGATCGCCAGCACTGGGTCCTTGATGTTCTGGGTCTTGACTTTGCCCACACCGAGCTTGGTCTCGTTATGCAGGATGTACTGCCCCCACTTACCAGACTTGTCAATGTTGTCGAAGTACAGGTCCTGATAGATACCGGACATGCTACGCGCCAGGTTAACCAAACGGCGCTCTTCGCGGGTTAGTTTCTCAGCGCGTTCTTCGGTGAGGTCGTGCAGGTCACGCGACTCGAGGAGCTTGGCCAGCTCATCGACCCCTACCTTAAGTGCCACGAGGTAGGGCAGTGCCGGGTCAGTTTTCTGCCGCTTGAGAATGGGGTTCTCAGCCAAGACATGCTCGTTCGGAGAGAAGGCCTCATCCCACATGTCGGTGGTTTCTTCCGACTCGTCTTCACTTAGAGCAGGTGGTTCGTTATTCATCTGCTCTGCCGCTTGAAGGGTGGCTGCTTCGAAAGAGGCTGCATTGTCAACATCCGGCACCATTGTCGAAGAAATATCGTCCTCGATAGTGTCCATGCCCTCGTCGTGAGTATTGTTCAGTTCGTCCGTCATGACTCAACCTTAATTGGAAACGGTTTGTTCGAGGCTGGCCGTTTCAGCAGCCAGCAGTTCAACCAGTTCACCGACCAGCGGACTCAAGGCAGCTGTTGCGTCATCGATGAAGGTCACGTAGTCGCCACCGGCCCGGAGGATTTCAGGGTGGTGAGGATGAGATAGCACCACACTGGAGATGGTGCGCTTATGGCGCGCGGCGATGGTATTCAGGCGCTCTTGGAATTCAGTGAGGTCGCGCTTGATGAAACTGGCAAGTTGCGCACAACGAGTGGCCTTGGCATTATCGCTCCAACGATGAGCGGCTGCATCACGAGTGGCCTTGGCAAAACGATAAAGAAGATTGCGAGACTCTTGCTGGAGTGCCTCAAGACTCTGACGAGGAGTCATGCGTGAAGTGGTCATAACTACAAACCCTAGTGAAATGGAAAACGGACTGGCCAATTATTTGTACTTTACTCATATTAGGTCGGGTAAACTTTTTTTATTAAGGATGGTGCCATGTTTGAAGAACTCTCCGATATCCTGAAGGGTCGAGTCGACCCGGCCGTGTGGGTCGGCATCAATGCCATCACCTCAGCGCTGGAGAAGCACAGTGCAACTGTTTGGCAAGAGCGGATCATCACGCTAAGGATGGATGCCAACAACCACGAGATGGGTACTGTGGTTGAGGAAGCAGTGCACATTATCTACGATCAAGTGCGCGCACTCTTGCAACAAATGCAGATCACGCTGGAACTCGATACGCTGTCGATGGACCGCCTGGCGATGATTCTCGAGGCACTGGTATTTACCCCTAACGACTTGGACAGTGAGGCGTTGGCGGCACTGGAAACGGGCGAAGATACTGTCGAAGCCTTCTGCGATGTGCTGGGTATCTACCTTAACCTCGTACCCGAGGAACTGATGGAGTACGTCATCGATGTCTCCAATCAGACCATCCTGGCGATCCAGGAGAAGCTTGGGCAGAACCTAAGCTATCGGGAAGAAACCGGCGAAGGCGTGGCCGAAACGGTCCGACTCCTCAATCGTCATCAGCTCTTGGTTGGCGACACACTGACAGTTGGCATGGAGTCCCTGAATCAAGGTACGGCGCCCGGCGCGGACATGACCTCGATGGTCCTGGCAAACCGCGGACGTTTGGTCGATCTGGCGCCCGATGCGCTGGCCGATGAACTGCTGTCGTTGGCAATCCTGTCCAAAACACCATACGATGCCCTGGAAGACGAAGTCATGCACTTTGTCGAAGGCATCCTCAATGACCCATTCACGATCCAGCGAGCCTTCAAGCGTATTCGTTCGCGCCTGGGTGAGTTGCCGGAGCACACGCCATGAAAAAGCAAGACTTTTACATTCAAGCCCTGCTCGGTGGGGCGTTCCGCCGTAAGGACTGGGTCATCAGTGCCTTCTCGGTGACGCGACCACAAGTCGATGAAGAACACTCGCTGACCGCGTATCAGCTATACACCATCTGTTACAACCGTGATTCGACAGAAGTCTATGTTCCCACCTCAGGCGGAGATGAGTGGGTCATCATTGAAGACAGTCCTCCGATGCAGCAGTTGTTCTTCCCCGGTGATCCGCTGACTGTTACGCCGGAGATGATCCCAAACTGCAAGGCGGCGGTCGAATCTACGTACGGTGATCTATTGTTCAACTGGATCGCGTTGGTTGAACCCTTTGGCGAACGGATTGACTATCAGGTCGGTCCCGTCAACATCCGTAAGATCGAGCGCATCATTGCGACAAAGCTGGTTGATGATCCGGAAGTCTCCGGTCGTGAACCGGGGCCTGATGAAATCCCGATCAAGATGTACATGCGCTATGGGCGCTGCATGGGAGCACTGGCAGGATTTACCCAGGTCTTCGTTCCTACGCTGAGCCCTAAGGCGCTGACTACCGATCCTCGAGTGCGCACTGTGCGTGACGAGCTGCTCGAGAAGAATAAGGAACGCCTGCATGACCCTGTGGTCGTGGCCGGTATCCAGAACGAGCTGATTGCCATCGACAAAGAATGGATCAAAGACGATCCATCCGAAGGCTTTCTCATCTCGAACAAGACGTTCGGTACGGCGCGTAAACGGATGTTCCTGATTCACGGTCCGGAAGCAGGCTTCAATGAAGGTGGTAACGCCGAGCTGGTAGTCAATAGCCTGAATGAGGGCTGGGACACCGATAAGCTGGTGGCGATGTTCAACTCCACTCGCGCCGGTTCATTCTATCGTGGTGCGCTGACCGCACTGGGCGGCGAAGCGGTGAAGTTCTTCATGCGCGTCTTCCAGAATACAGCTGTTGGGGAAGAGGACTGCGGATCAACCTTGGGTATCGAACGGATCGTTGAACCGGGACAGTCGGATTACTACGTCGGGCTATGGGAAATCAAGTCGGACAAGACCAGTCAGGTGATCACCCCTGAACGAGCCAAAGCGCTGGAAGGCAAGAAGTTCGTGAGTCGTTCCCCATTGTTCTGCAAGACAGGGGCAACCGATTTCTGTGAACGTTGCGTCGGACAAGCCCTGGCTGCTATCCCATACGCCCTAGGTGCTGAGAACGTCTCGGTCGCCTCGAAGTTCATGGACATCATGATGGCCTCGGCACACGCCAAGGAACTCAAGACGGCCAAACTCAATATCCATGAAGCCTTTACCTAAAGGGTAACCTCATGAGCACTAAATACAACGGCAAGTACCCGGCTGCCTGGTCGGAAGGTGATATCGCCTTCTATGAACAGGTGGGTCGGGAACCTGATAAGACCAGCAATGGCCTGTGGGTCTCAGACAAGACCCGTGAAGCCAAACCCTTAGTTGACTGGACGTTGGCTGAACTGTACGCCCTGGCCAGTAACGAACTGCTCACCGAGCATTCCTCTGGCAGTGAGGAATTCTACAAGGTCGTACGAGCCAAGGCCCTGCTCGAGCACAAAGACGCCCTGAACTGGGGTGAAGAAGACCTGTACGAATGGTTGTTGTTCGAGCGCACGCCAGCCAAAAGTCCAAATGGCTATTACATCAATGACCCAGAACGATGGGTCAAGGATGCAGCCGTCTGGAACGACAGTGAGCTGGTCGATCTGGGGATGGGTTACTTCGGCGAGCCGGGCAAACGTGAGCTGTATATTCTTGATGAAGCCTGCGGGCGGTTTGATCTGCCGCTTGGCATCACCTGGGAAGACTACTGCACCTACATCAAAACGTCCGTCAAGCCCGAACTGACCAGCACTGGGGTGTTGATCAATGATCGTCATCGGGCAACCAAGTCCATTGATGATTGGTCGGAAGCTGAGCTTAAAGCGTATGCGTTAGGTGAGATCGAAACTGACTCTACCGATAAAGCCTTGCTGACCAAGGCACTGGAAACCTTCGGTGGAGAATGGTACTGGGATCGTCTGTCATTGATGGTCTGGGTAGCCGATGGGGAAATCCCTGAGTTCGTCCATGCGTATGACGAATACAGTGATGAACAACTCAAGCGCTTGATTCGTGAGACTCAAGATGCCGAAGCCATCGATGTCCTCGAAGTGCGCCACATCCGTGAACTGGCAGACTGGTGGACAGCCGAGCAGCGGCTGGCTTATCTGCTCGACGGTATCGAGCCTGTAGCGCCGGTTGTTGAAGAGGTCGTCGAAGATGAACCCGAAACTGAACCTGAGCCTGAAGAACCCGAAGACGTTCCCGAGGAGTCGCTGGCCGAAGCCGAGCCAGAAGTGGCCGACGTCATTGAAGAAGCCCTCCCCGAAACTGAACCTGAGCCGAGCGTTGAAGTCAGGGCGCTTGAGTGGACGGACTTGGTGGCAGAAGGCACTGAACTCTTTGATGCAATGGCGGTAACCACCTCCGAAGCCATCATAGCCGATGAGGAGCGCCGCCAGTATCTCACGGCGTCCAAGTGGAGCTTGGCAGAACTGGTCGGCTGGGCCCGTGATCTCATCCCGTCTGGCATGAATACCACCGATAGCACGCTTGTAAGCGCCCTACGACGTCACTGTGATGCCTTTACGGCTAACTGGACCGATGATGCTGTCAAACAGTTTATCGGCTTCAAAACGCTTCCTGAAGGCCTTGAGAAAGGAATGCTGGTTCATGATACGGTGCGAGATCGTACTCATCCCGGTGATTGGTCAGATGCTGAACTACGGGCCTATTTCCGAAACGAAATCCAATCCACACGAGAGCGCAAGGAAATCTGGCTGAGTGCCTGGGTGCGATTCAATGTCCCCAGTCATTTCACCGATGAGCAGGCGCTAGACTACATCACCACAGGTGTAAAGCCTGTTGAAGAGGTTGCACCTATCGTGGCTGGCACACCCATCAGCATTGCACAGTTGGATGCATGGCTGGCCGGGACCTTGAAAGTTGAGGATGCGGCAGTTGAAGAGACTCTCTTCGCGACCGCCCGGCAGCATTACAAGATCGATGTACGCTGGACCGATTCACAGATACTGACGTGGTTCCGCAATGGCACCGAACCCAAGACCGTTGAAGGCGGGATTCAGATCGAAGACCGCATGCGTGACTCCTCCAGTCCGGTTAGCTGGAATTGGAAGGAATTGCGAGCGTTGGCATTGGGCTTGATCGAGGCTGACTTTGATCTGCGGAGTGAACCGAGCATGGAACGCATCCGTCGACTGATCGATGTTCAGTTCGGCGTGCGCCCGGCACATTGGTCGGATGACGAAGTACTGGACTATCTGCGTGACCAGACCGTACCTAAGGCGTTGGAAAACGGCGTGTACATCAATGACCCCACCCGTGTCCGGAAGCAGGCTGTCGAATGGCGTGATGCCGAACTCAAGGCGTGGCTGAAGGGTGAGATTACCGCTACAGAGAAAGCCACCGAGCCCGACCTGTGGGAAGAGGTATACGTGCGCTTTAAGGTTCCAGTCTTCTGGTACCAGGAAGACGCCAGATCGTATGTACTCGATCAGGTCAGTGTACCTGCGACTCCGTCTGGTATCTGGGTCCGTGACCGAAACCGCGATGCTCGACCTGCCCAACACTGGACGCGTCGTGAAATCAAGGCATGGTGTCGTGGACAGATTCTACCAGGCATCCAAACCACGTCCGAACAACTGCTTAAGCGAGCAGTGATGCTGTTCGGCCTGTCTCAATATCTCGATGCTGATACGGTCAAGAAACGTATCAGCGAAATCACTGAGGAATCGATGACCATGACTGTCAAGTTTGTTGACGAAGACCTGAAGAGCTACGAAGCAGGTCGTAAAGAGGCTGGGGACAACGGCACCAAGGCCGCTCCCTATCAATCGCTGCTGGAGCGTTGCATCAACCGTGTACTGCGGCTGGATGGCGAAGACTTCGTGCAGGGGTGGACCGAACTGCTGAACTTCTTCCACAAGAACAGCAAGGGCATCTGCTCGCCCAAGAAGATCTACGTCGGTGTCGGCCAGATGGCCATTACCCCTAAGGGCCTGCGCACCTTCCAGAACATGACCTCCATCCTGTCGACCACCTGTGACCCGAGCACCCGTGATCGTTCGGTCAAGCAGATCGACTGGACAGCGGCCTTGAAAGATGTGGCCAATGAGAAGGCTCGTCAGAACCTGCTCGCGTACTACGGCATCTAAGCAAAAGAAAAAAAGACAGCATACAGGGAGGGCTTCGGCCCTCCCTGTATGTCGACTCACATTCAAATGGTATCCGGTCGATCTGCCATCTCGGCTTCATGCCGGGTCAGTAACTGATCAATGATGCCGTCCATGTCCTTGAGCAGGTCATTGACCAGCAACGGATTATGCCACCAGCCATGGAGCAGGTTATGGTGCCGGGCAGTCGGGTCAGTGGACGGTACATTGACCGAGACCTTTAGCAATAATGACGGATCATGATTCCAATCGCGTTCTGTGGAGAACAGCAGTCGATAATCTTTCCACTCGGCGTACACATGGCTAGCGTCGGTACGACCGTACATGCTTCCATTGAGCAGAGCGCGCAACTGCACCAGCGGATGATCGAGGTTCTCCTCAGTGACCTCGCCGTCTTTCAAGAAGTAGTGATCCATGAGCAAATGTTTGGGATCGGTCACCTCCCGATGCTCGTCGCCCACCAGACGCTCGTACAACGGCGTGTACAAGACGTTATCCAGGTATGCCATGTCCATATCCACCGGGATCGGTTCGTGGAACAGCGGCGCGTTGACGAGCCCTACACCCTTACCCAAATCCGGCATTGTGATACTCATGGCGCGATTGAACCAACTGATCGTCACTTCCTGAGTATCGGGGAAAGACTTTGACATAGGTAGTTGCGGCATCTGGGTTAATCCAGAGTGACGATTCCGTGCTCAGTCCGCGATGGGCGATTGCATACGCTAGGATCATCGTAATCGGGCGTTTACAGGTTTCGCTGTACATGCCTTTCATAACCGACTTTAGTATCCCTTGCGGAAGCGAATGTTTCTGCCGGTACTGCTGCAGGTACAGCTTAGCAGCTTCGGTCTTGCCATACAGGGCTTCGTCCCGCTGGGCGGCAACGAGTACACCAACGAGGTCCTGCAGATTGACCTGCAGGGCGTAGAAGGTGCCCTGCAGCTGAGGGTAGGCCGATAGGCCGGGGTTATTGTTCGTGAGGTTGTCGGACAACAACCCAAGGGCGTTGATCACTTCTTTTTCATTACTGGGGGTCATAGCTGGACTTCCTAGTGATGGTCTGTACAATAGGTGAAATTGGTTTTTGTTGACCTGTTAGAACGTGAAATAAGACAAGGGTGTACCAATACGCATGTCAAACTTCTCGAGGGCATCGTCTAAACTTTTAGACCCTGGTTTACCTGTAGTGAGTGAGGTAAACAACTGATCGGCTGCTTGACGAGCCATCTTGTTCATCACCTCAGGGTTGGCTTTGGGTGCCGCGGCGGCGAGCAACTGACGGTCTTGTTTTTGCTTGGCTAACAGCTGTGTGTATTGTTCACGCCACTCCAGCTCATCCATGGCATCTTTGCATACACAGGCGAAACCTGAGACGTCCATGCCGATATCACGCTGGATCGGGTACATGTTGTGGCCACAATAAATACAGGTGTGATTAAATCGCCCAGTCTGGATCGCAGAAGTCGACTGAGCACCAGAGGTACTGTCCCAACTGATGCGATGGCCCGTTCCGTCTTCGCCATGTTTACTGCCAACAAAGCCGCGACTGAAGTGTTTATGTGATCTTGGATCGGCATGTGCTGGGATGGCCATAAATTCTCCTAATGGATAAAATAGGAGAGGGGCATTGCCCCTCTCCGGTTAGTTGTGAAGCGCCAGTGCGTACTTCGAGATCATCTCCATGTGGCTCAACACCTTACCCCGAAAAAATTCCTTCTTTCGGCTATGGTATTTGCAATGCTGTTCTATCTCAAGACAACCAAAGTAAATGAACTCCGGTGTCACATCTGGCCAGTCTTTTAGCGGTCGAGTCCGACCCAGTACCTGTTCATTGGACTGCCGTGAATCAATGGCGGTCGTCATGAAGCTGGTGCGCAGGTTGGGTTTATCTACCGCTGTACCGGCAGAGCCAATGGTGGAGACGGCAATGTCTGCTTCCAGGAAATCCTCGTAGGAGTCGTTCTCGGAACCGACGTAACGCACAATGTTAAGTTCCGGGTACATCTTGCGCAAGCGCTCGACCATCAGGGTACACAGATCGACCCGTGCAAAGAACACCAGTGCCGTCTGACCTTCTTCTCGCACCGAGACAAACCGATGGTAGATAGCATGGTCGATGATCTTGAGGTAGCTCTTAAGTAGGCCCTTATGTCGCATCAAGGATTCTTCGAACGTGGTGTGCGAATAGCCCTGAGCCCCCATGTACCGAATCTTTACATCCGGGTCCATGTGGTACAGTACCGCGGTTACGGCAATGTAGACGTTATACCCACCGCCATCGTGACGTTGCATCACCGGATAGCCGATGTCGTACATCCGGTTCTTGAACGCATCCGAACTGGTCATGGTCGCCGACAACCCCAATGACTTGGGAATGTGGGTGTACAGATCAATCCGGTAGTTGTTGTGGAACTCTTGATGCAGTTCGTCCGTGACGCGGAACCCAGCACCAATGGTCGGGTAAAAGTCAATCGGCTTGATCGGGTAAATCTTGGTCGAGCCGTTGGTGTCCTCGTAGTACTTGATGTAATCGCGCATGGTGGCCGAGGTGATGATGATCACCATGGCTTCGAGGGTACCTTCCAGCGCCATCTTCTGCAATGCGATCATGTCCTTGGAACCCCGGACAATGAGGAACTCGCCTCGCTTGAACTTGAAGGTCTCCTCAAGGTCGGATTTCCAGCGCTCGACGTAACCGCCCTTGAAATGAATCACAGTGCGGCGGCGCAGCTTGTTCATGCAGTATTGAGCGATAAAGGTGTTGTGGGTGACAATGAAGTCCTGTACCACAAACAACTTCGATTCGTTATCTACCGCAATGCAGGTGGCCTCCTCGACACCCACAGGTTCAATCGACGTCACTTGCAGTTTCAGCTTTTGCGAGTACTGATTCTCATCGTTCACGCGTTCAAGCTTCTTCGGCAAGCTCACTGCATCACTGGGCTTTGGCAGCCTGATCCAGACGTTATACGCCAGTTGACCGGTCTTACGCTCACCTTTGTAGGTAAACGTCGGCCGCTTAGTCGAAACCTTAGCGATACCGCCCAAAGACCTTACCAGATACTGCATGTCCTTGGACAACTGCTCGCTGACCGTGCAGTACGAAATGGTGCCGTTCTCGTTGACGTAACCATCGGTATCTATCAAGCCCTTAAGCAATTCTTTACGCTGCCGGATCGATGATTCGAGATACATGAGCGGAATGAACTTGTCTTCTGCTCGAGAACCCATCAGTCCGAGGAACGCAAGATCACGTTTCACAACGTTATCCCGATTGCCGGTGATGTCGTAGTTGCAGCGATCGCGCCAAGTCAGCTGCTGACCATGGGTCAGGGCTGCATTAACACGGTCTACGATAAACGCATCAGGTGTCGAGAATTTGACTGTGCCGGCTGCTGTGAAGCAACCGTCGCCAATGAGTGCCCCTAGCAACCAGGGATCAATCGGCAGGTCCTGCTCTGGCAGTTCCTCAGACTGCATCAACGGGATATAGACCCGTGGATTAGGCATGGAGATGAGGCGCTTCAGCTCCAAAGTGTTACGTACCTGCCAGCGATTGTTTTCACTGGTATTGACGTAGAAGCTCTGCCACAGATGTTCACCACAGACATCGACGTAACGACCATCGCGGAAAGTTACCCGATACAGCTGTAGCTTGCCTTGCGGGTACACCCCAATCACCGTAGTCGGTTTACCATCCCCTCCGATGACAGAGTCACCTACCTTAATGAGGCCCATCCGTTTCCAGCCGCCTGGAATTCTCACCGGTGTACTGTTTGACGTTGCTTTTCCCCCACCTGTCTGGAGGGTCACCATCTTAATGATCGGGTCCCATTTAGGGTCTTGATCATCGAGGACGTACTCGATAATGCCGACTTGTTTCTCCCGCGGTGGGAACATCTTGCGGACTTCGAAGTTGACCTCGGGCAGGTCAGTCAGTTTTACGACATGGTGAACAATGGGGACTAAGTGTTCAGCATAGCCGAAGTTCTTAAACAGGTGGTTCTTCAGCGAAGTCAGTTGATTGCGATGAAAACTGAATTCGTGGCGATTCTTGGTAGCGGCGGCAAAGGTCCTGACTTTCTTAGGGACGAACTTCTTGCCTTTCTTTTCATAGCCGAATTCGATGAGCGGTTTGCAGAACGAAAACATCGCCTGTAGGTCGCGCTCGGTGATCACGTCGGATACTTTGATCGCGTGACTATAGACATCAATTTTCATTGGAATACCCTGCGTCGCGCATAAGCTGTTTTACATAAGAAAGCCCAATAAAATGATAAAAAACTAAATCCCAAGACGTCCTAGGAGATCCACACGGATCTCCTGAGGGCCTAGCTCCTCTTTAGAAGATAGCAGGGAAATCACCATAACCGAGCCACTCACGGATAATCTCAGCTGCGCGGTCGTTTAATTCAGGACGTAGATCGACCTGCTGCGCCGTATCTTTGGCGAGGTTAGTCGCTGCATCGAAGTCAGTAGCAGAACCATACACGATACGGATCTGGTCGGTTACAGGGTTATTGATCACGGTACAGGAACGACCACTTTCACTAGCAAAGTGATAGCCTGTGCAACCATTGTTGCAGAACCCGTACACCCGGATATTCGGGGTGTCGAATTGATCATAGCAGCGCCGGTGCAACAGTTCTTTCAGTTCGATATAGACCCTCTCGGCAATCTGTAAACCAGTCATTTTGACGAGTTGACCCATACACACCTCCTAACAAAATAAGAAGGGAGGGTCGAAGCCCTCTCTATGGTTAAATGACTTCAGGGAACACGAACGGATCGAGCAGACCGGTGTCGCAGAAGTGACCCGCATGATTCACTTCTTGGGCCAGGGTGATGTCGCTGATATAGACGCCGCTCATGTGAAGCTCCTGTAAAAGGGGTGTTATTTGAGTTCTACTTCAAACTCGATTACGAACTGCCCATCGATGTTCTTGGCAGAGCTGATGTTAATCTGAGATTTGCCTGTGTCGGTAATCGCACTCAGCGTAACACCCTGTTGCTTGGTCTGGAGGTTTTTTCAGACGGACAACAAAGATATCGCTGGCCTGACCAACCATGAATGTATCGGCAAGGAGTTGATTGACATCAACGACACTGTTGGTACGTACGTCAGCAGTGACTTTCAGCATGAAGGTTTCCCTCTAAACAAAAAATGTCCGTACGTCGATTCGCGTCGGGCGGTCAATTTTGGTCATCAGAGTCAGATACGCAGTTTCCATAGAAGTTACCTCACGATACATAAACAGGACCGGGAGAACTCCCGGTCCTGTGGGGGTGGGTTTAGATGACTTCCGGGTAGACGAACGGATCGAGCAATCCAGCAGGGCGCTTGGTGATCAAGTAGCTGTCGGGGTCTTCGATCATGTCCGGCTGACGCTCGTACGCCAGTTGCACGCCGGCAGAACGGTACTGCATGAGTGTGCGGTGTTCTTCGAACTTCGACGGACGATCGAATGCCGGGAGACCGTAATCATCCGGGTCATCGGCAGGGCGCATCAGACTCAGCAGGATGCCTTCCAAGTGCGCTACGTTGACACGCAGCTTGGAGTTGACCAGGTCACTGAAGTCCAGCAGTGCTGCCACTGGGTCGTCGTAGCTGGTCAGCATCTTGCCGGAGAACCCATTGCGTTCGGACTTCTTCGCCGGAGAACGGATGAACGCCTCGACCGCTGCCATGAAATCCAGGGTAGACGCATGGCGCCGTGGCAAGGAGAACGCTGGCTGAGCGAAATCCCAATGCGACAGGTCGATACAGAAGTTACCGAACTCATCGACCGTGTAACCGTGTTCCTGGATGTAATACAGCATCACCCGAGACAACGACGCCAGACGAGCACCCTGACTGACCGGAATGAACACCGAGGTGGTCTCATCGCGCAGGTTGGTGACGCGCACCTGCACTTCGCGGAACGACGTGAATCGATGGATGTTCAGTCGCTCGATTACGGTTTCCTTGTTGATGCTGACCAGACCGGCCCCATTTTCCATGTTCTTGTCAGGCGAGGCTGCCAGGACCAGGACGGGATTCATCTTCTTCAGACGCGGGTTGAACTTGAGCAGTGAGCTGTCCTTAGCCGAAGACGGCATGGCTTCACCCAACAACTCTTCGGTCTTCTCGTTCTCTGCTTCATCCGGGTCAGCGGCGCAGATGTCGATGTACGGCAAGTACTCCTCTGGAATGATGATCTCTTCCACCACCGAGCTACCGTCGAGGTGCTTGACCGACAGTGTCCGCTGAGAACCCTCGCGGCACAGTTCCGTGGCACAGACATGGCCCAGTGAGGTATCGCGTGGGATGGACCATGCCAGTTCACCGAAGCAGACATGACAGATGGCGCCCTCACCGCGATGGCGACAGAACATCCCGGAGCGCATGCGGATGGTCTTGCCTACCAGATGACGGTCTTCCGCCCGGACAGGACGGAGCTTGTTGTTGTCATCCAGGTAGATCTTGCCTTCCAGGTGCGGCAGAATAACCGAGTCCACCGGAATCTCGGCGTAACGGTCAGAGCCACAGTCTTCCCAGATGAGCTTGTCCACCACCGTGGTTGAGAGCTGCATCTTGCGGTTGAAGTACTCGACGATACGCAGCGGCTTCTTGGTGAACATCAATGCCTTCTTGGCCGAGCACGACTCGATCATGATGTCGTGTAGCTGAGTCAGGCCCTCAAAGTAACCGGTGGTAATGGGTTTACGGAAGATCACCTGGTCAATATCGGTCAGGTAGCCACGGCAGATCAGGATCTGGAGGAACTGGGCGATCTTGATCTGCTTGCTGCGCAGGCCCCGGACAATCGGGTTGTGCAGGATAGCCGGGTCCTTCATGAGGATTTCGGTGGCCCGATCATACGCGGTGGTGATGCTGAGCTGATTCGGCCGGACTGCCAGACGCACTTCCGCCAGTGGCGGGTAGTCGTACAGTTCCAGCAGATGGAAGGCGTTGATGGACACCTGCCATTCTTCGAGCTTGATGCTCAGCTGGTTGTAGATTTCATTGCCGATGTCCTTGACAATGCGCCAGGCATCCTCACGGTCGTAGCAGGAATCGTGGTTGGCATGCTCAACACCTGGGGTGAAGTAGGTATAGTGCAAGTCACGCATGATGTTAGACAGCGTTTTGGGAATGGTCTCGGCACTGGGGAACACGTTGCCGATGTGATGCGAGATGTTCAATGGCGTGCGGGGAAACTTGCGGTGCAGTTCCCAACAGAACCAGCTGAGGGCGGTCCGACGGGTGGTGGTGGTCAAGACCCCATCGTCAAACTCGATCTCAAGCTTCTCATCCGGCAGGGGCCAGACTGCCATGAGGTCTTGATTCATGAAATTACGAGCATTGATACGGCGCATCGTTATCTCCGGTGAATGCGGGTGGCGAACCACCCGCTACAGGTTGCTATTCGTTGGTGAGTTCCTTACCCGAACACTGGAACATGTGGCGCATGTACGCCAATGGCCGGTGTCCGCCGACGGGTACCATCTTGCGGTCCAATACCTCTGGAATATCCGTCGGAGTCGGATGGGTCAGCAGCCGTCGCAACACGAACTTGTGTGCAATCGGGTTGTTACTGGCATCCTTCTGGTCAGCGATGGCTTCGCCACCGCACGTAGCAGCTTCAGCGCGGTATTCAGATTCGCCGACACGGATCGACGACTGACGGCCGGGTGAGTCGTACTTGTCGTTGTTCGACAGACGTGCAGTGGTACCGAGCACGTTGCATTTGGCAGACGAGGCGGCCATCCAGGAGTCTTCGGCTGTCTTCTCCAGGTTGATGTACCAAGAGGGTGCGATCAGCTTGGGCTCGCGGGAGACCTTCATCTTGCCGTCACGGCCCCGGAAACGCACCGGAGTGATGAACGGCGGCCAGCGCTTCTGAATCTCACGGATCACATCCGGCATAGAGACCGGGTTGTCCGTCGGCATGTACAGGTACAGTCCATATAGATGGTCCAGCAGCACCGATGCCACGTGTGTATGCATGAAGTCCGGGTTCTTTTCACGGAACTTAGGGTCACTCAAGTCTTCGTACTGGAATGGCACCACGACCTTGTAAAACTCCATCAGTTCGTTGAACGCTGCCTCCACCAGGTCGTTGTTCTCTGGAGTATAAACGACATCGTTGACCTCATCCTCAGTCAACTGTACATTGCGGTCAAAGCCGAAGGTTTCCTGAATCCGCTTGCCGAGGTCACGCCCGGCTGCCGAAATGATCATCTCGATCGGCGATGCCGGCGTTTCCCGGTTCCAGCGTGAGTTCGGGTCCACCACTACGTCAGCGCGGATTCCGTTCTCATCAACGGGCATGTCTTCATCATCAACCACCTCAACCACTACCGACTTGTTGCCGTTGATGTCGGTGATCTTATAGCCTTTGTTGGGGACTGAGGTATACTTGAACGTGATTTCAACACGCCAAGCATCCATTTTGACCCCACGGTAGACTTTGTCGACCTTGCCACCACCATCCTCACGTAGTTTGGTGTTGAACCCACGATCCGGTTTGATGTAGTCCGGACCTACACGACCGATGGCTTCCTTGACGAGTTGGCTAAACTCGGGCTCAAGGCGCAACGACATGTTACGCATGGATGCCTGCTTACGCAGGTTGACCCAGACGTCAACGATCCGGCGATACCATTCGGTGTCGGCGTTGTAGTACTTCAGCAGCTGGTCTTCCATGCCAACCGGCAGTGGTGGGATATTGATCGAGGTGTTGCGCTCGACCTTGATATCCACAACCACGGCATCCAGATGCTGCACGAAGCGCTTACGGTCGAAGATGTAATCGGTCTCAAGCAGAGCTTCAGCCGTCATGTTCGACACAGCGCTAATCGGGTCGTACCGCCGCAGCGACACCAGCAGGCCAGTGGAATCTACCTTGTCACCGAGATCTGGAAAGATTTTGTACTGTCCAGGTACACGCGACTGATTGGTAGGGTAGTACTCTCGACCGAATTCGAAGACGCGTGTCTCAAATCCTGTGGGGGCCAGTGCTTCCAGATAACCCCGCCGGACCTTGACACCGTCTTCAGTCCCCGCGACATCGGAATCCATCAGCAGGTTGGTTTCCCGACCGTACATGTAGTTGCCGTGTTCATCGATCAAGGGGGAGCGGGCAAGCTTGGTACCTTTACGGAAGCGTTCTCCTTTACGCAGGCGTTCCATGGCGTCTGGATCGCGCTTGAACTCAGTGCCGAAGTGCTGGTGCGTGACCTGATAATCGGTCAGCATCAGCACACCGATTTCACCGGTGTTGTAGTTTTCGTAAATCACTGCAGTCTGCGGTGAGTGTTTGATGCGGTTTGCGCCTGCAGTGTGTGCAAAACGCGGGATGACTTCCAGCACCTGCACATCGTCAGGAAATTCGATGGAAAAGGTCGCATCCCCAAACGGCCGTTCCATGCCAGACATGATGCGCTTGCGCATCGGTTCCTTGATAACTACCATCTGGGCGAGGTTGCCGGTGAACATTGCAGCCCGTGATGCCGAGATGTGTCGAATGAACGGGTTGAGCCCGTACAATGACATCAGCTCAGGTCGCAGCTCGACAGGATTATTAAGCGTAGGGCTTTTATATCGCTGTTCTATTTGTTCTGCGACAGATAGGTTAGTGTTAAGCATCGGTTACTCCCATTACCTTTACAGGTCAGCTACTGCTTACCGTTTTAATAATGTATCTTTGAAGAAAATTCAAACTAGGAGCCTTTTATGAGTGTTGCGCTAAACAACCTGATGGTCAACAGTGGCGATACCATGTATCACAGTGCTGACTTTCTCAATTACGCCCACACCCACAAAGCTTATTTGAAAGCCAATTCGATGGCGACGCCGCTCGATCCAGGCATTGTCCACAAGTTCGAATATAACTTCATCTCCCTCCTGGTAGAGTTGGCGTATCCGATAGAAGATTTGATGCTGCTAATGGTGGTGAACGACATCGTCTGTCCTACGCAAATGACTCAGGATTTCAAAGAAATCCTCATACCCGACCCCAGTGCTGTGAGTCAGTTAAAAGCTCTGTATCGTCAAACGCCAGGGCGCATTTGAGGACAAAAGAAAGAGGAGAGGGGTCGCCCCTCTCCTCTATGCCGACTCAGAACCCCAAACGGCCACTACCGTTCCCGAAAGAACGGCGACCGAAGGAACGCTCGTCACGGCGGTTGAAGCCGAAATCACGATCGCGGTCGCGCCCGCCGCTATCATAACGGCGTTCACTGCCGCGGCCGAAGCTGCGTTCACGGATGGAGTCCCGGTCACGCGAGAAGGAGTACGACGAGCGATCTTCGCTACGACGACCGAAGCCATGACGGCGATCATCGTCATCACGGCGACCGCCATGCAGGAACTCATCCAGCGACTTACCACGTTTCTGAGGTTCGGGGCGGCGTTCGGCAGGGCGACGAGCCGCTTCACGTTCTTCTCCCCATGGCAGGTCGACTGCTTCGTCTTCCTTCTCGCGGCTAGCGCGGTCACGGTTGGCTGGCGCAATGCGACTGGCTACTTTCTCGGCGATTTCGTCCTTGCTCTTGGGCTCGGATACGATGATGGCGCCTTCGTTACCTTCCTGAGGAGGTACCAGACGGCGCATCTCGGCCAAAGTTTCCATGCCTTCATACCACGTCAGGTCGATCGTCAGAGATTCTACAATCTCTTTGCCGAGCAGCTTTTTGTGCTGCTTGACCACATCGTTGAGGTGACTGGCCATGTTGTAGTAACCGGTCATCAGGGCATGGAAGTACGGCGCCACCATGTTCTTACTGCCGTAGTCGTAGGCCGCGCGCGTTTCTTCATCACCCAGGACGATCTCGAACAAGGCGCGCAAGGTGTTGCGTGCTTTCTTGGACGGGTATTTCACCCCGAGCAGATCAGGTTCGTCGGTCAACAACGCATCGAGGACCGGGAACTTGAACTTGACCGAACGCAAGACACCATCGGCCTTCTGGCCTTTACGCAGGCTGATCGACACCAGGCGCTTCTCCGGTTCCGGCGCGATGCGCAGGATAACCTTCTGAAGAAACTCGTAGGTGCGCTCATCCATCTCGCTCAGTTGTTTCAGGTACTTGCCCGAAGCCGGATCGAGGCGCTTGTGTTCACTTGGTGTGGCAGCCACCCGACCCAGTTCACTGATCAGCGTGACGCTGGTCAGGGTCAGCTTGTACATGATCGAATCGCGCAGGGACTTGATCATGTCCGACTCAGCACGCGTGATGTTCTCTGACAGCGGGTGGTAAATGATCGTGCCTTCGCCATTGCTGCGTAGATGCTCTGAGGTCGGCAAGACCACCCGCTTGCCATTGATGGTGAAAGGACTGGTGCCTTCGCCAATGACGCGGCTCAGATGACCTTTGCCGGTTTCGTCGATGATACCGATCGAGTTCAGAACTCGGATGTTAAATTCATGAAGGTCCATGGATACTCCTTAGAAACGGTAACCGCTAGAATCGGTGATGATGCGACTGACGCCATTGTCGCGTTCGTTACTACCAAGCGAGTCGACGATACCAACCAACGTCTCGCCCATCTTTTCGATACAGTTGCGGTCATCGACCACTACCGGTGCCACCAGTGAATCACAGAAGACAGGGAAGGCAAACTCTGCTGGATCATCGCCCTCGAGCTGAATCTGGACCACGACATCTCCAGCCAAACTGGCACTGACCCGCAGTTCGAACATGCAGTTCTCCCACGGCAACATGTCGACAAACAGTTCAGTGATCAGGCGCTGTTCGAAGGCCATCAGGGCTTGCTGGTTGATGGTTTTACCCAGAATTGGCAGGCATTCTGGAATCATGATAACCGGCTCACCCATGTGAGCGTAGTTATTGGCTTCGAACTGGACATGGGCCAAGTGGTGGAACGCCATGTAAGTCGGCAACGCACGAGCTACCTGGATGGCAGCCAGAGTGGTGTTGTCGCGACCATCCCAACCCATTGAGTCACGCGAGAAATCGCGAGCAGTCTCCGGGCGCTCGAAGAACACCTTGACGTCATCCCACGCAAAGTCCGGGTTCATGGCAACGAGCTCGCCATAGGTGATGAACCCCTGCTCCAGGATATTGGTATCCCGCGCCAGGTCGGCAAACGGCGCCAAACTGGTGAACGAACGTTCGCGCACTTGGCTACGGGCATCGCGCATGATCTGGCTGGTGTCGCGTTCCAGACCGTTGCCTTCGCCAAAGACTTCACCTTCGTTGGCGGTAGTCAGCGCCTTGAGCGAACGATGGAAGTAACGGGTCGAGGAGTCGTTCCAGCGGTTAGACATACGTAGGCCCGGCTGGGTGAAGCTGTTACGCATGTCCATGAACTGACCTGATTCAGCGCGGCGACTGAACGCAGTGGACAGCACATCCTTGGGACTGGACTGGAACACATCTTCCGGGCGCATGGTCATGGTGCCAGGCGAGAGGCGATCGCGGCTGAAATCGGGCATGGTCTGAGGTGCAATCAGGTGATTGGACCCCGCAATCTGCGTCCGCCATCCAGAGCCGGTCGGGGTGTCCATGTAGCTCTGATTGATCTCCGTGACCGAGTTGAAGTACATGCACATGTCTTCGTCGAGCTTGACGCCGCGAAGACTGTTGACGGCACCGACATGGTCGGTATAGCCGGAGACCTCGAGCATGGACCGAGCTGACTTCGAATCCCGCACCATGACGGTCATGATGAACATGAACCGTTTCTCACCCCAGTCGTTGGCAATACGCGCGGTGGTGTGGGTGTTGGCCTGAGGACGGATGATCCGGCCAGCGACACGGCTCAGCGCGGCAGGGGACAGGTCCGTGCCGCCACGGGTATCGTGGTCCAGCTGAGAGATCAGTTCGCTGGTTGCATCCGAGGCCCACGGGCGAAGTTGCAGGTCGCGGTAGCCCGAACGCTCACGAAAAACGATATCAACTAGCTGCATGTTGGTGACTCCCGATGATGTTGTTGACACGAATGATCATGTCGGCAAGTTGGCGTTTGATGTCCCCTGAGATGTACATGTGCCCGGTTTGAGCGAGCATGGGGATCTTCTCGATGATGTCGCGGGGTGCATGAGGTTTCCATGCCCGACCGCTCATTTGTTCAACGACCTGGTCGATGGCGATCACCGCCACATTGCTGCGCTTACCAGGGTCTTGGCGCTTGGTCTCCTGACGGTAGTAAGGGTATTGACGATCCAGAATCTCCGCTTGTTGTTTGGTGATTTTGTTACGGGTCTCACTCGGCATGAATGCCGCGTCACCGTCCTCGTGGAAATATTCTTCGGCCGAGACCAGAATGGCCAGCTCGTAATACCCCCAATGTGCTAGGATGGCCTGAGCCATGCCCATTAGACGGAAGTGCGTCAACTTAAGCAACAGGTCACGCGCCTCTGGCGAGATGGTACGGATGACCCAGAACACCAGGGCCTTCTGGAATGGTTCAATCGGACGGATATCTGCACGAGAGCAGATCGATATACACTGCTGGACTCGACCGAGGTCAAGGTCCGGCGCAATGCGGCTGATGATGATGTCGGCCTTCTCGGTGAAGACCTCGATCATCTGACGGTCGCCCTCGGTGATTTCCTGTGTCTGACTGTAGTCGTCCATGACCGAGGAGTTATCCTCGTCGCCCTTATCCAGCGTACGATGGCGCTTGGGCTGAACCAGTCCGGTAACACTCTGAAAACGGCCGTCCATCCGCAAGTGTGTGCCGGTGACGTAGTTGAACAGAATGCGCGCCAGGCTGTCGCGCTCAACCGAGGTAGACAGCGGACCAATGGAAATCTTGCGCACCAGGGCCATGGCCATCAGATGGCGCGGCACTTCCTCGCTCGACAAGCCCGCCATGACCATGGTCATGCTGATCTCTTTGTCCACGCTAGCTTCGATGTACTCGACCATGCGGATGAACGGTGGCCATTTATCCAGCCCGGCCAGTTCGATCAGCTTGACAGCCTCCGACTCTTTGTAACCATTGCCGTTGATGCTGGATACGTTCTGGATGTACATCCCCCAGATTGGCACCATGAAACGCAGGCCGAGCGCAAAAGCCACCATGTCCAAATAGTCAGACTTGATGTACGTGCGACTCCGGTAGTTCCGCCCGCGTTCATTGAACTCTTCGAATTTTTCACTGACATCGCTGGGGATGGTGAGCTGAGCGCGATCCACGTAGGCACGGACACTGTCGTAGGTGATCAGGGTATAAAGCTTCTTGACCACCGCCTCGATGCGTTCACGGACCATGAACGAGGAACGGATTTCTTCTGAAGAAAGGTATTCGTCGACCTTGACGTACAGCGCCCACAGTTGGTCTTGGACATCTTCGGGCAGGGTAGCGATAAACTCATTGGTCTCCTTGAATAGCACTTCACGATTGAGGATGGCCGCCGAATGATAGCTGCCGGCCGACAACACCATCTCATGGCCCTTGTGATCAAGCCGAATAGTGTTAATCCCCTTCGGGGACAGCTCTTGGACGTGTATCCGCATTGTTTTGACAACCTCAGTGGTTACTGGATTCAAAAAGATAATGTATTGCTGTAGAACGGTTCAATAAAACGATTTTCTCTGGCTAAGGGTATAGTCGACACTGGACCGAATCGGTCCAGTGTCGAGGTACTTACTTATAACGGGACGTCGTCGTCGAAGGAGAAATCGTTTCCACCGGAAGGAGCTGCCGAGGACGTCTGTCCACCGTTGCCACCGCCATTGTTGTTCCAGCCGCCACCGCCTTGGCGGTTGCCACCACTGTTGTTGTTCCAGCTACCACCTTGACCGCCGCGGTTGTTATTCCAGCTACCGCCTTGACCGCCTTGACGGTTACGATCCATCCAGGCCGGACGGACGTAGTTGTCGGCGATGACTTGGTTGACGTAGGTACGGACCGTATCGACCCAACCCAGGCAGTACAGACGAGAAGCAACCGAGACTGGCATCGGGCCATTGGCGTCACGGAAGTTGTGGTAGGTCTCGTCGAGGAACGGGAACTCGATCAGGGGGCGATTCTTGCCTGCACTGATGCAGATGGAGATGACGCCTTCAGCGTTCTTCTCGATCTTGATGGTGCTCATGATCGACGGGTTCGGGTCACGCTTCTTGTCGATGAAACGATGGCCTTTGTTGTCCATCATGATGCTGGTCGGTTCTTTGTGGTTGGCCACAGCTTCGACCGCGCGCAGGAACGCATGGAAGGTGCGGTTGTTGAACGCCGCTTCGATCTTACCGTGGTTACGGTCGTTCGGCACGCGGGTCTTGACCACCAGACGGGGGTTGTTCTCGTAGTAGGCAGGGCGGAGCGTGGGATCGCCTTCCATGCCATCCTGGCGCTTGGCTTTCAGCGCCAGCGAGGGTTCATCCAGGATCGTCTCGGGACGCTGATTGGTTTCGCTCATTTTGGTCTCTCCAAGTACACGGCTTTTACTCAAATAGATACAGGCCGCAGTTTATTTTTTACCCGCCGAAAAGCCTCATGCCTTCGAATAGAGGTTCAACACCAGTTTTTCAAGCTCGGGCTCATAAGCCTTCTTGATCGAACTGATGATGTAATCCTTCGTTGTCATGGACGTCCAGCGATTCTTTTGGGCGATGTCGAGCATCACCCGACGATACTTGATCGGGAATGCAGTAAACAAGTTACTGTTATCGCCGAAGAACTGGATGGTCATCCGGTCAAAGGGAATGTTACTTAGCTCTTTGCCGTTTGACAGCTTAGTGTGCCACAGCGCCGGAGGCTTGGTTGCACCTGTGTGCGACTCCAGCAGCGTCAGCGAATTGAACCTATATCGTTGAAGCAGGTCCACGGCATAACTGGTCATCATCAGGACTCGACGATTGTCGTTCTCCAGATCGATGTCCGTTTCCATGATCTTAATCGATGGGTTGCGGCCGAGCTGCTCCATCAATTCGATAATGGTATTTTCCTCACGCAGGGCGGCTAACTTCTGTTTCTCAGTGTTGGCTGCCTTCAGAACAGCGTGAGGAAAACGTCTAGGAATGCCGCGATAGTTGCACAGATAGATCTGTGTCTTAACCCGTCCGCTGCTAACCCGAGCCACCGATTCTTCGATGATGGTCATCTCATTGATAAGCGCATACGCCAGGTCTTCTGGAAAGACGTCGTTTAAACGCTCGGAGTCGATAGCGCCGATCAGGTTACGGATCAGGGTGCGCAGGTTAACGTACAATACGTCTACCTGATTGATGATCGGGTTGCGATTGGGGTTGTCCTCGAGGATGCCGAATGCACCCTCGAGCGCCAAGCTACTGCCGATGGAGATAGGTATCTGTCCCACCTCCCGGCTGGAGATGGTTTCCATGGCCCGTGGATCGAATGCCATGTGGCCTCCTTATTGCTCTGCGTAGGTCCCAAGCACGGTCATGACCATCTGCGCTTCCTGACTGGCCTCGTCGGCAATATACCGCTTGAGGCGTTCCGAAACTAGATGTCCGATGTTGGTGGGGGTGATGCTGATGGGCTTGACCTTAGGTAATTCGACATGGGCCAGGTCGATCTTCTCCTGAGGCTTGAGGTCATCCATCTGGGTGGTGATGCGGAACTGTGGGAATCGTTTACGCAGGTCTTTGAGTCCGTGCTGAACCGGCGTGCCACGAGCGATCATCAGGCGGAAACAGGAGTCATCCGGCTCGTTCTCATACGACTCTAGGATTTCCAAGACCTGGTCGGTGTCCATGTCACGGCAATCAAGGGTCTTATAAAGCCGCGCACCATTGTTCTCCACAAACCAGTGGTAGTTCTTACCCTGCTTGGAAATACAGGCACGGTAATGACCCTTGGCAGCTTCCTCACCGTGACTTAAGCGGTCGAAGGACCCTTGCGCCAAGATGACGGATGAATGCCGCGGATGCGAGCGCTCCGTGCGAATGTGCACATGACCAATGCCAATGAAATGCCTGACGATTGACAAGTACGCTTCATGACTATGGTTTTTCACCGATTCGATTGGCAACTGATAGTCAAACGAGCCGTGCATGCAGGCAACGTCGACTTTTTCAAGTCCGTGAATCGACAACAACTCCTGCACTTGCTGCCAGGTCACGCTGGCATCAGCATTCCATTCGTCAGGGACATAGAGCACACTCAACCCACCCAGTTCTTCGATCACCTCGATGCTCAAGGTATCGACGTACTTCAGATTAGCTGGGGTGCTGAGGGTTCGATTGACGTTAACAAACTGCTTGGACTGCCGCCAGTCATGACTGGGAGTACCTTCCAGAACGCGCACAATGATGTTACGTTTGGCGCAGATCAGGAGGATGTCAGCAATCCATTCCTGAATGGCGTCTACCTCGTCTTGCGGGAGGCTCATCAGGCGATCAAACACATCTCCTGCAAAGAACAGGATGTCCAACTTACCCGTCTCTTCCGTATCAGGAAATGCCTGTCGGAGGTTCTTGATGATGTGGTAGGTGTTAGTTCGCGGATGGGCCAGGTGAATGTCCGAGATAAACGCCATGAACAGGTCAGAGCGGTTCGAAGTCGTCGTCTTCAAATTCATCAATCGATTTCCGAGTAGGGGTATCGGCACCCCCTTCTTCCATCGGGGCACCACTGATTTCTGACTCTACCAGCTTGGCTTTATCGCCAAACAGAAGCGACAGCGGGATGTCATACCGCTTGTAGATCATCGCCCACATCTTACCGTAGACGGTGGAGATGGCATCGGCCGGGGTGTGGTTCAGTGCCACTAGGCGACTGACATAGTTGTCAATGACAGCACCAGGATGTGCCGTGGTGATTTCCGATTCGAAGGTGGCTGCGAGTTCGGCAACATCGGTCTCCGGACCGGCCTGCAACGTCCGGATCGCCATCGGCGTGGGCGCCAGCAGCGGCGGTACTACAAAGAGTACCTTGTTCGGGTCATTGTCTGCCACGACATCGATCATCCGATTGGGGTGACCGGCAGCCGCCACGAAAATCTCGACCGGGCGATTGGTATCGCCATTAGGCGAAGGGAGCAGGTGAGGCAAAAGGCGTCGGACAAAATCGCTTTCGCGCAGTTTGGCGTTAGCGTCCTTGTTCATAGCCTCGAGATTGGCAAAGTCATGCTCGTTCAACTGCATAACAAATTCTCCATAAAGAGGGCGGTCTGGCCGCCCTCTATGTCCGATAGCCGATTACTCGCCAGCCGGCTCTTCGTTGGCGCCAGTTGCAGCGGTGATTTCCATGGCTTTCTTGGAGGTTTCCTTGCGGAATTCCTCAAGCGCAACGGAATCGATGACGTAGTAGGCGCGCCCGATCTGACCACCGTAGGAAATGACCAGATCGCCCATGGCATGCTGAACCTTTTCGTTCTTCAAGCCTTCGGACATCTCGTCACCGGAGAGCCACTTCTGGGTGGCCGTGTGCTGCTCTTCGACCAACGGGCCATCTTCGGTCAGAGTAACGCGAATGGCGCCGGGTACATAGCCTTCGACAACCACCAGCTCAGGAGCACGCTGTTTGGACTGCTTGGCCTTGAAGGCGATGGCGTTGGCAGCCGCAATGAACACGCGCTGAGCAATGCTGTCGATCATGACGTCATCGTTGAACAGGCGCTGGATGTGATCGGCAGTCAGTTCGACCAGGGTGCGGTTGATCGCCAGCATGGCGTCGTTAGCCTGGATCAGACTTTCCTGAAGCTGAGCGACTTGGGCTTCCAGTTGGGCGATGCGCTCTTCCTGGGACTGTTCACGTGCTTCATCGGTGGTCATATATCACTCCTTAGTTGTTAAAGCCAGCCGCAATGAACGGCTTGCCATCGTTTTGCAGATCAATGATACTGCGAATCTTCGAATTGGCTGAACTTACGACGTGTTTCAAATCAATGGACTTGTCCCCGTCTCGTAAGATAGCACTGATTTGTAAATCAATACCAGACGGTGTGCTCTGCGCAGAAACATCCAATTCAGCCGAGTCAAATTGTCGGTCGAGATAGTTCTGCAACCGCAGCCTGACCTCATTTTCAAGCTCCAGACGGTTGTTGCCGAACTGGCTGACAATGCTGGAAAGGCTGGTGACCTGACCGCGATAGAGGTCACTCTGGGAGCGCTGAGCAATGTAGAAATTACTCATCGCCTCATCGGCTTTGATGGTAAGATCGGTAGCAAACCCGGCAGCGCCGAGCACAGGGATTACGCGGGCCATGATAACTCCAGACAAAGAAAAAAGTCCACCGTAAGGAAGAAGGTGGCACACATACCCATTAGGGCAGTGTGCCACGATTCACTTACAGAGAGGGGAGGTTGAGGCTCTACGCCGAATAGGTGTAGAGACTGCCTCATCCATGGTCATGCCATACCGAACAACTCTGTCAAACAAAGTACTGTAAGGAATTCGAGTTAAACGCGAAACCTGGGCGATGGAAAGGTGCTCTCCTTTGTACTCGTGTTTCTTAACATGGTCTCTGTTATTGGCTTGCTCTTCTTTAGTTGCCCAGCGACAATTATCGGGCCCATAATCGCCGTCGTTGTCAATTCTATCAACCGTATATCCCTGACCAGGGTAAGGACCCATATCGGAAATAAAGTTGTCTATATCATGCAGCCAGCGCTGACATACTTTAATGCCTCTCCCGCCGTATGCTGCATAATCCTGATTATCTTCATCGTTGCAGCGCCGGATCATCGATATCCAGCTGTTGTATTCTGGCCAGCGGGATTTCCCATGTTTGGTCCAATCTCTCCGGCCATTCTCACCTCTTAAACAACCACAGCTAGAAGTACTGCCCCTCCTTAGGCAGTAACCTCTCACTATGGTTTCATTACCGCAATCACATAGACACACCCACTGACGCTCACCTTTAAGGTTATACGTTGGAGTTTGCTTAGGGACAAATAACTTACCGAACCGGAGGTTAGATAAGTCTTTTGGGAACGACATACAACCTCCGGTTCAGTCTAGTTATAGTGAGTTATTATCCTCCGAGGAGGGGTCATCAAGACCTTCATCGAGGAAGGTATTGAAGTTGGCCCACATCGAGTCACGGATGGTGGTTTGCTGGTCGAAGCGCAGTTCCGTACGACCGTCTTCATCGTACAAGTGCAGATACTGCACAAAGTGCGAATGGCCGTGTTCATCGAACTGGAGCAGACCGTGCATCACTTGCTGGTAATCCGGATCGTCATCACCATAACGGCCGGGGTTGCGGTTAATGTAAGTATCGCGCCAGCCGTACATCATGTCCTTTTCGAACAGACGTTTAGCCCGCGGATTGGCCATCAGCCAGCGCTGTTGGTCAGGACCGGCCTGCTGGAACTGACCGATACGGGACATTGGCCGGATGCCATCCTTATCGAACAGGTGCGTGACCTTACGCGTGAGTGCGGCGATCTTACGTTCAATCCCGTCAAAGTCGAAGGAATTGAACCGATCCACGGCGCGCTGATACAGGTCAGAGCCCACTAGCCCGAACGAACGGGCGGTGTTCTCCAGACGATCTCGGATAGCTGCACGGTCCTCCGACCGCGGCAGTCCGTAGTGCATCGCTCCGAACTCACGATCATCAGCGTAAATAGCTATCGCCATGCTTTACTCCTTATTTTGAGACTTGGTCACCCTCGATGATCCAATTGGTCAGTGTGGCAATCAACGGCGCCGGCAGTGTCGTGTTGCGCGACACGGTGAACGGCTTGTTGAGGTCCATGACACCCGTTACCGGGTCCAGACGACTCATGACCTTAGCATTCTTGTGATCGAGCGGGAGTTCGCCCCAGAGTGCATCACCATCGTAGTCCGCGTTCTTGTCGATCAGGTTGAGCGGGGACAGTGAGATGGTGTTATCGGTCGGATCGGTTTTGATTTCGTCAATCTGGTTATAACCAATCGAGCCACGGGTCAGGGTCGGGTTACGACCGAACGTCGTGGGGATGGTGCCGTTCGGGGCTTCGGCTAAAAGCTCCTTGAACAGCTCATTGAGCAGTGGATGGAAACGCAAGGTGTTCTCGTAGATCAGCGTCTGGATCTCGTTGGGCGAGTAGCCCTTAGCCAGTAGCTTGTTCTGCAAGTGCACCTTAAACAGCAGGGTGCTCATCGACCACGGCACTTGCAACGCATCCTGACGATGCGGCTTTTGCCGGGAGGTGATAACGGCACGGAAGCCAAAGTGCGGGCGGGTACCGTAGATCAGCTTACGGGCAATACCAGGCTTCTTGAAGATGACTTCAGATTCGAAGGTCCGATAGTACTCGTTAAACTGTTGATGTGCACTGACGACACGCGCTTCTTTGACAGCTTGAGTGAGCTTGGGCTGGTTCTCAGCCGTCTCACGGTTATCAATGCCGATGAGGATGTGGGCTGCGTTGACAGCCGCGACCATCTTCGGGTCGGCAGTGATACGGTTGTTGGCACTTTCGCGGATGAACCCAAGCCGCGTCGGGAAGGGCAGGTATTCAGAGAAGGTCCGGTCGAAGTTTTCTTGCAGAAAGCGCATGATCTTACGGCGCCGACGGGCCGATGCCGAAGGACCAATCAAGCCTGCCTTGAACAAGGCCACCAGAATAGGTTCGTAGTTCTCGATGAAATGGTTGTATCCACGCGGGATATCCAGTCGCTCGAGCTTTCGCATCTTGTCTGCCGCCAACGGCGAGGGGGCAGTATAACGCGGGTTACACAGGTACTCCAGGATGTTGAAGTTCGAGTGGGTCAGGTTCTTTGACAGAATCCGCCACACCGTCAGGTTGATGAAGGCCTTGATCCCGGCAGGGACACGGAGCCAGAGGTTGGACTCCAGGGGCTTTTCGGTGATCGGTACCACCTGTGAGAGACAGATCGGACAGCGGACGTTGTAGTTGTCCATGCTGGTGATGTGTCCACAGTCACAAGAAGCTGTGTTGTTCAGCGAATCGCCATCGAGACTGGTATAGATGAGGTTGTTGAGCTTAAGGCGGTCTGCCTCAAGGTCGATGTTGAAGTCATTCATCAGGATCGCAGGATGCGACAGATGACGGAACAGGGTGTCGTAGTGGACTACGCGGAGATAGACGCCATTACGTTCTTTCATCAACTTTGGCCCTTAAGTGTAGTGGCGATGAAAAATAAAAGACATAGCTCGGGGGAGCACTAGGCTCCCCCTTGCTACGTTAAGGCCGACGCCGATTAGAAGCTATTGCCGAAGCCAAAGCCGTTACCGACGTTGCTGCGCAGGCTGCGCTGACCATCACCTACCACACGGCGGGACAGCATGCCGTGAGTCAGGTCACCACCGGCGAAGTCGCGGATGCGGGTGTTACCGCGGATGCGACGGTTGCCGAAGCTGTAGTGTGCCTGACGCTGATCGATGTTGATCTTGCAGTCAACGACTGCCAGAGCCAGAGCCTCGATGAACTTCGGATTGAAGTACGCGAGGTCGACGTAACGGGAGAACTTCACGTTGGAAGCACCCAGGGCGCTGGTCAGCTGAGTGAACTGCTCGGATACGCGAACTTCCACATCGAGGTCGGTGCGGTCGATCACGTCCTGGTAGTTCAGCGCCGAGACGCCTTCGTCGTTCGGGTTCTGGGCCAGCCAACGGAGCAGGTCCCACTCGCGCAGGTCGCGCTCCTGACCCTTCTCGTCGATCCAGGTACCGGTCAGGTAACGGGCACCGGACATTTCCAGAGGCTGCTCAACACCCAGCTCGCGAGCGCGACGGGTGAAGTTGCCGGCAGTCAGACGGTCAGCGTAGTCGTACAGACGACGAACGGCGTCTGCGGTGACCGAGCTGTCGTTGGCTGCGTCGGCCAGCAGACTGGTGATCCAGCTGTTGTCACCGCCCTCTTCCAGCTCGATAGCCCATGCCAGGCGCTCGTCGACCAGGGAGAAGAAGTACTGACCCCACTTCTGAATATCCAGGGAAGCACGGGTGTCGAACACGACCGGTTCACGGTCACCGTCCGGGCCGAGGATGTTCAGCAGACCGGTGTCGCGGGTGTCGATCTCACCGCGGGCAACTTCGCCCGGCAGGAAGGTCTGAGCCCAGGCCTGGTCCTTGGAGATGACCGACGCACCAGCCAGCGCGAGCAGCAGCAGTTCCGGCGTGATGCCGTTGGTGCCGGTGTCCATGCGGTTGATGATGAAGGTCGGGGTGAAGTACGGCTGATCGCGACGCTGGTTGCGCGCCCAACGGTCTTCCTGTGCCGGCGGGGTGTACATCAGGTTGACGTAGCCGCCCAGGTTGGCCAGCGGGACGCTGACGTTCTGATCGTTCTTGCGGATCACACCAGCAACGCTGACAGCGATGTCGCTGCGGCGCGGCAGACCGTCGGCGGACACGGAGTCACGACCGGACAGGTCAACGTTGATTTCCAGGGTCGACTGCTTGGTCAGCCACTCGAGGCTGAAGTACAGGTTCGGCTGGAACAGGTCGTTGAACAGAGCAGTCAGAGCGGCCTGCGCGTAGAACACGACCATGCGTGCTTCGGTGCTTTCCGGCTCATTGAAGTCGACCTTACGATCGACCACACGCCAGCCAGCGCGGATGATTTCCACGGTGCGGCGAGTGTTCTGCTCGAAGTTCTTCTTGGCGATGTCGTCGACCAGAGCCAGGTAGCTCTCGGTGATGTAGTCGCTGGCCACGACCGGCAGCTGGTAGCTGCGATGAGCGATGTCGACGTTGCGAACGGTCGCTTCATCGGTCAGAGTACCTTCCAGCGCCAGGGCGTGGACCAGTACCTTGGTGGTGCCGTTGTCTTCGACCGGGTAGGCCAGGATGACGGAGGAAACCGACACGTTGTGCTCGGAAGCTTCCAGACCCAGTACCTGAACCTTGCTCAGGTCGATGGCGCCGGCACCGGCAACCTGACGCTCCGGGGAGAACCAGAACTTGAAGCCCTTCACTGCGCTGACCAGCGCTTCGCCGCTGGTGCGACGGCTCATCGGGGCGCCGAGCAGGCGGTTCAGGTCGAGCAGGCCAGCTTGCATTTGCGAAGTGGACTGTGCGCGGTCTTGACGGTCAGCACGAGCAGCCGGGTTGCTGTTCTCACGCGGGTGGTTCGGCTGATCGCCAGTGATGCCATCTTGCTGATTGTTTTGGCTGTCATGAACTGCCATGATTTACTCCTTGGGTTTTGATGTGTTACTAGGGCCTAGTGAACATCTTGAAGGCTTGCTTCGATATTCACGTTGATAATGTAGAACCGTGATAATTTCGAATGGAATTCTTATTCCTAGCCTCATTATCATTCGGCACTGGGGTTTATTTTTACGGTGTGCACCAAGCAAAGGAAATACCCTCCCGTATCGACAAGGTCAAAACCTTGCCCGGAGCACATCTCCTATACCATATGGATAAACCAGTTCTTTTTTACTATTTTCATCTCCCACTGGTTGAAAAAAGGTTGGCTAATCCTTTGAGACTTTAACTGTCATTGGACCGATCCCATGTACACACTCTTTAATACCGAGGCACGACTGCGGCAAACCAATGTCGTCTCCTTTGGGCTGGATTACGTCAAGCGTGAACTGCTTGGGGTCCAAGTCGAGCGTTATAAGCAGTACCGGGCAATGAGCCCAGGCTTTATCCGAAGCGATCACCTGATCAACAAGATTCTCAACATGATCGACATTCCCTTTAATGGGGATTTGCCCGACTACTACCTCCGTGTCGGCAGTATTGTTAATCGACTTGCCGGTCAGATGGGGTTGGTGACCGCCGGCCACCATGGACGGGTAAGAAACCACAGTCACTTCTACGGCAAGGGAGTCAATGAGATCATCATTGCCGTGGCTGACGACAACTTAACCCCTGGCGAGATTTGGTTCAACTGGCAACGCATGAGTGCCGTGCGCTTGTTGGCTCATCCGATCAGTGGCTGTGGTATCATCGAGCTAGATGGGTCGAACGATTTCAAGGACATGCCCAACGGCGCGACCGCCGTGATTGAAATCAACATCCCGCTGCTGGCCTGCCAGTATCAGCTGTGGCGAATGGCAACCAACGCCCTTGCACCCGAAGGCAGGGTGTTTCCGGTGGCGCATTTTATCAGTCAGGTGGTCATCCCCAACCTGTTGCCCAGCCATTTGGATGTGGCAGTGCTCAACACCCTGCACAGCTTGACCGGTGCTACCGACTATGTGCGGGTTGCCAGCGACATGCCGTTCTATACTACGGATTTGTACCCTCGGTTGGAGAAGGGTCTGCAGGAAGTGCTGGCGCGCATTACCGGGGCGACGTATACCTACAGGGACATCTTGGCGATGGTGCCGGTATACGGGAACAACAACCTGTTGCAAACGGTCAAGATGCCGGACATTGCGTTCACCAACCAAGCGATTTGGGCACTGACCATTGCCAGACTTCCGGCTATTGCCTTGCTACTTAAGCTGGATCAGCTGAGTCGTAACGTCAAAAACGATTCTGAAAAGAACCGTATCCGACAAAGCCTGCGTGAGACAGAAAGCGGTAAGTACCTGATTAACCAGATTCCACCGATGGTGGCGGCCTGGATTGCACAGTACATCGAGCAAAACATCACGCCATACCTTTAAACATAGCGAGGAGCTCTAGAGCTCCTCGCTTATGCTGTCTCACTTGCTGGGTATATCACGGTTGATCAGTTCTGCAATGGCACTAGCAGTCTCGGGATCGAGGTCCTTGAGCTGTTCAGCCAGTGTCATATACAGAATCCAGCGCTCCGGCCCAAGGCCTGCCAGTAGTTCCGCCACCAGTTTTCGGGTCAGTTCAGCCTTCGCACTAAAAACCGATGTCCGCATGAGCGTGAGCATTTCTGCATCTGTCGCCGCGCGGACTACAGTAACGCCATTGCTATCGACCCTTACTTGCGGGCGGATCATGCTAACTACTCCAGGGTGACTTCAGGACAGAGATTCTTGACCATCAAGGGATCGATTTGCAGGTCGGCAGATTTAAAGTAAGCACGGGTGACTTCAAGCAAAGCCACCAACCCAGGATCGGTGGTTTCCTCGGCCACCCGCCTGAGCAGTTCGTCGAATTCGATAAGGTTACCCTTCTCGACGTCGACACGTACCACCTGCGCGCCGCGCGTAGCAATTCCTACATAGGGCTTAATCATCATCGAGCTGGTGGTTATCATCGGCAACATTCCCTGAAGGGAGGAGGTAATACCATCCATCCCAGTCAGGGCGTGCACGCCGACAGGTTTCTTGACTGGAAATGCTAGGATTTTACAACCGTCATTACCAGTCATATCCGGCGTCTTCATCTTCATCCTCCTCGAAGAGCTCTTCCTCGTCATCGCTTTCAATGACGCTGTTAGCATCCGTGGCGGCTGGCTGCAGGTTCACCTCGCCCGACGGCGTATAGATGTCACTGATCAAACGGACGTACTTGCTATCGACTTGGAAGATACCCAGTGATTCCAGGATCATGTAAAAGGACTCCAGGATCTCATAGGTCAATCGACGGATGTCGATCATCACCATGACTTCTTCGGGCATCCCAATACCTGACAGGATCGACAGAGGCAGCATGAGGGTCTTGATCTGATCGCGACCTGTGTTGACGCAGTACTGGCGCAGGCGCTCAGCAAACTCAGGGTCGATCGCATCAATCTTGTTCAGCCAATCCTGCATGTCGGTCTTGTTGTTGATCGACAGAGGCACCTTAATGACCGTGTAGGGCGGGTGCTCTACGTTGCCGTACTTAGGGGCAAAAACCTCTTGCCACATCAGGTAATGCCGGTAATTGGTCTTCTCCTGGTGTGGGTTGGCCTTGTTCATGTTGGCGTACGATTCCTGAATCTGGGCCGACTTCAGGTACGTATGCTCGCCCTTTTTGATCGAGTTGTAAATCTCCTGCTCATGCTGCCAGACTTTGAAATAGAGTTCCTCCAAGGTGAACTGACGGTTCTCATCGGCGCGGTGCATGACCTCCTTCATCAACGCCTTAGCAGCCTTAATGACAGTCGGCGGTACAGTGGAGGAGCGCAACGCCACGCCCTTAATCTCCATCTCGTACTTGTCGAAGACCAAGCCCTCACGACAGGACATGAACGCGTAGTAGTGCTTAGCGCGGCTGGTCAGAGTGAATACCGGGAAGGCGTATTCATTCTTCATCGTCAGGCGGTGCAGTTCCTCGGTCACCACGCCCATGTTGGCAGACAGCTTGGCCAAGACATGGATGATACACTGGCACGCGATGTAAGTCGTGGTGTACCAGATACCATCGCCTTCCTTGGTGCGCTGTGGGTTATTGGTGTACCACGTCACCCAGTCCTGCGTGGTGAAAATCGTCGAGTCGGTGTCGGAAGCCAGCACCGTGCGGCGCAAGATACCCTTGATGTTCGCCACAGTGGGGCACAACTGCACAGGTGTCAGGAATACCCGGATGAACGTGAAGTACTTCTGCAGCACACGCTGAATATTGAGCGCAGTGCGCGCCACAGCCAGCAGAGCGATTTCGTCACCCTTTTCCTTGAGTGAGTCAAAGCTCTCGCCACGGGTCAAATCGGCATTGAGGTAGGTGGCCAGTACCTTGGTATCGTCGTCGATCGATTTGCCTTTGAGCAAGGTGAATGGGTCATCAATGGGCGTCAAGTCCTGAGACATGTCGTACTTGATGATCGCATCCATGAAACCCCGGACAAATGCATCGTTGTACTTGGCGATGTGATACAGATCACCGGTGTACACGACAATGGCGCGCTCCAATGGACTCAGGCGTTCAATGAAGGCGACGATCTGGGCGAATTTGGCTTCTTTGCGCCAGTACAGGTCGGTACTGCGACGGATACACTCGGCTGTCTGCTGGACATCTGGATACACCAGACCACATTCTTCCATGCCGCGCTGGAACTCATCGTGAGGCTGGCTGGTAATCAGCGCCAACATGTTACTCAGGGCGATGGTTGGGGTCCAATAGTGACGCGAACCGGCAAGCAGACGCTCGTTGTTAGCGTTGCCGTACCCGGTGGCACTGCGACACATTGACGTCAGGCTCGAATGACCCGATTTAACGAACAGGATGTTACCGGAGAAACCATGCATACCCGACAGGGAGTTAATGGCGATCTTCTTGGCGTTCTGCTCGGCGTCCTTGATCTTTTCCAGGACCTCGTCCTTGGCGACCTGGGCGGCGAACATCTCGTTTTTGGCTTTCTTACGCCCGGCAATACCAGATTCGACGAACTTGGCAGACGGTGACTTCAGGACATGCGGGTTCTCGTAGCAAACCATTGAAGGCGACAGAATCCGGTTGGTGTCAGTGACCGTCTTGACGTAATTGAGCAGGGTCATCTCATCCCGGACACGGTTGCCTGGACTTTCCTGCTTGAGTACCAGCATGTTCGGGTCACGCAGAGGGAATTTACCGCCACGGGAGAGGGTCTTCTTCAGAAACTGAAGGCAGCGTTCAGGCGATTCGCCTGTCATACGCTGGAGGAACAGGCTATTTTGGTCGAAATAGCCTTTCATCAAATTAAGGTCCCGACGGTACTCTTCCTTAGGTAGAACGAATGGATTTTCCATGTCTTAAGGCCCTTAAATTACAGCAAAAGAAAAAAGGTCAGAGTAGCTCATAATAGAGCTACTCTTCGTTTTTATTGACGTCAGGCGTAAAACGTAATCGAGAAGACCTGGGTATCATCCTCACGATATGGTTGGAAATCACTCAAGGAAAACCAGCAGTCATCGCTGGACTGATTGCGCTTTAGAATCTCCAGCATCTGACCGTAGCCGTTGGGCCGATGGATGGAGTTGATAAAGTTGGTCAACTCCTCCAACACATCCGCTGCTACGGTCTCGCCGAACATTTCATGAGCCTCGTCGACCATATGCTCAGTCAACCCCATGTCGTTGAGTGCTTCGTGTAGCAAGACATCGATGATGTAATGCGGTGAGCACAACGTCTTCATGGCGTCAAAGTCATCTTCGGGTAGACGGTGTTTGTCCACGATACGCTGGAGGGCGTCAACGAACGTTCCGTAAGCCTCGAACCACTTCTCGTCAAAGGTGAACAGGAAGTGCTGGTCCTTGTCCTCATCGCGGGTCAGGCGATAGGTCCAAGGAGCACGCTGATTAATACTCGATCGAAAAGTCCTGAATGCCATTTTGAAGGAGTGCCTGTTTGACCAGATTCTCAGTGGAATCGGTAATGTTGTTTATGGTGATCACCAACTTACGGTCGGTGAGCACTTCGATCGATTCGTGTTTGATCCACGGCACGCCGAGGACTTCCACGTCACCGTTACCATAACGCAGTTTGACGTAGCTGTATGCTCCAGCAGATTGCGGCAGGTCGGCAATGTGACTCTTGACTTGGGCGTGTTTGGCACGCACATCAGCCAAGAGCATGGCGGTGTCCAGATCAAGCACTGCTACCACAGTGACAGCCTGGCGAGCCGCGCCGAGAACGGCAGGGGCATTGGTGCTGAATTTGACTGTGGAGCCGATGAAATTGGTGATCATTAGCCTGGGCCTTCCTCAAAAGTTAAGATGTACGTCCCGTCAGTATCTACCACATCGATGTCGATCCAGATGCGATCTGAAAGACTGCTCAGAAAGCGGTCTCGGCGCAGCCGGGCCAACCAGGCCGGATCGTGCAGGAATTCCTCCGTGAGTACATGGAAGAATGCGCGCATGATCAATGCTCGAAAGCACTGGCGGACGGTTTCAGGAAGCTCCCCATAACACGGGGTATCCGGATCGAGAGCGTAAGATACTTCAGGAAGCAGTTCTGCAATTGTGTCCGAAGTATTGATAAGGATCATGTCAATCCCTTAATGAGTAACGGTGATGACCAGTACTCGTTCATCTTCAATGTAAGCGGCATGCAACACGCGCCGCCTGTCCAAACCAGGGGTTGCCCGATCCATTGTGAAGTAGAGATTGATCATAGCATTTCGTAATGCGATGAAATCGTCACCAGAATCTTCCAGATGGGGCGGGAACAACTGACCGGCAAAGTCATCGACGAAAATCTCGCCTCGACGGCACCAATCGCCATATAGGGAATAAATCTCATCGATGTCATACTGATGATCCATCACTTGGGAAAGATCACTTAGAAACGCTCGATGGAAGGGCTCTCCATCGAGTAAAATTGTCTTGTTACCAGCCATCGGATATTCTCACTATGACACTGTCATCAGCCGGATCATAGCTGAGCAATTCAGTGAGGAGGGAATCTACTTCACGGTATCTGCTCAGCTGGTCGGCTAGGTCTTTGAAAAGAGCAGTTGCTAAGTCATAGGCTTCATCCACCTCGACCATCAACCGCACCATTGAAGCATGACCACATCTGTGCCTGTCCATCCAATAACTGAGCACTTCACCATACTCTGCCGCGAGGTTGTTTTTAATCACCCCGCGTAGTGCACACGGAACAACCGCAAGCAGCAGATCAGGTTTTACACTTGAGAGCCACCCCTTTTCGCCGCGCAACATGAGTGTCAAGGGCAGTTGGGGACGCTCCCATGGCCAGCGGGACGATTTCGACGCAGGCAATATTTGCATCTTCGTTTACCTCCAAGAGCCGCACAGACTCGCTTTGATCCACCAAGCGACTTGTCTGAGCAATCAGGCTTTCGGTAAGGTCCCACAGGATCTTACGGATAAAGAGACTTTCGACATCGCTCAACCGACCGTCTGTCAAGATAGACTGAGGGAATCGGTCTTCCCGCTGTGCGGTCAATGCATCAGAAAGGTGGGCGAACAACTGATCGAGGCTCATGCCTGTGGCTTGCATCACATTATAGAGATTCTGCAAGAACTCGCCATTGGTTTCCAAACTGATGATCGCGCGAATCTCGCGAGGCGGCAATGAAGAGGTCTTCATCTGATTCACGGTATCGGACAGCGATAAGCTGGTACGCACGCTTGGGGGTTTGGGGCGGTAGGTAACGCGTCGCCTCATAATCGGTTTCATAGTAACGCCTCAGATTAGTGATGATCTCGAAAAACGATGATTGGATATCGTCGAGCCACCAACGTAGCTGATCTTCAATATCGGGGTTGTTCTCTATGATATCGTCCATGTAATAACTGTCATCGAAGACAAAATACGCGATGGCAGCATAGAGCAAAGCCGAGGCGCCAATACATTCGGCCAGAGATTCACCGAACATATTGAACGCCTGCTTAAACGGTAAAGTCAAAGCGATTGAGCTGATTCCAGTCGACAACTTTTCTCACCTCCAATACCATCAATCCATCGCAGTACTCCACCGCCTTACAGGCCATGTTAAAGCTCTTCAGTACACTGCTGAAGACCGATCTGAGTTCGCGAGAGATTTGGTTAATGTCGGACATGTGTCGAAGGCGTCGATCCGGTGGAGTGCGCTCCATCCAACTACGGCCGGCCTGTGTGGTTAGCAGTTCCATTGACGAAAGTCCACAATTGACCATGTCAATCATGGGTACCATGATCCCGATCTGACCGAGCCTACGGTAATGTCGCTTAAAAGTTCCGTGATCCATGGGCGACTCGACCATCACGTACTTGACCGTACCGGGACCGGTATTGATCGTGCAGCGTGAAATCTTGTACGGCTCATAGGCCTGAGGATAACTCTTCGAAGGCTCGGCGTAAACGTTCGGGATAGTAATCACCTTGCGTCCGCGCATGTTGATACTCTTCCTTAATCCTGCTGACCGGGTCAGGCAGACGACGCAAACCGACATCGACTACAATCGTCTCATTACCCGCATCGTACGTCAGCGTCGCTATCTCAGCCGGCGAACGGGTAAACGAGTCGACTAACCCTAGAAAGGAAGCGACAATGTGGTCGATAGGTGAGTAATCGTTAAGCCTTCCGCCAAACAATTCAATCACCACACCAATGAGGTCGTCGCCTTCCGACTGGTTATACTCCTGAACCAATGCGTGCACGGTTTCAGGAATTTCCCGCGGGAAATCCAAAGCGCTGTGGGCATCCAACAGCGCTTCGATGGTACGTTCAAGTTCAGCGGTCGATACCAGATATTGCATCCAGTCCTCCTGCGCTATACCCGTGCAATGGCATTTAAGAAGATTCGTTTAACGGATTCGCGCACCTCGGTATTGGACAGGTTCTCAAATGCCGTGTTGATAAGATGCTGGGCGTAGCAATCGAATTGCTCAAGTTCTGTCAGGTCGTTGACGTTATTCGACACCTTAGGTGGCTTGAAGCTGTTGAGCTGTGCTGTCAGGTCACGACAGCGTTCAGCCAGCAAATCGCCTTCGATATTGATCAGAAGGTCTTCGGAGTTGGCGGGTGTGGCAAAACTGATCGAGCGGTTATCTAAGTGCTTGGCCATTGCTTCGACCATTGGGTCGAGATACAGCACCAGCGTCAGATAGAAATCATCGACCTCCACCGTCAGCTCATCGAGCTGGGGTACCGACATGTTATCGACCGGATACCCCAGATGGGTAATCAGGACTACCAGAGGATCGGCTTTCTTGCGCACATGTCGCATGGACGACAGGATATATGCTTTAGCGAACTCAGCCGTAGCATGAGTCAGCTGCTTCATGCGCATCGGGCCTTCATCGGCCACCACATGTCCACGTGGCCATTGGGCCAGGCATCCGTCCAAACAAGCGATCAGGTCGGATAGTGGTACTCGGATTAACTGCACGTGCTCACTCCTATAAGTGACGGAATCTTGATGATGATAAGAACATCTTTCGTCATCTCGATTGTCAGCACGTATCCCCTTAAATGTGAAAGGATGTGCTCATCTAGTTGGCAAAGAAAATTCAACTCATACCGCTTCTGTAATCGCTGGATTAACGCGTATTGCTTTTCCAGCGACGGGCAGTGAGGTGCTCTCGAGACCAGTGTGAGGTTAGCCTCATCGACCAGTTGCGATTCGATCACGTACTGCCATGCCAGAGGCGATAATTCGTTATCCCTATCCAGGGTATCGGTAAGAGAAGAAACGTCGAATATGAAGCCTACAGGGCCGTTAAAATCGATATTCATGGCTCCCCCTACAGGATAGGGGTTAAGTGTTTCTTTTTACCTACTGATTAGCCTAAAAAATAAAGCTAGGAGACGGGATTTCCCGTCTCCTTATTTTGCCAGTTAACTGAACGATGGATACCCATCATCACCTGCCGGGTTGACCTTATTCAGGGCCGGGCCGTGCAGGTTATAGTCATAGCGCTCCTCGGGAAATTCACCATGCCAATGACCATGGATACAGCGATGGCATTTATAACCAGCACTGGTTTGAGGTGTGCTGTGAATCGAGTCAACCGATCCGCAGCACTCGCACTCGAAGACGTTCATCGATAATTCTCCTTGACTTGGGTGGTTGCTAGTCACATTGGTAATGTGTGACTAGCATTATTTGGAAGTGTTAGGCGGCAACAGTGGATAGTTTACGACCCTTACGGAACATGGCCTTCATTGGTCTCTTGTCCTCGCCAAGAAGGGAAACCAACTCGATCTCGATGCCACCCCAGGCCTCATAGAAGGCCTCTTCAGAGACACCCTCGACACTGACCCACGGGATGACTTTGACCGTCCGCTCGTTATCGAGGATATGCAGCTCACCCCGATTACGGTTACGGATGAGGATTGCCTCTTGAAAGTCAGGTACCGAGAAGGCGCCAATCGGCTCCATGGGCATAGCACCATAAGCCATCAGTTTATATTTCAGCGAGACCAGTTCGTTGTCAAGCATGTAACCCCTGCGGAAAATTTTGTCTGCCTTTCTGGAGGACTGGACGCGGTTTTCATCACCAATCTGGGCGCGCCGGCGAGTACCCAGAATACCAGGTATCACAACCTCGTCGACTCCTGCGTTGAGGTGATCAATACCGGCACGCTTCGCAAAACGCAGCAGCTTGTCGCGGAATGCCATCTTGGCAGGGGTGCCCCAGACAAACCAGCGGCTATTCTGGTAGTTGACATTGGCGTGCAGCTGACGGCGGTAGTTCTCAATGTTCTTAGCGTAACTCATGTTATTGTTCCTCAGGTAAACCGATTGATGAACGATTCGTAATCTGGAGCAGTGCGAGTCATCTCCGTTACGAATCGCTTGAGCATGTGATTGTGCAGCAGTACAAGCTCGTATGTGCCTGCGGGATGGTGCACGAGAGCAGCGGCTTTGAGGCGGTCGTCGTAATGCTGTTGGAAGACATTATAGAGCGGCCGGACATTCGGAATGGATGAATCCCGAAGGTAGGCGGATACCGGGTAGAAATCGGTATCCGCATCGCCCTCGTTAACCGCTGCCACCAGGATGTTGGATCTGGTTGACATAGGGAGTCCTCAGATCAGGAGGTTAGTTTGCAGGCCGCCGTCCTCGGTCTTGTCGAAAGCACGCAGTTGCTCGGCGATCTTCTCTGCTTCTGCCAGTGTCCGGGTTTCGCGGAATTCGCACTGAAGGAAACGCCAGCCCTTGTACTCTTGCTGGAACTCGGTATTTTCATGCTTACCGTATTCCAGGTTGAGGTTGTTAAGCTGGATGTCGTAATCGGCATCTTCAGAGGCGAAGATCAGCGACAAACCCGAATCCGGCTCGACCATACGGACTACGCCGATACGCGGTGGAGCGACTTCAAAGTCAGGGCTGGTCACTTCAAGCCACCAATCCGGCACTGGTTGATCGTCGGTGAATTCATAGCGAGTCAGGTTCTCATCCATGATGATTACATCGACTGCTTCCGGCCAGAAGGTCAACAGTTCATCATTGGACTCGACGTACGCGACCACCTGCGCATACTCGCTGGTGAGTTCCATCATCCAGTACGGGTGGAAGAAAGGCCACGCGATGGGGCGGACATCCTGAATGTACTCGGGGTCGTTGAGGTAACGCTCAGGAACTGGCAGTTTGAAGGCGACCAGCATGAGACGCATGCCGGCAGGCACATCGACGTAGTGGGTCTGGCCCGTCTTCTGTTGTGGGGCCATGACATAAAGCGGATTACCGTCAACGTCACGGACGATATCTTGGGGAGTGGTACGACGGCTCATGGATGAAACTCCTTTTGATGAAATACAGAGATGGGTTACAGTAGTGACTCGGCATAAGGACAGCGGGATTGCTCCCGCTGTCAGTATGGTTTACAGAATCAGACCGGTGTCCGATACCTCGTCTTCATCCGCTGCGAAAGTTACCGCCTGCTGACGGGTCTTGCGCTGCATTTCCATTTCCTTCTTCAGGCCTTCCAGCTCAGTACGGATATCACCGAACGAGTGGTTCTCGATACCGAAGAACAGACTGGTGCTGGACTGGGCAATCGACGGCATGAAACCATCACAGCTGTAGGGCGCAAACACGCCTGGCTGCAGGTCGTCTTGGTCGCGCTTGAGGTACGCTACCGAGATCGGGTCCTTCAGTTTGGCTTCGAAACCCTTGATGGTGTCGTACACATGGATGCGCGCCAGCTGGGCCGGTACATCAGTGGACTGGTTGAAGAAGATGAAGCTCTTGATGTCGGCAGTGTCCAGGCCATGGTTACGGCGAGAGCACAGCATCGCCAAGGAGGCGATCATCAGGTGGGCTTCCTTGTCGATGGCCGAGCGCGGAACGTCCGGACGGTTCATGCCGAACTGGATCACGACCGGCTTGTTGACCGCACGACTGATCGCATCGAGGGTCTTCATGGTGCCGATGGTGTTTTCTGCAGTCTTGATCGACTCGTAAGACCCGGTGACCACGCCCACGGCCACATGACCGTCTTCGAGCAGCTGCTTGAGGATCAGCGGACCGGCAACCGAACCAGTGCCACCGGAGGCGGTGAAGATGACGATGTTCAGATCAGCTGGCTTGAACTTGCGCAGGATATCCGGAACCGCTTTGGCAATGGTCTTGTCATTGCTATTACGGATTTTGCCGGAACCATCGAGGTCGTTGAACAGCCAGGTCTTTTCGATGAGGCGATCATCGAGGTTCGAATCGGAGGTGTCGATGCAGGCCAGTTCGAAGTTGGCGATATCGGCACTGTGGCCTTCGTGGAAACTGAGGTACTCTTTACCGATGTTGATGCCTCCACCCCCGCACGCATATACCCTGATAGTGCCTACGGGACGGGTAGAAAGACCTTGACTCATGGTGTTACTCCTTACTGGGACTTTGGGTTGCGTTGATTTAGAACGGACATTTACATCTGGATAATGTATCATTGCAGAATATTCGATTGGGTTAGCCATCCAGATCGTATGTGCGGTTGTCTGATTTATTATTCACTTGCTCTATGAGCGTAACTCATCGACAGTTATCAGGTAGGAGAATTCATAATGGTAGATTTGGTCACTCGTGCGCTGGATTGCGTCAAATTCGAAATCCCACCGGAGGTGTTGCGTTATACCTTCTCGCCAACCCGTTACGATCCTTCTAAGCAAGGGTTGGTGCGTGATTACAGTACCGGTGTCAGCAACGATACCGTCATTCGTCGGCAGGTCATTGAAGCCCGTGTGCTGGTGGACATTAACCTCTGCTCTGGGGTTGAGGTCTTTATTCCACTGAACCATGTGGAATCGGAACGCATCGATAACTGGACGTATATCTACCGTATTCCTAAAGAGTTGACGCAAGGCCGCAGTATCACCGAGGTCTACGGTCTGAGCTACGGTCAAGGCCATACGTTAGGTAACGTTGGGGTGATCTCTGAAGACCGCTCTATGGCGCTGGAAGCAGCTGCGGGTTTGATGCAGTCCAATGCGGCATGGACTCAAGTTCAGACCTCTTACTGCACGCTGGTGGCAGACAACACTGTCATGGTCACCAACATGAACCGTGTGCCAGGAGTCGCCTTCCTGCGTTGCCTGGTCAGTCACGAACCTAACCTGAGTAACATTCCACTGGCCTACGCTGACAAGTTCAGTGAACTGGTGATTCTGGCTACCAAAGCGCACATCTACACCCGGACGATCATCCAACTGGATGAGGGTGCCATCCGCGGTGGTGCTTCGCTGGGCCGGATTCGTGAAGTGGTCGACTCATACGCCGATGCCAACCAGATGTACCGCGAGTTCCTGCGCGACCAGTGGCGTAAGGCCGGGGTAATGGCAAACCGCGATCAACATCGTCGCCTTATGCGCTATACTGTTGGGTCGAGGCGGTGAAAAATAACAAAAAATAAAGGACTAGAGAGGAGCCGGCCGGCTCCTCTCTATGCCGGACATCAAGCCACATTGCATTCAGTTTCCTTCCCTACCACATACAACCAAGCCGCAACAACCGGCAAGAAAAGACCTACAGCCAATAGCCAGAAGTGTTGTACATACACCAACAGTCCGTAGAGGACTGTAATCAGTACCCAGTTGATGATGGCCACGTGGTTAAAACGGAACAGGGTGTATTTTACAGCCCATCTGATCAGGCCGGCGAACTCGGTTATCCGCATGCCATAAAGCTTACGCATCAGGATATACCAGCCGACCAAGAGTATTGTCCCGTATATCGCAAGTGAGATGGCCAGTAGATCGGCCCAAAAAATGAGATTATCCATTGGGGGTGTTCATTCCATTGAGTTGTCGATAGAGGGTCTAATGACCCTCTATCGGTGATTGCCGTTATTCGGCAGTTTTCTTGGTGATCTTCAGGCTGAACTCACCGTCTTTACTCGATTTCTCGATGACGTAGTTCTTCTTGAAGTAGTCGGTCAAAGCGCACCCGACGACGACACCTAAAAATACTCGCAGCATGTGACTTACTCCTGTTCAGGGGTGGGGGTGGACGAAGCCTTTTCAGCTTCACGTTGTGCCTTCTTCTTGTCTGTGTAGACAGTCAAGGCGATACCGATTACAACACCGATGAGAAAGCGACCCATGGTTGAAACTCCTAAGTTATATTGCAGAGAGACGGATATTAAGCAGCTTGTTTAGCCTGCAGGTATCCGGTGTTTACGGTTTCGAAGATGAACGCCCACATGGCGGTTTCCGCCGGGTTGGCCTGTTTTAAGGCCTCTTCCACTTCCAAGTACATGGCCTGATACTCAGTATCATCTTCGATCTGCGGATAGATGACGCCGTCACGCAGGACACTTCCTGCCAACAGGACTTCGTCATTACCCTGCATAGCCTTGACCGCCTCGGCCAGGACATCCAGATCCAGCAGATCGTCGTTACGATACTGCTTGGTCAGAGTAGTCATTTCCTGGGTGCGGCTGATCGACAACTGGGAGACGGTGTAACGCTGGGCGAAGTCAACAGTGATCTGGATCAGAGCGGCTTCAATGGATTTGATAGTACGTGCAGTCATGGCAGTTCTCCTAAGAACAAGGGTATGGTAGGAAGATCATTCTTCCTACTCACTGGTACTATGTATCGTTGAAATATTTTCGAATCAGATTTCGAGCCGGTATAAGGGGAGGGCCGACGCCCTCCCCAGTATGTTGGCTTAGCCTTTGTTGAACCACTCCACGCCCGCGTAGTAGCTGTGGAACAGGTCACGCTTGACATCGACGATCGAATGGACTGAGCGATGCAGTTTATTCTCAACGACACCGCACAGGTCCTTGAAGGTCATCAGGGTCGCGCCGATGTAACGGATGTCATGACCGATGTCCCGTGCTGCTGGCTCTGCCATGCTCGGGGTGATCTGACACAGCCGCTCGTAGTCACGGATGTCCTTGATGAACAGGTTGAACAGAGCCTCTTGGGTCATCCGCAGTGTACGGTCACGCTCTACACTGACTTCCTTCAGGGTCTGTGTGACGAAAGCATCGCCCCACTGATCACGGATGAAGGTCATGAGTTTCGGGTATGCCTTGTCCACCTGCTGTTCCTGACGACTGGCCAGAAAACCGAGCGGGATGTACGCCAGCGCTTCTTTGGCCCAGTTGTGCTTGGTGGAGACCAGGTTGACGTACTGAACATACTCACGGATGGCTTGATTGAGGCTCATACTACTTATTCTCGCATGGTTAGGTGTGGTCGCCCGAAAAGGTAAAGGGCCGTGTCAAAGCATTCTACCCGAACGGTAAATAAAACCTCGCCCGCCAATCATTGTTCACCGAAACTCATGATCCCCATCACCACGGCCTGTGTACACGGTTAGGTGCTCAGTCAGATCGACCATACCGCCCTCGGTACTGACCTTGACCCTGCCTTCCTCAACGACCAGTACCGGAATCTCTTCCGAAGCATCCTCAGGTCGGCCCTTGTAGTAGTACAAGCTAGTTGGGATTCGCCCTGTGATGATATCGCGCTCAGGAATCATGCCATTGGTTCCAGCATCCTGTTCCTGAGATACTACTGGGTTATGACCCGGCATGAACAGGACATTACGTCCCGATTCAATAAACTGACCTGCAGCCTGCATGACGTTCTCATCCCAGTCGTTGACTATCAATCCCACGACAGGTGCCTTAGGTTCTCCGACAGGGGAGAGGATATCTTCTAACGATGCAAATAGATTCATGACCATTACCATTTAGTGAATTGGGTGTGCGCTCTAGGCTTATACGAAATGCGCTGGTTCCGACCGAGCGTCACGACATTGACTTCAGCGTACTCGATGACGCCATGCGATGGGTAGACCATCAAGTGAGGGACATTGGAGGCATACCGATGGCGACCTTCCTGAAAGTCCTGGCGTTGGCTTGCACGGATGAACGCTTCACGTGTTTTACCCTGGTTCAGTAGGATCTGCTTCTTGAAGTCTGGCCAGTCACGTCCCAATTCACCCCATTTACGTTGAAGGTCATTGATTTCCCGGATGTACTTCATCAGCAACACCGGATCATCGTCTACCCAGTTATGTTCCTTGACGAACTTATCCATGAATGCCGTTTTACGTTCGCTCTCCACCACCCGGTACAGCAGGTCGCGTTGCAACGTGTCGACATCCACGATGTATTCATACAGGCGGTTCCCCTTAAAACCAGACGGCATGATCAGGTCCATACAGAGTAGGTAAGAGGTCAGCTGGGATCGGATCGAAGAAGAACGAGATATGATCAACGTAAGGTCCTTCACTCAGGTATTGCTTAGCGCGTTCTTCTGAACGCTTCACCTCAGCGCCATCGGCCTTGCCTGATTTACGTCGGGTCTGTAGACTAGGGTAGAGTTCCCTTGCGTAATGATAGAGTTTCAATGAGCTGCTCATGGATAGAAAAGACCTTAGGTAAATAGATCGTGCTATAGGATTCCTGTCAGACAGCATAATAGCCAGCACTAGGCTGGTCTCTTAAAGTTTTTTCTTACAGGATTGTTGTTATGGTGTGATACGTTTATCTGACCCCTTATATTTAGTGAGGCTACGCCTCACAGAGAAGCTCGTGTTGTGCGTCTCTCCTCCGGTCATTCTTCCCTCCAGATAGCCACCCAAACACGGCAAGTCTATCCCTTCCTATCCTTTCTTCCCTCACTCCCCCAGATTAATTCCTCACTTCGTTCGTCATTAATCTTGCCCCCTCGCTCCCTTCTTTCCTTTCCTTCCCAGAGCAGGCGACAAGACTCGCATACTATACAGACTTCGGTTACAAAAAATAAAGACAGGCTACCAGCCCCGAAGGGCGGTAGCCATTTATGCCGTCAGTGTACAGAACCCAGACGCCAATCCATCTTGTAGATAAGACGGTGAACTTCTTCACCGTAATGGATCGACAAAGGGACAACCATGCTTACATTGGCCTGTCCAAACGACAGCTCGCCATGGACATGGCCGCCCGCTGCATAGACCTTATAACGAATACCGGCAGCTACCAGCGCCTTGTAGACATCCTCTCGCATCATTGAGATTTCATCAACGAACTGTTTAGCTGTGAGTGTATCGAAGTATTTTTCGTCATACCCAAACAACAGACTCGATATACTGCGGATCAAACTGCCTGCTTGACGACTGTGAGCGATTGCAACTTCCTCCGGCATGTCCTCAGGCTGCTCGTACTTCATGCATTCGGCAGCGATCGCCTTCATGGTATTGATACACTCGGAAGTGACTTCGAGGGCGATAGGGTTATTCATCATTGCGACTCCTAGGGCAAAAAAAGATCCTCACCCGGTTGGCCGTTAAACGGCTAGGGGGAGCCATGACCAACCAAGGGCATGGATGAGGATCTAAGAATTACTTAGACGGCTTTACCGCCCAGCTGAAAGGTGATGTAGAAGGTTGCTGCTTGCGGAATCACCGACTCAGGCTTGGACTCCTCATCTTTGAGTAAGCCAAAGCCTACCTCGTTGATGATGTCGAGCGTCCGCTTGTTGCGCAGATCCTTCATAGTAATGACCTCACCGAACCCTGCACGGATTTTGGTGACATTCAGACCGAGGGTAAGAAGCTCGCTGGCGCGGTCAAAATAGACTTCGACTCCGAACTTTTCCATGGTATCGAACTTCTGCTCCAGCGTGCCGGTTGCATGAGCATCTGCCAGCTCGGCATAGATCAGCTCATAGGCCGGATGAACCTTGGCTTTCTCACGCCATTCGGCCTGAGTGATACAACCATGGCTTTCATCGACCAGGCAGTTCAGACGACTGGTCAGTGTACCTTTCAGCTCAGGCAGCGGACGGATGGTGCTTTGACCGCGAATGACGCGAACCTTACTCAAGCCCAGCTGGGCATTTTCATCTTCAATCGCCATGAGGCGCTCCAAGCCACTGAGGTCAATGTCGTGAGAATTGAAGTCCATGTGATTAAGGGTGCACAGTTCGCTCGGATCGCTGAACAGGAAGTTACTGACCGGATGGTTTTCCAGGGTAGCTGCATGCGACATTTTGACTCTCCTAAGTAAAGTCAGGTTACAGGTTGGGGTTTATTCAGCTCTATCATGTATCATTGTAATTATTTCGATTCGATAAATAACCGGGACTGTGCGTATCGCTATGATACGTACACCCCCTACTGTCTCCAACAGGATATTACCTATGTCAGGCACAAACCCGACAGTGAAGTCCTTGTTCGATGCGGCGTGCAGCCATATCAGCATTGACCGTAACTTCATTCGCCGCCTGCAGACCTATCGCCAGAACTTTGCCAATAAGAACGACGACCATGTCGCATTCTTCGGCGGTCACCTGATGGGTGTGCAAGATGTACGCTTTACCAAGAGCGATCGTATCGAGTGGTTCACCTCGGTATTGGATATTGACGATGTCAGCCTGCAAGATGATCTCTTGCAGTTGAAGTCACTCGTCCCTGATCCGAAGAAAGTGCGCTATGTTTCCACGGATGTCATGAACCTATCGTGTCTGTGGTTGGTCCATGCGATCTACAACGCTAAGTTGACCGATAGTGAAAAGCATGCAGCCATGATCGATTCGTTGCTGGTGCTGCAATACAAGTTCATTACCTCGATTCTGTCGTACTGGTTCCCAAGCCGCGCCGACGAGGCTGTGGCAGTGGCCACCTACGCACGCCTGCCCAAGAAGTACAAACTCAAGGAATTGGGTAGTTGGGGCGCGCTCCTGCAATACCGTGCGGAAGCTTCTATCGATAAGCGCTCACCTCACTTTCTCAACAAGACCTTCCAAGACTTCGATGACGACTACGACATCATCTACATGGTCAATGACATTCAAGGGCGGATCAAGGGTTATCTGAGAAACATCCGTGACGAGTTTGAGATCGTGCGGCGCGATCCCACTGCGTTGATCAAGACCAATTCCAATACCACGGTCAATATGGACGGCGAAATTGTCGTCAAAGCTCGGAAGAACCAATACAGCACATACCGTCGCTATCTTGACGATGTCATGACTGATCGCAACAGTTTTATCATCAAGGAGCTGACTGAGATCGTGGCTGGCTGCATGCCGAAGCTCCCGTATCGCAACATGGTCGACTGTTTGGAATATATGGCCAAACATTCCTCCAAGCTCAAAGGCGATCCCAACGTCACCAAGCTGGCCGACCTGACCCTTGAGCACCTGTTTGATTTCATTGCCTCAAATCGCAACGCGATCAATGTCAAGGATCTTCCGACACTGCTGACCAAGTTGCGCAATCTGTATACCGCCTCTCGGGCCAACAATGACCTGTTGCTGCAAATGCGTGAGATCGGCGAAGAGGTAGTCCGTAAGGCTGTAAAAACCAAAAACACCGCATTGGTTGCGTCGATACGCACCGGCGCCATCCTTTACTTGGTGCTAAGAACAGTCACCATGAACCATTACAGGAAAGACTAAATGCCTCGTCCACGCAAGGTCCATACCGCAGATGATCCAGCCATCATTGAGGTTCGGGATATCTATACACCTTATCGCCTCACCCAATCCCGTTGGAACGAGGTGGCCCTCAAAGGCTGGTATAGCCCAACCGCACTGATGACCCATGAATACCGTCGCATGATCTCGCCGTATGCTCCCTATGAACTCGGCTGGTTAACTTTGAGCGGTCAGCAACTCGGGTCGCAGATGATCGATTTTCTCGATCTGGAGCTGGCAGCTTATAAAGTCTTCAAACGGACCGCATTCGATTGTGCCTATCGGCAACTGGATTGGGCACTGGCCTTTGCCTCACTGCCCACTGACGAACATGACCATGCGTTGGCTAACCGTCCTGTAAGCGCCGCAGAGCTTCTAGGGGAGCAGTCGTTCAAACTCCTAGGGTTGGTTAACCCCATGGGTTTTGTGAGCCCTAGCAGTCGTCATGGAGCGTTCTATCCGGTTATCAAGATGCCGGTGAACCCGGAACCTGAAACAGCGACCAGACCATTCATCATCGACTGTCATAAAGCGCAATCGCTGATCGAACGCGCCAATGCATTTGATCGTTTTGCCGATCAGATTGAGCAGGAATTCTACAGGGTGGAAGACAAGTTCAAGCAATTGACATCGGCTCGTAAGCTGCGTCTTAAACCATTCCTACACAAGACCAAGTACTTCGATCCGGAATTGATCTCCGATGCCAACATAGCCCTGGCAGGTGGCCTGTTCTACCGAGCACGATCACTGGCAGACTTCCTGCGTAAGATGGTCTACACCAACGTCATGTGATGCGGCATACAGGGAGGGCCAACGCCCTCCCTGTATGCTGTCTTACCGCACCACCAGTTCACCTCGATTACGTGAGTAGGTTCTACGCTGGCGCTGCACCATCCCAAAGTTAATCGGGCGATCCAATTCCAACTCCCTCCCTGGCCCAAGGTTCCGACCAATGATTGCGCGCCGTTCGCGGTTGCTTTCTTTGATCTGATCGATCGAACCCACAGCATCCATGTCAAACTCTTCACTGAGTTGAGACATCAACACGTCCAACTTATGCTGGAGTTTTATCCGTTCGTAAGTGCTGCGCTCAGCACCTAACTGTTCTGACAACTTGGCAATCTCATCCCTGATGCGCTGTTGTTGATCATATCGACGCTGCTCATCCCACGAAAGCTTGTGTTCAGCTTCATAGACCCGCCGCTTGACTTCGCTCAACGTGATACCATAGTGCTCAAGGTTTTTGCCGTATGTCAAGAACCAATGGCACAGTAGCCAGCTGATGACATGGTCGTCATGACCTGAGGCATCGTGGTCAATCCGATTATTCCGCTCAACCAACCGAGACAGTTCACTTTGAAGCTTCGAATCCCGCACCAGACTGCCTGACTTCTTGGCAGCCTCTTGTAGCACAGGACCGTAGATGATCTGACGCAGATCGCTATTGGTTGGGAACCCGAAGAACTTTCGATAAGACCGATAATTGTCTCGATCACCGATGTATTCTTGGAAGCGTTTACGATCCTGCGGCGACTCATCTTTGGCATCGACCAATGTCGAGTAGATACGTTTGGCTGGGTCGATTTTGTACGTCGGCAACGTGAGTAGCATGGTATCGAGAATACCGATCCAGGTGGACTTCGATTCTGGTACCAGCGTCAGTTTAGGGAAGCGCACCATGATCTTGATCAGCCACATGGCAAACACTGTCAGGTTCGAGTCATTTACTGTCCATGCGCCGACCACCTCAAGGGTACTGGTGTCGATGATCACTCCAGTGATGTTGTCTCGTCCCACCGCGTTTGAGGTATCCATACCCATGATCACTTCACGGTTAGGCAGCCCGGCCTGGACCTCAGCTTCTGAGACATACCAGCGAATCGAGTAATGATCCTGCTTATCGATTTCCAAATAAGCCGGTTTGACCACACTGGCATGGATCTTCCGCAGGGTGTCTTTAGACAATGGGTTTCGGGCGTTACCCGATGTCCATTCGTTCATGTAGTCACGGCGGACTTCATCACCGGTCTGACGCGATTCGGCGATCTTGGTCCGCAGCCACGCATCGGTCTTACCCAGTTGCTTATGGTTGAACGTACCGTTGATCAAGATCGCTTCTTTGTTGCGGCATTGCTTACGCACCACTTCATAAAGCTCTGCCTGATCAGCACAGTCATAGAACTTATCGTTCCACTCCGCCCCACCTGTCATGAGGTCGTAGGCATACGCGCCTTCTGGCGTGTCCAATTCCCCAGCGGTTGTGGTAAAGATGTTACCGTAAGGCAGACCGTTTCGAGCCGCTTCTTCACGGGCCGCACCACCACCTGCCAGCATAACACCGAGCGAGATGTGTACGTTCTTCAGGAACGCGATTTCGTCAGTGTGGCTGTGTGGGGTGGTCAGACCACGACCCAGGTTACGGGCAGCTTCTTCGTCCTTTTGCGGGATGTACACCACCATCCGATTGCCTTGGGAGTAGTTGGTGAACTCCTTCTGGTTATCGGTGTCTTTCTTGGTGATATTGACCAAGTACTTGGGTAGCAGACCCCGTAGTTTCTTCAGACGGGCGATGTGTTCTTTAAACAAGTCACCCTTAGTGAACAGGTTGGAACGCGAGTTACGGGCGCCAAAGACCTGATACCAGACCGAGATACCATCGGAGTTTAGCGACTTACCGGTCTGACGAATCTGGACCAGAAAATAATCGATGTGGTTCAAGAAACTCCACCACAGCGAGATGTTACCCCGGTTCGCCTGCAGCTGCATGGGTGTATCACCGGCAGCCGGAGGTACACGCATGACTTCACGAATAAAGTACCACGGGTTAAACGTGCACTCGATCTTGATCTTAAGTTTAAGTTCGTCCGAGAGCATGGGGTCAAATGGATCGACACCCTGCAAGTCAGGCTGCATCAGTGCCAATGGGAACAGATGATTCTGCACCCCCATGTGTTTTAGCAAGGCGGAAAATTCCAAGAATGAGGTATTCTTGGTTTTGGTGTCCCAGATAGCAGTTGGGTAATTATCCCAGTCCTTCTGGAAGAGAATTGTTTGCATGACGCCTCCAAATACCTAGGTCTGTCGAGGAATATCCTCGACAGACCCAAGTACGTGAATCAGTTGCTCTGCTCGACAGCCAGGCCGGTCACACCCAGTTGAAGCTGAGCGTTTGCGGTCTCCCGAATCCAACGGATGTAGATGGTCTCACCTACATTGACGTCGTTGAAGATGGGGAATTCCTGTTTCCACTGAGACAGTGCGAACGTATATTCGCGAGTCTTGGTGTGGATGATGAAATGAGTCGGCTCAGGAGCCTGGACTTCACTGGTGTCATCGAACAGATGGTTGAGGGGATAGTACAGCTTATTGAGCCAATCACCTACGTCAGCAGCCCCTACATCCAGTTTCAGACCGGAGAGGTTGGTGTTGATGAAACGGTTCTTGGCCACGACGCCTGCACCGAAGAATTTAGCTTGTGCCGGGTCACACTTGACCTGCCACTTATCGCCATTCTCGTTACCGGCTTTGTTCAGGGCGATTTCAGCCGCCTGAGTGAAACGGTGTGCACTGAAGATAGGATCGACGTTGCTCAGCAACACGCCAAACTTCAGACGCTGACGGGACACAAAGTCCGATCCGTCGAAGGCCACTTCATTGTCTGGAATCTCCACCACCGAGCGAGGCACTCGATAATAGACATCCCGATCGATGTTGAAGAGCCAGAAATCCAGGTCGTAGCGACCCGCTGGAGAGTTCCAGGTCGGGAAGGCGTACAGACGCACACTATAAGCATGGTCTGCCGCGACGGCCTTGATGGTAAAGGCTTCGGTGATATAACCGTTTTCGGTGATACCATGCTCAAGCGAATACTCATCTTCACTCAGTCGGTAGCTCAGGGTGAGCTTGTGGGGATGTGACTGAATGGTCGGCGAATACCAGCGCAGGCCGTGCAGGCTCATCTTGCCGGTACCGTCCATGACGATGGGTACTTCCATCTCTTCACCGGTGTTATAACGCACGACCCCAATCAGGGTGATGGTACGCACATCGATGTTGATTGGCACGATCAGCTGACTCGGATCAGCATCAGATACATACGGGCTCTTGATCCCGATGCTGCGGATTTGCTTGCGACCAGCGGCAGTGCGACGCACCAGCGAGGTGTTTTCCACCAACATGGTCGAGTGACTGAGTTTGTGACCAACGGCATTATACAGCACAACCGTGACCACCTCACCATTGTTCAACCGGCGATTGGTGTTGCCTGCTTTAGGCGCCCAGATCGCGAAGTTGTTGATGTTGTCGTTGCCGACATGCTCAAGCGGAATGTTCTCGCCAATGAACTCACCCGACGGACTGTAATACGCACTGACCACGATACCGTTGTCAGTAATGTCCGTACCCAAGAACACCTTGTAGTGATCGGCATCGGAACGATACAGGTGCAGACGCCCGTCAATCTGCATCGAGAACGGCATTTGCCGAGTGTCGATATACACCCGCCAGCTTTCGCTCTGCATGCCACTGCCTACGCCAAGCAGCTGGTCGATGACGACATTGTTTTGCGTCACGGCCGGCAGCGTCCAAGGAATGTACTGGCACAGCCCTGTGGTGATGTCGATGGTGGTCACCAGATACCAACCGGAGGTCAGGTCGAGGATCAGGTCATTGACGTTCGGGCAATGCAAACCAGTGCCTGGCTTGCCGGTGAAGATCTGGTTCATGAACCAGATGCGTTGTTCGCGATCCAGATCGACAATGCCAATCTGGGGGATATCGGAAACTGTACTCATTTATTCAATCACGGGGGCGGTTACCCCCGTGCTCCTGAGGCAATTAAATGGGCAGGTGGTCGATGATGATGGAATGGGTGATATCGATCTTGTCGTTGAGCATGACTCGAATGACGCGCGCGATAAAGTTGTACTGGTAAATGGTCAGTGCATACGGGGTGTTGCGCTCATGAGCATCAATCAGCACGTACCGCTCATCCAGCCCCATCATGGTAGGCTCGTATTTGAGCAGCCAGAGGTAGGGTTCGCACCATTTGCGCACATCGACATCGCTGTAGTATTCCTGCAGCGGTGTTTGATCGAAATAGCCGTTGATGAGATCATGCATGATCTTGCCAACAAACGGACTATACAAGGCATGCCGACGTGGGATCAGGTTAACATCCTGGGCAGGGATCTCACCCAACCTATCGGTCATGTAGTCTTCGATCTGCAGGTCGGTCGCCTCGGCCTTATTGCGCAGACTGTAGGCATCTTCATGCGTTACACCGCGCAAGGGAATCAGCGGTTCAGTGACTTGGTAGGGTGCGCCATTGCGTACGTTCGGTAGCAGAACCTCAGGACGGTCTTCCGCCCAATTGAGTTCATTGCGACAGAACACACGCCCATCGGCAATCACCCGGATGACTTTGTCATCGCGCAGGTTCCAGCGATTGTTGCGACTGAGCAGACCATTTTCCACAAACCCGTATTCGGCTTCCTTGACACGGGACATGTCTGGGTTGCAGAAGCCGGTCGCCCGGATGGTGACGATGTTGCGGGTCCCTGCCTGGTTGCGCCACTGCTTATTGATGATGCAGATCTCTTTATCGACCTGTACCCAATCGAGTTTCTCAACCAGCGGGTGACCATTTAGCCAAATTTCCAACAGGCCGCTGGGTATCTCCACCAGTCCGTTGTACAGTACGCCGTCGATCCGCAGTTCCTTGACGTTAAGGCTGAAACGCAGCAGCTTATCGTCGTAGTCCAGTTCCAGGTTGTACGTCAGGAAGGTGTCATCCAACTTAATAGCTGTGTAGTGACTGATCGGATTGACCTTCCACATCACCATGCCATCGACCAGGTCGTAATAGTCGGCATTGTCGGTTACATCCTGCCAATCACCGGTGGGTTTGCCTGCCTGGATGGGACAGACGTAACAACGGTAATTGAGACTAGGTGGCGGTGCATAATTGCGTGCATAGACGGTCGACTGCACCTCTCCGCCCCGGCCGACGATCCCCTCAATATACCGGCACTCAGCGGTGCGTGGGATGTACCACTGCGAATTAACGTTGAGGTGCCATCCGAGTAGGTGGCCTTGTGCATCATATTCGTAGATGGTGGATTCGCCCCGAAGACCGAAGGGCAATTCGACCCACGCCTTAGCTTGTTCGACCAACTGTGGAGTGTCAGCCACGATACGGGTGATGGCGTTATACCCGTAAGCGGACTCTACCATCTGCCGGGTGATGGTCCCAGCTTTGGCCCGCATCAGTGCGGTGTAAGCCGATTTCTCCAGCTCTTCGATCCGCCAGACATCGACCACTGCTTCAGAACCCATGATCGCCGCGTAAAAATCCTCGCGTTCGAACTTATACAGTTCTTTAAGATGATGGGCGTCGTCCGTCAGTGCCTTATCCATACCCGAACGCCGCTGTACAAGCTGCAACGTCAGCTGGTTATTGGTTGCCCAATTTGGATTCATCGAGCAGAACTGGTCGATCGACGCCACCGGCACCGAATAGTCCTGATGGGTTACCATCCGGAGCGAATCTTCCTGGTTCTTGTGAAAATACACCCCTTTTTGAATGAAGGGGGTGTGCTTGTACATGAGGAAGATATCTTGATCATCGCGGTAACGGATCAACTGGTCAAGTGACCGCGGCGGGTGCAGGAGATACTTCTGTTTCTGATCCAATTCGGAAAGAAACACCGGCAGATCCTTGACCTCAAATTCCACCACCCGCTCAACCGAACTGTCCCGGACCAGCTCTACTCGATCGTTTCGAACGACCGTCGCGGTGGTGATATCATTAACGCGCCAACCGTTGACATAGCAGAACACATACCCGGAGCGCTCCTGCATTTGCCGCAATGCAAAAGTCAGGGCATTGATCTGCGACGTGTTTGCAGGTACCGAGTAAAGATATTCGACACCCTCATGAATGTCCTGCTGCTCCTCACGGTTGAAGAACTCATTGCTGTAGAAGCGGAAGTACAGGTCTTCTTCACCAAATCCTCCAATAGAAGGCAGGTGTTCCACCGCGACCACGATATTGCCATCCTCGGTCATGAGGAAGTATGCCAGTTGCCGGGGAATCATCATGCCGCGTTCGCTGTAGATGTCGATCAGCATGTTGGTGTCGACCATCTGACTGCTGGCGCTGGTCCAGACATTCTTCTTCAGCTCCAGACCCAGATTGCTCTGAGCGATGTTGCCAAACTGGAACACGTGATACCGAATGCCGGGTTGTGGCAGGTTGAACGTGTTCCACAGGACAGGGATACTTCCACGAGCCCCGACTTTAGGGCTGATGCGTGCAGGTAGCAGGATGTGCTGCCGGTCTTGCTCTGGCGCACACCAGACATGCTGGTACGCATGGTTGATCAAAAAATCATCGGAGGTCATGAAATCACCTATTGATTAACGGGTTTTGCCTTTAGCCATGCCCGCCAGTACTTCCATCGAGCGGATGAATTCATCGCCCGTCCGACCTACGCTCAGGCGTTCAACCAACTTACCCAGATGGGTCTTGCGCCACACCTTGGCATTACAGGCTGCTTCCACCAGGGCCAGGAATGCCGGCGGATATTCGAGGGCTACGGTCGAGATTTCCTGCGCACCATAGCCAAACCAAGAACGGCCCAAGGCCATGACCAGGAAGCCGACATTGATCTGACTGACGCGGGTGTTGTGCGCAAAGTACGCCTGTACGCCTTTGACGTAGTCGTCGAGCAGGTTCATATACGGTAGCTGGCCAACGATACCTTCGATGAGATGCAACGGGTGACGAGTCCAGCGCTGAATCAGCTTCATCAGCTTGGCTTTGCCTTGTTCGCTCAGGCATTCTTCGGCGGTGAAGAACTGCTGCGCGTAGTAGAGTCCAGTAATGATCTGAAGCTCTCTTGCCACTTCAAGGTCAAGACCCAGCTTGGAGGCGATCGAATGACTGACCCAGGAGATGTAAACCTGCGCGGCCAGATCACCAACACGCAAGAAGTCCTCACGCATTTGGGGTTGTTTAACCCAAAGTGCAGTCAGGTCACCGATCCGACAGAAGAAGTCAGATTGCATCTGGTTGACGACGACGAAACCTGCATCATTGCGGTTATCCCGGCGCATGAAGGATCGACCGTCCATGAACACAGCACCCCAGTCACTCAGACGGCGATCGGCGTATTCAACATGGGTGATAGGCATCACGAAGGCAGGTACTTTCTCGGCGATCGGAGTGACCATCATCACCGATTCACTTTCTGCAATCAGTCCACCCAGAGCTTTGGCGATCGCCAGTTCACTGACGATTTGAGCGATCGGATGGCGACGCAGCACTGTGGAATTCCAAGGACTGTCAATCATTTCTTGTAACCTCTGTCAATGCACCTAGTAAAAAAATACAAAATAGTATGTGGTGGTGGTATCGATCACATCGAGTACCGAATCCTACGTAAATGTAGGCAAGGGCCATACCATTCGTAACTTCACGCGCGAAGTTGATTTATTTCCCATGGGAGACATTATAATGTCGTCTGTATCGATGGCTTCGTCTTTGCCGAGAACGGAAGTTCTTGGTTTCAAAGATGTGAGCGGCCAGGGCCAACCGCTGGAGATCGTCAATCTGCCGATTTTCCTGCCGTTCGCTCCTCTGTTCACCTCTTGGGGTCCTTCGGACACCGCCAACCTGGTAAGCGGCGATGGCTTCAGCACTATCTACGGTGCCGAGACTTTCAAAGCCGGCTCGAAGTTCCTGAGCCACCAAGCTGCCATGCTTCAGAAAGTTCTTCAGACCGGTGCCATGGGTCTGGTCCGTCGTATGAAGCCTGCTGGCGCCAAGACCGCCACCCTGCGCATCTGGGCAGACGTCGTGGCTGACAAGATTGACCAGTACGAGCGTAACGTCGACGGTAGCTACAAGCGTACCAATGGCGAACTCGTCCCGACTGGCGAACAAGTCGATGGTTACCGTGTACGGTTCCACATCGACGAGCCGGGTGAAGCCGGCCTGCGTCAAGGCAGCCCGACCACTGGCACCCTGGTGTCGGCAGACGGCCAACCTTCGACCATGTATCCACTGATCGACCTGGAAGCCCGTTTCTTCGGCGAGAAAGGCTCGAACTTCGGTATCCGTCTGGTTGCCCCGAGCACCAACTCCAGCACCCCGGCCAACGCCGAGCTGGTCGAAAGCCAAGGCGCTTTCCTGTACCGTCTGTCCATTCTGGAGCGTGCCAACCAGAACAGCACTGGTCAGCCGCTGATGACCATGAATGGCGAGCCGTTCGTGGAGTTCAGCCTCAAGAGTGGTGTGGTCGATGCAAAGACCAACATCAACTACTCGTACGACAAGCGTATCCTCAAAGCGTTCGAGGACAACGATCCGGAAGTGTTCTCCGGTTATGGCCCGCTCAAGACGTTCCACGTCTACAGCAAGAACCTCGACGAAGTCCTGAAGAAGTTGCTCGTGACTGAAGCCGACTACGGCCTGATCAGCACCGACGTAACTCCTGAGCAGTCGATCAACCTGTTCGGTGGTGCCGACATCAATGGTGTTCCGTACTACTCTATCAAGGTCGAAGGTCCGGCTGCTGGCGGCGTTCTGTTCGGCGACTCGGCCACCCATTGGCTGCTCGGCGGTGCTGACGGCGACGTCACCCCGCAAACGTACGACCAAGCAGTGCGTGACGAGCTGAACGTATTTGGCGAAGGCGAAATCCCTTACGCTGACCGCGCTAGCTACCCGATGTCTGCGTTCATCGATACCGGCTTCAGCATGGAAACCAAGTTGCTGATGGCCAACATCATGAGCGTCCGTCCGGATGCCTGGGTCCTGGCGTCTACTCAAGACGTCCTGGAGCCGCTGAACACCCCAGAAGAAGATTCGAGCATCGGTGCATCGCTGCGCAATGCCCTGGCCCTGGTGCCGGAATCGGAATTCTACAACACTGGCGCGTGCCGTGCCGTGGTGATGAAGCATGCCGGTGAATACCTCGACTCCGAGTACTCCGGTATCCTGCCGTTCACCGTGGACTTCGCCGTTAAGGTGGCTGCCTATATGGGTGGCGAGAAGATGCGTTCGGGCTATGCTCCGGACAACGGTTCCTACCGTGTGGTGTCGCGTTTCATCAATCACAACGCCAAGTTCCGTCACGTCAAGCCGCGCAACACCGACTGGCAGGCGGGCATCAGCTCGGCCGAGCCATTCGACCATCGCGGTTCGGTGTTCTTCCCCGGCATCCAAACCGTCTACCACGACAACACGTCGGTCCTCAACTCGTTCTTCCCGATGGCGATCTGCTGCCACCTCAACCGCCTCGGCGAGTTGGCCTGGCGCATGTTCACTGGCGACAGCCGTCTGACGGCTGGCGAGTACGCCGTGAACGTCGACCGCTTCCTGGAAGCGCAGGTCAAGGATCGTTACGACGGTCGTGCTGACATCACCCCGAGTTCCTACTATACCCCGGCTGACACCCAGCGCGGCTATAGCTGGCACACGGACATCGAAGGCTTGTTCGACGGCATGAAGACAGTTGGCGTGCTGACTGTTGTGGCTGGTCGTCGTCCTGGTCAGGAGACTGAATAATGGGCGTCCGTCATCGCGACACTCTCCTGGGCAATGGCCTGGGGTACGGCGAGTTCAACAACTCGCCGATGGTAAACCTGGCGATTGGTGGGCAGAACGCCTACCAGTCTGACCTGCGTTACTTCCATGCCAACACCGACTACGTCCGTCGCAACCTGGTCATCAAGGTGTTGCAAGCTCCTCGTGGCTTCCAGCTGCTGGACAACCCGGACAGCTACTACAAGGCTCTCAAGGGCATTGTGGAAATGCACGCTCAGACCTGGGACGGCTTCAACCGCACCCTGCAAGTCAACAGCGTCGAAGCCCCGGTCTCTGGCGCGGGTGAAGTACAGCACACCCCGAGCAACGTGACGCGCACGCGTTCCGATCCGTCGATGACCATCCGTGAAAAGTACGGCCGTCCAGTCCAGCGTTTCCTGGAAGCCTGGATCACCGAGCTGATCATGGACCCGGATTCGAAGGTGCCAGGTATCGCCACGCGCATCAACGCGCCGACCGACCTGCTGCCGGACATGTACTCCATGTCCATCATCGCCTTCGAGCCGGACCCGACCTTCACCAAGGTCAACTCGGCGTGGCTGATGACCAACATGTACCCGACCACAGCCGGTGATTTCACTGGTCGTCGGGACAAGACCGCAGACGGCGAAGAGCTGGTACTGTCGGTACCGTGGACGGGCATGCAGCAAGTGGGCATCGCCGTTGATCGTTTCGCTCAGCAACTGCTGGACGCCATGCCGAAGACGGGCACCAGCCCGAACCTGAAGCCGGCGTTCATGACGGGTGTTGAAGAAGACGTCAAGAAGCATGCCGTTGGTTTCACCGAGCAGGTCGCGGAGTTCAACCGCACTTTCATCAAGCTCTAAGCCTGACGAAAGAAAAAAAGAACAGCTAGGAGGGAGCCCAATGGGCTCCCTCCTATGCCGTCTGTCAGTATTTCAGGACGATAGGACGCAACGCATCGCCTGGGACACGAATGTCTCCAAGCTCTTCGATCTTATCATCACGGTGATCGAAGATTGTATAACGTGCTGAAGTCAGGCGACTTTCACGCTCACGCCGACAAGAATCTGCCAGACGAACGATGAACACATCGTCATAATCATCATAATCGCTGATGACGTACGTGCCTCCCATCCCTTCTACTTTGACGAATTGATTCATCTGTGGAATCCACTCGCGGTTTAACGCCGTCGGTTCTGGTTTACGTTCCTCCTCACTGATGCGTTGTGTTTCCCGTACACCCGCTCCAAAAGGTCGGTGAGCATTATGCCCACCTCGGAATCGCGCGCCAAGATCTGCGATTCCAGCTTTCTTGTCGGACACATCCTTGGTAGGATTGTCGTCGTTCTCCGTTTGGGGTTTCATCTGAATGTTCAGCTTGATCAGCTCGTCGGTAATCCCGTCTTTGTTGATCTGTTCAAACGAGTCATTGTTCAGTACGTAATACTCGGTCGTACTGTGGTCGTTGAGACGCAAGAACATCTCGTCCATCTGTTTATCAACACCCAAGGTTACACTGGTCATTGCCCCTTTGCCACGAGTGACAAAGACTTTCTTTAACGCCTCCCAGACTCGCCCATGATTAAACGAAATGAGATATTCCAGCACGGGCGCATCGTCACACAAGGTATCCAACTGCATTCCGTTTGCCAGCGGAACCGTTTTCACGGAACGGGAGGTTGGAACATCGTCAATTGAGTTGCCAGAAAATGCATTCCCAACGATACGATCGCTGTCCAGCAGTCGTTTGGCAAGGTCCCCGCGTTGCGGGATAGGGGTATCGGCTTTCTGACTCCGGGTGATGAGCGCCAGCACCTGACCAGTCCCGTACACCCGAGGATCGTCAAGTTCGACGATGTGATCGCCGTAGCTTAGAGCCAGAAAGACAATGGATTTAGAATTTTGTTCATCGGGGATGAACTCGATCCATTTCTTATTACGGAACCCTACCATGATCCGGAAGAATGCCGTTTCAGGGAATTTCACCTGGACATTGTTACGGTCGGTGTAGCCATCCTGCGTGTTCAACTTATCGATGAATGACACGATCAGACCGGTCTTGGGGATGGCGCGCAGGCTTTCGGTTTTAACATGTACTTGCATGGGGACTTCCTTTTCCTTAACAGTTGGTGTTTTTGGAATACTTGTGATCTGACGCGTGAAGCGCATGATACACTTGTAGTTTACTTTATGTTCGGGGACGTACTGCGTCAGATACTTGCCGACATCATCACGCTCTATGCGCAGGAAGGTGTATTCCCCGCCACGCCGCAATGCGACGAACCGCTGACCACGATACCCTTCAAGAATTTCGAATACCTCACTGGATTTGAAAGGTATCTCTTTGTCATCAAGGTCGGTGTACTCTTCAACCTTATCGAGCAGGTTGTAGATCTGACGCATTTCGCCCCACTTAGGAAGTTCTTTCAGGGCGTAAGTGATGTCCAGCTTAACATTAGTCAGTTTCTTCACGGTGTAGCTCCTTAGCTTATGGTGGGTATTCAGGACTATCATGTATCGTTGAAATAAATTGGAATTGGGACAAAAGAAATAAAGACAGGGGCCAATTGGCCCCTGTCTATCAATCACGATTGTAGTTGGTGCGCACATGACCCAATACGATCCAGCCCTTAGTGCAATGGACCATCAGATGGTTCGTCGAGAAACCACGACGTACAGCCCGACCATACAGGGTGTATGTTGGCTGTCTGTCTGCTTGGCGAACCACATCTACTTCGAACCCTGGGGATTCAACCAGTTCACGCAGTGCCTTTAAGCTCTCTAAGCGCTCCATAGCGCGTAGATCAATGAAGTGCGAGGCGATGTATGGCGGGACGTTCAGATCGTCCTCTATCGCGCGTATAGCGCCTTCCAAGGCGACATGGTGATAGGTGTTGTCGAAGTCAAGGTCGACTGGGATGTAATCATCAATGACTAACATGATGCTCCTGCGCCTGAGTGCAGTCGATCACGGTAAACCGCGACCGCTTGCGCTGATATTCTTCTTGTGCTTCTCGATGTTTACGGGCATCCTCAGCCAACTCTTCTTCAAGGCTATCGAGCCGGGCTAAAACGTTAATCACCTGTCCCAGGTCCTCGATGGGTTGATAGATGGCATCGAGGTCATCGTTCATGCGTACGTTAAGGCGATTGTCCTTTACAGCCACGTCAAGAACGAAGTGGTCAAGCTCACCGTCCAGGTCCCAGAAGCTGACCCGGATGCTGTAATCGAATTCTGAATTGAGTGCAGGCATGAACCGTAGACGGGTCTCATCGTCTCCGATCGTTTCCCCGATTGGTTCATCCATTTCATTGTACAGGGTGATCCGTTCGCGGTAGCGCCATTCATGACCGCCTGTCACCGCTATATCGATCTTCTCCTGAATAGATGCCAAGGCACCCATGAGTGCCGCTTCCATGATCGACAATTTCATACCCACCTCATGAAGTCCCGCCCGAAGGCGGGACATTTACCGTCAGCTGCTGTGAAGACGAATCACCTGAAACTTACGGCGCTTGACTGGCGCTTGTTTCGGGGTACGCTTACTGCCTTCGCTCGTGGTGTTGCCACTCGACTTCTTCGCAGCCGGCGCTGGCGCTTTAGTTGCTGCGCGCTGCGGCTGCAAACCAACCGAATGTGCCACCTCGGCAAGGGTCATACGTTTAGGGCGGTTTTCACGCGGGGTGTGAATGCGCTCACTGATGTAGAACCCCATGCCGCAGCTCTTCAGCTGAACCAGGTACGCTTTCTGCAGCTTGTCGAAAGCGGAGGTGATACCCAGCTCCTCGGTCAGATCACCGCCCAGCTTGATGGCGTCGAGCAGTACTGGCTTGTGCTTACGGACAAGGTCGTCGACCCGAGTCTGGACGCTTTCGGGCAGGGCAATGCCATAGAAGAAATTGTCCTTGGCTTTGCTGGACGGGTTAGGCGACATGCCTTCTTTGGCCCGTGTCCGAATGTCTGCCATGTGCAGGATATCATCGGTCATGATCAGGCGGAAGTAATAGCCACCGGCAAGCAGGGCTTCGCCGATAGCAGAGAGTTCGTTGCGCAAGTTCACCTGCGCCTCGGTGAGATCGGGACAGGCATTGGTTTGGGGTTCGACGAACGCGTTCATGGATGACTCCTGTTGTATATGCTTGAGTGAGAGCATGCGCTGGCCATGCATCACATGATGAAACAGAGCAGTTCTATTTTCCTGGCTTAGAAAAAAGAAACAGCATAAACAGCCAGTCACTTCGGTGACTGGCTGTAGGCACGCTTCTTACTTGGCGAAGGAAGCAGCGAAGGTCTCGGTGACGTGGGTCAGCACGCGCTTGAGATCACCACGCTTGGCAGCGGCGCCGCTGTCCAGACGTACGGAAACGTTGCCGTACTTCGGCTTTTCTTCGGTGGCACCCGGTGCACGAACCATGACCTTGCGATCGACCGACGCACGGATGGTGTTGCTGCCGAATTCCACGGACAGGGAAGTGCGCTCCAGGTCCGGCTTTTCCTTCATGCGGCTGTGGGTGGCATTGCCCAGGCCGAGAGCAGTGGCGCCGGCGAGAGTGGCTTCGGTGTTCTGTACCAGCTTGACGGTGTCAAGGGTCAGTTCCTCGCTGCCGCTGGCCAGGGCCAGGTTGTCCTTGACGAAGGTTTCAGGCAGTACGGCAGCACCGTCGTCGTCGAAGGAGATGGCTTCTTCTACCTTCGCGGCCAGGTTCTTGATCTGCTCGGAAACTTTGTTCAGTGCTTCGGACATCGTAGATACTCCATTTGGGTTTTCGTTGGTCAACACGTGTTAACGCACATCAGAGGCGTCGAGAGTTTTTATTTACAATCGACTTCCGATATTCACGTTGATAATGTAGCAGTTCAAAAAGCTTGAATTGAATCGCCGAGAACAAAAAAAGAAAAGGACCCGAAGGCCCTTTTCTCGTTGGGTTACTTGGCAATGCCAAGGACCACGCCATCAGTCTGACCATCGAGCTTGACCACCGCCTCTTGCGCGGCATTATGGGCCTCGTTGATCGGTGGGACTTCGCTGATGTGACGCTTACCCTCAGCAAGCGATTGCTGGGCAGCCGCCTTCTTGGCCTTGCTACGCTTGCGCAGCCAGAAGGCACCACCGCCAATGGCCAGCGTGCCGGCAGCAGCACCAGCGGCGACCACAGGATTTTCAGAGATGGCTTCCAGAACGGTGCCAGCGGTTTCTTTCACGATTTCGATCAGGGACATGAGTGTATCTCCAGGTAGTTCAGATTTAGTGAGTGATGCGAGTGGCGCCGCGCAGGGCGGCTTTCTTACGGGCGTCAGCCTTGCTACCGAAATAGCAAGCAACCAACGTGAGGGTAAACAGCGCCGCCATTACGATGGCGTCAGACAGTGGATTGTATTCCATCATTTGTTCTCCGCTTTATCGTTAAGGCGAGCTTTGAGAGCTTCGTTTTCGGCACGCAGGTGACGGCGCTCGTCAGCACGAGCTTTCAACCACCAGCCAAGACCGACACCAATACCTACTGCAATGAGCTTGTCCATGTTCGTCTCCTTAGACGGGGTTAGTAGACAGGTTACATCTAAGAACCCACTCAAGTGAATGGACTCTTAGATGGGGGCTTGTGAAAGCCCCTCGAGGTTAACGGTAGAATGCCCGCACTTCGTTGGCCACCTCGGCCACTAGCACCACTGGCAACACCACGAAAAACTCCATGAGTGCACCTTCATCTTTGATCGCATTGATCGCCTGAAGGAACTCATCATCACTGCATGGCAACAGCACGCCATTCTCAACGCGCCCACTGATAGTCTTGGGCGTGAAGAAGCTAACGATCTGATCAGCCACTTCGTAGTCATCAGCGGTCAAGGCTGCTTCACTGAAACCACTTTCTTCCCTGATACGCTCGGTGATCGCATTCATTTGCGCCAGCGCCTCTTTACTGAAGACCACGTATTCACCGCCTTCTTCTTTGTTGACGAAGACTTTGGTCAATTTGGCTTTCAGGCTTTCACGGGTAATGTCAGACATCTGTGTTCTCCAAGAACAAGGTAAGACAGGTAGATCATTCTACCTATTCACCTCTACTATGTATCGTTGAAATATTTTCGAATCGAATTGACAGACAGCATAGACGGAGGGCAGTTGCCCTCCGTCTATGCTTGTTACCTATCGTTTCACCGCACCAGTCATCTTCTTCGCAATGCTGGTACTGTTGTTCACCATATCGCGGATCAACCCGAAACCGTGCATGTTAAGCGACCAATGCAGCTTCTCAGCGCTGCTGTAGATCGCCTTGATGGAATTCAGGGCAGTCTTGCCTTCACGATCAAGACCGGCTCCCAAACGATCCAGCTCGACCTTGAGCTGATCACGACCTGTAAACATGCGTTCAAACTGATTTGGCAGGCCTCGTCGAATGGCGGCGGTTCGACGACCAAGTTCAGAGGTCTTCTTGAACGAGTCGATCACTTCGGAATATTTGATCTGGTGTTTGATCTGACCGCCGGCCTTGTGATTGTTCATAGCGGTTGTGGTCGCAAAAGCCGACGTAACACCGATGATCAAGGCTGCACCGACAACGGCGCCGGCGGCGGTAGCCGCTCCTCCGGCAACACCGTAGGTCAACAGCCACGCTGGAAAGCGCAACATAGCCGATGCTTTCACGCCATGCTTAAGACGACCAAGGTGGTTACGTACATACTTACCGACCGTGTCCCAGTTACCGATGTCAGCCCCAGTCTGGTTTGGATTGGATGACAGGTTGAACTGCGCGTGCACATTACCCAGCAAGTAATCATCGTCCAATTTCTGACGAGCGTGAGCAGATGGGTTAGGTAAGCTCGACACCTTCTTCAGCAGCGCTAGGGCATCTTCGGTACTTTCTACCTTCGCACTACGTACCATATCCCGGATCTTGTCAGCGGTAGTCCCGGCAATTTTCGCAGCATCAAGTAGACCTTCGGCATGCTTAGCGGTGACCTGCGTGTCCTTGCCCAAGTCCTTAGTCGGCTTGTCATTGACCGTGATCCATTGCAAGATACCAATGGAATTGATACGGACGCCGTTTTCACTGAACCATTCCTTGACATCACCCAAACGCTTGACCGCCTCATCGAGTTCGGACGAGTTGCGTTCTACCGCCCCGATACTGTCCCAGAGATCACGAACCGCCCAGGATTCCTGCGAGACCTGCAGTGCATTTTCCAACGACGCTTTGACCTGTTCGGCCTGCTCGATGAATGCAGCTTTCTTGGAATCGCCACCATAACTCTCCAGCGAGGCACGGGTACCAGTGATCCCGTACTTGCCACAGATGGCCTCTAGCGCAATACTGAGAGCTTCCATGGCCACTGTGTCGTCTTCCCCGATTCCCTGCGCTTGCATGACCAGTTCATCGATCACCACGCTGTCGCCAGCCACACGATGTTCTTCGTATATCACGTCATCTGGCGTATATTCGCTAGAAGAGTCGCGCAGCTCATCGACCGTCTCAAGGAAACTTTCTTGTTCCTGTCCAGGCCCAGCTGTTGGATTGGCCGATTCAAGCGCCGTGATTAGTAGTGTGTTTTTCATTTGAGTTAGTCCTAAGAGGCCTTTTTCAACACGTCGTTACCGATGAGGGTGATATTGCGGTATACGTACGCCGCGTGATCTTCCATCATGATTGCCAGTGCTTTTCCAAGGAACATGTACTGCGCCACGCTCCGTCTTGCTGAACGGTGAAGAGCACGTAATTCACGGACTCGTACCGCATTCTCTTCCAGTGATTTCTCGGTATTGACATGGTTGTACGCATCGTCCATGTCACCGGTCAGTCGCTTGACGCGTTCGCCCATGGCAGCTGCCATCTGAGCGAATTTCACCACCCGGTTATTCAGCGCAATGGCCTTATCCACGGTCTTGATGAAAGCTTGGGTCGAGGTTTCACCGCCAGAGGCCGCTACCTGCCTCGCCACGCTGTTTTTAGCCGCCACGGCATTCATGCCTTGGACGCCTTTGACACTCTTCACCTGACCGCCAATGGAGAAGCCATGGATCTTCTTCTTGGCCAGTTGCGTGACCAGGTTGTTGACATCATCGACTTTGTTGGTAAAGTGCCAGGTCACCTCACCCTTCTTGAACTGCGGATAACCCCGTTTGTCCAAGTACACCGTCCGGTTACCCAGCAAATCGAACTTGGTGAGATTGTTCAGCGCAGTCCGATCGAGCAGATTGTCATCGAGGTAGTCGATGGCATCGCGGATCGCATCATTGGAGTCGCTGTTACATGCCTCCCGAAAACGCTTGGCCAAATCTGCCGAAACATCATAGAAGGACTTGTAGTGCTCTTCGCAGGCATCGATGAATTTAAGGTCTTCATCGATGCATGTCGAAAGGTTCTTCACCGGTTTATGTGCTCGAGTGAGGAACGTGTAAGCACTGACAGAATCGATCAACACTGGGGCTGCATCAATGGCCTCTTTGTGTTGACTCAGTTTGGTCTTGATATCAACCAGATTCTTACCAAAGGTACGGGTGGCCAGCATCATGTTCTGGAAGGTACGCTTGAGCGACTGAGCCATATCCGCTTCCATCGAGGGCTGATACAGCGCCTCCATGGTGGCTCGAATCTCCTGTACCAGTGCATCACCGGTTTGGGCATTTCCTTTAACCATATCATGGTGCGAAGCGCGCCAATCCCGATAGGTCTGTTCGGCTTCCAGGATATCTACAACCGAGCCGTCAGCCATGGCGATCTGCTCAATGCAGCTCTCAAGGACCAGACGACTGTCGTCGACATCTGCCATTTCAGAAATAACGGGCAATGCTGGAGCCAGAGAGGTCTCTGACTCCAGCTGCTGCGCAGCATCCACCAACAGGGAGTTGATGGGGTTGTGCATTACCACCTCCAAGCGCTGGGAACGAACGAGCGAATGGGGCGTTCGATTTCAGCAATCAGGCTCATGACGTTGGCATTGGATTCAAAACCAATCCCTTCACCAACACCGACATTCGGAATAGCTTTGGCTTCACGACGCAGTGCATCGACGAAGAATGCTGTTTCCAGATCAGCTTCAGGGATATCCTGCGCCAGCGATTCCAGCGAGGCCGTACCGTACTTGGACGATTTGGCAATGCCAGGTTCGTTGACGGTATCCCAGGTGATGATCTTTTTCAGGAACTTGGTCTTGACGCCGCTGACTACCTTGTCTTCGGTAAAGGAGCGGATGGAGAAGCAGACATCTTCGTCACGGTTCTCCAGTTGCCGATCCAGCCAGGCACTTTCCTTACCAGACGACTTGACTTCACCCACGACCATGGTCACGGCGCGACCCCGTTCATCGACACCCGGCTCCAGACGAATGCGGCGAATGTGCACGCAGACATTCGGCTCGAAGATGTCATTGACCCGGCTGAACCACTCGAGTTGGGTCATGCCAGGCCGGAAACGTGGATGACCGCACTCGCCACGCAGACGAGCGGTTTCCATCATGCGCATCAGGCCGCCCGATCCTTCGATCAGACGACGACCTTCCGGCTCGCTGTACAGCCAGCCGGCGGAGTTGAATGCCCCAAGGGCACCCAGACGAACTTCGTAGTAACCGTTGTCGAGCTTCTTCAGGTCCCCAACCCGATTGATACCCTGCAACACGTTACACTGATAAACAATACGTTCCATAACACTTAACCCTTTACGTCCGAAGTATCTTCTCAGTCCGTTCGACGCGCTCACCAGGATTAACAATCGCACTGGTCATGCCTTCGTCGAACCGCGAACCGGTTATTTTGGCAATGGTATTGGTCGCCCCGTAGCTGACATTACGCAACGGGATGATGGTCGGAGGCGACTGAGTGATGTCTTCGTAGGTTTCCACCACCTGACGGTAGTAGCGCCGCAGGTCATTGCTGTCTCGGGCAATGGCTGCTGTAATGATTTCCATGACAGTCGGAGTCTTACCGACGCGCACACCAGCGTGTTTAAGAGAGGTCTGGAAGATACCTCCCAGCTCGGCGTACGTGATGTACCATGGGACACGACCCTTGGCGATGATCTCATCATAGATGCGATAGAGCAGGTTGTCGATCATCACAAGGTTTTCGCTACAGATTACCCGGTCACCCGGCTCATACTGCATTTCGATGTACTCGACATCGTCGATGACCGCTGTGTTGACCAGACTTGGCTCACTTCGAAGGGGTGCGCAAATCTTAGACGCCATGAAATACGTGTCGTCCAGCACAATAGCGCAAATCCCAGTGAAGGTGATTTCATCTTCGAAGGTAGCCAGATCGCGCTGAGGAAACCGAGCGGGAATGTAAACCTTGAGCGGCTTCAGCGCCACGAACGAACCTTCATCGGTGCGCTCCAGTGCCTTGTGAACGCGAGCGGCGTCACGGATGAACTTACTCGATTTGATGCTCATTGCGAAAATCCTGATGAAAGCCGGAGGGTTCGTTCCCTCCGGCTAATTGGTTATGCTTGAACCAGACCCATCTGGCGGCAGAGCCAGTAGTTGACATACTTGCAGGTAGCAAGCAGCGCTACTTCACGCGGATCGGTATCTTCCGGTACCGAAGCGCCAGCGCGGTTCATCAGGCGGATGAACGTCAGTGCATCGGTCTTGGCGAAGAAGACTTCACAGACAACATCAGTCACCAGACTGTTGATGTCATCGCAGTTACGCTCATTGACCTTGCCAGCCAGTTCCTGCAACTTACGCGAAGCCGCTTCCATGCCTTCGCCCAGATCACGGGCCACGATCGTTTTCGCAACGATCTGACGCAGTGCATCACGGACGATACTGGTCATTTCAGCCTGCACCTTGATGCTGCGTAGGTTCATCTCACGGTTGTAAATCTGTTCCAAAGCTGCCTTGTTCTCGATCAGCTGTCCGGCACTGAAACGGCGACCAGCCATTTCGTTACCGATCAGTGCTTCCGGCGTCAGGCCTTTCTCCAGCAGAGCACGGTATGCCTTACCCATCACAACGATAGTGGTGAGCGAGTCACGACCATCAGTGGAGTACAGGGTGCCGAGTTTCTCCGCTTCGGCGTAACGCATCATGGCGCCACGCAGCAGGTGTGCAGTCTTGCCGAGCAGACGATTGAGGTAATCGTTGTACTCAACCAGGGTGAGGTTGACACCCGGCTCCGGCTCACCGTAGATGGCCTGAGCAGCCACCAGTACACCCGGCAGGTAGTCGACGTGGATTTGGTGCGGACCAGCCTGACCAGTCAGTACCTTGAGCACTGCACCATAACCTTCATCGTTGCCCAGGCTCAGAACCGTGGCAAGTTCGGCATCAAAGCCAGCCATGCCAGTTTTGCACAGGTCCTTGAGACGATCGAGGGTGACCGGCGCCAGATTCCGTGCAGCAAACTCGAGCTGAGAAGCTTGCGGGTAGCGTTCAGCCAACTGCTTGAGAGCAGCGTTGCTGTACACGGCCGGGATTTCCTTCATCACCACCGAATACGGCAGCGAGGCTTCGATCCGACGCTGACTGACATACTCCTGCACTTCCGCCGCTACCTCTTTGATCAGCGGCAGGACTTGTGTACGGGTGATGTCATGCAGACGAGCAATCGAGAGCGAGGCCAGTTTGATGATGTCGGCTTTAGCAACACGGTGGGCGTCTTCACCGGAGCGTGCCTGCAGAACCGAAATCAGATCGGCGTTATCTGCCAGGTCTTGTTCGACCAGGAAGCTGCTGGTTGCCTGAGTGAGGCTCATCAGCGGCGAACCATCGGTCGGCAGAACTCGAAGCTTGCGCTCGTCCAAACGCTGGGCGATCGGCAGGGCAGCTTCAATCGAGATACGGTTAAGCATGCTCGCGACCCTCGATTACATTGTTGATATCCGCTGCACAGATGGCAGCGATGGTGCGGTCATTGAGCGGCGCGCCTTCCAGGTGGTTGGAGACGAGATTACCCGAGACGTTGGAGATGATTTCCACCGCCAGATCCACAGCGCCCGCAAGCACTGTCAGGTTGTTGAAGGTAGTAGCATTGCTCATGTGGCAAGTTCCTGTGAAATTTCAAGGCGCTGTAAAAGGAGATCCAGGGGCACTGCCCCTGGACTTCAACTACTTGGTGTCATTGGCCGTCCACATCTCAGCGGCTTTTTCACCGATGGCAGTCAGCACGGAGATGGACATCCCGATCAGCAATGCTGACAGAACGATTCGGTCCATGACCGACTTGGCGCCGAAGATGGCATTGATCTGTTTCCCAGACTCTGTTTCGTTCACCCCACTTAAGCGATGACCAACCACAGTTTTCATCTGGTTGCAGAACACTGCCTTATCGCCCACGCCCATGCCTTCCCGGTGAGTGATGTAGACTTTGATAGCAACGTGATCGAGTTCCAACCCGTTCCCATCGATCCGCAGGGACTGGTCGACCTGACCTGTGACAACTGGCTTGCCCAAGCGTTTAGCCATCTTGCGACGACGTTTGTCATGGGCACTGACCAACTCCAACAACGAATCAGACATGTCGTCAGTATCGCCGTGATAGAACACCTCGATCTTCGAGACCTCGCCAACAGCCCCAGCAGTCGGGGTTGCCGAAGACATCATGCGAAGGGTTTCAAGGTCATCTTCAGAGAAGAGTCCAGAATCCGCTGTTACAGCATCTTCAATCGTGCATAAGATACTCGTGATGTCCGTGTGGTCGCCTTCCTTGACAAGATTACGGATGGTTTGATCAAACCGTACCACGACAGTCTTGACCTTCGTTACTTCAGAGCCCAGCTGCTTTGCCAGCCAGTCATCCATAGCCGAGGAGTCTTCCAGGGTGTAGGATGCTTCCATCAATGCAGTCCGAGCAATGACCCCTGCCTTCCACTGCACCTGGTGACGGTGGAAACGACTCGGCTTAAAGAAGCCCGAGTTGTACTTGAGGATATCGCCTTTCTTGACTTTATCGCCCAACTGGAAAGAGGTTGCCTGTTTCTGCGGATAGACCGACCCGGCTGAAATGCCGTACTGCGTCGTCAGGTCGATGTGTTCGAACGTACCGTCCTCATATGCCACCACCATGTGCTCATCACTAAGCTCAACGACTTCACCGTCTTTCGCTGCCGGCATGGCAAAGATCTCATCGACCCGATGGGCCAACACATGGTCATAGCCGGTGGAGATTGGCGACTCCCGGTATCCTTCCGAGGAGATCACGTGCGATTGCTGAATGCCGATAAAGTTCACCCGTTTAGGGTCGTCTCGATCGGAGAACGGCGAGATCAGTGCCGAGGTCGAAACAATGTTCGCAGAGCCGTCTTGTTCCTTATCGAACTCACGAACCGTCCCTCGCACACTGGTGATGTTGGCATTGGGTGACATGTAGGTGATTACCGCCACATCGCCCGAGTCCACTGTACTTTCAGAAATGAACCCGATGTCGCTTTCCTTATACAGTCGAGCTTCTGCAGTCATCGACCGGCCGCTGCGTCCACCTCGGCCACCGTAGGTGATGATTTCCTTTTGCTTGAGGTTCTGGATGGGATTGATGTCATCGACCAGTGCACTGGCCGGGTCCTGCACGATGTTCGTCCAGACTTCGTGCGGCTTCATGGTCACTTGCGAGTTGTTACTGGCATTGCGCGAGTTGTAGACTCGGATGGACCGAACCAACTCCCCGTACACCGCCCCTGGAATACGCTCGTAACCCTTCGCCCGTTCCAGTCCTTCGACCAGACCATCCGCTCCTTCAACCTTTTTCGGCACGTATCGGGTTATCAGCAACTCACACGCCCGCACCAACAACGGTACAAACTCCGTGGGCTCCTTCATCCACTCCAACACACCTTTAGTGATCGGGTCGACCCACATGGCGTTCATCAGGTCAAGCTCACGCAAGTAGCGCAACCCAATGTTGTTAGCTTCGAGAATGTTGAAGTACACATCCTTGGCATTGAAACTATGCCGACTGAAGTTACGTACGTGCTTGTGATAGTGCAGGAAACCTGCAAAGATCAGGCTCGATTTGACATCGGATTTATCGAGCACCAGTGTTTCATCCAGAAACTTGATGGCGTACTCATCTGCACCCATTTGCAAGCGAGTTCCCAGCGGCACTACCCGCACCTGAGCCTTGGTAAGCTCGATCAGACGATCAAGTCCCAACAGATAGGCCAGGGCAATACCGACCGGCATGCTCTTGCCGAAGATACTGATTTCGGCCATATTGACAGGTGCCTTATCCATCGGCAACCCCAACACTTCTTCAATCGGACCGATGGGCGTGGCATCGTCACTGGCAGCTTTCACCAGGTAGAAGATGTTATCCGGAGCCACCATGATGTACTGAGTGCCCCGTTTACCGCAGACCACCCACTTCTTGAAACGCTCTTCAAGCTGCTCAACCACCGCCAGATCAAACAGCTTAGACCGCTGGCGATTTTTGTAATCGAACCAGTAGTTACCGTCGGCCTCAAAACTGAAGACCCGGCTGGCGATGATGGTGTAGATCGTCGGCAAGTCAAGGGAGAAATCCGCCACGTTGGCGATCTTCACATTCTTGATGCTCTCATCTGCAGGGTCCAGCCCCTTGGCGATGATTTGTCTGCCGATCCAATTGTCGTAGTTAAACACCGATCGCTGCGACCGGTCAACGAATACCTTGCTGTAATAGGAGGTCAATGCCACCCGCGAGTCATTGACTTTACGGATAGGGACGTCAGCCTTCTGCGTACGCATGCGATAGCGCTGGCCGTTGGAGGTGTAGACCCCACGTTTGTCCACCACAGGAACCCGGAAAGAGATGGTCGAAGGTTTACCAGTCACCGGTGTCAGTTGAACCTTGTGGACTTCATAGTGGCTGACTGCATCCTGCACAGTTTCAACTGTATATCCCGTAACCGCGATGCCGGCTTTCTGCACGGACATGACCGCATTTAGGATATCCTTGTTCATGACCTTTTCGATGTACTGGCTGTCCATCTTCTCGACAGTCGACTGGAGCATCGATTCGTCACGCACGGCGTCTGTTTTCGGGTAACTGTCAGCCTCACCCAGCACGAGGTCTTCGTTAGGGATGTCCAACGATTCCTCGATCGTCTTGCTGTTATCCCACGGATCAGGAATGGACTTGTAACTTTCAGCCAAGCGGTGCATACGGCGGTACTGCGCAGCCGTGTACAGATCCTTTTCCACTAGCTCATCGAGTTTGGCGTGAATGGTGCTGGTCAGCGTATGTTCGATGTTATTGGTGCCTATCGCTGCCGGTACATCGACCCGTTCCTCAGGATTGGACTCAATAATAAGCTCGCCGTCTTCATCCATTAAGATGGCGTCATTATCGGTTACCGGAGTATCAAGCTCGGCAGCCAGTTCCTCTTCTTCTTCACGGGCCAGTTCTTGCGCGCTGCCGGTTGCTTCACGAATACGTTCTTCGGTTTCGGCCTCTTCGCGAGCTTCTTCTTCACTGCGTTCGGCTTCAAGTTCTTCGGCCTCTTCGCTAGTGTCCACTACAGAGCTGGTTTGATCGACAACCTTAGTCAGTAACTTGAGGAAACGCACCTGAAGGATCTTCGGATCGAGGCCTTGTGGAGATTCCATCGAGGCTTCAAACAAACCATCTACCGGGGTCACATCACCGGCATTTTCCAGGGAGACGTATTCGTCATAAAGCGCATCGAAATCGAACTCCGCTTCCGCTTCTGGAGTTGCGAACGATTCCATCGATACGCCGGCATCGGCTTTACGCCAGCCATTGAGCAGACCAAGGTTGATAGTCAGCCAGCCCGTATCACGACGAATAAGCAGAATGACTTCGTTCAGGCGAGATTCGTCCAAACGTCCCATTGGCGTGCTCTTGCGATTTTCACCAAGCCATGTCCAGATGTCCAGCAGGTCGAGTCGTTCACGGGATGTGAAGACTTTACCCATCAGTAACGGAGTCATACCCCGTTCTGCCTTCCGCAGATCAGACAGCGAGGGCAGTGATTGCGGAACGTCAAAGACCACCACATGCCGACGTTCGTTATCGGTCTTTAGCTGATTGATACGTTCCCACATGGTGGACCGGATATTCTTCCAGTACCACCACCGACTCAGAGCCGAGCGCATGTACTTGTACATTTGACCGACCATGGCGTAATTGACTACGACCAAGTTCAGTGGCTCTTTGCTCGCTGCATCGTAATCGCGCATCGGCCGGATGAGCATGTTTTCGCGGCGATACTGCTGTTGCATCGGTGCGATCAATTTATAGGTTGGTCGCGGATTACCTTCCTTTACCAGCAGATCAGCAACATGATCGATGTAAGTCAGGCGCTGTCCAATATTGAGCAGGGGATTATCCTTATCCGGACCCAGCTCAGTTTCGGTTTGTGGCATGTAGTGCAGAGCACTGCCACGCGGCAAGGTCAGGCGCGAAATAGGTCTGACCTTGGGGTTTTCCAGACCGCCCAGCCGCAAGATACCAAAGAGCTTGGTAAAGCGGTCATACTGAAACATTACGGCCATGTTTGAATCGTCCTGTCAAATTGTGGATGACGTATTTGAGAGTATCGTAGTCATACGAGGCCAAGAGGCTGCCGTCGGTATCGACCCAATACTGTCGAGAACGCAAGATGCGGTCGTTCTCTTCAAGAGCTTCGTTGGACATCACCAAGGTCGCAGAACCGGTGTCACCATCGAAGTCGGCTTGCAGACCTACAAGCTTGGTCGAGTGAGGGGACTGCGTGTCCATATAGGAGGTCGAGCCGGTCATGGGAAACTCAAGGGCGACATGTTCCTCATCTTCGTAAGGAGCCCAATCGTCATCCAGTTCGACCCGGCGCTCACCAACTACCGTCGTTTTGACGTACACCCGACTGGCATAAATGGAGCGGTTACCAGAGATCGGATAACGACAGATCTGGGCGAAGTATTTATTCCAGTAGGCATAACCACACAGGTACAGTAGCTCGACCAGATTGATCGGCGACACATACTTGCGGTCCAAATGGGCCGGCATGTCATGAATGTCGTAGAAAATCTTGAAGGTGTTATCTGGACCTTTGTAAATCAAGGCCAGGTAATGCCCTTCAATTTCGATCGGGCGGTGCCGCAGGTCGACCATCTGATAACGATCGATGATGCTGCCTAGGCCGTCACGGGTCGTCCAAGTATCGCGCACCTCAGGAGGCAGTGATACCCAGGTAGGACGCAGGGTCTGTTTGTCGATAAGCTGAGCCTGACCTTCGCCAGATTGGATGCGCCCACCAAACGTCCGGCGTAGATGATGGATGGTTACCGGCGTCAGCCCCTTGATCACCTGAAAGAGTCCAAGACTGGTGGCGTCAAATCCAGGGGCGTTAGTATCATTCAGATTGGCAATGGAGGTGTCCATTACTGTCAGAACGTTCCGGGTGCCGTAGACCACCCGTCGTGAGGCCCACTTATCCAGAATAAAGCCGTTCTTACCGGCCAGCATCCCTTCGATCAACTCGTAGATTTCCATCATGCAGTTGGTCAGGGCATTGCGAGCGATATCCAGAGCCGGTGACTCCATGTCACTTGTAACGGGAATGGTGTTGCTGATAGACAGGGCACGGTAATAGAGGTCATGAATCTCGTTCTTGGTCACCACACCCGTATCACTGATTTCGATATCCCGTACACCCGCTGGCAGTACCGGAATATATTGCGTCAAGGCCACGTCCCGATACTGGTTGATCATCTCAACGCGCATCATGCGTGTTGGAGACTTGCTCTTACGCAGTTCGAGCTGTGGAAAGTGACGAACAAAAAAGCTATAGCCGGTTTCGGCCTTTTCTGATTTGTCGGCGATGAAGTCTTTGCTCACAGGATCGAAGATAGCAGTTTCACGACCCGCCACAATGCCGCGGTAGATCGACTTCAGACTCATCAGATCGCGGAAGATCTTCGGGTGAAAGATTCTGACCTTAAGATCAAGGTAGGAGAAGTTGCGTCCTCGCTCATCCGAACCTACTCGACCGAAGATTTTTGTCGAGTACAGTCCGTCATCGTGGAACTCGCTACTGGCCCCATCGTAAATGTCGAGACTGGTCACAGGTGTCATACGACTGACCCGTTCCTTTGTCAACACCATGGGCCAGATTTTGGCCGGTACTTCAGCGTAGTTCATCGTGCGTACCTGTAAGTTTTTTCGGTCGTTTTCGACAGTTGGTATGAAGGAGGCTTAGTATTATAAGCCAAATTGGAGAATTTCGATGGCAAAGAAAGACGACATCGACTTGGACAATATGGGACTTGACGATTTCGATTTCGACATTCCAGAATGGAATGCAGACGAAGAAGTCGACAGCTCCTCACGCAGTCCCGTCGAACGCGTAGTAAAAGGTACCTTGGCTGGCGCCAAGCGAGAGCTGGCCAGTCCTGCCGCCTTACGTCGTGCACTGTCCATGGCCCTGCCGGAAGGCTATGCCATGGCGGCCGACACCATTGAGAACGTCTCGACGGATGCCCGATCGCTATACGATAAGGTGACGGGAGAGTCTCCCGAGATCGTTCGCGGCAGCAAGAATTTCAGCCGCAAAGCCATGAACATGGTCGGCAACCGCGTGTTGCCGAAGAAGATTGCTGATCGAATCAACAATGCTCTGACGCAAGATGACGATGACGCACCGGTTAAATCCTCTGCCGACTATAAGCGCGAACAAGAAGAAAGTGAACTGGCAGGTCTTGCAGAAATCTTCAAGGCTTCGACCGCCGCCAATGAAGAACGCGCTCGTCAAGACGGCGTAGAAAACATTGAGCGCAAGGCCGTCGATCAAGCTCGTTTCAAAACCAACATCCAGGTGCTGTCGGCTATCAACCGCAGTATGGCACGGTTGGTGGGTTATCAGGATAAGGTGACGGCGCGCTACCAGCAGAAGATGCTGGAACTCAATTACCGTCAGTTCTCAACTCAGAGACAGATGCTCGATCTGTTGGTTGAATCAACCTCTAAGCAGAGTCAGTTGCTTGAGACGATTCGCCATAATACCGCTCTCCCTGAAGCGGTGAAGATTCGTGGCAGTGAAATGTTTGGTCAGCTGGCCAAGCAGCGGTTGATGGGCAATGGCCTTAACACCATTTCCAACTGGTCCCAGAACTACACCAAACAGGTGATGGACAACGTCTCCGGTATGGTGCAGGGCTTCCTCGATCCTATTAAGGAAGCAGGGGCTACAATCGAAGGCTCCGGGATTGACAAACACCAGATAGGTGGTGAAGTACTGGGGTCGATGATGGGCCAATCGGTCCGTGATCATGCGTCTATGTTTATTGCCCCGTATCTGGCCAAGAACAAGACCATCGCCCGTACCGGTGAGAAGCTCCGCAATACCTTCAGTGGATTGCCGCAACGCATCAACGAGTATGCTCAGTCTGAAACTGAAGGCACTGGCTTTAAGTCTGTGGCAACACAGATGTTCAAAACCTTCCTGCCTAAGTTCGTACTCGATTCGCGTCCAGGTGGGGTTTCGGTTGATCAACTGGATGAAATGGATAAGTTCGACAAGATCGCCCGGCGGTCGTTGATCGAGATTATTCCTGGATACCTGTCTGAAATTGCTCACTGGAGCCGTATCGCTGTAACTGGCGAGAAAGACAGTGAGAAGAAGGTCTATAACGTTGTTCGTGGTGGTTTTACCAGCGAGAAAGAACAACTTAAGGACGTTGGTCGCCAGATCATGTCGCGTTCTGAACGCGATTCACTGCGCAGCGCAGCGGATGAATTCCTTAAGATGATCGGTGGGGACATCATGTCCTCTAAGGCACAGCGATCCCTTAAGCGCAAGCTTTTGGATGAACTGGCCAATGGTCGTGATCTGGTTCCCAAGCGGTTAGCCGACCCGGCGCAGTATCCGAACGAAGACGTTGCCGTGGTTGATGAAATCACGTCACTTATTGTCGATGCGTTCGGTCTCGATTACGATGGCAATTTGACCGACAGTAGCGAGGAAGGATTACGACGCATCAACAACATCCGTGATCAGTTCTTACGGATGTCGAGCATGATCCCTGCCAGCGGTGATCGCATCCGTGTGCTGGGTGATGTGCTGGGTAAAGACAGTCTGCGTAAGTTGGGTTACATCGAGCGCCAAGGCCGAGACGACCGCATCAATTACGATAAAATCTGGAGCTCGGTACTCGATGAAGATGATGAATCAAGCGAAGGCGGAGCTTCGCAAGGCGGCCCGGATGGTAATAATCGCCGTGGTGTCCGTCTTAATAGTGTTTTTGGCACTCCTGAAATTCGTGGCGATCTCGCCAATCGCGCTAGTCGAGCTGATCGTGCACGTGGTCAAGGGGATGCCCGCGCCACCCGTCGAGGGCTCGAAAGATACCTAGGCGACAAGAGCACCCTGATCACACTCATCCGTGAATCGAGGGACTTCCATTCGGAGACGGTGGAATTGCTCAAGGCACTGAAGCAATGCGGGTGCACTCCAGCCAACAACGGATCGGACATGTACGACACCGCCGCCAGTCGGATGAAGGCGCTGCGTGAATTCATGAGTCAGAAAGCCACTCACGTGAGCATGAAGACCGGTGAGTTCGTCGACAAAGGTCAGCAGGTGGCCGGCGATGCAATCCGTGAAGCCAAGGACATGTGGATACAGGGTGAGGATCATCCTCGACTGCAGGAATGGCGTCTGAAGGCAGGTCAGTATCGCGACAAGACCACAGGTGAAGTGCTCAAACGCTGGGAGGATATCCAAGGCGATGTCATTGACCTGAAAGGTAGGACCGTGGCACGTTACAACGAGATCATGGACGATGGTGTGATTGCCGACTACAAAGGCAAAATCTCCAAACGTGCTGCCGACATCATGGGTCGGTTCAAGGGATCGAAAGCCGGTGCGATGACAGCCAGTGCTATTGCTGGTGCTCAAACTCGACTGATCCCACTTGCCGAGCATGTTGATGACCTGCGCAACAGCGACTCGTTTGATGAGTTTACGGACAAGTTCGGTCAGAAGGTTGGCAAGCTCGGGAAGACCGCGATCGACAAGACCAATGAACAAGCCCGTAAGTTCAAGCCACGTGCGACTCGTCTCATGCGGTTCTTCCGCAGCGATAAAGCCGACGCCGATATCTCCGGGCAGTTGACCGGGAATCCGCAAGAAGATACCGTGACGCTTCTCATGCGTTCGGTGCAGCTGCAATTCGAAACCCTGAAGCAGGTCACTCCTGAAAAGATCCGCAAAGGCTCATTCCAGGAAATGTTCTCCCGTCGTCAAGAGATGATGGACAAGGCCAAGGATAAGGTCAAGAGTAAGTATGACGATGCTCAGGGCCTGTTCGCTAAAGGTGGTTTGCTTTCCGGCTTGTTGAGTCGGTTGGGTAAAAATGGCGAAGAGGGCGAGGACGGCGATGGCGACATCAGCATCGACTATACGGACATGGGCGGTGATAGCGACAAGAAGAAACGGAGTCGTAACAAGACCAAGAACCCGAGCAAACCACGCGGTAAACTCGGGAAGGCTTGGGACTTCGCCAAACGCTGGGGCAACAAAGGTTTGGATAAGATGGGGCGCTTCGGACAAGCGCTGCGGCTCGGTGGGCGGTTTGTTGGAGGCGCTGCTAAATTGGGTTGGGGTGCAACCAAGCTCATGGGCAAAGGCCTCGGCTTGGGATGGAAAGCTGCGAAGTTTGCCGTTACCAACCCCCTGACTCGGATGGTCGTAGGAACAGCCGGTCGTGTAGCGCTGAGTGCTTTGATTGGCGCCGCGGGACTTGTCAGTGCACCTGTACTGGCTGGTGTGGCGATTGCAGGCACTGCAATTGCGGCAGGGGCATACATCTACGGGGCAACTCGGGATAAGCTTCCTCCATTGACGCGACTGCGCATGGTGCAATACGGCATCAATCCCAAACCTGAAAGCACTGACGTGACCACGATGCTGGAGCTGGAAAAGCTCTTCGCTAAATACACCTCGGTGGATTCTGACGGTAAGGCCAAGATCGATGTCCAATCCGTGCCTTTCGAAGCTGTAGCCGGGGTGCTGAAGCTTAACATCAGTACACCAGAAGGCCAACCCCACGTAGAACGGGCGATGAACTACCTGAGAAACCGCTTCGCCGCGGTCTATCTGGCTCACGTCTCGAACTACTACGTCCTAACCAAGTCGCTGGATCTCTCGCAGATCGATGGCAAGGTAACAGGCAAGGCAGCACTGGACTTTGTAAGTAAGGTGTCGCTCAAGGATCGGCCTGAAGTATTCGAGGACATGGTAGGTCCGTTGGAAGACGGCGAACTGTCACAAGACGGTGGTGATGTAGAAGACACAGTCGATGACGTCAAAAGCGAAATCGAAAAGGCGATGAAGAAAGAAGGTGAGCACAAGTCACCTGCCGAACAACACGCCGAGGCTGCAAAGGCCAGTGTCGCAGCCGGTACCGCTACCGCTGTAGCAGGCAGTGCCTTGAAAGGGGCATCGGGTGGGACGGCTACTCAGTCCAATACACCCACTGCAGCGAGCAACCTCAATACCGGTAACAAACATCAGGCGCAAGCAGTTTCAAATGCGATGATGACCACAGCGGTAGCCGGTACCGGTACCGCCGCCATTGCCACCATTATCGCCAACCGTGACACCACGATCGATGATGGTAAAGCAGTGCGTTATCGCGTCTACGGTCTGACGGAACTGGCCGAGTCTAAAGTGGCACAACTCGCTACCCTGGAAGGACTCCTGTGGTCGCTGGTCAAGTACGATACGGACAAGCGCGCTGGCATTGACCCTGTTCAATTGCAGGCGGCCTATCTGGATGCAGAGCGAATCTTCTCACCGATTGGCGAGGAGGCACAAAGCTTCTACGTCTGGTTCCATCGCCGCTTCATGTCGACTTTCCTTGCATACTGCACCGGTGTGCGTGCACGGGCTAACATCGATGCCATGGATGCGGCAAAACGCCTCAAGCCACAAGAGTTGCTGGAAGTCTTGAGAGAGACTGCCAACGCGCGTGACAACGCCGGCATCTCGGTTTGGGACATCGAGGAGTCGCCTTGGAAAGGCTATTACCTCAACGATGAAGTGGCTACCGTCAACGACGCCCTGTACAACCTTTCGCTCAAGGTCAAGGACAAGACCCTGCAAGAACCCGAAGCTGTTCAGAAAGGCCGCGTTCGTGGCCCGAATGGTGAACTGATTGAACAGGACCCGACTCAGGTTAATCGCCCAGCGTCGGCCGATGGAACGGCACCCGGTGCCCCAGGCTCCGGCAATGCCAATCAGGAAACTGGTGGCGCACTGTCTAACTTCTGGACAGGCGTCAAGTCAGGGTTCAGTAGTCTGTTTGGAAATGATTCCAAGACACCACAGCAAGGAGGCATCAACGCACAAGGACAGATGACCGCACCAGGCGGATCAGGCCCCAACACACTGCCTTCGGGCACACCGATTCAGCATCCGGGTGGTGGTTCAGGCGGAAACGTCAATGACATCCCGATGCCAAAAGGTGATGGTTGGGAGGCTAATCGGGAAACGCTGATGGCAGCAGCTAACATGGTCGGTATCGATCCCTTGTTGGCCGCGAGCATCGCGGGGGTGGAATCCGGCTTCCGGCCGAACGCTATCCCGTATCGCAATGCCAAGAACCCATCGGCAGGTGTCCTGTCTTCGGCTGCAAGTTACTACCAGGTCATTAAAGGGACATGGAAAACCCTGATGGCCAAGTACGCAGCTAAGTACGGCATCAATCCCGCTACAACGCAACACGACCCACGTGCCAATGCACTCTTGGGCCTTGAATACATCAAGGAAAACATTGGGGTCATCCAAAAGGTTAAACCCGATGTAACCGATACCGATGTCTACTTGGCGCACTTCTTGGGTCCTGGTGGTGCGCGCCGGTTCCTCTCGGCTCCGCCGGGCGACCTGGCCATCAACCACGTGGGCGCAGATCAAGCGCGGGCGAATCCGGCTATCTTCTACGATCGTTCGGGTAAGCCGCGTACAGTTGCTGCCGTCTATAAGGACTTTGACGACAAACTGAAAAAACATCGCAAGTCGGACGCTACGCAAATTGCTCAATCGCTTAAAACCGGCGGAGCAATTCAAGCGGTGGCATCCAGCGGTGAAGAAGGCAATGCCAATGAAACTCCGGCTACCACAAGTACACCTGGGTTTGAAGTAGCAGACGGAACCATGCCATCCATGGTTAAGCCAGCCGCGCTGACTGCGTCTAATACTGTGGCAGAAGCTTCGACCACTGTCGACACGACCAACCTCACTGAGCGTGCTGATGCACGTCAGACTCAGAACAGCACTGCTGGGCTGATGGTCGCTGCGCGAACAGCCGAAGTTCAAAGCTCGACACAAACCAAAGCTGCAACCGACACCTTCGGGGGTCTGGACAGCAACCTTGAACGATTGGTTGGCGTTAACGAATCTCAACTTGAACAGTTGATGACCCTCGTCAGCCTCGTCCAACAAGGGGGTACGATGACTGGCAACGGTAACGGGCAACAACAGCTCGTAGCTCAAGCCGGTAAGACTGCCCAAAACCCTGTGATCAATACCCCGAAACCAGCAACACGGGGAACGGTCTCAGTCAGTCGAGTGTAACTATACAGGGTGAGGGGGAGACCCCTCACTCCTATTTTCGTTTATCAGAGGTCGTGTAAATGGACAACATCTTAGATGACAGCTGGGTGAAATCGGCATTCTTGTTGCCATCAGATGCCATCATCGGTGGTAATGAAGCGGTGGTCAATCGTATCTACTCAACGTCGATGCAAAAGGCCAGCGACACCACACTTGGTGGTAACTTCGTTATCAACCCACTGCCTCAGTTCACCCGCTACGCCGATTTGAAACACAACGTTTTCTCCAGTGGTCATGCACGGGGCAAAACGGTGTTGGTACCGAAAGTCTCCAGAAGCAACGAAACCAATTCAACCTCTAGCAATGGCATGGGTCGCACCTATAGTGAGAAAATTGATGACAATATGCAGGTCGTCCATTTTCGCATGGGCTTCCCGACATTCAACAGCATGTCGTCGTTTTATTCCAACTATTACTCGATTCCAGCTGCGAGCATGGCACGGGCAGGACGAGCACCAGGTTTCTTCTATACACTCGGCTGGACTATGGGGTCGATTGCCACCATCCCACTCATGCCGTTTGTCATGGCTGGTAAGGTGTTGAAGTTCTTCTTACGTCGTCCGGCGAGTAAGTATTACTACCTCAAGCCCTCGATGCTACCTTACTGGACAGCTGTCTCTTCCATGGTCAACGGCGTGGCTGCCAACATGGGGATCATTCCTCGGCCTATCTACGAGGGTGCCAAGCACTTGCATGACAAGGAAGACGGTATCGATCGGCGAGACATTGACGAATACGCCCGCCTAATCCCGTCCATCTACCGTAAAGACGGGGGTTTGGATGTCTTTGCTATTGCCCAGCGTGGGCAGCGGTTAGTCAACGCTAGGCAGCAGTTGCTCAATAATGAGTTGAAAAATCTAACCAGTAAGGAGCAGATCAAAGAGACCTTCAAACGCCGCCTGTACGGCGATGATCTCGGTGGCGTATTCGACAACATGCGTAACAACTCCAATGCAACGCTTGAAGCCTACACTCAGCTGTGGCGTGATAATGAAATGCTGGGCAAGATGAGTGATGAAGACGCTCAGTCTAACCGCGACACCCTGGAGAAGGAAAAGCGCCTTGATGACGGCCTCATCAGTCAGTTGGAAGCGGCCTTCTTGGCCGAAGCACGCATGGGTTCTGAGTTCTTGAGTCTGCGGGTAGATTTTACCGGCACTCAAGCGGAGTCGTTTAACAACTCGACTAAAGATGCTTCGATCGGGCAACAAATCAACTCGATCTCAGCCAGTGCCCGTGAGACCCGGTTTAGCATGTTCGACGGGAACATTGATGGCGGTGGTGTGGCCGATGCGGCATTCGGGGCATTGAAGGATTTTGCTGCCGGGGTTTCTCAAGGTCTTGGTATCCAGGGTTTGGCTCAGTTGGCAGGTTCGGCCTTCGTGGACATTCCTAAGGTCTGGGATAGCTCCAGCTGCGACTTTAATAAACTCACGCTCAACATCCCATTGCGTTCTCCCTACGGTGATCCGATCTCACGTTTGCAGAACCTGATTCTGCCGATGTGTTGCATCTTCGCTATGTCCGTACCGTTGGCTACAGGTAAGCAGTCACATACAGCACCGTTCCTGATCGAGTACTTCGCGCAAGGTCGGGCGCATTCGCGCTTAGCGATGGTCGATTCTCTGACGATCACCCGTGGTCAGGGCGATATCGGCTGGAACAACAATGGCGGCTTCCTCGGCGTCGATATCCAGCTGGGTCTGCTCGATCTGACTAACGCCATCAACATGCCAATCAACCCCTCGTTTGAATTCTCTGACCGGGTTATTCAAGCAGCCGGTTACGGGATTGGCAAGGGTGTGGGTTTCCTGACACAAAGCGATGTGGACGTGGCTAATATTGGCACGGCTGCGGCCAGCTTGATGCTGGGTTCTACCTACGATGATGATAACAACTATACCGACTACTTGGCTATTCTGGCAGGATTGCCATTGGAAGCTGAGATCAACGGTCTGCGTAAGTGGGCAGTTCGGTTAGCCCGCCAACAGGCAGCATTCGACGACGCTAAGTCGCCTGAACGTGCCGCCATGTGGGCAATGTCTGGGATGCTTGGTGAAGGCGCTAAAGCCATCGCCATGGCTACTGGTCGTCAATGATGACAGCATACAGCCCAGGGCATTGGCCCTGGGCTGTATGCCTTATGTCAGGTTGGTCACCATCAGTGGATATTGTTCACGGAGCACTTCATCAGTAGTCACTTCTGGAAAGTGAGGCGCAATCTGAATCAACGGGCCGATGATGGCGTGATTGTTAAGCAGCACGATCGCCTCGGTAGAAGCACTGGTTAACATCGAGATGTCAAAGATGTCAGTGCCGTCTCGACGATAGAGATACCAGCGACCATCGAGCAGGTTGAGGGTCTCGACCACCTGATTGGCGTAACCGATTTTATCCAGTGGTTCGGGGACTGGCAGCTTGAAGCGACTCAGAAAGACTCTGATCATGTCAGGCTTGTGGGCTATGACCATATCAGGACCCAGTTCCTGGATGACGTTCTTCAAGGCATCAAGAGAGCCTGAGGTCGCGATGACCGGAAGGCTGTAGATGACTGCCTGCCGATACACTTCCGGATCGATGTATTGCTTGACATCGCCGAAATACTGGTATTGACCATAGCCTGCCGCTTCACTGAGCGCTGCACCCCAGACAGCCGATTCATACCCGATATTGATGTACCGACTGAATTCGGCATTGCCGGTCAGATCCCCAACGATTCCCAGAAGATTGCCGTAATTGCTGATGTCCCGAAGATCACCATACTGAACCTGTCGAACAACTTCGTCACCGGCTGCCTTGACCCGCGTGACCATCTCCGGGTCCATGTCGATAAAGGCCGCGGCCTTATCCAACACACCATCACCCATGGTCTTGAGGATGCCCGCGGTACTGGTATTGAACATACCAAGCCCGCTCTCCAGCAGTTGCTTGCCAGTTGCACCGTAGCTCTTTTGCTCAAGGAGATTAACCATCCCTCTGGCTAGCCCCTCGGCACCGCCTACTTGACTATAAAGTCGATTGGCCGTGTTCTTGGATGCTTCGTAAATCTTGTTGATCGGACGAGTGCTTGTCAGGTCATAGGCATCGGCTGCCTCAAGCTTCTCGGTGTTATTACTGCGAAACAGCGGGAGTGAAATCAGCGACATGGGCCGTCCCCAACAAAGAAAAAAGAAAGGGCGAGTCATGGAGGGCCGAAGCCCTCCATGCGGTCACCGGTGATCAGTCGTTCGACAGGTCGGGTTTGTCATTGAGGTTGTCGAGTTGATAACGGATATCGTCCTCGAGTTCCTTACGGATGACGTCCAAAGAACCTGTGTTCTTCAGTGCCGAGCGCAGCAGCACCCAGTAATCGAGTTGCCATTGGTGACGGTCCTGCATCATGACTTTCTTGCCATAGATGTAGTAATGCGCCAAAGGCAGTTCGTTGGCCAGCAGATCGCGCTGAAGTTGTGGATTCTTATCCAGCTTCTCCAGCATACCCAGCTTGAACATCTTGCTGAACAGCGGGTAGTGCGCGGTGCTCATCTTCTTGCCGAGTTCTCGCGCCGCGACACCTTTGATGATGCGGAAGGAGTCATCGTGAAAACCGGTCTTCATGTAAAACCAGAGGCCTTCCAGGGTGCGGAAGTGGCCGAAGTAGGGATGTTCGATGTTGCACTCGGACAGATTGCTCAGGGCGCGTCCTAGGGCGGTTGCACCGCGCGAATAGACGTTTACGTGAGTCTTACCATCTTCTTCCGGATTGATCATCGATACGGCCGGAGCCTTAGGCGTGGGGTGGTCGTTGGACATAGCTGCAAGGTTCCTGTTAATGCTGGGTGAACAACTCTGAGGGATATGCATCAGTCGTTATCGCTTCTATCGGTAGGCGAAGTGGAGTTACCCAGCAATCGGCTCAAGCGAGCACGCTTATCGGGATTAGGTGGGGTGGTGGTGACAGTAAACCGGTTGTCAGATTCGATCTGCTGGATCATCTCCTCGACCGCTTCGTCAGTCACACCTTCATCTTCATCGTCATCGTCATAATCGCCGATGTCGTTATCTTGACTCAGACCTTTACCAGACAATGCGCTGGACAGATCATCGATAGCCGCGTAAGGGTTCTTGAACATATCGGTAGCGATTGTCACTTCTCGACCGTCACGCATGAGCATTGTGATGCTCATAGAATAACGCTGCGGCCCCAGAATCTGGATTGCTTTCTGGAACGTCTTAAAGGTGATTTCGCGCTTGGCGATAGCTCGGTTGAAGTTATTTCGCTCCTGGCCGATGTCCTTGGCATTCTTTGGAACACGGGACAGGGGACTGGAGAGAAACGCGGTGAGTCGCCGGTTCCATGGTTTGGCTTCAACACCAAGCTCCAGAAGAACCTTGCGAAACAGGTAGGTCAATGGATTGGCCGCTTCCTTGAGAAGCTTCTCCTTATCATCCATCATCCGGCGTTGTTCTTTACTCATGGTTGGATTCCTAGGTGATTTATCTCAGACAGGCTCGACTGGCCACAACCAGTGCAAGTATATCTTCGATGACGAAGTTGCATTTACGTTGGTAATACTCACGATCGGCCTGATCGAGTACCTCGAAGGCCTTAGCGAGCTTTAGGATGTAATGGCGATGTTCAACGACCCAGTCCAGTGGATGGATCAACTCATCGTCATCGGCTATGTACTCTTCCAGTGACCGTTCAGCAAACAGAATCACCCTCGATTTCCACTTCTCGGGTAAGTATTGTTGCTTGCTGACAAACACTGAAGCCTCAATGAGAAAACGACCCAGCTCCTCCAAATTGGACGTGGCGGTGGTGATTTTCTCTAAGCGGGCTTTTGCAGGTGAAAACGCGCGTTTGTTTATTTCATCGAGGTCTCCTAATTGTAAAATCAGTGTTTCATAAATCGTCTTCCCTTGCGGGGGTTCTGGTGGTTTTTCTTTAATCCATGGGAAAAGCTTCTTCAGCATGATGAGCCCCAGCTAGTCACTCCAGTCAATCTTATGAGCGACTTACTTTTTTGGAGATGTACAAGATGTCTGACATTATCCCGCTTGAGGATGAAATGCTGCCAGTCAAAGATGGTGAATACCTTGGCCGTGCTCCGATGGAGATCAGCGACTCCGTTGATCCATCGGATATCATCAAGACCACACAGAGTATTCGTGTGGCCATGGTGAAACAGGAACTGCAGCATGGCGTGCCGAAGGTCGATAAAGATGCTAACACGTTGCTTCAGGTGTTGCGCGATATGGACCAGGCTGCATTGACGACACGTAAGATCGATGTCGATGAACGTCAAGTCAACGAGTCTGAACGTCTGGCGCAGGCGCAGAATGAACTGCTCCGTATGCTGGGCGGGAAGAACCCGTTTGCAGTGGACATTACCTCAAGTAACGCACCGCCCGCACCTGTACGACAGGCACCTGACCTCCCCGCACCATCATTGGTCCCGGATGTCACCACCCAGGGCACTCAACCTGTCAACTATGATGACTTCGTTTCGTCTGTCGAAGCAGCCGCTGCGGCCTTGGCAGACGAGGAAGACGACTCCTGATCTTCAGGGATGCGATAAGTACCTGGTACCAGAAAGCAGAAATCGCTAACCGGTAAATGCTCGATGTGGATGAAGTCTTCCATCACCATTTCGAACAGACCGTGTGTATCGGCATCTTTGAATACCTCATCCTCAGGCTTAAAGTCCCCAGGCTCTTTTACAAAGAGCTTGGGGCTTATGACCGACAGCCCGTTTAACGGCTTCACGAGTAACTGCTCGTGATGGATCTCAAGCCATTTCTGCAGGTCGTAGGTCACCCAACCGTTGTAATAGGTGTCGAAGAAGGTAGGGGTCAGTTCCTTCAGTTCGTAGCGACCAACTCCGAACTTTACGTAAGGAGGGAAAAGATGCAGTAGGCAATTCTTGATCGATTCCACCAACGGACCCGGAAGCTGGTATGGATACAGGTTCAGGTCGATGTTGATATCAGTGACGTCTACGCCACGGAATAGGCGTTCTTTCAGACCCTCGACGTAGGTAATCAAGACCGGTACGATCCCGGTGGCGATGCTCTTTTGCAGGATATTGAGATTGCGCGTGGCATAACGGGCGTTGAACGCCTCCGTGGTGACGCGACCCTTGGTGAGGGTCGTGTAGTCATCAAGAAGGCGTTCACGGTATGCCGACACCGACAGATGTGCTGAGACCTCAGGGTCGAGGTCAAGCAGCGTGCCCATGCGGGTGTCGAAGAGACAATCCAAATCCAGTAACAGATTCAGTGCACTGGAATTAGCCATCACTGGCTCCTATGGATAATGTATTGCTGAAAAGATTACTGTTTGACACCTGGTAGTGAAAGCAAGATCATGAAGATCAGCCAGTGGTTCCCTTTAAGGATAGTCTTCAGTTCTTCATACGTACCCACATGCTCACGAACGTCGTCTGGCAACGCTGTCGCGCTTGAAGGCCACGCCAGTGAACTGGCCAAATGATTGATGAAGCTATCGTAGTGCCCCGATGCAGTTGGATTTTGCAGCCACATGTAGGTTGCCCCATTCATGTAGAAATCAAACATCGAGTTACGTGCTTCCCCTTCCAGCCCGGCATTGTCCACAAACCGCTTCCACAGCTGTTCGATATCAGTCGCGTTGCGAACCCCATACCAACGTACTCGACGCAGTTCGGGTAAATCATCGTTGTAGAACTGCGCCTCAATCAATGCAGCATTGACCTGGTCCTTGAAAAACTCGATCTGCCAGGTGCGTACACTGGCCTGAAGGCTGTCCAAGGTTTGTCGGTCAGTGGTTGCGAAGCTCATGGTTTACACCTCATCCAAGTTGGTGTCAATCATCATGCCACGATAGAGCGTGGCAACAGTCGATGTAGAGTTGGTGACTTCGCCGGATTCGGTGACGTCTTCAATACTGGCTTCCCCATGCTCGATCAGCTGGCGATCGAACTCAACCTGGGCTGTGCGGCTACCGCCACGTACCTTGATCTCTTCGATCAGGGTCTGCTCCAGACCCTGTGCCAGTTGAGACTGCAGTTCAGGGAACGAGATCTTAGAACCTTTCGATTTACCTGTTACCTGACCGGACATTTCGTCAACGTGTCGAGCGTTTTCAGGAATCGAGGATTTCTTGGTGAGCATCTGTGCCTGACGACGCACGGTCATGTCAAGCACTAGGTATTTTTGCGGGGTCAGGAACACTACACCTGTTTGCGGATCAGTGAGCCAGAGCCGCTCGAAGAAGGGATGGCCGATCTTCTCTGCTACCGCCATCAAGGAGTCCATGGTGACCCGTGGGTCCTTGAGGTTGGGCGAATAGAAGGGTAGGATTTCCTGCGTGGCGCGCGCTTCTTCGGTCTCGGGTTTGCCCAGAGCACGGATGTACTCATCGAATTCGGTATCCGACATGGCATCCAGGCGCTGCTTGGTCAATTCGGCATTGTAGTTGTCACCCGGAATAATTCCCGCAATGGCATCAACGATAAACGCTGTGACCTCTTGACGACTGGCCATAACAAATACCTCAGTGACGGACCGGAAGGTCGTGGGAAACGATGATCGGCAATACCAGCTGACGGAAGTGCCGCAGCCAGTCTGTCGGGGCAATGTCATCGACCAGGCAGGTACGGGCCGAAATGGTCGAGGTGTGCAGGGCCGCGAGTTCATTGCGCCAGAAGCGATTGAGTTCACGGATTTCAGTGCTTTCGTCTTGCACATTACAATCAAACAAACGTGCAAAACGGGTGGCGGCATTCGGGTTCTGGTCGGCGAGCAGATCGGCGACAGCAGAGGCGATCCGGGTAGTCATGAATGGTTCTCCAATGGAACGAACGGCCGGCGCGCCCAACGCACACCGGCCTCAGAGTATTAGGTTGCTTTCTCCGCCTGACGATCCTTGATCTTCATGATCAGGTCCGCAGCAGTGAGAGGTCTTTTGGAGTCTGTGCCAGCTTCGGCTTCAGACACTTTGGCGATAGCTGCCTGTGCTTTTTCCTTGGCCTTGACTGCTGCGTCGTACCAGTACGGTCGATAGGTGCCGGCACGCATGTTCAGCAAGTCCATAGTGGACAGGAATGGAAGTTCAGCGTAAGTGCCCTTCTCCTCCAGAGGCAGCCAGAAACCGCGTGTATCGAGCAGTAGGTCCCAGTCATACCCAGCGGCCAGGATATCGTCGTACAGCTCTTTAGGGCTGCACAGAAGGCCTTCTGGGAGGTCATGCCATAGATTGCGCATCATGCACATCTCGGCCGTGATGTTCATGGCCCGTTGCAGGCGACTGTCTGTCTCGAACAATCCCCGTACCGACTTGCGAGTCAGGTTGACAGACGGGTACAGGTCCAGGCGGAAGTTCGGCTTGCCTTTGGCCTTGTTACCGTCCTTATCGCTGATACCGTAGTAGTCATAACCCTTGCAGTAGACGAACTCAGTCAACGAGGGCTTAAGTCCTTCAGACTGCGACACCACGACCTCGAACGGAATACCGGACGGACCCGACTTACCCCGCAGGTTGACGAGCGTGATCAGGATCAGGTCGGTATCACCTTTCAGATCGTCTTCTTCATCCCGTGGGAATTCCGGCAGCTTGTCACCATCAAGCAACGGTTGCAGCGACACGCAGTACCAGCAGTTGGCTGTCAGGAAGCTGAAGTTCTCTGGTACCTTCTTGAGTTTCAGGTCGCCTTTGAGGAATTTCAACTTCTTGATGTTCGGCTTGTACATGTCGAGCTGATATTCTTGCCCGACGTGAGCCGTCATCAGGATGTTCAGGCCAGATCCACTGGTGACCGAAGTGACCTGATCGATCAGCTGGCTCTTGGCACCCGCGCCTTTCATGGCCACCATGTTAAGGTCTTTTGAGCCGACATCACCTTTCTCGTACATGTTCATGACGCCTTCGGTCTGCAGACCAGAAAGTGAGTCAAGGAAGCACAGTGTCGGCGCTGGAATCTTAATCAGTTCACCCGAGGTCTCGTCGACGAACGGTGTGGTGATCAGGATAGACTTGTCCTTGCGGCGCGATTCGGCATATTCGCGCATGACGTTCCACCATTCGTTACCGGTGTAGATCGTCGCGTCGGTGAACAGCAGTCGGCCCTGCTCGACCAGATCGATACCGAACAACTCCGGGAATTGACGGAACACGTTCATAATACGGCCCGGCGACAGCGTATTCTCTGAGTCATGTGCCATCATAATGGCCAGCGAGACCCGGTTCATGACAGAACCTTGCTGGAACAGCGAGATCACTGTCTTGAACATGTTGGGCAGTCCGGCAACGCCCGTGAAATGGTTTAGGCCACCGCACAGGATCGATTCGCCGTGCTTGCCTTTGTAATACTTACCTGTTTGGATGTCGAACAGCGCTCCGATGTTCCACATCGGACGGATCGACGGAGCCTTCTTGAACATGGCAAATGGGTTGTTAGACATGGTACTTCAGATTCCATTTAAAAGATGGGAGTCGGTTGTGCGCAAACGATATGAAAAACTACTTTCTTTTAACACGGAGTCATCCCGATGAAACACTTCGAGGACATCTACGGGTCCTTTGATCTGGTCTCGCTTGAAGACCTTAATCGCCTGGCCACAGGTATCTCCATGGAAGCGTCTATCGCCGGCATGCCTCAAAAGGCGGGTGCTCGGGCTAGTCAATTCTTCCGCAGCGCAGCAAGCTTCTTCGGTAAGATGAAGTTCACTGCCCTGAACATCGCCGGGCTCTCGGCTCGCGACCTTACAGGGGTGGTTGCCCAGCTGGGTTTCGTCGATGCCTCCAACAAGAACATCATCGTTCCTGAAGGCTTCATTGGTCAGTGGGTACCCTACAGCGCTCAGTTGAAGGAAACCATGGTCAAGGCCACCAAGCTCGAAGCAACGATCCTTGCCTTCAACCGCACAGTCGGCGAGATCGTAAATGACCCAAGTCGACTGACCGCCGCGTCTGGTATCGGCTTCACTGGCAGTGCCAGCCTTGGCATCACCGAAGACATGCGCGCTATCGGTAAGACCTACTTCGATGGTCGCAGTAATCATATCACGCGCACCTTGGGTGCTGTGGTGGAGCGCCAAGGTGACATCAACGTCACGATGACGACTCTCAATGAAATTGGTGCGCTGGACAAAGCACATCCTGCTGTCAAGTGCCTCAATGCCGTCGGACGGACCATGGCACTGGCTGACACGCTGATGGCTACTGTCAAGCGTCTGGCTGAAGACAAGAGCATCTCCCACCAGGAAGTGCTGGACGTCGCCCTGCAAGAATTGGTCGATCTGACTCTGGCACTGGCCACAGAAATGGAGTCCTATGGCGCCCTCCTGTACCGTGTTCGTCAGTTCTCTGAGGCCATGAAAGACAGCCTCAAAGAGATCAAAAAGTAAGGCATGTTGCATAAGGCGATGGGAGGGCACCAGTCCCTCCCATCTATGCCGTTTCAAGCCAATTGTTCGAGATGTTGCGACTGACGTAAGACATTTTCAACGTCTCGCAACATGGTTTCGCGGTCCAGGTAACGCAGCCATCTTGGCATCGTTCCATAAACCAACTCGACAGCCTGTTTGAAATCACCATGCTCACAGCACTCAACGACCTTGTCCACCATGGGTCCTTTCCAGAGTACCTTCGCCGTCATGGCTGGGAAGGAAAGGGACCGTGGGTCATTGACAAGGTAGAACAGCTTATTGAACTCTGCCAGCAGGGACTCATCGGGATCATAGTTCCGGATCAGTCGAAAATACAGACTGACCATGAACACAGTTCGCTTAGCTGAGACCCAAAATCCATGTGATTGGTTTATCGCGACAGATCGGTACATAGCGAGCCCGTTATTTGACTAATTTGAAATTGCTGAATGGGTTTGCCCAGATACCAATGTCATGGATCGTCTCGATCACCGTAGCATAACGGATCACCGAATCAGACTCACGCCATGTCAAAGCAGTCACCTGCTTGACAGTATCTGCCAACGCCGACAGCGCATTCCGACCAATGATGTCAGAACCCACGATCAGTCGAACTTTCGTCCTATTGACCGGGACCTCCTCCATCGCCCTCAGCTCGCGGGCAAAGGCGGTGTTGAAGTTCACGCTCACGTCCAAGTGTTTCACCGCACTGGTGATCTCCTTACGAAGTTTACGTGTCACCGCACCTTTCTTTTCCACGGCTTCATATAGTAGGTCGGTCAAATCAGTCAAAATGATGGACTTATCGCCTTCCAAGAATTGATCCAGGACGGTAGCCATGCTGCCCAAGTTGTCCACGTTATAATACGACAGCCCAGTGGGCGTGACGTGATGGACGACTGGAACACGCTTCTCCGTCTGCAGGCTCCAGTTGGCCTTATTGCGACGGAAGACCGACATACCAAACTTCAGGATATCTTCAGAGACATTGGCGTTGGTGATATTGCGCAGTGCACCAACAAACAAATGCCCGACTTGGCTGCTGTCTTGTTGAATGAAGTGTTCACGTACCTTTTCAAGGACAGTGATCTGTTCCTTAAGGTAGAGAACGGCGTTACTGGAGTCGGACTGCGGCTTGGCGATATCCTCATCATCCCCGTGCTGTCCTGTCCAGTATATGAATCGACCGTCTTTAGCCGTACGACACTCTTGTGCATCAGAGCTGAAGTACCACTTGGGTTGATCCAGCATTCGGTTATGGTTGTTCACAGACTTCCAATAACCCTCCGGTTCTTGCTCCAGTTTGTAGGTCAGGTTGTATCCGTTCATACCGATACAGTTACCCTTTCCTGCCCACTGGTCGGCCATTTCATTCCCCGTATGGCCGTTATGTCCCTTGATCCAGGCGAGCATGACCTGGTTATTTGAATCGCGGAACTTACCCAGTAGAGCGTCAACTTCTAGCCAGTCTTCCTTGTTGGCGACATCGTCCCCGTTACGATTGCGCCATCCGGTCTGCTTCCATCGGTCAAGGTATTTGTTCACGCCCTCAACGACGTACTGCGAATCCGAATAGATAATGGTGTGATGCAGGCCCTTTTCCAGGGCATAGGCGAGTGCTTGCTTAGCAGCAATCAACTCAGTATGATTATTGCTGGTGGCCTTGGGCACACCGCCGAATGTATCGATGTAGTTGAGGACATTAACTGCTTGACTTTCGTCTTTGGTATCGGTATACCCTTTGGCAGTTGGCGTTGCCTTCGGTGCTCCGCTTCCCTTAACCGGTAGGCTATCCGCGGTATACACGTATCCGTGGACTCCCCAACCTCCGGCCTTCTCAGAATTATAGAACCCACCATCCGAGTACAACACCCCTTTGTACAGCGGAAGAGTGGATTGCTCCTTAGTTTCCGTCATTACTGCACCTTCGACAGACATAGTTGGCGTGACGGTCATGCTCATGTTATAACCCAGATCCTTTTTGAAAAACATCAGATAAATCCGGCTGACACTTCTGATTGTGTCTCAGGATATCTTCACGGATGAAACGCTCCTCATCATCGAGGTAGCGTTTAAGGTCTTCGGCATAACTGAGAATGACGTTGGCCGCCTGTTCAGGGGACACGAGACTCAGGTCAACCTTGGGTGGAGTGGGCCGGAGATGACCTAACCGAGGTTGGCGTTCAAAGACGTCGCACTGGGTGTCCTTTGCTGTCAGTGGAGGTAATTCAGTGACGGTAAACGCAACCGAGGTGTATTGGTTCACCGTGCCGACATACGCACAAGAACCGAGGGACACCGCGAGCCAGAGCATGGAGGCAGCGCGGGTCCCTCGAAAAAATTTGGGTATCATCATGGGACGTTCCTATTCACTCAAGCGCTTCCACCGTTCGGCAAGGTCTGTCGACGGCGGGCGGGTTGACATGGGTTTTTCTATGGGTTGTTTAGGTCTCGGTCGAGGAGGCGGTTTAGGTGCCTGTGGAGAGGGTGTAGACGGCTTGGTATCGAGGGTTTCCTTCAGCGCCTCGTAGCGCTCTTGATACAACTCAGCACGTTCAGTTAGCAAGGGGATCTGGGTGTCTAGCTCTTTTTGCAAACGAAGTTGTACGCGTTCATAACGGCCCAACATGACTTCTTGTTCTTTGACGATGCGAAATACATGCACGAAAAGCAATGTCATAATGACAAAGCCCACAGAGGTCACGATAAGGGCCAAGTTCTGGCGGACAAACTGTCTGAAGGTGCGATCACGCAACCAGAGCTCTTTGACGAAGAGTCCCAATGCCTTAAGCAGCTTAGCCAGCGTCATAAAGTACATTGTATTCCCTAAAATGGTATGAACAATTCAAACATCATTGTTTAACGACTGTCATAAGTTACGTGGCAATCCGCCCGGAGAACGACATGTATAAACTGAAGGCCTTTTGCCTGATCTCAGCATTGATTGACAATACTCGGGTTGTGGTTGCTCCGGTAGGGGAGCTATCGCCCCGTGCTATGACCTATGCTCGCGAAAAAGAGTACCTCAACACTGCAGCTGCTCCCGGCCATACCTTGGTGGTATTTTCCAATAAGCGCGACGGTGTGATCGAGCAAACCGATCCGGTTGTCGCGGGAAAACTCCTGCTCATCAACAAGTGGGTGTACGAGCAAGCATTGGCGGGCACGTTTAACACCAGCATTGAGTCGTTCCGTACCGCCTTCATCCAAGAATGGGGCTCACAGTACGCGATCTGGTCCATCGGCGCTATGGTCGAAGGGCAGTCGAACGTCTGGATTCCAGGCGTCATCGAAGTGCGCGATATCGCCGATGACAATATCCAGTATAAGCTCTGGTACGCCACTGAAGTCTTCGAGCAACAGTTCGACGAATACCAGATTGTGGTGGTCCCGCCGGTTGAAGACCTCGATGTCTTCTTCCTGGGCAGTGCCATGGTCAGGGCAGCACTGGCAGCCAGGACGCACGACCTGGTCATGGAAGATGTCCAGGCGGCACGAGAAGGTTATCCTGAAACCTTCGTCAGTGGTGAAATGTACGAGTGGTTCGATCCAGTCGACCCAACCGACAAAGCCCGTCGCATTGCTACCTATTGGACTCCGGTGATCTATGGCATTGCTGGCCGCAACGTCGACTCGATCAAAGAAGCGCTGCGTGATTACATCCTGGAAAACAGCACCCGTACCAAGGAAGAATGGGCAGCCATTTTCCCGGAGATTTTCACCTCCACTGAGTTTCTCTTTGTCCCACTGTGGGGTAACTACTCGGTGACCAATCGGGAATTGGAAGCCGGACTGTACAGCTCAGTGACCAATGTGCTGCAAGGGCTTGCCCAGCTGCAACGGCTGGTGCGCGGTGAAGGGTATACCGAAGAGTACATCCAGAACAATGCCGAGGTCTTCGGTGCCTCGCACAAAGCCATCACTGTGATGGTAACCGGCGGCCCGTACAACCGAGATGGTATCACCTCGTTCGTACAGCGCTACAGTGACTACATCAACGTTGATTCCAGTGGCATGGACTTTGGACGGATGGGGCCTGAGACCCGTCGAATGGTCCTGGCGCTGGCTGAGATGTTGGCCGTGGCAGAATCCATGACCCCGGATTCAGCAGTGCCGGTGAAGTTCACCCGCCTGATCCGCGACGGTGTACTGTACGTGGCCTATACCCTGGATCGCTTCCAGCTGATCGTCACCAGTAAGTACTCGTACAACGACGAAACCTTGGATGGTGGCACAGCTGCAGGCGAGCCGGTGTTGGCGTGACGTAAACATCCGCTGCTGGGACTGATCGAATAAGGCAAGTGGGCATACAGGGAGGGGCAACTGCCCCTCCCTGTATGCTGTTTCAACTCGATGGTAGGAAGTCGGTGTCACGAGGACATCCCAGCCAGTCGAGAATCTTGTCGCGTGATTCGAACAAGTAAGTCCCGCGCGTATGCTGGAGCAATTCCAGCACCAACTCATCTCCTACTGAACTACACAGGTCTTTCACCGCCATTGATATCCACTTATTGTCATCGATGTCACTCATGACCACCAGACCAAACCGTTTCCATGTCTCAAGGTCAGGTTCGATCGAAGCCGAGGTATTGAGCCGGTACTTGCGTTCGTAAAGGAACTTCAAGTCCCGACCTGGCCAGGACCATTTCCCTTCACCTTCACCCGTGGTTGCTGCACCAATGAAAAAGCTGATCGAACTACGATCCACATTCAATGGCTTGCCGCCTGCTGCGTACATGGTATCCTCCTTAAGTGATCGTGACGTGTTCATTGTAGGCTCGCTTGAGCGTTACATGGGAATCATCGATCACCGCAATCTGACTATTAGGGTAACTGTTCTGGCTTTCGAACGAGTGACTGATGAAGAACACCTGTGAGTAGGTCTCATCCTCCATCAGGTCTTTCAGTGCAAGCGTCAGGTTCAGGCGATGCACTTCATCGAAGGTCCGGCCGAGCTCATCAAGATACAACGGATAGCCTTGCAGGTTAAGGAACTTGTAGACCACCAACCTGAACGCCTGGTTGACGATGTCCACCTGACTGTCCGACCCAAACTCGATGTCAGGGATCAGGTTGTCGGCGGTGTGGACATACATGGGGAACTTGTAGTTCAACTCCCCATCCTCAATGTTGCAGGTGTCAAGCGCCAGGTTATAACCCCAGACCTTGGAAATCACATCGTTGATGCTGGCAATGAAGGTGTTGATGAACACCATGATCTGCTCGGCGATGATGCCGTCTTTCGGCGACAGGATCTTCTCCAGCAAAATCAGGGCTTTCTCTTCAGCCTTGGCCTGCTCCAGCGATCGATTAAGATCATTGACAATACCCATCTGAACTTCGGCTTCAGCCAACGATTGCTCAAGCATCCCCAGTTGCACCTGATGGCGTTTGACCTGTGCACTGATCTCCTCGACTGCAATGAACTTCACCATTTGGTCCATCAGTTGGTTCAGACGATCCAGACACTGCTGAACGGTCTCACCGATCTCACGTGCCTCTACCATCCGGTCGTAGAACTGCTCCACTTCCTTTAAGGTCTCGCGCGTGTCAAGCAGGTGCATCTTAAGGTCAACCACCCGCTCACTGAGCGAGTGAGCCACATCCCGCAGGCTGCTGGATTGATCCAGTTGCTTGATCGCATTGAGTCGTTCAACCAATGGGGCTATTTGGTGGTCCAGATCATTTAACGCTAGCTTGGTTTTGACGTCGCTGATGAAATCCACACAAAGAGGCACCAGTTCGCGTCCCCGCCCAAACCCACCTGCATTGTGCAGCAGTTTCCATAACTCGACCAGGTCGGGATTATGGTCTCTCAGTCGTTGCAGGGTATGAATCACATCCCCTGCCTGGTGCGCTTCTTGCAACCAATCACGCACGGCTTGAATCCGCTGCTCCATGGACTGCCGAAACCGCGTACCCTTTTCCAAGAGCTCCTTGATAGAGCCTTCTTCGTCACCCGAGATACCTTCTTTGAACTGGTGATGACACGCCGGACATTCAATGGTCGAGCTGTTGTGGATATGTTCCAGACGGTATTCAAGCTCACCGATCTTGGAACTGCCTGCCATCATCTTTTCCTGCAGTTCATTCAGCTCACGTTGTTTGCCTTGAACTGTTGAGCGATCCAAATACGCCGTATCGATAGTGTTCACGCCATGCAGCGTCTCGATGGTCTCTTGGATCACGGCAAAGCAGTACTGATGATTGGGTAGTCGGGATGGATCACAGCCGGTCTTGAATTGTTGGTTCAAGCGCGCTTGCTCAGCCTTAATTTCTTCAAGGCGGGCATGCAGTTGCGCCGGATCAACTTCCTCCAACTCGGAAATGTCGTGCAGCTGCTTGTCGATCTCCTGATGGCGCTCTGAGACCTCGTGTAAGGCCGCCTCAAGCATTTGGGCGCGAGACCTGAGGTTATCCTTGAGTTGGATAACCGCGTCATCCTGCGTGCTTTTGACCGCTTTAGGGATCGAGACTCGTAGGTACTTGGCACGGGCTAGCAGGCCATCGACATCACTGAGTAGTTCATGGTACTGCCGATTGTAATAATCGAAACTGTCGGCAATGCCATCACGCTTGGAATGCTGATGCAGGCGAATGAGCTTTTCGGTGATTTCTTGAGACTGCCGGCGCAGGGTATTGAACGTAGCCTCGTCAATCTTCTTGGCTGACTCTTGTACCAATCGACCGGATTGATGTTTGATGATTGCTCCCGTGTCACGCACGGCGCGTTTGACCCTGGCATGGAGCTTGATCACATAGTCAAAGTCAGCCGACGACAGTAATGTGATCCAGTGGCGACGCTCCAAGGTACTCATCTTGGTAAACTGGACTTGCCCAGTCAACACCTGATGCAGCTCTTGGGTCATGCCAAAGTGTTCACGCACCAGTTCCTTCTGTACTGCCCCAGTATGACCTTCGTTAAGTTCCTCACCATCGCAGACAAAGCTGTGGGTGGGTGACTTGCCGGTAATGTCAGTGCGCAGTTCGTAAGTCTTGCCGTTGTTCAGGCAGTGGACCAGCTTATAACCGCCGTTTTCGTAATCGCTCTTCTCAGCAGGCAGGACGTTAAAGCCGATCTTCAACAAACTGGATTTACCCGAGCCATTGGTACCCAAGACAATCTGGGTCTTGAGCGTCGGGTTGATTTCAAAGGTCTCAATGCCCTTGACATAGAACCGTCTGCACTTGTGCAAAACGAGCTTGGTGATAAACATTGGGTATTCCCCTCCCCTAATTCTGTAGGATAGGTCTTGTAAGTTTCATTTTAATAGAGGTGGTTATGTTTGATAATGACATCAGCCTGTTCCGTCGGGTGATGATCGGTGTAGCTGCCGAAAACAAGAAGCTCGGCTCTGACGAACTGTTGATCACGTCCCATGAGAAGCTGGGATTTATCGATGGTGAGATCGTCGATAAGGTCGACCCTTTAGATTACGACAGCACCGACATCGACGGTAAGGCAGTGGCTGGAACGGCCTTCGTTTCCAACAACATCACTGCCAAGTGGTTACCGAGTACCAACCGTCGCACGCCCCCTGATGTCCAGCGTGGCGAGATGGTTGAGGTCTATCAGTACGCCAGTAACGATGAGTACTTCTGGCGGAGCATGGGCAAAAGCGATAAACTGCGTCGATTGGAGACGGTGGTTATCGGTATTGCGGCAAATCCCAACATGGATCAGGATGGCCTCGATCTTGACAACATGTACTTCCTTGAGGTCAGTAGTCATCAGAAGACCATCACTCTGTCTACCAGTCAGAAGAATGGGGAATTCTGTACCTACGACTTTCAGTTTGACATGGCCAAGGGCAAGGTAGTGCTCCAGGACAACCTGGGCAACTACGGTTTCTTGGATTCACGCAATACCCACATCAAACTGCAAAACCAACTGGGTACGTTCTTCGAACTCAATAAGCAGGATATCAAAGGCTATGCGCCACGAGATATCAACTTGACGGCAGTCAACAACGTGGATGTCAAAGCCAAGAAGATCACTTTGAATGGCGGCGGTAGTGTATTTACGCTACAGGCTTCCGGCACTACCCTTAAGACACCTAACTTCAAGGGGATGAGCTAATGGGGACTGTATCGCTAGTAGGAGCCGATAGTGCTGGCGCGGTCATTACAGGACCTGGAGCGCCTAATTGGACGTGGAATGGTAAGCCTATTTCATTGCTTGGTGATAAGGTTGCAGGCCACGGTGATGCGCCTCATAGTGCCCCGGTGATTGCAACAGCCAGCCCCTGGATGACCATCAACGGTATCCCTGTGACACGGGTGGGCAGTGTCGCCAGTTGTGGTCACGGGGCGACTGGTTCCAGTGACATGGATATTCCATAACGCATAAAGAGGAGGGGCAGCTGCCCCTCCTCCTATGTTGACTAACCGATTTTCACAGCACTGTGCGACCACTTAATGAACTCACCGCGACTGAAGGTTTCAGGCTGATGGGAAACGCGCTTCTCATCGACCTTAGGTTGCCAGCGGAAGTTATAGGTGTTCATGAAGCGGTGTTGTTGAAGGTTGTTATCTACCCGCACCACCCAGATGCCTTTCTCTTCTTCAGAGAGGTAGGATGGCAACAAGCCTAACTGAGTACGCAACGGCCACAATGGACGCTGGTCAAAGTAGAACCGTCCCGGCAGATGCGTGCGAGTGGTCTGAACAATATCAGTCACCAGATGGTCGACTTCGATCCCAACGATAAACGACTGCGACAGTGTCAGTAACTCAAGCAGGCATTCGTTGCTGTAGAAGTTCTGCAGATCGTAATCGCTTTCGTTACCTGGCGCAACTTCATGAAAGCGCTCAAGGGCAGTCTGGTCGATCAGATAACGTGAGGTCATATACCGTTCGAGGAACGGGATGCGCTTCATCTCGACCTTCATCGCATTAGGGCCAATGACTTTGAGGTCATGGGTTGCCAGATGCAAGTACCCGCCAATGACGATACCCATTACTTTATTCGTGGTATCGAACGGTACTTTCAGGTAGAAGGTGTCGGCCAAAAGCTTGGTCGGATCAGGGCTGTAAATCATGTCACGGGTGATGCTTGCAGTCCGCACCCGTCCAAGGTTCTTAAAGCTGATCAATCCAACCATGGCATTTTCCGTCTTACGGAATGTGATGCCGCCGTCTTTGATGTACGCCCCGTCCTTATCGGCATCGAGTCGATGAACCAGGCCATTGACGGTAGCCAAGCAATGGCGTTGAACATCGACGTAATCGGTGTCATCGCGCTTGAGCCATAGGTCTGTTTTATCGTAGTCGGTGGCGTCGTTAAAGGGCGAACCCTTAGGTACACACAGGTCCACCTTAAAGCCCGCCTGCCATGCATCACGCGCCAAAGCAGTGTTGACCGTTACCTTGGGTTCACCTACCTGAGTCGGCAAAGTGGTATCGGCGTTGTCAATCAGCCACTGGTCGATGGTGGTCTCTTCCAAGACCGCGGTCAGAAGATCTGCCGCATCACTCAGACGTAGGGTGACCTTGCCTGTCAACGCCGGATGAGTCAGTACCAGATAGACTTCAGCATAAACGCGAAGGAGTGCTTTAACGCTCTGTTGACGCACGTCCCTTTCTTCATAACGGACATTAGGCATCCGGTGTTTAACCAGTGCACGTTCGTATTGGTACATTTATCGACTCTCCCACGATAATGGTATGTCAGTTGTTTGATATTCAATATTAAGCACAGTTTATCTTCAAAACGATTCAAGATTCCAGGCCCGTTTATCGGCGCCAGAACCGATGGAGATTCCCAACGGAGACCTGCAATGAGTACTGTACTTCCACAATACCCTTTCGATCCGACGGGGCTCGCGACGTCGAACAAAGTGACCGAGACTCAGGCGATTGAATCGCGTGGGATGTTCGATCATTATTACATCATTCCTCGTAGCGGTCCGTTCTATGCGGAGACCGTCCGACTGCGCCTTTACCCCGCTGGTGCGAATGTCAATAACCCGGCCGGTGGCGACTTGCTCGAAGAAGGCCTGCACTTTAACTTTGGGTACCATTTCGCCCATGCATCACATACCATTGGAAAGCCGGTATACGGGGCGATTTCTTTCTACGACCGTCAGCTGACCGGTCAGCTGCGTATGGAGTACCAGACGCTCGGCGGTGACTGGGTCCTTGATGACCAGCAAATGACTGAGCTGTTGGGTAACGTGGCGTACAACCCACGTACCGCAACTTGGGAACAAGTGGTCGAGTTGCCGCATCAATTCCCCGTGGTCAATCACGATTTCAATATCGACGATTTCGTCGGCATGAGTGAGGTGGTTGATCAACTTGAGGATATCACCAAGGCTATTGAAGAAAAGACAGCCGGCGGTCAGGCCAATCACGTCAACGATAAAAGCAACCCGCACGAGGTCACTAAGGATCAAGTTGGGCTGGGTCTGGTCGATAACTTCCCAACAGCAGCGCCTGCTGAAGCAACGGCTGGCACCGCGAACAACCGGTTCATGACACCGCTGCGTACCAAACAGCTGATCGATGCCGTTGCAACCGTCGCCTTGAGCAATCACATGGGTGACACAAGCAACCCCCATGCGGTCAACAAGACCCAGGTGGGTTTGGGGAACGTACAGAACTATGCATTGCCGACGCAGGCGGAAGCCGAGGCTGGTGCCAGCAATACCCGTTACATGACGCCGCTACGGACTCGTGAAGCGATTGAGGCCATTGTTGGCATGGCATTCAATGCCCACGTTGCCAACCTCAACAATCCACATGGTGTAACTAAAGCCCAGGTGGGTTTGGGGAATGTTCCGAACATTGGCGTGGCTACCGATGCCATGGCCCTGCAAGGACTGTCCGATGGCGGCATCATCACACCACGCTTGTTGAGCATGGTGCTGTCGGAAACGGTTGGCAGTGGCATTACCGAACACGTTGCCGATTCCGACAACCCGCACGGCGTAACCAAAGCTCAAGTCGGACTCAGTAACCTGCAAGACTTCGCAGTAGCGTCTGAGGCAGTTGCTCGTGATGCCACCTCCAACGAGCATTACATGACGCCACTGGCTGTCCGTTATGCGGTAGCTGCGTTGGTAGGTGAAGGTGGTGTCGGTGATCACATCACCAACCTCAACAACCCTCACCGGGTCACTGCTGCTCAGGTCGGGGCGTACTCCATCGAAGAAGCCGATGCCCTGCTCGGTGATAAGCTTGACGACACTGCTGCTGCTGCAGATGCCTTGGCTGTGTTCGGTATGTCACAAGGCGAGCTGGAAACTTGGATTGGGGGTCTCAGGGCGGGCAACACCACCCATTTTGACAACAAGACCTACGTCGAGGCCAAAGCAGATATCCTTGCCGGTAAAGCAGCCGATGCCAGTAAGTTAGATGGCCGTACCTACGCCGAAATTGCAGCGGCTATCGGTGATGCGGTCGAGGGCGGGAACACGCAGCATAACGTCCCGCCGGTAGGGCCCGTAGAAGACGATCTGGGTAACTACGGCGATGCACCTCAACACTGGTTGAAGATCGGTAAGTACCTGCAGCCGCTGGATTACCAGTACGGTGATATGACCCTGTTGATCACCGGTGGACGGGATGAGGACTCTGAAACTGAGCGTCATCATACCATCCTGCTGGAACTCTCGACCACCAACGACTACCCAGTCGAAGGTCTGACCTTCACGCCACTGCTTGTTCGTGCACCACGGGTCAAGCACCTGACTCCAGCCGAAGAGCCCATTCGGATTGGTTATGTGGTTAACCACGGCGATGCCATTGCTCGTCCTTGGATCGACATTTACATCCAGACCATCGGTCAACGTGCTGGCTGGACTGTGACGGAGTTGTCGAACAAGTTCTTTGTACCTGAGTTGTTTGATCCGATCAATGAAGTGTCCGACTTGGTAGTGGTCGAGCCTACCGGTATCGAATACCCTCCTGTCATCACGGACGGTTCTGCTGAGATCATTGCGCTGCAAGCGTTTTCTGAACGTACGGATAACCCTCACCAGGTGACCAAGGCGCAAGTTGGGCTGGGTTCGGTTCCTAACTATCCGGCTGCTTCATCTGCCGAAGCGCTGGCCGGCACGGCAACCAACCGCCTCATGACCCCGGCCACTACCCAGGCCAGTGTCGATCAGGCGATCAACGCTTTGTGTGATCACCTGTCTGAGGTGGTGGACAACGCACTCCCGCTGTTTGCTTAAGCACTCTGCCCACTGCACTCCGGTGCAGTGGGTTCGTGTTTGAATTACCTTTTAACGATGGAGCCGATCCATGAGTGTACCACCAATTATCCAATACCCGCTTGACTTGTCGGGTACATCGCCAACCAACCGTATCGTTGGTGAGCGTCGTGAAATCACGACCAATACAGAACGCGTATTTGTGCCCAAGGCCGGACCGTTCTTCACCGAGTCGTTTGTAATTTACAACGACGAAACCGGTGAACCACTAAAACCCGTAGACGACTATCTGTTGGTGCAGCCGTTTGCCCAAGCCTCGCTGCGAAGCGGTAAAGATGTTCAGTCGGCGGTCGTACTGAAGATGAACGCTCCTGTCATCGTTCGCATGGATTACCATGTGGTGGGTGGTGAATATTCCTGGAACCTAGGGGCGCTGGCAGACCTCATCACCGAGCTCAATCTCGATGAGCGTGCGGTTAAATGGGGATCGATTATCGGTCGTCCTACCATGTATCCGGCCGCGCCGCACATCCACGACATCGGCGATACCTATGGTTGGGAGTACGTGGTATGGCAATTGGAGCGTGTCACCAACGCCATCCTGGTCGGTGACGAAGCCTCTCACGAAGAACTGCGTCAGCAGATGCTTTATCTGCGTGATCAGTTGCAGGCCAACATCGATGCGGTCGACGACAAGCTCGATGAACACCTCAACGATTTCGAGAACCCGCACCGCACCACTAAAGCACAGGTCGGACTGGGCTCGGTGGACAATTTCCCGACAGCCACCACGGTTGAAGCAGTCGCGGGAACCGCCAGTAACCGGTTCATGACCCCGGCCACGACGAGCTCACTGTCGACACGCATTGCCCGTGAAGAAGTCACCGCTCACGAAGCAAAGAAAACCAACCCGCACGAAGTAACCAAAGCGCAGGTAGGTTTGGGTAACGTTGACAACTTCCTTACCGCCACTCAGGCGCAAGGTGAGTCGACCACGATCAATGACAAGTTCATGACACCGTTGCGCACTTACCAGGCCATCATGATCCATGCCGGTACGTTGTTGAACACGCACGTCAACAACAAGAATAACCCGCATGCGGTCACTAAAGCACAGGTCGGACTGGGTCTGGTGGATAACTTCCAGACGGCCACGCGCACCGAGGCGATCGAGGGCACTTCCAATGCGCGCTTCATGACGCCACTGCGCACTAAGGAAGCGATCGACGCCATTGCAGGCAACCTGATCCAATCGCACGTCTCCAACCTCAGCAACCCGCACCAAGTGACTAAAGCTCAGGTTGGACTGGGGAATCTGCCAAACGCTATCACGCGCAGTCGAGCGCTGAATTCCGATGCGCACCTGCTCACTGCCGGCGGTATGTTTGACCACGTAGCCTCAAGTGACCATGACAACCGTTACGTACGCCTGAACACCTCGCAGAACACCAGTCTGCGGGTAGTGAACAATAAGCTTCAGTGTTACGTCAGCGGACAATGGCGGCAAATCTGGCCGGCGACCTGGACCAACTTTGCCGCAGAAGGGGCGAATGATCCGGTATTGGGTAACGACCAGCAAATCCAGTTGTTGGTGGCCGGTGGGCGGCTGTATGCAACCGTAGCTGGAGCGTGGCAGCAGGTCTGGCCTGCACTTTGGACCGACTAACCCGACATTGTATAACTAACAGTTGGAGGGGCTTTACAGATGCTTAAGAAAATCAATTTCCAGTTCCAAGGAATCACCGAAGAACTGCTGATGGTGGACCAGTTTCTGTCAAGCCCCCATCCCTATGAACAGGGGTTGGTCAAGTATGTGTTCAACGATGCCTCGTACGGGATCAACAGTCCCATGGAGTATCTTGAGCACAGCGACAAGCCAATCAAGGTCGAGGGTTATGAGCGGCTCAACGCTGTTTTGTTTGGCGAGTGCCAACGCCTAGCGGCCTACTTCGGGCACGTTGGGTATGTGTCCTGTCACCTGTTCATCTCCCCGAAGGGATCGTCGAGCTTTTCGATGCACACCGACCCTGACGATGTTGTAGTCCATGTCGTCAAAGGTGGTAAAGTGTTTGAATCCATCGACCAGCTGGAACCTGTCAATACAGGCGATGTGTTGTACATCCCGCGCAACCACCCGCACCGTGCCATCAATACCGAGAGTTCACTGATGCTGAGCTTTGGATTGGAGCTGTTTCTGGAGCAGAAGCTTTGAGCCTTAATAAAACCATTTACGTTAAAACCACCGGTAGTTGCAACCTTGACTGCCAGCACTGTTTCACCAATGGCAAGAACGGTGATAAGACCCAGTTCGACCCTGAGGTCACAGCCGCTTGGGTCAAAGCGTTTATGGCCAAGTACCCAGCCGACACTCACTATCACATGGAGTTCCATGGTGGTGAGCCGTTTCTGGTGCCGTTGGAGAAACTCAGGCAGTACGCCGATCAGTTCATTGATCACCCTCATGTAACCATGTGCGCTAACAGCAACCTGACCTTCAAGCTGACGGATGCACACATTGCATTCATCCAGGACTACTTCGGTGGTTTCATCGGAACCAGCTGGGATCATTGGATTCGCTGGAGCAATGACAAGCAGTTCCAGTTATGGAAACGTAATTTGGAAACGCTTAAAGAACATGGTGTGGGGATTGCACTCAAAGCCTCGGTAAGTCGACAGCTGTTGACGATGACACCAGATTGGTTTTTGGATCAGATGGAAGCCTTGGCAGTTGATGAGGTGTCGCTAGAACGCCTGACCATGGACGGCAGTGCTCAGTGTAACGTGGGTATCTTCCCAGATAATGAAGAGCAGGATAATTGGTACCTAGCGTTGTATCATCGCTATAAGGCTCGTCAAGGCCGTGTGCGCATCAAGACACTCGACATCATTGAAGACAAGCTTAAAACCAATCGGGTCAAGGTCGATACCAACTGCCGCAACTGCGAGCAGAATCTGGTGACCATCAACTCGGACGGTTCGCTGTCCGGTTGTCCAAATGCAGCAGCAGCACTGCATCATGCGAAGTTGGAAGATGGGGTCGATGCATTCCTCAGCTCCGATGGACTGATTCAAGAGATCACCTCAGAACTGACATGGGGTGACACCTGCCTTTCCTGCGATGTCTTTGACCTGTGTGGTGGCGATTGTCACCGCCTGCCGTGGCAGAATGGACGATGCGGTGGGTTGAAAAATACCCTGCGTCATCTGTCAGGCCGGAATACACAATCCAATTTGATTTTGAAGGTGTGAAATGACCGAACAAATTACCCGTAACCGAATCGCGGTAAATGCCAACAGCCGGATTCGCGATCGTTGCAACAGCGGTATCTCCTGGGGTACCAACAACTACCCGGACAACTCTGATCCGGCCTGGTTCGGTGGCCCGACCAGCGGTCTGGCAGTATCCATGAGCCGCAATGACTTCTCCGGCGGTGAGCCGTCAGTATCGCAAGCGGTATCTGCCCTGCGTACATTCGCCAACCGCTTTGCTGCCATCCGCACCATCCGTATCCTGATCTACCGCAGCAAGTCGGGTTACCCCAGCGATAACGGCAACATCCTTGAGTACGATGGTACTGCGGTAGCCCACTCGGCATATTCGTCTGGTGCTCATGCCAATAACGTTGCGCTGTCGGCGATGCGTGAAGGTGTGGAGATGGACCTGGACACGCTGAACAGTTCGCTGGACGAGCTGTGGAACGCCTACGTAGCCGGCGCCCGCAACACTGTGCTCAACCGCGAACGGGTCATCTGCCACACCAGCTGTCACAGCAACTGTCACTGCGCCCGTGGGCGTCGTTGACCATCTATTGTCCTCTTTAGCCGAGACATTCATCATGAGCGAACAACCCACCACTCCTGTTGTAATCCACTGCACTGCGCCGATCGCTGTAAGTGACCTGAAGCGCAAATTCACCGAAGATGTCGTATTCGTCATCAACGTGGATGGCAGTAAACTGAAAGGTCGTGCCCTGCTGACCTACCTGTCGAACCTCAACACCAACATCCATCTGCAATTTAGTAGTGAAGCGGCAACCGTCGAACTGCTGCGTGATTACATGGCCTCGACCCTCCTGATCAGCATTGCTGAATTGGAAGATCTGGCTATCAACCTGCTGTTGGCTGCAACAGGTCGGGCTTACACCCTTCCGTTCGAGCCGGCTGCATTTGTTGCAGAAAACGAAGCATTGATTGAGACCTGGCTCAAGCGCCTAGACTCACTCCCGGTCTACGCGATGTATTGTCATCCGGAGCATAAGGCTGCCGTAGAGCAGACCTACCCGGAAGACACCGATGAGAGCATGGCCGGTCTGAACTTCGTCAAGCTCATCGAGCATGAGCTCTTCCCCGTTCTGATGGCGGGTGTTCAGGAAGGCGATTACAACTGGAACCGGGTGCTGTTTAACGAGTACATCTTCGCTGGCGACAACCTCTTCAAGTTCTTTGCCAGTAAGAACAACCCGTACTTCATGGCATTGCTCGCTGATGAATGCCCGGATGAATTCGGACGCGTCCTGCCTATCATGCAAGACGTGCTGCACAAAACGACCCAATGCGTGAAGGAAATCGAACATGTATCACATCCGCAGTAAGGCCTACGTCGAGATCGACTCTCGGGTCACTCGCGACAATCCCTATATCTCGTTCGGCAAGCACGTCGGCTACGAGTACGTCCCGGTGGCACACGAGACGACTGCTCAACAACTCACTTACGCCCAGTCCTTGGATGATCTGAGCACTGCTGAATTCAAAGCTGCTATGAACGCAGCCTTTACCAGTAAGGAAAAGGTGTTCATCTTCGCCGATGGTAAAACCTACCTGCGCCTGTATGCCATGGCGGTAAAGGCCCTGCTTCCGTCGGTGACTCTCGACGTATTCCGCTGGATCTTCCTGTGCAAGAAAGCCACCTTCAACGTCTCCCTGCTGAACATCCGCAAGCCGGCGTCCAATATCCTGGATGAAGTCCAGATCAACGCCAAGACCATTGAAGCGCTTTTCAAGCAAGAAGACCCGCACCAGTCGGCGATGAACGAACTCATGGCAGCTGCGCCGGATGAAATATCGCTGGAATGGCGCATCCTGCGTCTGCTGACCTGTGACCGGGTCGGTAAGTTGCCCAAGACATTGCGTAACATCCTGCGGCGCATTGCCCTGGCCAACACTCACGATGCGCTCGATGTTTGGGGTCGGATGATTGCCGATCCAGGCATGTGGGAGTTTGCTGGGTGTGACATGGACACCCTGATGAACGGCAACAGTGTCTTCGAAGGCACGTTGCACTTCCATTACCTGAATAACCCGATGTTCTTGCAGCCTGGCGTGTTCGAAAACGAACCGACCAAGGACTGGATTGTCGGCCTGCTCAAGGAGCTGGTACAGGTATTGGAGTTCTGCGATGAAGGTCCGACGGCTGGGCGCACTCGCCTGATCCTCGAGCTGATCAAGGATGAGACCAACCTGCAAGACCCGGAAGCTCTCAAAGCACGGGTCGTGACCATGTTCAAAGGCGCCAAGCGTTTGGCCCTGCCGAATGCCGATTCTGGCAAGTACGATGAAAATCTCATCCGCTACGTATTGAACGAGGACGTCGAAGTCCTGCGGCAGTGCATCAAAGGAGCACAGTGGTAATGGAACTGATCCCCGTAGTGAACATCCTCCAAGAGAAGAAGGGTAAGTGGAAAGAAGCTCATCTGATTCTGTTTGAGTACTGTAATCTACGGTGTTCTTTCTGCCATCAAGACCACGACTCCAAGGTGGGGTTTGACACCATCGCTGAAAAGGTCGAGACGCTCATTGCCAATACCGACCCACGGCAACCGTACGTGGTGAACATGACCGGTGGTGAGCTGTTCTTGGACGAGTTCCCTGATGAGCTGTTCGAGCAGTACTACCAAGCAGGTAAACGTATCTTCGAACACTTCGACGATGCCTTGCTGGTACTGGGAACCAACCTGGTCTATCATCGGGTGGAGCGGTTGATCAAGCTGGTCAATCGACTCTCCACTCATGGTCGGGTCCAGATCGCCACGTCGTACGATCCAGCGGGCCGTTTTGATCGCGTCAGCCGGATGCTGTTCATGCACAACCTGCAGCGCGTGAAGGAATACGTCAAGACCATCAACGTGGTGATCACCAAGCAGAACATCGAGGCGTTCCTGAGTGAAGACGAAGGGTATGAAGTCGCCTGGATGTGCGAACACTTCGATGTGTACTTCGACCACTACATCCCCAGTCAGATGTATGAATACATCCAGCCGGATGAAGACCTGATCAGTCAGCTGTACCTCAAACTCAATGAGCGCTATCCGAACTCCTATCCGATCAAGGACTGGAAGAACAATGCGTTCAATGAGACCACCTGTCGCTCGACCAAGATCGTCAACAAAGACGGGATTGTCAGCACCTGTTGGTCCGAGGCCGGTAAGAATGCCATCTTGGATGAAGCCGAAGGCCTTAAAGCCAAAGACGAAGCCGAGATGCGGTTCGTGGAGAAATACAACTGTTTCGCTTGCGAGTATTATTCTCGCTGCGGGATGCGTTGCTTCCTCCATCACTCGTTCATTGACGACGGAAATTCAAGTTGTCAGATAAAAACCATGTTCGATAAAGTGGTAGAGGCGTGACAACATACGGGCTCCGGGCAACCGGAGCCTATATGCCGTTTGCATTTAAATAAATACTTGCGTCAGCTGATATGAATATTAGTTATCGGGAATTCGTCACTGTTCCCATGTTATGACCTAGACAGTGAGGTGGTTCTTCCCTTGCTGCATTATTCTTACAGAGACTGCCATCATGACCGTACAAGACTTCCCGCTCACCGAAGAAGGCTACAACCAAGCGATTCAATGGATGAAAGACGAAGGCCTGGACCCGGTGGAACATGCCAACCGTGAACTGTCGACCGACGGCTACACCATCGTCAACATGGTCAACCACCTGCGTCAACGGAAAGCCAAACAAGCCGCCTAAAGGTCGGTGGGAGGGTTATAAAATCGACGTTATCCTGAAACCAACTGCACTCTGCAATTTTCGTTGCACTTTCTGCTCCAGCACCTACCTCAGTGAAGATAATAAAGAGCTTGTCGAACTGCAGCAGGTGGAGCGTTTCATTCAACGCTTTCCGGAGACTCGCACGGTAATTGTCAATGGCGGCGATCCTTTAATGATGCCGCCTCAGTACTACTGGGACCTGATCAAAATCCTTGATCGTCTAGGGTCTGAAGCCAGCATTTCTTTCACCACCAATCTCTGGCCTTTCTATAAGAAGCCGGAGTTGTGGGAAGAGTTGTTCCGACATCCACGTGTCGGCGTGACCACTTCATTCCAATACGGTGAAGGTCGTCTCAAAGGTGATGGGACCCCACTGACGGAAGCTGAATTCGTCGCCATGAGCGACCTCTTCCTAGAGCGCATCGGTTATCGACCCGACTTCATTGCAGTGATCGACAAAAGTAATGAACATACCGTTCTGGACACGGTCCGTCTTGCCCAGCGCCTGGGTGTCGAAGCCAAGGTCAATTATGCTGTTGCCTCGGGTCCTGTGGTGGTCAATAAAGGCATCGCCATGGGCCATGCGGAAAGCATGTACACCCAAGCGGACATGTACAAGGCCTACATCGAGATCTACGATGCCGGACTCATGCAGTGGGAGTTCAACACCAAACAGATGGTCAAGCGCATCAAGACGCAGAACACCATCTGTCCGTTGAGTCGAGACTGCGACAGTGGGATTCGGGCGTTGCAGCCCGGCGGTGGCTATTATTCCTGCGGGGCCTTTGGTGATGACCTCAAATACCCCATCGACTTTGAAAAAGAGATGGCTGGTGAATTCTTCCGCCCCTTGAGCAATCAAGAAGAACTGTGGTCGATGAAAGAAGCCTGCAACGAGTGTCCGATGTTCCTGATCTGCAATGGCTGCCGTAAGACCGTGACCGACACCAAGCGGTTAGGTCTGGCTGAGCATCACTGCAAGACCATGAAGAGTATTGCACCGCGGATCATCGAACTCAACGGGATGCAGGACTATTTGATTCCAACCCCTTACGTGGACGAGTCTGTCCAGATTATCGCACGAGGTTGACGATGAAGGTTAACAAACTGGCGTGGGCTATCGCCATCATCATCCGTGAGGGCTTATTGTGGGCCGACCCAAAATAAATTTGTCGCTGAACCCGTCGTATTACTGTAACTTGCGCTGTGAGTTCTGTTACCTCACGCCTGAGCAGTTGGGGGATAGGGCCCGACTGGAGTTGGATAAGTTTGAGACGGTGCTTCTCGATATCCTGCAACACTACGATGTAGGACACGTCGATCTCTACGGTGGCGAAGTCTTATTGCTTCCGCCTGAATACCTGCGAGGATTGAAAGACATCCTGCACACCTACGGAATCGATGACATTGTCTTGGTGACTAACCTCACACTGACCAATGAGATCACCGAGGACCTGGACTTTGACCTGTCAGTGTCCTATGACTTCGGGGCGCGGGAGATGCATGAGCGGGTGTTCAACAACCTGCTGGCATTGCCTCGGCCTTACACCATCTTGACCCTGGCCAGTCGGAAGTTTCTCGATACGGTGAGTGTGGATGAATTCGTCCAGACCATGAACCTGTTGAGTGGAGCCAAGGACGTCGAGATCAAGCCATACAGCGCCAATCAGGCCAACGCGCATGCAGTGTACTACGATGAGTTCGAACGCTTCGTATGGGCGGTTATAGAGCATCCTGACAGGCAGTTCTACTTCGAGAATGAACGCCAGATCAAAGAAGCGGTTGAAGGCCAACGTAACGCCTTCAGCGATGACCACCTGTACATCACTCCGACTGGCCAATTGGCCGTTTTGGAGTTCGATGCCAATGACAATGAGTTCTTCCTCCCGGTTGATGGAGTGGAAGGCTATCTTGCGTGGTGTGCAAAAGAAAAGCAGACCGTGGCCCAGAACGGGCATTGCGGGACCTGTACCTACATGGGACATTGCCTCTCCGAACACTTGCGGGAGGTGAAGGACTTGTCCCGTTCCTGTAACGGTTTTAAGGGGTTACTTGACCTATGGACAACCCACACCTCGTCCAACACCGACAACGCCTGGAGATCACGCTTGATCTATTCCGAGGCTGCGCCAACCACTGCGCCGGATGCATGATCGACCGCACCATTGGTGGCGATGTCGACGATCTACCAGAACTCAAAGCCCTGATCGAGGAGATGACCGCCGCCGGTTATGTTGCTTTCGATCTGGGCGTTGGACCAACCGACTACATGACGGCCGATAACAAGGACGAAGTCATGGTCCATCCAGTTTTCCAAGCCATGGCACAGCTGTTTCATCAGGTGACCTTCAATGCTGCATTCCTGGAAAAGGACCTGAAGAAATACACCCGCATGTGTCAGGAGATCGATCAGTGCATCCCAGGCAAACCGATTCGTTTCCTGATCCCGGCTGCTCCCAGTTTCTTCAAGACCAATAAGTTCAGTGACATGATCAACATGAAACTGAACCATGTCAAAGACAGTCTGCACGATGCCTTCCTCAACGAGGCGGGTTTTGTGGTAAACTGTACCAAAGACACGGTCGACGATGAATTCGAAGAGATGCTGGTCAAAGGGTTCGATGTCGAGTTTCCGGTCGACAAGGATGACATCCTGAACATCCCCTATGGTCGGGCACCGGTCAAAGACCTGCAGGTGGCGCAGCAGATTCAGCGCATGAGTTATCACATCAGTCACTATTACAAATTGCTCAATGGTACCGACGAGCGACGGAAGAATCCCGATCTGTGTCTCAATACCGGGACCATGACCAATCTGCTGTATACCGATGGCAAGCTGTACTGGGTGCCCTTCCTCAAGGACGATTGTCCGTTCCTTGAAGATGCGTTTACCGTGCCCAAGCCCTGGACTATGGATAACCTGCTGGCGACGCGTCAGAAGGCTCTGGACGCCTCTCTGGAGTACCTTAAAGACACCCCGTGCATGCAGTGTCCGTACATCTCCAGTTGTGCCGAGAAGGGCATTACCAGCATCATGCAATTTATGGGTATCAAGGACTGTCTGGTAGGGCTTGATTATGCACAGTGAACGCGTCTCTCAATCGTTCAACCTTGGCTTGGAGATCCTCAAGGGCTGCGGGTACAGTTGTGCGGGCTGCACCGTCGATAAGAACGTGGCGGCGTTTGACATCCCTGAAGACGATGCTCGCGAACTCCTAAGTCTGCTGACTGACCTTAAAACCAACGACTGGCGATTACTGGAACTGAAGATTGGACCGACCGACATCGTCAGTGCCGAGAATGGGTTTGAGGCCTTACGTCATCCTGTGGTGCGGGAGATCATCTCGCACTTTAAGGTGGTGACCTTGAATGCGGCGATGCTCCACGATCACAAACTCGTGGAACTGGCCGAGATTCTAGATGAGGTCGCTCCCGGCAAGCACATCAACATCGGCACGCCTTTCACCCTGCACAATCTCGCTAACGAGAAGTTCATGGGGATCATGAAGAAGCGCTTGGCGTACTTTAAGGGACTGCTTAAGAAGGCGCAGTTTACCCGGTTGTACGCCACGGTCAACATCGAGTCAGGTAACCTTGACCAGTTCACTGACGAGGCGTTCAGCCTGCTGCGCAATTACGATTTCGGTGCGGGGATTCACAAGGTGGTGGAATTCCCCTTTGTTAATGCCCGTCAGGGGTTCGATAACCTTCTGCATGCCGAGGTCTTCAAGCGCGATGTTAAGCGGTTCTCCGATTTCGTCAAGACCAAGGTCAACACCCACGAGTTTGTGCCGTTGATCCCTAAGGCTAACGACGGTTACGAGTACACCTACCGTACAGGCAAGTTGTATTCGACCATCGTCATGGTTGAGAACGTAACGCTCTATAACGAACGCTTTGAGTTAGCCAGACCCTGGACAGGGCAGGCCCTGATGGCCGATCGTGAGGAGACGTACATCAACAACCTGATCAGGTACAGCGAACACCCTGAATGTGGCGACTGCTGCTTTCTGGACAATTGTTCGCGTTGCGACATCCCACGACTGATGGATGAGACGAGCAGTCAGGAATGCTTGTTTGGGATGAAGAACCGCTACGACCTGTTCATTACTGAACATCAGGCCGCGAAAACATGAAACCTCTTTACATTGTGCTTGACAATATTCCTGTTCCTGACTGGCTGTTCGAACAAGCCTTGTGCGAACCCAACAAGGAATACATCGAGACGCCTGAAATCCAGGCGTTCACCAACGAATGCATTCTACCGCTGGTGAAGACCCATGTCCAAGCAGACCCATCCCTTGAGGCCTGCTCCAACCACGTCCATATCAGTGCGGCTGGCTTAACGCCCCATGACCACCTGCCTCATGCCTTTACCTCGGTGTTTTACATTGTCGATGCTGAAGGTGAACTGGTGGTCGACCCCTGTGGCCTTGGCGAACTCATCACGCCCCGTGCTGGGCGTTTAGTGATCTTCCCAGGCCATGTGGTCCATTCGGTGAACAAGTCCCCGCACGATGAGCTTCGGATATCCTTGGTAACCAACTATGAATACCCTTCCGTATAAAGCCTTCCAACGACTCTATGACGAGCTGGTGCAAGAACACAGCGACGCATTTGAGTTAATGGAGTTTGTCATTGATGATGAACTCGTCAACAACGCCATGAAGTATTTCGAGGCAGCGACCTTTCCGCTGGTCTATCCGGCCAAGAGCTATGCAGTGGCGATCATCTATGCTCACAAGCTCAGTGAGATTTATGGTCTGGATATCCACACGGTCCTCGATGACAAAGACTTGTTCCTTGGCCAAGACCCGTACTTTGTCCCGTACAGTGAAGACCCGGCGACATACGAGACCATCCTTCAGCGCTTAAAGCACAAGCCCAACTGGCTGGAATCGGGGTGGGCTCCGAAAAGCGTTCAATACTGCTTGCTCGAATGCACCGAGGCAGGCATCCAATCTTTGACGGAGGTGTAGATGGATACGCATTTGTTGTGGGCAACGCCGGTGGCGCGGATCAATGTGGCCGACCAATTCGACATGGCGGCGTGGGCCGATGAGGTCTTTGCCATGTACACCATGACCAACGGGGAGGATGACCGGCAGCGGTTCATTGACCCGGATATCTTCCCCGTGATCCTGAAGATGCGCGATGAAGTGATCACCCCGGCGGTCAATGCCTTCTGTAAGGAACACTTCGGGCAAGACATGGAGAAATTCTATGTCGAGACCAATGGCAAGTGGATCGTTGAAGGCGAAGGCCTGTACGCCCATCTGCATCCGGGCAGTGTACTTTCCGCTATTTGTTATCCGGGGGATTCGGCCAATGGTCTGAATATGTTCGACCCCAGGCTCAATGCCATGCGAGGCTATCCGAAACGGATGCGCAATCACCATTTTGCCAACTTCCGGATCAGTCCTAAACAAGGGGATGTCTGGATCTTCCCCAGCTACGCACAGCACAGTGTCTCTCATGTGACTGAAGAAGTCCGATTGTCACTCTTGCACGAATACTACATGATCGATAACCTGTAAGGATTTCCCCCACATGGCTGAAGAATATTCCCTGTACCCCGGCGCTGACCGAGGTCAATTCCGAGTGATGCGCTTATTGGATAACTCGGGGGTGCAGTTGCGTGCCCATGCGCGCATTAAAGATGCGGTGGTGTTCAACTACCTGTCGGCAATGCAATATGCCATCATCGGATACAGCCTCGAGTGGTGGAAAGATGGCGACCCGGCACCGTACGACGGTGGTGAGGCTGTCCCCTACATCCCTAAAGGCCGACCCAGCCTGAATAAGCTGTACTTCCGGGGTAAGACCACGCTGACGCCGAACATGTTGCATCTGGAAGACGCTATCATCAACGACTTCCTTAACAGCAAGGCGCTGGCAGATCCTATGTCCCTGTGGTCGTATACCCAAGAGGCAGCCGAGCAGGTAGCCAGTGCGGCGGAGTGGCGTCCATTGCTGAACAGTGCGTTCTCATTTGCCAATGCCGTCCACATCACTCGCCTGGTCGCCACGCCCAGCACGCCCTTGACGATCGACAGTGAAGGGATGCGGTTTGATTACTGCCGCACCAGTAATCCCGATCAAACCTTCAGCACCATCTTGCGGGATTACAAATTCGAGAAACTCCGAGACTGCTATCCGGCAATGCTCGAACTCATTGAGAGTGAACAAAATGGCAGCAACAGTTAATCAGCTGAAATCACTTCAGCGCAGTATGAAAGCCATGGGTCTTTATACCGGTGTCATCGACGGTGTCTGGGGTCCATTGAGCCATGGGTCTTTCATGAACGCCAGGCGCCTTTCTGAAGCCGCGCGCAAGCGGGCGGTTGAGGAACATGACCTCGATCCAATCTTTCTGGATTATTGCAAGGCTACGGCCTGGTCGGAAAAGGTCAGTGACGAATTCATCCGCATCGTCAAGCACATCTGTGACAACTTGGCAATGCCCAACAATGGTCCTGATGACCTGATGGCATGCATGGCATTTGAGACCGGTGAGACCTTCTCTCCGACGATCAAAAACGGCGCCGGCGCTCCCTACTACGGACTGATCCAGTTCGGTGCGGCAGCGGCGAAAGATGTCGGCATCACCTTGCCGGCCCTGCTTAAGCTCACGGCAGAGCAACAGCTGATCTACGTACACAAATTCTTTGCTCCGTACAAAGGCAAGCTGAAGAACCTAGGGGACGTGTACATGCGCATCCTTTATCCCGTGGCGGTTGGCAAACCGGATGACTACGTACTGTTCAAAGAAGGCAAGGTATCCTACACCCAGAACAGGGGGTTGGATATCAACAAGGATGGCAATATTACCAAAGCTGAATGCTGTGCCAAAGTAACGCAGAAGCTGGTTGCGGGCCTGCACCCGAAAAACCTACGGGTCTGAACAAAAGAAAAAAAGAAAGGTAAGGAGAGGAGCCCTAGGGCTCCTCTCTATGCCGTTACTTAGCCTTACGGACGAAGGTCTTACCGAACACCGTGAAGCGATCGGGTAGCGATTTGACGATCTTGTGACCGATCACACCGCCTACAACAGCGGCACCAACACAGACAGCAGCAAAGGTAGCGTTATTCATGAGTCAGATTCCTAATCAGTTAGCCAACAGGGCTTCGAGGTGATTGATCTTGGCTTCGTAGGCCAGGGCTTGTTTGCTCCGTACGCCATAGACACGCATGGCATGGGCAAACAGATGAGTGACATGCGCCAGCTCCGATTGGAGGGCGCGGGTCTTGGTACCGAACAGTTTATTAAACATGCTGCGCCCTCCTGTGGGCTAGGGGTTATCCACGCTGTGCGAGGAACGAAAGACCACGACTCAGTATCGAAATGCCGATATTGATGCGGTTGTCTTGTTGACGTTGTTTGGGTTCGCGACGATATCCGCTGAGGGCTCGTTCTTGAGCCATCGGCAGATCAGTCAGATGGCGTGGGGCTGGTTCTTCAATTTCTTCAAGTGACAGCACGCGGACCTCACGCACTTCACTATTCTGAGTCAGAACGATGAATTCTCCATTGACGTAGAAGCCACGCAGACCCAGAAGATGAGCAGCGGCCTTAGCCAGATCGCGATGTGCTTTCGAGAACTCTTTGAACCCAGTACTCAACCAGACACGCTGACGAGCACCGTCCGCAACGATCACTTCCAAATCAAAGCGATCGCCTTTGCGCTTGAACTCCACTTCATCCCTGTAGCCCCATTCCACTTTACGGCCATCACGGATCATGCCAGTGCTGGCGAGGGCTTTGTGACGCTCTTTGATGCTGACTTCGATAACTTTCATGGTGATCTCCTTAAGATCTAGGGTATGGGTGCAACGGTGTACAGGTTGTTAAGGATCAAGAAGCCGATGAAGATAACGCCCAGTCCGACGTAGCGCTGTACTTCACTCACCGAAGTGTTTCTTCAGGGCATCTTCGATCAGGTGGTACGTCAGCATAGTGGGCTCGACCACCCGCACTGGCAGGTAGTCGAACTTCACGCCATCGTCGTGCATGAAACGGTAGTAGCCTTCAGCCTTGATCAGTGCCTTGGCTTGTTCAACGCTGACGCCATCGCTAAAGCGCGCCAGTTCCCAGTGGATGCCGTACTTGGTCTGCCGGCGGAAGAAGAAATGACCATCGGCATCGTGCAGGTCGTTAAGGGTTTGTTCATGGGTGTAGCGGTGAGCAATTTTCATGGCGTACTCCGATCGTACTGGAGAGAATAACTTAACCCAGATAGGTCATCATGTCGTTGTGGAACTGCTCGTCCAACTCCGGGTGGCGTTGGGTGACTTGCATACACTTGACAAAGGTGCCCATCGGGGTGCGGTAGTAGAAGTCTTTCAGGAATTGAACAACAGGGATCTTCTTTACATTGATCAAGGCTGCCGAGACGAGCATCGGCTCGCCCTTGACATCGATCTCAGTGTAGAAGGGGAATTCCATCATTGCGCCAATGGCGCTCACGTTCATGTTGGTCATGCTGATGCCTCCATTGGCATATTGGGGTAAGACAAGTTAGATCACGTAGAGGCTCTTGGGTAAGAGCCTCCAGGTTGATACAACTTAGCTGTTCAGAACCTTCTGGCGCAGTTTGGAATGGTTGTATTTATCGAGGACGATGTTGGCCACGACGATGATAGCGACGGCGGTAACGACACGTGCAAACATGGTAAAGCTCCTTAAGCTCAAGGGGATGATGGGGCCAGCTGCCTAGCCCCAGGTGGATCACTTAGATGTGGTCAGGGTGCCGATGATCTTGGCCAGGTCATCGCCAAGCAACGAGCCATTGGGTACCAGATCACGCAGCTGACGAGGGACATTACTGACAATGACCATAGGGCCATGACCGGGCGTGTAGCGTTCAAAGAACACTGCAGTGCCATGCTCGGTGCCAACCAGTAGCAAGCGCCGGGAGGTACCGGTGTCGGTGGTCTTGTATACCTTGCCAACCGGAACATGGAAGTTCACGGCATTGTCGTAATAACCGGTACCGTTCGCCCAGGCTGGGTTGAACTCGATCGGCAATGCATCGTTGAACTGCTTCTCGAACACATGAGCTGCATAGCTCATGGTGTGTACGACGGCTTCGTTGACCTTCGCTTTCAGCTTAGGATCATTGAGAGCCTTGTTGATGGCGCGTTTTTGCAGGGCACGCTTGGTGAAGAAACCTACAGCTGCAACACCGATAGCACCCAGACCGATAGCCAATTCTTTGCTCATGATAAATCTCCAATGATTTAAGGTTAGAGCAGGTAGATTATTCTTCCTACTCACTGGTACTATGTATCGTTGAAATATTTTCGAATCGAATTCGAGCCGGCAAAAAAGACCCTCCTACAAGAGTGCCCGTTCTGAGGAGGCACTCTTGTAGGGACTGGCGGCACCAGTATGGGTCAAGGGGAGCAGGAGGGAGCTCCGATGCTAAACTTAACGTGAGCGATGACTATCGTTTAACAGGTTTGTCTTGCGGCGGTAACTTGACGGCAAGAACCTTAGAAGGCCCCACTGCATCTCCTAATAATCGCCGTACCAGTGGCGGTAAAGAGCAAGTGGGTTCAGCATCCGGTGTGGTATGATAGGGTCGTGGCGGAGCAGAGGTAGCATCGCGCATGATGAATCCTTCCAGTCGGAATATTGGCCAGTCAGGGGCGATGGCCGATTGCCTATCGCTCGCCTGGACTGTCCCAGGAGATCTGGTACCTTCTCCTATACTAGAGGTGAGCTTTGTTATTTTTTACCATTTGTCCATGCAACCAAAAAAAGAAGATGACCACGCCCCTTTAGGTGACGCGGCATAGATGGCAGTCGGAGGCGATGGCCGATTGCCTATCGCTGCTCCGATGCTGCCCAGGGAATGTATGGTACCTGTTCCCTATATTAGATGTGGTCTTGGTTATTTTTTACGATTCTGTCACGATCCTCGTCGATCTCGTGGTCATCGTACACGATCGTCGCCAAAGGTTCAGGTTCTGAAGACGGCTCTGGTGGATACTGCCTGATCAGTTGCAGGAAAGGATCAAGGGTGGTCATGGGGCTGCCTTAATCGAGCGCGTAGAGTGGAATGAGGTATTCGTGCGACATGTGTTCATCATGCATGCTGCCAAAGGCTACACGGGCTTTACCGAACAACGAGAGTTTGATATAGACATGGTCATCGCCTGAGACTGCCAACTCCTTGCGGTGCAGTAATGGGGTGAATGTCTTGACAATCCGCTTGAGGTTAAACTCTTCCTGCACGGGAACGCCGGCTTGATGCAACGGAATGATATCCATTAGATGCAAGGTGTCGTCATGGTACTGAAGTGTCAACTGTGCGATGCCCCAGGCTTCAAGCAGGTCTGCCATGGCCACGATGGTCTTAGTCAGGTCAGCCGTATTGTCCAGGATACGGCCCTTGTCTGTCGGGTGATCGGGCATCAGGGTAATCGCCACGTCATCATCGCGATTAGCGCCGATAAGTTTGCGCACGTCACTGATCTCAACCAGACCTGAATGCTTGAGTTCATGCAGGCGGCTGACTTTAGTCTGATCCACCAGCCCCTGTGTGATGATTCGATGGATGTTGACCCGCGCTTGTAGCAATTCAGGTAGCTCGCGCAGCTGCGGACTCAGGCCCGGCTCCAGATGCCCGACAAACCCCAGATAGCCCTGTTCCGTCTCATCCGCCCCAAGGACAATGAAATGGCTGTCAATACCCGGATCAGGATCGATGTTGACAAACATCAATTGCGGCATGGTGTTACACTCCTTAGGTGAGGTTGACATAACGGCCGACTGACATAGGGTCATAGCCCGAGGGCGATGGCTATTGCCTATCGCACGCTCGGGGCTATGTAAGGGCATGGGTACCTGTCCCTTATACCATAATCCATGCCGGTAGTTTTTTACGATTTTACATCCATGTAACTTAAAGGACGCGGTATCTAAGACAAAGAAGTGACCACTTCATGTCAATGATGTATGATCGTTCCAGATTCGAATCGAATTTTACAGCAACGGTTTACAGGATCAAATTAAAGTGTTTAGACACCCGAAGTGTGGTCGACAGATGTGCTAAGGTATCGGCCTGACCCTTAGAGGGCGTGTACACTTCAATCAGGTCCAACCCCCCTTCTGGCGCGACCTTAAGCTCATGGATAGTCCAGGCTCCATCAAGCACCATGTACAGGTGTTTGTGGTCATCCGAGACCATGACTTCATAGACCCATCCTGTCTCTTGGTCACCGCTTTTAGCCAAGATAGGCAGCAGACGTAAATCACGCTCGCAATTGTTGATAAACTGCATGATAGAGTCAATTGCAGTGGGGTCGTCTACCGCGTCCCAGGTGGCAGCATCGTACGTGAATTTAACGGTTTCCACTCCATGTGTCCTCATCGTGTTTCGCTTAAACCCATCGGTCATTTACTTCCCTGACCACATCTATAGGGTGGGTTTGTATTTATTGACCGTTTGGTTTGTCGAATCCTATGAGGGTTCTTTTATTTCACGCATAATGGTGATCTATAATGATGCACAGCATGATCATGGCGGCACATCAAGCGCGCCGCCGTTGGGGAAAGCGACCCGTTCCTAATGGACAGGTGTTGTACACTTCTGCTGGGACTCATCAATGGATGTGTCCGCCCGATGTCACTCGTGTTTCTGTCGTCTTGGTAGGTACTGGTGGCGCTGGGAATCGGGCCCGCTCCGAGACGGGAAACGGCGGCAATGTCCGTTTCATCAATGACATTCCTGTGGTCCCTGGGCAGACTTACGCGATTGTGTTGCCAAGCGTCAATAATGGCAGTCGGCTCGCCATCAATACCACATCTGCCTTTGGTTACACTGCATCGTCCCCATTAGGTGGGGTAGTTATGGGCGGGGATGGTACCAGTGGCCTCACAGGACAGTACAGTGAAATGGCAGAAGGTGGTAACGTAGGTTATATCCCGGCCGGACGTGCCAGTCTAGGCATTGACCTTAAGACTTTTGCAGTGACGGCTCCGACCGGCACCTTCAGTCGTAACGGCGGGCGCTGTGGTGGCGGGGGTGGATTCTGGCGTGACCGTAGTGATGGTGACGGTGGTCCTGCGGGTGTACGTATCATCTGGGGCGAGAATCGTGCGTTCCCCAATCTTAATATCGGTGATTTATAATGATCCATGCACTCACGATAGCCGCTCATCAGGCTCGCATTCGGTACGGTAAACGCAAGACCCCATTTCTTGGGGAGGTCTCTGCTGCAGACTTTATCTCAGGCAATGCTCTGGCTTCGGCAATTGGTTTGACACAAGGGACTGCCCAACACTCAGATGCTGGCTGGCTGAAGTTCAAAGACCCTGTCGATGGTCGTATCAAATTTGTCGCTAAGCGCCCTTTGCGCCGCGGCCTCAGCTGGAACGCCATCGATGCCCGCGGCGCGGCAAAAGGCACTCGCACCGTGACCATCAACGGACAAACGTATCGGGTGCGCTTGCTCAAAGCACTGGGTAGTCTGAGCACCAGCGGTAAAACGGGTTATGATCACCCTGATACGCATGGTTCGGAGTGGAACCGACTGATGTACCATATCAGCGGCAAACCCTTTGCGAACATCAATAACACCTTAGCGTCTGAAGGTATTGATGAAGGGGATTGGGCGAGTTATTCAGAGACAGACCTCGCCATGCGGAATACTACATCCGGTTCCGGTGGCGCAAATTGGGCCTATGAACCGGCGCACTTTCGGGGGCACGTAGGGGTTTCCTATTTGGGCACTGGTCCTGCTGACAACACTCATGTTAACTACGGCTGGCGTCCGGTATTGGAACTGATCGAATAAGTACACACCCGCATAACAAGAGGAGCCAGCTGGCTCCTCCCTTATGTCGTCGGTCTTGACCGCCGCTCGCCCGTGATCGACCCTATTGTTTCATCAATTCTATCCGTGCCAAACAATTTTCAAGCCAGGCTTTACGGATCAATAAGGTGTTACGGGTTTCCGTAAGGTCATTGGAGACATAATCGAGTACGGGAAGGTTCAGTTGTTCTTGTCTTACTCTAGCGGCTTGTTCTATACTCTCAAGGACTGTAGTGATAAATTCAAGGTCGGCTTGCAGTACTGCTTTACTCGGTACTCGATTGATCATGGCTTACGCAGTTCACAGAAAAGAAAAGAAGAAGTCGGAGCTCCGCTCCTCCACTGGCGCATTGTCTCCAGTCCCTTCCGACAATGCTTTTTATAGCATTTCGAATTTATTCAGAGAATTAGTCAGAGAGGGATTTATTTACGAAGTGGTAAGAGACAGCATAAAGGAGAGCCCGAAGGCTCTCCGATATACTTTACTTAAGCTTAGGTGGCTCGATGTCTGGAAGCTCCAGATCATCTTCAGCATCTTCAGCTTCTTTCTTTTGCTTTTCAGCATCCTTCTCGATTTCGTCAGTATCGATCTCTTCCTGCTCCTCTTCTTCCTGTTCTTGCTCGGAAGGTTCGGCATCAGGTTCTGAAGTAGTTACTTCCTCCTCCTCCTGCGTTTCAGGTTCTTCCTCCACGTCCAACTCTTCAGTCGGGGTATCGGTCGACTCTTCTACTTCAGGGATCGTTACCTCCTCAGACTCTTCTTCAACCTCTGGTACTTCAGCGGTTTCAGGTTCGTCTGCCTGCTCTTCTTCAGTAGGCACTTCTGGCTCTTCAGTCGTAGCAGGTTCTTCTACTTCAGGTTCAGCATCCGGTGTCTCAGGAACATCGGCTTCAGCCGTCTGAGTATCGTCGGTCGGTGTCTCGTCATCAACAGAGGCGACATCGAAGGTGTCTTCTGCATCAGTAACGATTTCACTGTCCGTTGAGTCCTCGGTTACATCAGCCTCGCTCTCTTCGACTTCAGTCTCTGCTGGAACGTCGTCCAAGCCTTCGACCTCATCACCGCCCGTATCGGGCGCATCGGTTTCACCTTCAGGGTTATCCAGACCGCTCAGGTCGTCACCTCCTTCCAGATCGCCGCCCTCAAGGTCACCGCCTTCACCACCCATGCCTTCCGATCCACCCTTGGCTTCTTCCAGTGCTTGCTTGCTTTGGGCGATCTTCTCAGCCGCCTTAGCACGCCGTTTAGCAGCCTTCAGGACTTTCTTGATGTAATCGGACAAGGCATTGTTCAGACCATCGAGGTGGTTGCCCGCTGCCTCCAGGAGATCGAATGCAGGCGCGCCTTCCTCTTCCGAGACGGTGTTGAAGACATCCAGCTCCGGCATGACGTTGTTGTTACGCAGCCAACGACGCTGGAACTCGGCCTTGACCACAGCCTTGACGTTCGGCAGTACCTCTTCCATGCCGATGCCGGTGTCGGTGGCGAACATCTCCTCGCTCATGTAAGCATCGATAACCTTATCCAGCGCGTCACTGTAGGCTTCGAATGCTTCCGTAGACTTCTTGATGTCACCAACTTCAGGCGATGGCAGCTCGACGAACAGCGCTTCGATAAATTCATAGATGAACGTATCGACCTTCTCCTCGTCAGACAACTTAGCGTCCTTGGCGATCTCATCCGGCAGGAACTTGATGTTGGCCCTGACTACTTCACGCATCTCAGTCAGGAACACACCAGAGTTCAACACGTAACGGCGCACGATCTCGGTCAGGAAGGGTTCAAACTTCTCCTGGTTCTGGATCACCCGCTTGAGCAACATCAGGTTGTTCTGTACGACCGTGGTCGCAAAGTCCGTCTGATTGATGCCTTCCATCAGTTCCGGGCTCAGACCAAACATCTGGATGTGGCGCTTGCGCATCATCTCTTCGAGTTCGGTATCCACCGGTTTGCTGGTGCCATCACGCTGCCCTACGTTGAACTTGGTTTCCGGATAACGGGTGTTACCGGTCACCACCACGTTCACGCCATGGTTCTGGATTTGATCTGCCAGTCCCAGTGGATGGGTCGATCCAACGATCCTGCTGAAGCCTTGCGAATTGACCTTGGCGTGTTCTGCGAGCATGAACTCGACTGTCTCCACCGGGTTCTCATCTTCAGGGTCCAACTCGATCTCGATGGTCTTGCCGCCCACGGCGTTATTGATGGTTGCCAGGGTGTTGGCCAACATCAGTGCCGCACGGATCGAACCGAGGATCTTACCGTCTTCGAGCACGGACTTACCTACACCGAATTCGTTGTAGTCGAACGCGATGTAGGACATCAGTTCAGCCGGAACGAACAGCATGGTGGTGCGTTGTCCCTTCAGGTGACGTGCCAGCATGATACGATTGATGTTTTCGGTTTTGCCCAGCTGATAGTTGCCCGACAAGGCGCCCGAACGAAGACGACTCAGTAGGTCGACCTCAACCGCTTCGGAATGAATCCGACTCATCTCGTCAATGATTTCGTTGTTGATTCCGCCCATGCCTTCCATGCCACGGCGTGCCTGCGCCAGAATCTGGCTGGAGTAACCATCTGCACTGTTCATCTGTGAGCGGATGTCATCGTAATACGTGGTCTGGTCGGCCACACTGATGGGGTTACCATCGATGTCGAGCAGTACGTAATAGCCGATGTGCTCTGCTGGGTTGCCGGGCACATGAATCGGGATCACCGATTCTGATGGCAGATGGATGACCAACGGATGTCCGAAGGTTTCCTGCCCGGTTTGCAGATGTGTCATCACTGGCTGAACCGGAACGTGCTTATAACGACGTTTGCTGTACAGGCTCTTCTCAATGACAGCTAGGTTACGCTGCGCATTCACATCACCGTTCTGAGCTCGACTTTCCAGCGAGGCACGCTGATGCAGCCGCCCGCCGTAAATACGCCGCACTGCAATTTTGCGGCGGGTATCGATCACCATAGGACGTTTGAGAATATTGAGGTTGTCCGATACTTCAATGGTCGAGCCCTGTTCGACAATCCTGTTCTGGAACGTCTTTGCCAGATCGGTCATGGCCTCACGGGATCTTTCATCCCCAGCGAGCGATTCCAAACTGATCTTGATCTTACTCACATCCACATCGCGCGCATAGCGATTGTTTGCAGAATAAGTCAGACTTTCGAACGACACGCCGGTATATGAGTCGACATTCTTTTTGTCATCAGTAACCGGATTGCCCAAGATACCCCAAGGGATATACCGACCGGTGTTGTCGGTTTCTTCTTGCAAGTGCCCGTCGAGAATCTGAATTGCCGATTCCATCGACACGCCGGAATAGTTGTCCGCATTGATGATACGGTCGATCGATGACTCCGGCATAATGAGCACCGGGTAGGACCCGGTTTCAAACATAACGTCGTTGAGGATCGGGTGGAGCAAGCTCCTAATCCTATAGGAATTATCGAAGAACTCCTGGACCTTCCTCAGCAAGGGACCGGTGAGGTTACTGTCCAATGCGTCGTTCTTGATCGAGTACAGTACCTTGGTGTCTGTCAAGTCACCGGGTGAAATGGTGGCGGAGATCAGAACCTGCCGCGCATAATCCATGTCCGGCAATACCTGGAACAGATTGCGCGCATCATGGATATTACCGATGGTCTGGTTGGCGATGTGTGCCATTACCCGACCATCTGGCAGCCTCATATTCTCACGTTGACGACCCGTGCCTTGCGGATCAGCGCCGAGTTTCGCAATCGTTGCCTTGACCTCGTTGGAAATAGAACGCTGGGTCAAGAAACGCGGAAATCGCCTGGTGGTTTGGTCGCTCATGCGTTACCTCATTATCCGTTTGGAAGCCTAAAAGATGAGTACTCTTTATCAGATCTATCACGAGTCGGTGGTGAAATTAGCCGCTACACTGGTGGTAAAGGATGAGGCGACTTGCGACGTCATTAACAGCCGCTTAGCCATGCTCAAGCACGACGTCTCCGACGACCCTAGGACATGGAAGTACTACCTGAACCTATCGGGTCAATACCACTCCACTGACACTCGCATGACAGTCACCTCGATGGATACTCATGAGGTGATCGAGTTCACACGCGAGAACATGGACATTCACCGAGCCACGTGGCGCGAGTACCAGTACGGCTCTCGCTACTATAAAGAACTGGTGGCGCGTTACCCTGAGCAAGACATCCTGATTCATGGTATCTTGAACCCAGTCGACTTGGTCAAAGCCATCGATGCGCCTGATCATAGTATTCTGTATTATGATGCCTCTCTGGTGGAAAGTCGGGAAACCAACCTGATTCCTGAACTGCAGCACTGGATCACTGCTCAGTTTGTACGGTGGGCTAACGACGATTACCGCATCAACAATAGCTTGTTCATCGCTGCGCGCCTGGCGTTGCTTTTTATGTCTCTGCCTGCGGCTATCAAGAGTATCCGACTAGGTAATTGTCGAACCAACCGTGCGCACAGTTATCACATCCGTCGATACCTGGCCTCGTTTGGTCCGTTGGATCAATATTACAACGAGATGAACGAACGACAGCGCTTGTACTTTTACCGGAACATCCGCTATCTGATGCGCAACAATGGTAAGTCCGAGACATTCCATGAGTTGGTTAAGAAAGTCTTGACCGAACGGAACTTCTCACTGGCCGAATACACCATTCAGCAAAATGACAGTGCGTTGCTCGATACCCTTGATCCACAGATTCAGTACGTGCGTGAGAGCATCAACGGCATTGCCCCAGCACTGGGCGAGGACATCAAGGATACCCGTTCGATTCTTGATCTACAGACCCCGTTGGCACGCTCCAACTACATCGAAAACCAGGACGCTGAAACCTACATCCCAGCGTTGGTCCAACGCAGTCTCAACTCTGAGGTGGAGACCAAGGTACTGGAGTCGAACGTCCTGGACCTTAAGGAGTCTGAACCCTATACACTCTCGGATATCCTGCTCAATCAATGGATCTATCTGGCCGATACTGGACGTTATCGCAGCATCCTGACTCTCCAGATGCCCAATGGTGGTGACAGCTTCAAACTGAGCATGAAAGAGGCGTTCATCGTCTATCAGTACCTGTATATGCTGAGGCTTGGCGTCGACCTCGTAGAGATTCCACGTATTCAGGCAAAGCGAGTTCGGCGTACCCCGTTGCCTACGTTTGATGAGTTGCGGAGCATCACCACCACGGCAAATACCTCCGATGCGTTTATCCAAGAGGCACTGCGCGACAACATCGCCATCACCAATTACGTATCGGTCGATGCCTTCTTAAAGGCCTGTCAGCAGATCCAGTCCAGGATGTTGCTCCACCGTGACCTGTATGTGTATCGGGAAGACCTGCTGCAGTATGCCGAAATCCGACAGATGACGGATCGGTTCTATGCAGATATTCCGGTCGACATGGACCATGGGCAGAACTATGCCGAATGGCTAAGGACTCGAGGACTCAGCTTTGAAGGCTATACTCCAGCTGTGCTCGATGAGATCATGTTGTCGATCCTGAATCAGGCAACGGGCCTGGAACTACGTACCTCGCAGAGTCTTAAAGATGTCCAGCGCGCCATGCTGGATATCATGAGTCAGCTGTCGTCGTACAGTGTTCACTTCATTCAACAGATCAATGAAGATGCGGTGGTGATGTTTGATTGGCCGCACATCCGCTGGCATAATCAAGGCGGTAAAGCATCTCATCAAGTCCGTGTGCCTGTTGTTCAAGCAGTGCCTATCGAACTTTATGGCGGTGCTAAACTAAAGCCGGAATTCAACCTGACTCCGGTAGGTGTTTTGCAATTCGATCATAAAGCCAGCCACGCGGTCAGTCTCGAGCTGGGACTGGATATAGAGCTGTCAGGTCTCAATCAGTTCTTGGAACAGGGCCTGGTCCTGGGAGCCATGGTAGGATCGTTGATACAACCGGCGGTCGATCTGGATATCCTGACAGGTACTCACTTGGATATTCCTGTGATTGAAGACAAAGCCATTGTTGAGCTTTTTAACAGGACTGAAAGCAATGACTTCACAAACCCTTAATGGCGCCGCCCTGACGGTTGCAGCACTTAAGGAATCCGATCAGGAGGCGTTTGAACGTCTCCTGCGCGGCATGCTCAAGTCGGGTATTGACCCGACTGCATTCGAGCACGGGCCGATTGAGGCCGATCCTGAAAGCGCACAACACGCCGTCACCGATGTCAAGGTGGCCCGTAGCAAAGCCCATATCAGCCTATGGGCGTATCGCGATACCCTCCCGATTCGTTACCGACGGATACACCTTGATGCAGTCAAGGCCCGTTTCGGCAACGTGATTCGTGCTGACCTGCCGAGTACTAGCCGAGAGCTCATGTCGATTTACTTTCATGAGAATCAGCTCCATGACCGGTCGGCTGCCGTCGTTGACGAACCAGTCATGCAATTGGGAACAATTGAAATTGCGATGACCGAACAGCAGTTCTTGCTCTATGGGGCGAGTCAGTTTACCGTCAAACCACTGCAGCGACAATTGCAAGCCGTCATTACCACCTCTGTCATCCCAGGTTTTCGCAGCGCGAGTGATTTCGACTCCGATGCTGTCGAACATTTAATGAATCAGGTGATCGCTACCAACCAGGCCAGCCTTCCCTATCCGCTTGAGCCTGACCTGCTGCGCTGGGGCCAGCCTGCGGTCAAAGGTGGTTATGCGCACGATAACACCAGCATCATCTTGACAGCTGAGGGCGATGGCTATTACCTCGGCGATATCGAGCTGACCTACACCCGAATGGATTTTGGCTGGGCGACAGGTGGTAATCAGCACTATGTGGAAGGTCCGACCACTCCGACAACGGCGTACATGATCCAGCGTGTGTCGGCCCTGACCGGATACCCCATCAGCCTTGAGGATGTGGTTGCTGAAGTCTATCCAGCCGTGCCATCCGGTGGCCTTGAGACCCTGACAATCTTCTTCAAACCCGAGTGTCTGCGCTACGTGGGCGAGCTGACCATTGACTACAGGGCGGTTTAACCATGTCGAACTTCTCTTTGGAACAACTGCTTCAGTGGACGCCGTTAGAGGCCCTGCTGATCGCCTATAATGACAAGTTTGGCACGCAACTCAATCCTCGTTATGTTGAGCTTGTGCATGTCATTCCCGAAGATGCGGGCCGGGCGATCGTGAAACTCAAGGCACGGGAGGTACTCCCTAATGCCGATGATCAAAGGTTTTTCAACAGCGGGTCGTTTTCCATCCAACGTCTGGATCTAGGTGAATTGTTTGATAGCGTGTTTGCCATTGAGCAATTTGATCGGATCATGAGTCGGGATGTCGCACGCATCATCACTCAGCGCACGGGAGTGGTTTTCGACGAGAATGATTTCATCGAAGACATCCTCACTCCGGAAAATAACATCCTGCAGGTCTCCCCTTATTCACTGCGTTGGCATGGTCAACTGACCATCGTCCAAGCCTAGAGGTAATCATGTACGTACGTCCCTTGCGGTATGATAAACCCGCTAACCAGATGTTGCTGGATATCTTCAATTACAGCAACAACATGGCTGTTGAGCCGTGGCAGATCACGTTCGGCCAACCCTATCCGGTTGCAGACAACGAACCCCAGATCACCGTCCGGCATCTGAACGCGTATGATCAGCAGCGCCCGACCCAAGGCACCCTGACCCGGATCGAAGTAAAGCCTACTCCTGAATCCGGTTGGACCAAGTCGCAGCAACTGACATACCGGCGCCGGATCATTCAGGATGAATTTATCAGCGTGCCGTTCGTCCTATATGCCACGGAGAACACCGCTGAGGTTATTTTAAAAGGACTTCACGAACAATATGGTCTTTATCTTGACCCGCATCTGGTGGAAGTCAACTTCCGCAAGGTCAAGCTTGGGGACGTATTGTTCCAGACCCACATGGGCAGTATCCTTGAGACAGATTACTGCAGTGACTATGTCCCGCCGGCCTCGTACAACGCGATCATCACGATTAAAGCCGAGCACCCCATTTTCATGGGTGAGTTGAATGTCTATATTCGTGAGGCGGTGCAGTTCCTCGATCGCGATATCAAGACCACACTTGAGGTGCACAGGTACCTCGGTCCTGGCGATCGAAACAAGATGCCAGCGGAGATGATCCTGCCTAACAACCGGTTCGTTGACCACGACCATTACATGCGGGACTTGAAGGTCGGTGACCTGATTGAGTCTTGGATCGTTGATGTGGCCAGTGAAGTCACCGGTGACAACTGGGTCTTCACCCGCGAGGCAAATCCGTTCAATCTGTACGCGTCCAAGGTCATCTATAACGGGGCGAATACCGGAGAGGTCTACATCAATGACCCTAAGGTGTCCAATCTACTGATCCTGCAATTCTCCGATACGCACTGCACCAACATCCGTGGTCAGTGGATCATTGGGTACTACAACCGTAACACTTGGGAACGGCGGCAACGCATCGACTACCTGCCGATTCAAGACCAGTGACCAATCGTATGTACTGTTTTCTTTTCCCGATTGTTTAAAGGCTCCTCACCATGCAAAAGATCGTGCCGACACAACTGTCGAACTTCCTTCAGGTCTCCAATTTCCTGGGCGTTCCGTTCGAACAATACCCAAACACCACATTGAACCAGAAGTTTGATATTCAAGCTTCTGCGGTAGTCCCTGCCAATCGCATGCCGTCGCTGAAGTTCTTCACCATCGGTTACGGTGGTCATGGATACACCATGGGCGCCAACAACATCCCGCTGTCGGACATCATCGACCACAGTTCGGGTGACGCTGGTCTCTACAAACACCTGCCATTCGTGGTTCGTCCGATCAATGACGACCTGACGGCCGGCGAACGTAGCCGTTACTGCCTGCGCAAAACCATCACCGTTGATGGCGTCAACTACTACGCCTACTACGGCAAGCGTCTGAACCTGACGGGTGTCAAGCCACGGATGACCAAACGCACCATCGTCGACAATCAGACGGTAGTCGAAGATTACGTTTACACCGAGCAGAACCTCAGCCCAACGCCACCCGAAATCCCCAACACTGGGGCCGTCACCACCAGTAACGCCTACCTCACCACCAGCGCCATCGTTCCGATGCCGTTCACGGAGAAAGACGTGGCTGAGCTGTACAACGTTGCCGAAGTGCTCTTTGGTGATCGTCGCATGGCTATCATCAGTGAATTCGGTTTCTGTACTGCTGTGGATGCGGACGTGTCCATCAACACCGCACAAGGTGCTGTCAACTTTAAAGAAGTCATCGGTGCTCAGATGGCCACCACCATCAGCGGTCACTATGAGCTGGTCTTCAACAGCAAAGGGTTTGACTTCAGCTTGGAAGTCGGTGCGACCCAACCCCTACTCGGTACCAACCAGATTCCGACGCTGACTGTGACCTTGAATCAATAACCTGTGAATGCCTAAGGTGACCGATATGCGATTCTCAGACGAGTCATTCATCTACCGCATCATGGCGATTGATAACGGGTCTTCATCGCTGGGGATGGTGATTGTCGAGCTGGACCTTAGGCAGGACATGTACCATGTGATACATGCCAATACCTTCCAGGCCGATAAGCTGCTCAATGACCGTGCTGGGCAACTGCTCAGCCACGGGTCACGCTGGGCACGACAAAACACCCTACGTGATTGTATCGCCAGGGAGTTGCGTTTTCACAATCCTCATGCAGTTGCTGTCGAAACCCCGTTCTTCATGCCAAAGCGTGTCCAGAGCTTCGAGACCCTGACTGAGATGATGATCTTCATTCGCCAAGCGGTTGAAGACTACAATCCCATGTCTGATATCTACCGGGTTACACCCGGCGAAGCTAAACGCGCGGTACAGCCGTCTAAGGACTTTAGCATGAAGAAGGCCGTGATCAAAGATTGCGTCCTGAAATTGGAAAATATAACCTACAAAGAGGGAATCTGCAAAGATACCTTGTCGGAGCACGAATACGATGCGATAGCAGTGGCCAGGGCTCATGGTCAGGCGATTCGAAAGGCTATCGGCTTCGCAAGGTGACAGCTTGTGAGGAAACGTCATGTTAATATCTGACGTGATAAAGGTATTGGGGAATGCGCCTTTAAAGCAATTCCCTTGGGGGTGCTGGGTCAGAGACACAGTCAACCTATTCGTTGATGAGGACGCTCGACTCACGGACGAGTCGACTGGGGAAGACGTCCTCAAATCCCTAGAAACACTGGCTGAAGATGTACGTGAGCTGGTCCTATCCGCACACCTTGACCCGGCGCACCACTGTGTGATCTCGCCTGTCGGAGGAGGTATGGTTGTCAAGCACGACGAACCCCCTCTGGCTACCGAAGCCGAGTTGGCAGCCTTGGCCAAAGCCATACAGAGCCCGCCTGTGTTGATTGCAGCCACAGTGGTCTCGCTTGTGGTGTTCTCGGCACTGTGGATGGTATCGACATTGTCTGTACACGACGGTCTCGATATCTGGGGTGTCGTTGTGACGTTCCTGAAAGTATTTGGCCTGGCGTTTGCCTAAAGGTGTAAGATGGAAACGAACGCACTTGACACAACCGAAAAAAAGAAATGGGGCCCCAAGGCCTGGCTGATGCTGATCACCTTGGGTGTGATGCTCACTGCCTTTGCAGTCGAAACCATAGCTGCTGTCAAGGAAGGACGAGGGATGAATCTGGAGCTGATCAATAAGCTCTTGGACACCCTTCTGATGTTACTTGACACAGCACCGGTAGGTTGATGCACATAGAGCCTCTCCAGCGCTTCTAAGGGCGCTGGAGAGGCTCTTATGCCGTATCTTAATCTTTCTTCTGGTATTCGGGATTGGGCTGTTCGTACTTGCTGCTAAACAGACCCCGTACAAACTCCAGATCCTCAGCGGATTTCTTACCCGGCTTGATCAGACGTGGGTTGTCCAGCTTGAACGGAATTACCACCTGAGAGATATCCATCCCTTCTGGAACTTCCAGATCGATCTTGACATCGTTGAAGGGGGTCCCCTCCAAGTCTTGGAACACATCTACTTCAAGCACCAATTCCGTGTTAGGGACTGGGAAAAAATAGCGAGTCTTGATCAGTCCATTGGCCACCAAGCGTTTGAACACCTTGAAGGTCTCTTCAGAGACATCCATCTCGTTCTCGCTATTGCCTTCGGCACACTTGATCTTGATGGTCTGGGTGAATTGCGTCGCGTCGCCCTTGACGGTCTTGCGTACACGGATACTGCCTGTGTTGGTCGGCAGCCCCCATTGTTCTTGAAACTCTTTACTTTCGGCCGCATCAAGGACGCTCAAGTCTTCGATCGTGCCGTAGATTTCGTATTCACGCTCAAGGACTGTGGTGCCGTCGGCAATAAGGCTCTCCAGTGACACGAGCATGTCACGTTGGAATGCACTGAGTAAGATGTGTTTGGTCATATCGAATTGGCCTGAATAAAAAAGAAAAAAAGGAACTCTGTCATAATAGATGGGAGCCCGAAGGCCCCCATCTATCATGCGGAGAGTCCTTAGCGGTTAGGCCAAGCGAATGCCCACGATGTTGCGTGCACCGCTGATCGGCACCAGTTCAAAGCAGATGTTGTCTGCGGTGACCAGATACACGTGACCAGCACCTGCAGTCTTACGGCCAATGGCGTACAGACTGACCAGCAGATCAGCCAGCTCAGCATCGGCGCCAGGACCACTGCGCTGTGGAGTCCGTACGTCGTTTGTCACCAGACCGAACTGCTCGGAGTCAACCTTGACATGGACCATTGCTACCGGGCGGAACAGCACGACTACGTTGCTACGGAACTGCTTGTAGGCTTCCGGGTCTTCTTCTGCGATCGGGAGGATGTCCGTGCATTCCAGGAATTCCAGACGCTCATCGGCGTCCACCATGAAATGCAGGCCCGCCAACAGGATCGAGGTACGGGACAGGAACTGTGTCACATATGCCTGACCATGTTTCTTGAACGACCCACAGTTAAGCAGGTCGCCGAAGTCGTCGATGAAGCTGTCTATCGCCAGACCGGTCTGACCGAACTGATCACGCAGGACGCTGTTGACCTCCTTGGTGTAATGCTTGTCCAGGAAATTCATGACGTTTTCCGCCATGGTACCACGCAGTGACAGCAGACGCTTTTGCAGCACTTGCAGATCGGCTTCACCTGGATTCAGCGCCTTGATCGATTCCAGTGCTTTTACGGTCGCCGGATCAGCCGCCAGCTGGACACCGTCAATGGCGTTGATGGTGGTGACATCGGCCTCATGCTTGGTCGCCATGCCGGCTACGCGCAGGGCGGCTTCTTCGATACCGGAGATCGCCACTGCCGGGGTGTTGATCTGCGGGTTGGTCAGGTCCAGATCAGTCAGCAACTCTTTACGAGCCGTGATCAGGGTGTTGTTCAGGGCATCCAGGTCAACGGCATCGACATCGTCACCGATGAAGATGGGATCGTTTTCCTGACGTTCCAGCATGCTGCGGGGGCGGTTCGGGCGAACCTGGGCGCGAATCTCGTGCGCCGTTTCGACCAGGTCATCAGTCATTGCAATGAACTCCTCTCGGATGGTGCCGTCCTTTCCCTTGACCAGGAAGCAGACTTCTTGATCAATGTCATAGGCGCGGCGGGTTTGTTGCTTCTGGCTCCAGGCCCATACCCAGTTGGACTTGTGAGCCAATTGCCAGTGTTCGCCGTTGACCCAGAAATCGTCGTACGGACGCTCTTTGCTCATGTCGGGACCGTCAACTGGAGTCGGAGCGACCTCTACTGTAGGCGCCGGATTGTCGCGCGTCTGGTAGGTCGGACGTTCAGGCTCGGTGTAGCTGTTGCGGGCCGATTGACCGAACCCGGCAGCACGCGGAGCAGCCGCTGCAGGGCGATCGAACAACGGGTGTTCGCGCTGTGCAGTTGCCGCAGGACGGCCAGCAAATGGACTGTTGCTGGCACGGGTCTGTGCCGGCTCGTCACGATCGAACACACTCCGGCGCTGGCCGAAGGAACGTTCTTGCGCGGCAAACACACTCCGGCCCTGGCGACCACCGCCATAACTGCTACGTGCACCACGGGTACCGCCTTGCAGGCGGGTGATGATATCTTCCCACTTGCCAGCAGCACGCTTGAGGTCGTCGTAGGTACGATCAGGGACCGCGTCCGCGATGCGACGATCGCTCAGTGCGAAGGCACCGACATGCGCATCAACCATGTTGACGATGATGTCCCTGATCAGTTGCTCCGCTTCACGATCCGAGCGAACTGTGTTCAGCTCTGCATCGGCAATGGCCACGATCACATCGACCAGTGTTGCCATGTCGTTGTTGTTGTAGTTCTGCGCCGACATGTAACGGTCGTAAGCATCGCGCACTTCATTGTCCGGCGCACGATTCTGGATGTAGTCGATGGTACGGTCGTAAACGAAATTGGCGAGGTCGCTCATGATAACTCCAGCTGGATATATTAGGTGCGTTGGATCAGACGTTGTACACCGTCAAGTAGATCCTTGTACTCAAGGGGCTCTAACGTGGTGTGGTTGTCCCCAAGACGAACGCAGGGGTTGAATCGATTGTTACCAATCGGTGTTGACTTGGGCAGAACTCCGAACCCGGCAACTGCCGCGAAGGAGGAATCCAAGTACATGGTGGGGCCAATTGGCTTGGCATCCTGACTTTTCCCGCGACCATGGGTGTCGTTCTGTTGAACGATCACGCTCGTGATCTTGAAGAACATATTGTCACTCGGATTGGAGACCGAGGAGACTTCTGGATGCTCAGCTGCAGAGCTGATGCCATGAATCAGCCAAGGGTTGAAGTATTTGCGAAGAATGTCCTCGTACTCCTTGCTGGTGAGGTTCTTCTTCGTGTTGCCTGTGATCTTGAAGAGGAATTCGAACATGTTGTTGTTGATGTTACGAAGCAGATAACGCAGCACCTCGAGACGCTTGTTGTACAGACAGGCTTCTTTGCCTCGATTGCTGTCCAACATATTCTGCATCTCGCGCATGATGTGCGCCATCAGATCGTACAGATCATCACAATACACTTGCACCTCTTGCAGGGTCTTGACCGTTTCCTGGTCAACATAACCGTCAAGCGATTTCAAGTGGGTTTCGACGTCATCGACAAGACGACCGTGGTTATTGCCTTCACCCCAGAGCACGAATGCCATGAAGATGCACCACCACCAAGTATCCCCGATGTCATCAAGGTTTTCGGTGTCGGCCAAGTACTCCGGGAAGTGATCAACGACGTAGAAGAATCCGGTCGCAAAACTTCTCGTCAGGTCGGTCCAGTTCCCTCGATCTACCAGCATGATCAAATCCGTAGCCAGGTTAGTTTCGTAACCATTGGCGCGGCGAGGGTTCAGGCCTGTGGGCGGCTTCCCGAGGGAAGTGACCTTGACCCAGTGTTCAGGCGGATACTGCGCAGGATCGTAATCCTTCTCCCGCATGACCACCGGGCGTGTGCCCGTGTATTTTTCAAACGCGCCGTACAGCCCGTGGCGACAGAACAGGTAATGTGGCAGCGAGCTGTGTACCCAACCCAGACGGATCAGGTCACTGCGGTTGCGGCTCTTCTTCCCGCCCTTGTTGTGCAACGGCGAGTAGATCACATACTCCTTCACCCGCACGCCGTCAATCACTACCGTGTAGTTCTCACGGTTGAAACTGATCGGTGCTCGCGGAATCCGGATAAAGACACTGTTCTCTTCGATCTCGAATGCAATGTCCCCCATTACAGGCGCCACGGCAAACTGCTTGCCCGAGATATAAAGCATTCCCGCCTGCCGAACAAACGGCATGTACATGTACATTGGCAGTAGCTCTTTGCCCTCGAAACGGAAGCGATACTTCACCAGGTACACGTCACTACGCGCGATGTCGTAGATGCGGTTATTCCCCGAGCGTGCTCGGGTAATGACGTTGTATTCTTCCAACGGACTGCAGCGTTCGCTACCGATGTATTCGAATCCCTCGGGGTACTGCGACTCACCGCAACGGATGATGTTATCCACGTACGCCATAGCAAACGGAACGTCCTTGCAGGCGATTCCCTTTACCACATCGGTGTTGAACACCGGCGCACGCTTACGGTGCGAAAATTCGAATAGATTGGCATCCATCGGTTAAGGCCTTCTAACTTGATTTCAACTTCGACAGTATCCCGTAAACAGTAACTATCGCCCCTAATACAGCTACCGCTGTCTTGGCCCATTCGACATAATTCCGCCTCGCGGCGGCCTCACGTTCTTGCTGGGTCTTGAGCAACGCAGCCTCGTTCCTGAGCCGTTGAAGTTCTTCTTCCTGCTCCAACTGCCCTGTGCGCATCCGCGCCTCGCCAACGCGACGTTCCGTGGTCTCGCGTTCGATGAGAATCTTCGCCATGTCATGAAGCGGGCCACCGTTGATGGCGTCTTCAATACTGCGATGCAGACCAAATTTCTCATCGGCTTCTTCGAAGGTGAACGATCGATGGATGACATCGGAAACAGCTTCACCCTTTTGAAGTGGCGTACGGCTCACCACATGTATACCCGTAGAATATTTTAAATCACGTTCCACAGGTACCATGAAGATGTCGCCACCCAGGTTGATATAACGATTGGCTCGCTGAACCTGGTGGGCGTTGTCGACAGCTTTGATCATGAATACACAGGTTGCTTCCCCGATACCAGGCGCCAGGTTAGTCACCATCGCCTCGTCTCGTTTGATCTTGTCAAACGGATGGATTGACCCGTGGTCAGCCAGCCATTCAACCAGCAGATCGAGGTCCGGCATATAGCACCGCCCGCCGGCGTCGCAGATGTCACGGAAGTAAACTACATATTCAACACTGGCCGACAGAGAGTCGTGGGTGTGATTATGCAGGGCCGCTTCATACGCCCTGATCCAATAGTGCGTTTCACGCTCATCGACATTGGCACGACTGCGTAAGGTATCGAGCGCCCGCTCCATGGCACCACGGCGCATGGTGTGGGTTACACAGACGATGAACTCATCTGCTGCATAATTCCCAAGCGGCTCGACAACAACAGCAGTACCATTGCGCGAAGTCACTACAATCTCACGGTCGGTGTAATTGTAGTAGGACGTCGTTACGACTGGAGCACCCTTGATCCCACTCTCATGTTGACGACTGGCATTGCGGATGCGGGTTGCAGATTTCTGTTGAAACGGGAGGGACGCTTTCGCGTAGTGTTGCGAGGTGTTTATGCGGCGTGGCTGATTGACATTATCGATGCGTGAGAACTCGTCCATAGGGGTTGACTCATTATTAAAATTTAACACGAATACTTATTTGACATTTCGTGTTTTGTTCAATTTAATAATGTACTGCTGTAAATAGTTAGAGTCGACTTCCAGACAAACGGCATAGATGGGGGACCGAAGTCCCCCATCTATTATTCACTGCAGGTCAGTCCTTACGGATTAACCGTTAGTGCCAGCGCCGGTATCAGAGCCGGCAGCAGGTTGCTCAGCGCCACCTTCGGCCTGGGCTTCGGCGGTGCTACCGGGAAATGTGGCGACTGGGATGCTCCAGCCCTCCGACAGCACTTCGTCCAGACCGATCACATTGATCTTGCCCATGATCGGCAGGTGGTTGACGTGGCGGTTACGCGGCTGCACCATGGCTTCGCGAATCTGGGTCTCGTCACGCGATACGTTCACGTGGGAGATCAGTTCCGGAATCCAGAAGTGAGTACCGCAGTTCAGCGGATCGAGGCCTTCGGTCTGACGCTTGAAGGTCCAGAAGATCTGACGGCGAACGCGAGCGTCCACAGTGGTGACCTTCTCGAAGCTGATGTCGTCGCCCAGGGTGCGGCTGTCGCCGTCCTTCAGGATGAACGATGCAGTCTTCGGATCGGAACCGATCAGCACGTTGACCTTCTCACCGGTGTAGCCGGTGTAGGCATCGAGAGCGGTCTTGTAGTTCGATTCCAGGATGGCGTCCTGGATGTCGCTACGCAGGACGTTGGCCAGAGCGGCCTGGATGTCCTGTACACGCTCGTAGGAACGCAGGCTGCGAACCAGGGTACGCAGGTCGAGGTCACGCTCACGGAACCACGGACGCACCAGGAAGCGAGCAATACCTTCGACTTCCGGCAGGAGGTCGTCGGCCGGCACGCTGTCACTCAGGAACTTCCAACGGGCCAGGCCGTCGGTGAAGCGCAGCAGAGTGGTGATGGCGTTGTTGTCGTTACGCAGGCGAGCAGCGGTGACCAGCAGGTCGATGTCAGCCATGCCACGGGTTTCAGCCAGCGGGCTCGGGATAGACAGCGGGCTGCCCAGCATGACCGGGTAACGCTCGGTGTACTCGGAGCTGTTCAGCTGCAGACCACGCAGACGACGGTTGGCGTTGGACAGGCGAGCGTTCGGCTCCCAGCCGATGATGGCCAGGCTTTCCAGACCACGAGCGATGTCACGGCCGACACCAGCTTCGGTCAGGCTCAGGCTTTCGCCAGCAGCGTTGATCACTTTCTCAACCTGTACCGGAGCAGCGTTGACAGTGGCGTTGCCTTTTTCGGTGTCGACGTTGCCGGTCACGATCAGGCTCAGGGTGACGGTGTAGCCGCCTTCCACGATCTGCTTCAGAACCGGGTTGGTCAGAGCTTCGCCCTTGTAGTTGACCGACTTGCCGTTGATCTGGATGGAGCTGGTACGGAAGTTCAGTTCCAGTTCACGAGCCAGACCCTGCGGGCCCTTGATGAAGGCAGCGCGCGGCAGGGTTTCGACGTCGAAGGCCAGCACGTCGGAATCGCCCTGACGGACGTACAGGGACTTCAGGCCAACAGCGCGATCGAGCGCGTCGGTCTGGTTGGCTTGACCGGCGATCTTGACCAGGCTGTTCTGAGCCAGACCAACCAGGTTCACGCGCTTGCCGACGAGCAGCGGAGCGGTGGTGACGGTACGGTTGCCCAGATCGACCGAACGCGGAGCTACGACCGCTTCAGCGACGAACAGGTCCTTGTTGCCGTTGTGTACTTCCGGAACCAGAGCGGTCGACTGGTCGGCCAGGATCTGGTAGTTGATGGCCGCTTCGAGCAGACGCTTTTGCTTGAAGTCAGCGTGGTCGCCACGGGTGTTGTGCAGGAAGTGGTTCAGCACGAGGTGCGAACGGATGGTGACGTCGGCGCCGCCCTGCTCAGGAGTCAGGATCACGGTGCGGTAGAAACCTTCAGCAAACTCGCCCTGCTTGGCGGCTTTCTGGTTGTACACCATGGACAGACCGATGAAGTCGGTCAGGTTGCTGTTGTCGAAAGCTTCCATCGAAGGAGCGGCTTTCTCTTGGTAGTCGAAGTCGCTCAGGGACTCGACGGAAACCACAGTACCAACAGCCGGGTTGGACATGTTGGAAGCACCCAGCGCAGCGCGAGCGTACTTGGCCGGCTCAGCGGAAGCCATGGCGATGACGCCCATTGCATCTTTCTGAGCTTGAGTCAGGTTGCCCATACCGTCGATGGTGTTTTCGATACCGACGACAGCCGATTCCATGGAAGCGACCAGGTTCTCACGATCCATCTCGCTCAGAGATTCCATGGAAGCTACGCCGCCCATGCCAACGATGGCGCCTTGGCTGAACTTGTTCTGAAGCTGCTGTGCCTGATCCGCCAGAACCTGCTGGCTGGTTGCGGCCTTCTTACCGATGATGCTCATTCACTTTCTCCGCGGGAAATTGCTGCGCGCGCAGCGTTTAACTGCGATGTGCCGAGATCTCTTTACCGTCCTTCGGCACTTTCGCAAGTTTTGCATACCATTGCAGAAACATCCGCAATGTCACTCAAATAAATACCAGGGAAAACCTAGTACAAATTCGAGTTAATTTGAATTTCGTTTACATACCTTTTGAAGACACCCAGCTCTGCCACCTCATTCAAAGGTAGTCGTCCACGCAATACACGGACCATTTTCGCAGCGGTTGTCGCAGTATCTTCCTTCAGACTATCTGCAGCCTGTGGGGTGGAAATCAACCGAATGGCCAGGACTTCACTATCGGTCAGTTCGACTTGTACACAGAACCCTTGGCTCTTGACGCGCTCGCTGGTTGTACCAAAGATAAGGTTGTCAACAGCGAGCTGACCTACCTGAGTACGTTCCTCAAGAGTGGGTGCTGGCAGCGCTGGAATGAAGTCGCGGAAGACATCATGGGCATCGCACGCACCGTCTCCCAGAAGTCTGCCGAGGATTTCGGTCGCTTGGAAGTTGGCGATCTTGTAAATCAAAAGATCTCTGGGCGATACTATGCCAGATAACTTTTCGCAGTTGGCAAGATCATCGTTCGTGATACCCAGCTCCTTCGCAATGAGGTTGAGCCATGCGGGTACAATGACCAGTTTGATGTTGCTCATCGGATTAACACCCTCTATTTAGAGCCGTTTTGGGACACAAGAATGGACATCAAGTTATTCCTAGTCAAGTCCGTCTCGCTTTTGTATCTCGAAAGCCAGATCGAAGGCTACCGGTCAGGCAACGCTGCCATGATCCGTGACATTCTTTCCGACATTAAAATGCCGGAAAACATCGGCGAGCTCGGCGATGGACGCAACACGTTGTCGAACTTGCGCACCACTGTGCTGTGGATGCTGAATAACGGTGATTCACAAAGATATGAAGCCGATACGCTCCTGCAACGCTTAAGACTCAATACGCAAAACGACGATAACACCTATAAGGCCTTTGAAAAGACCATTCGTCGTTACCCGGATGAGTCGGTGATCCGCAAACATATCAACGACATCTCGCGTGAGATGCGTCGCTACAAGAACCACGAGAAGCTCCAGGAGATTATCAAGAAAGCCTCGTATGCCATCAACTTCAAAGAAGCCGAGATCGAGGACTGGGATTCGTTTATCCTTCAGACCGCGCAAGATTTGCTCTCGGTGGACATGGAGACTGAGGAGCGCACTGATCCAGCGTTTATCACCAGCGTGAACTTCAACGACCCCGAATCCGTTCGGGCTGCGTTCGAGGACATGAACAAGTCGCTCAGCACCGACGGGATCATCAAGTTCCCGTTTAAAGCACTGAACCGCATGATGGGTGTTCAGGGTGGCGGTCGCCGTGGTGAGTTTGGCCTGGTCAATGCCTTGCCACACAACAACAAGTCCGGTACCCTGCTGGACCTGTTCATCGGCACCTGTATTTTCAATGATCCCTTCTTGTTCAACAAGGACAAGAAACCGTTGGCGCTGTTCTACAGCACCGAAGATGACGTGCCGGTGATCATTCAGAAGATCTACGTGATCCTGAAGCAGTTGGAACTGGATATGGCGGTCTCGGTCAAAGGCTTGGACATTGCCGAGGCATCGACTTATGTGATGGAGAAACTGCAGGCCCGTGGCTGGTATGTCGAACTGCACCGGATCAAGGGCTCGGCCTTTACCTATGCCAAGTACATCAAGCACCTGGAGCAGTACAAGGCCAAGGGTTTCGAAGTCTGTGCCTCGTACATCGACTACCTGGCCATGTACAGCAAAGACGGTTGTGTCCAAGGCGCCACCGGGGACGATTTGCAAGACCTGTACAAGCGGGTCCGTGAATACACCTCGGCGGAGAAAATCCTGCAAGTGACGGCGCATCAGCTCTCGACCCAAGCCAAGGAAGAGAAGCGGATGAACCCGACCAAGTTCATCAGGGACATGCCAGGCGGTGGTTACTACCAAGGCTGTAAGAAACTGGATACGGAAGTCGACTGGGAGTTCTACGTTAACAAGCAAACCGTCAACGACGGGGCGTATCTGGAATATCTGTGGGGCAAACACCGTGGTGTGGTGGAACCGACGCCTGAGTCTCACAAGTACTTTGTGATGAAGTTCAACGAGCATCCGATGTACGGTATTCGTTACGACTACGACCTCGAAGAAGACCTGAGCTACAAGATCGTTGGTGGACGACCTAATTCCCAAGGCGGCGGCATGGCCTGGAATGACATCGATGAGATGAACGAAGCGGCGTGACAGCATAAGAGCGCAGCCCTAGGGCTGCGCTCTATGACGTCGGGCACTAAATCTCTTCAATCAAAGGCCACCAGCCCTGGCCGGTTTCTCGATATGTCTCAGATGCAAACGACGCAGTTGCTATATTGCCTCGGGTAGTATTGCGTCTTAGCCTTCCAAAAGAGCCGTCTCGACTCTCCTGACAAAATACCATGTGGCCGGCAGTGGTTTCAAACCCTAGCAATACCCGACCAAGATTAGCCAATATCGGACCGGTGTATGCTGCCGGACGACTGGTGCAGATCGAATATACCAGTTCGTTGAATTCCCCTTCATTGGCACCGATCACGCCTGTAGTCGGGTTGACACCAGCGCCTTTCATGGAACGGCAGTTATATCGCTTACCGTCGATGAGAATTTCACGGCCGAAAATCAACCCACGATCATCGAGCTCTTTCCAGGTTATGTTCGACCGCCGAGCACCCATGCTCAGGTAGAAGTTTTTCCGACCACGCTTAAAATGAATCCATCCATTGTGGGAAGCGGCGTTACCGGCGGTCAGCCCTACCAGACTCACCAACGACGCACTGGTGATTAGAGCTTCGGCTGCTAAAGTACCTTGGTAGCTCAAAACACCTGACTCGTTTTGCAGTATTCGCTGCCGAGCGGCAGCTATAAATAATGGGTTCATAACGTTTATTCATTTCACTGAGGATCGTTGTTAGAGACCAGAGCTTCGATCACGCGCTCTTGTTCTTCCAGAAGGCTCTGTAGCCTGGCTACCTCATCCGAAAGGCGCTGGATGGTAGCTGTACTCGTCTCATTGACCGTCATGCCTGCAAGACGCGTTGCAGTCAGTTGTACGTGCTGTTGTTCAGTCATGTGAGTGCTGGTCGCTGCGCGAGTCAGGAAGATCTCAGGTTTGACCCCAAGTTTGGCTTCTACCGATTCAGCAATGGCTTGTTCGACATCCGACAAATCGCGGTAATCTGGCCACATGCCAAGCGATACTCCAGCAATCAGTCGACTATAGGCTACACTTCCCATGCTCGGGAATTGATCGATGTAGGTGTCAGGGACGTAGATCAGACTACCGGTGCTATCACGCAGACAGATCACCAGTGCGCCGGCTTGCTGGTCGGCAACATAGGCTGTCTCACCCAGACCAACGGGCTGATAGACCACCTTCAAGGGGTCTTGGCTACGTGCCAGCATTTCCTTGAACGTACGGATAGCGATCACCGTATAGCTACGGTTAGAATCGGCTACGAATGGCTGGCGCAGCAAGAATGCACCAGAGATACTCATGGGGGGTGTCATGCGGGCCATAGTGTCCTCGGACAAAAAAAAGAATGAGTTAGTCACAGGATACCAAAAGAAAAATAAAGGGAGGGCCGAAGCCCTCTCTTTATGCTGCCTTAATGAATCCCCACCGGACGATCATTGCGATCGTAGCAGATCGGGTATTCGCAGTAGCCACCGGCAGCAACGATATCATCTTCCTTGACCACCGGCAGGTAGCTTGACAACTGATCGACCGGGACCTGTTTATTGTTGATGTAGCACTCATCATCCATGCGCGGATTACACCAGGCTTCAGTGACGATGGTCTTCTTCTTGCTGGCAGGTTTGGAACCGCCCTGACTGTCTTTCAGATAACCGTCCAAACCTCCTTCGTAATGGAACTTGAATTCACTGCGGATGTTCTCCTCGTTCATCCCAGTGCGCTTGTACAGATCAAGTAACATCTTCCCGGCTTCGGCATAGCTGACCATGGGTTCGCCCGCATCAGGCCCGGTACCGAATTTATAGGCAACCGTTTTGCCGTCACTGCTCTGACCGATGTAATACCAGATCTGAACGATGAACGGGACGTTAGCTGCATGGTTACCCAACAGCTGTCCCTGTGCATGGCAGGTTCCGCCGTTACAGTAACCAGATATCTGGTTTTTGTAGCTGACGGTCATCTGTCGTTGACTGTCCCATATCTGCACTTGCCGCGGTTGAACCATCCAGCCACAATACAGCACCTGCCCGGCGCTGACATGTTTTTGCATCATGCAAGGTACTGCATCTGGGACATAGTCCTTGGTGGATTCGTCCGGAACCCAGTACGTAGTGTTGTTGGGGTTGAGGTAGGCGTGAGCTTGAACGGCACACAGCGACAGAAGGATACCAGCAATGAATGTTTTCATGGTGATCTCTCAGAGTTAGGATGGTTGTGTTACGGTAAGACGGCATACAGGGAGGGATCAGGCCCTCCCTGTATGTCATCTGACCTCAATCTTCTTTAGAACAGGCTAGGAGAAGTTTGGCATATTCCTCGAACACCTCCAGCTCTTCCTTGGTGTATTCGAACGATCCGCTGTGGTGACTACCATCAGGTTGCGCCGAGATCCATTCCTTCAACGTGCCGTAGTTGGCCGAGAACCCGCCGTGCGTACGATTTTCAAACAGATTGCGGACAAGAACGTCTTCGCCATTTTCACCCAGGTAGTTTGCGTTGATGACGCGCACTGCCGCATGAATACGGTTACGGATTGTCAGGTTATAGCTGATCTCGTCTAGGTTTTTGCGAGGAGAACTTTCTTCACCAGCTAAGTAAGAGATGACGCCGTTAGCGGCCATGTGGCTGACGGTCCGGATATTGGCCATTTCGTGAGGAGCCATGTGCTCTTCACGCAGCGCTCGCTGAGCACGATGTTGCTTCTCAGACTTGCGAGGTGACTCGTCAGCGCCGGCGGGCATGTCAGGTCTGATCACGTTGGTCTGGTCGAAGTAAACGTTCAGTTCACCGCCATCCGGCAGGCGCATGCCCAGATCATCCGGCGTGGCGTTCACAAGGTTATCATCGGGGGCAAGGGCGGTGACCTTCAGACGGAACTGGCCATCGGGCTTGGTGAGGGTTTGCATCGTCATGTCAGCACTAAACGCACCCAGTGGGTAATCCTGACCACTGACGATTACGGTCAGACCGAGACCCAGTTCCTGCATGTACTTGTTGAACAGGTAGCCGTATAGGAAGTACGGGTACCCGTCGATCACGAGTTGTGCATTGATGGACCAGCGGTTGTCATTAACGATGGCGTAGGCGAAGTTTTGCAGAGCTTGTGGGCGGACAGACATGGATGACACTCCTTGTTAGAACGTGGTGAGAGGCTAGAGCGAACTCTAGCCTCGATGAGAAGTGTTACGCGCCGAGGCACTCGAACGCGCGATAACATTGCGTTGTCAGTTCTTCAGTGACGCTCACCCGTGTGTTGAAATCGAGCGGTTCTTTAGAGTACACTTTCCAGAAACCAGGGCCAGGCAGACCCTTGTCTTTCCCTGACTTACGCACGACGAGCACGGTCAATGCAGGCAGACCGGCTGCGACACAGAAATCGAACACGTCGTACAACACCGGTGAAATGGCGTTGGCGAGCGCGTTGCCTTGACTGGGAAGACCGAGCATGATAGCCAAGGTCTCATAGGTGACCGTTTGTCGTTGCACAGCCATCAGCTGCAACAGGTTAAGACAGTACAGCGCCTTGATTTGGCGATCAGTCATGCCGTTGGTGACTACTGCTTCTTTACAGATAGTGCTTTCCATGGGAAACTCCTGACTACATCGGTAGTCGTAGGGTTGATTAACCTGAACGGATGTCCAGGCAGGTTGACTAGGTTGAGGACACCGTGCTCCCAAACCCAGTATTGCGGTGTGAATCGAGGATGGCTTGCTTTTCAAGCGCCTCTATCCGCACCTCAATGGCGTTGTTAATGATCGGGTCACCGGGGTTCCAGCGTGCCCAGAATTGCCTTACGTAGATACCTAGCATTTCCATACCGAGTATTTCAACCTTGCGCATGTCCCGAGGGGTGGTGAGGATATCGGGGTTTGCGGCGAGTTGCTTTAGACGTCCGGCATGGATAGCAATGGCGTACAGGTCTGTCTCTTCGGCGATTCCATCTGCCATAAACGCTTCAGTCACATTACGGCTACAGAAATTGAGGATTGAAATAACACCGATGATCCCATCCACCAAAATCGGTAGGATGATAGCGTTGGTAGATGTCTTCTCCTTCATGACATGACTGGCCAAGTCCTGCTGTTTACGCAACAGTACTTGGAAACGATGCGTTTTACTGCTCGGGCAAAACTTCGTGGAATAATGCAGCCGGTCGTACAAGCACAGTCGGTGCTGAATCTGCTCGATCGACAAGGCGTTCATGTCTCCTCCAGAATTAGGTCATCAGTCAGATGATCGATGAATAAGTCGATAGATATGGTCGCTATAGGTCAGCGTCAGCAAGAACACCAGTGTATAGATGATCTGCAGGATGATCGCCAATCCGATACGGCCTGTGAGTTCCAGGGCTGCCACTATCGTCAGGGTCGACCCCAGCATATACAGGATAATGGCAAGGGCAGACGCCAGTGTCGGCTTTTCATGATAGCTAAGCGGTGTTAACCAGGCGTTATTTGCCAGGTAGACGATCGTTGCCACCGTGATGAGCCAGGCCACATTGGCCAAAATTACCCATGTCTCCATTCAGCCTCCTTAAAACTTAGTGAGATCAAAGGTGATAAGTTCCGGCTGTTGACCAATGCCCCCAACCGCCCGTGCACTGAAAGTCAGCTGATCGCCCAAACCACCTTTCAGTATCTGCTTGAGCAACTTGCCTTTAGCACCATGTGGCACTACGGTGCCATAGACCTTGCCGTCCTCACCGACGTGAAGCTCCGTGATCTTGGCACAGACATTGCTCTGGTCGATGTACTTATAGCGTTCCATCCGGCTCTGGGGCGATGCACCTTCTGGAACCTTAGGCGATCCCAGCTCGACCAACATCTGACCACCAATCGCCTTGCGGATGGCTTTCTCAAGCGTTTGTTTGCTTAAGGTTTCCTCACCCACACCCAAACGAGTAACCAGTTCCATACAACCTCCTAGGTAAGCGCCAGGCTATAGGTAATCGCCAGCGCACAAGTGATGAATGACCCGATGATAAAAGTATCGATCAGGATCAGCCAGAGTCGCCGGGGCAAGTACCGCACCCTGGCCACTCGTGTCCCGTAGCTATAGAGCTGCACCCGACCCATGCAGTGACGCAGAACCGTCAGGAGCAATGCAGCACCATAGCCCAGTCCCATCAACCAGAGGGGGCTCATACGAGACGCTTCGTGGTAAGCGCCCACCAGATCAATTGCAGGCGTTGTTTCAAGGTGGGCTTGCCGAACGGGTTCTCGACGAGCAAACGACGAGGGGTATTGTGTTCGACAGTAAACGCTGCTGCACTGCCATGTCCGCCGCCTCCGAAGGCTTCGGCAATCTCTGTCAGGTCAACCCCGTTGCCTTTGTTAGACCGGAGACTGAAGACCACCTGGTTTTTCCGTTGTGTGTAACACACTACAAAGTCGTAGCGATGCTTAAGTGAATCTCCGATCCGATTGCGCAGGTGATGCGGAGCATTGATCAGCGCATAACGACGACCATTCCATACACCTTCTTGGATGTAGTTGCGGATGACCGAGTTGACGATCTTTTCATCGTAGTTGACCAACGTCTGCCCCAGGGCGATGGTCTCTGGCAAGAATCGACCCGTCACATCCAACGCTGCATCGAGGTCTTCTACCCGTGAGGCACAGTTGATCATCCATGCATTGACCGCTTCGGTATCGTCCAACTCGAACTTCCAAAGGTCATAGTCCTCCATCTGCCTCAATGCCAGTGGAATGGAATGTTTCCAGTTCTCGGTGGTCAGGAGGTTGTTGAAGAAGGCATGGGCAAGTACAGCTCCGGATCGAGAAACATCGGCGAGCAGAAAGACACCGCCTTTCTCGCGGGTCACCAAATAGTCAGCATACGAATAAATCGCAGGCAGATGCCCGAGCTTATCGATAGCGGTTTTATGGTGATCGATGATCATGATCGATTTGATGTGATCGGGATAAATCGACCCGATCTGCTCCGGGGTCAGCGACAGGTCCACCAGAATCAGGTGTTTGTTATACACCTGCGTCGGTAGTTCCTCCCCGTATTGATACTGAACCAACGGCGTCTCTTTGGGCAGTACCTTACTGGCTGCCCAGGCGGCCCCCAGCCCGTCGTTACAGCCCCGGTGATACAGGACGACGGTATCGTAGTTATCGCTCATCATACCCTCGCTAGAGTTAATCCTGTTTGATACATGTACTTTCCGCCCTTGTCCTTGTAGGAACGAAGACATTGTTCATCGCCTTGGAGGAACACGAATTGAGCGATGCCCTCTTCAAGGTAGCACCTTACTGGGCTATTCGTTACATTCGCAACCTCGATCATTTCGGGACAAGATTCCAGTTAGGGAACTTATCAGAGCGGCAGCGTTTCTTAACACCACCTGCAGTCATTCCGACAGCTTTACCTGCCATAGTCGCATTCTGGTAAGTTTCACCGTCAATAATGACCCGTTCCTTTGTACGACCTTCTGCTGATGCTGCGTTGTGTGCCTCACTTAGCGGTACTCCAGCCTTCCGAGCAGATAGTTTCTTACGGGTCTCGTCACTGTGCTTGTGCCCAAGCAAGTTCTGGTTACCCTTCATTTCAGCTGCTTTCTTTGCTTTCCATTCTTCCGTATGCTTCGCTCCAGAAGCATTGGTATTGCCTTTTCTGGATTCGGAGAAAGTCGCTCTGACCTCAGGGTTGTCCCACAACCCTGCCATTGTATTCGCTGTGTTAAATGATCGATTGAGTAATTTATCCTTTGGTGTCTGGTTTATAAGAGATTGTTCTTTCAACAACGCTTCCGTATCGGTTGCAGTAGGGAAGAATCTAAGCTCAAGTTCTCCACCAGAGGTGTATAGCTCTTGAAGACCTTGGTTCGCATGGTTGCCAGACCGCAGATCCTTTTGATGTTCAATCACTCGTCTGTAAAGATGGACCGTGGAGCCGTGATATACAGCCCCGCTTGGCAGATGCTCGATGGTGTACGCACCTACTTTACGTTCGGTCGTGGATATTTCAGTGTCCATCTGAAATATCTTGGGTTTCTGCGGTCTAGCCATGATCGAGTTCCTTATATTCTCGGAGATACCGGCCCGTCTTCTTGGTTCTGGTACTTGCCAGAGCGCGACGCATACGACGTATTGCAAGGCGCGCCTTCAAAGAACAACACTTGACAAGACCCTTCACCCGCATAAAGCATCGCTGGCAATGGGGTGGTGTTGGCAAATTCTAGGGTTACATACCCTTCCCAGCCGGGTTCGAGAGGAGTAGCCAAACAGGAGATCCCACAGCGTGCATAGGTCGATTTACCCAGCACGATACCGACCATGTTATCGGGCATTGAAATTCGCTCGGCGCTGCTTGCCAAAACAAACGAGTTCGGCGGAATGATGCACACGTCACCTTCAAAATCAACAAATGACTTATCGGAAAAGTTCTTAGGGTCGATGATGCTGTTGTTTACATTGGTGAAGATTTTGAATTTCTTACCAACCCGAAGGTCGTATCCATAGCTGGAAAGACCATAGCTAACAAGCCTATCTCCCGTTTGGGAAATACGTACCTGTTCCGAATTGAAAGGATGTATGAGCGGACGCTCTCCGGTGCAAAGTGCTTGAATTTGATGGTCGGCCAAAACGGTCATTTTTAATCTCCCAGTTGAGTTGGTTATTTTGCGATGGTGTTAAACAAGAATGAAGCCACGCCCTCTTCCAAATAAACCCTGAGAGACTTATCTGAGTAATTGCTTATTTGAATCACTACATGTCCCTCGAACTCAGGCTCAATGGGCGTGACGTTGCAGATCAGGGCCGAACGGGCATAAGTTGATTTACCTAGGACGATCACCAGCACATCACGAGGGATATGGAAGTATTCGACGGTGGGTGCTTGAATGTAACTGTGAGCCGGGATCAATACGTAACGCGCCCCTTCTTCATCAGCCCGGATCAACGGTGTTGCGAAGTTCTCCGGCATCATGCGTTTAGGGTCGATTTCCGGCATGAACACATTGGTAAAGACCTTGATGTGTTCCGGATCACCTTTAAGGCGCACATCGTAGCCATACGACGACGTTCCGTAAGAGATGACCTTACGGGCTGTCTCTGGCGGTTCCTCGCCATAGGGGACGTCTACGGGCTCACCAGAGGCTTTGTCGACATAGCGCACTGGACGATCGAACGCATTCTCGATCATCGGTACCCAATGAGCCACCTCCTCCGGGGTCACTGGTCGGCAGTACTCTTTGCGCATGAACTTTTCACGACCGTTCTCCAGACACCAGTTGTTGATCACTTGCTGCTGGTACGGCGTGTAGGGCGGCCCAATCAGCCGACCATTTGACGGGTCGGTGTGTTCGATAAAAAGGTGAGTAGGCTTGGTGCACTGCTCGATGATCCAGCGATCACTTTTAAGGCTCATGGCGAATCCTCATTGAAATTTAAGTTGGATGATACAGTCTTGTACGTCACGGGTACGGGCAGCGAGAATCTTGGCTTCTTTACGCACGGTATCGCCATAGAGAAACCATTCCAGCCAGTTCATGCGATCGACCTCTTCACCATAGTTCCGCCCCTCGATCAAGAACTCTCGGTAATGTGCCAGGACGGCATGGGCATCGAAGAGAATCAAGTTGGTACGCTGGCCAGTCAATACGGTATCCGACGCCTTGATAGCCCGGTTGTATATTTCAGTGCGCTTATTTTTGCGTTCGTTGATGTACTTGAAATAACTCATTGACAGTTCCCTTAATGCATGACTGAATGAGTCTGAGACGCCCGTAGGGCGCTACACGGCTTGAAACGGGCTGCCCGCTCTCGTAGTGCTACCGTGAGGTTAAACCGCGTGGTGGCGACACCCAGCTTGTTCTTGACGGCATAATTCAATGCCAGCTTCAAGACCGTCTTACGAATCGGCTCAAAGTTACTGATGTCCTCAGGGTCTTGGAACAGCTCGCCTACGTAGTAGATGTTCACCAGACCTGACTTGTTACCCTTTTCGTCTCGAACGACACAGGTACCCATCTTACGGAACCCTGGAAGGGCTGTAAGGCTAACCGTTACCTTGTCATTTAGGTTATGTACTGAAACTGAACTCATTGCCCCTACCCCATGTTGACAGCATAGAAAAAGACCACTTGTTTTTATTTTTACGTGGTGTATTCACCTCTGTAATGTATCGCTATATAACACTCCATTTAGAAAAAACATCCACCTTGTTAATCTATGCAAAGAGGACCAACCATTCGCCAACGCAGGTCCAAGAATTCATTCAGCTAGAGCCTTGACCCATGATCAAAGAGTTTATCAAACGTGACGGACACATCGAGCCTTTCAATGCCGCCAAGGCGCTGGGTTGGGGTAAATGGGGTGCACGTGGGTTCTCCAAATACATCGACTGGAACAAGATCGTTGTTCAGACCGTCTCCCAGATGCCTGAGCGCTGCACAGCCAAGCAGTTCAACGATGGCTTGATTCGCAATGCCCTGAACGAAGACAGCTGGGCCGGTCAACTGATGGCTGGGCGTATTTACGCAGCGGATATCCACAAGGAAGTCTTTGGCGGCAAGAAGAAGCTACCGATCAAACAAGTCCATGAGATCATGCAAGCCGCTGGTGTCATGCTCAAGCTCAACTACTCCGACGCCGAGTACGAGCAACTGGAACAATGGATCGATCACGAGCGTGATTTCCATTGCGCGCACTACCAGCTCAAGCAAGGGCGTGACAAATACGCACTGCGCAACCGTATCACCGGCCGCATCTACGAGACCCGTCAGCACGCATTAATGCGTGTGGCTATGGCCATCTGTGAGCCAGAAGACCCAGTCATCCGGATGGCACGTCTGGAATCGCTCTTCTCCGACCTGTCGCATGAGCGCCTGTCTGCTCCGACGCCGAACCACAACAACATGGCCACCGGCCATAACGGCTTCTTCAGCTGCTGTCTGTTCACCTGCACCGACACCAAAGAGTCCATCGCTGCCTCCAGCCACATCGCTGAAGTCATGACCTACATGTCGGCAGGCCTCGGTGAAAACATGCAGGTGCGTTCGCTCGGCGACGGCATCCGCAATGGCTCGATCGTCCACAGCGGTAAAATTCCGTACTACAACAAGCAGACCGGTATTGTCAAATCCAACAAGCAGGGTTCTCGTGGCGGTAGCCTGAACGAGTTCTTCTCGGCCTATGATCCGGAAGTCGCCGAGATCATGGTCCTGAAGAATCCGCGCACGCCGATCAACAAGCGTAACCGTAGCATCGATTACACCATGATGCTCAACCGCTTCTTGCTGCACAAGTCCTCGCTCGGCGAGAACGTCTTCCTGTTCAACTGCTACAATGCTCCTGACCTGTACGCTGCGATGTATAGTAAGGACCAGGACCTGTTTATCAGCCTGTACGAGAAGTACGAGAACGACCCGACCTTCAAGAAGAGGTATGTCTCGGCCCGTCAGTTGGTAGTCAACGCACGTTCCGAAGGCTTCGAAACCGGCCGTTTCTACCTGGCGATGATCGATGAGATCAACTATCACACCCCACACCGGGATTCAATCCACTCGTCCAACCTGTGCGTGGAAATCACCCAGCCGACCATGTGGTACAACCACCTGACCGAACTGTACTCGACCAAGTTCTTGGGTTTCATTCGCTTCGAGACCGACAAGGGTCAGGACAAGCTCCTGGACAGCAACATCCCGGTTGAGATCAAGGGCTATCCAGGTAAGGTGGCAGCGCTGGAACTCAAGCCGGGCGTCATGTACCGTAAAGCCGACCGTAAGGAAGGCGATGACGAATGGACCACAGTCACCAAGGTTGTGGAAAGCCGTCAAGAACCCGAGGTTTCCCTCTGCGCCCTGGCAGCCATCATCATCACCAACATCGACAGTGAAGAGCAGTACGCTGAAACGGCTTACAACGCCCTGTACATGATCGATTACTGCATCGACCATAACGACTACGCACTGCCGCACATGAAGCTCACAGCGCAGGCGCGGCGTAATGCCGGTGTCGGGATCATGGACCTGGCGCATTACATGGCCCGTAAGAAGCTACCCTACCACAGCGAGGAAGGCTACAAGGAACTGCATCGTGTGGCAGAGCGTCATGCCTACCACCTGATCAACGCCTCGATCCGCCTGGGTCAGGAACGTGGTAACGCCGAGTGGATTCACAAGACGGATTGGCCGCGTGGTTGGACGCCGATGGCGACCTACAACCGCAACGTCGACAAGCTGGCAGATTTCGAATACCAGTACAACTGGGACGCGGTGTCGTTGAACCTCATCGCCTCCGGCGGTGGTCGTTTCAGCTCGTTGATTGCTCACATGCCGGGCGAGTCCTCGTCCAAGTACAGTGCGGCAACCAACAGTCTGATGGAACTGCGCGAACTGTCGATCATCAAGACCGACGGCGACAACAGCATGTATTGGGTGGCTCCTGAGGCTGATACGCTCAAGGACTACTACGGCATCGTCTGGAATTCGAACCGCTACCAACAGACCAACCTGTACGCCATCTTCCAGAAGTGGGCAGACCAGTCGATCAGTGCTGACCTATACGCCACCTTCAAGGGTGATGAAAAGGTCAACAGTTCCGATCTCATCAAAGAGACCAACTACATTGCGGACATGGGTCAGAAGACCGTCTACTACACCAACTCGGACACCGCTGACAAAGAAGCCCTCAAGGCCGTCATGCAGCGTGTACGCCGTGAGGTCGAAGACGACGGCCTGGATATGACCGGGCCTGTCTGCACCAGCGGTGGTTGCTCGATTTAACGCCCTGTGAGGGGTCGGTACGTAGATGCCGACCCTCCCTCTTACTCTTTCGGATAGCCACGACATGTTTGACAGCAAAATCTTCAATGTTGAGAAAAGTGATTACGATCAATCCACGCTTTTTCTAGGACAACCCAATGGACTGCTTGACACGGTTAATAGCCATCACTCTCGCCTGTGGGATCTTTACCGCTCCCTCCGGGGCCTGGACTGGGACACTCACGAATTCGATTTCACTCCCTGCCTACTTGAGTTCAAGACTAAGCCCAAGGGAATATCCCAGGCCATGATCCAGAACCTGGGTTGGCAATGGGAAGCCGACTCAGTAGCCGCCAACTCCATCATGGCGGTGATGAACCACTTCGTGACCGACTCAGGCCTTAAGACGGTCTGGGATCAGATCGTGGCGAACGAGAACCTGCATGCGACAACCTACTCGGAAATCGTCCGCTACAGCTTCGACGCCCCGAACAAGGTCCTTGAAGAAGTACTGGGAGTCAAGGAAAGCCTGATGCGCCTGTCTACGGTGGGCAAGGTCATGGGCAATGCCTTCCAGGTCGGCCTCAAAGTCTCAATGGGTCAAATCCCCCGTGATTCGGAAGAAGCTTACACGGCTGCGTTCCTGTTCACCTGTGCCCTGTTTGGGCTTGAGCGCGTCAACTTCATGGGCTCGTTCGCCGTGACGGGTGCCATTGCTCAGACTGGCGATTTCATGCCCATCTGCAAAGCGGTTCAACGCATCGCGCAGGACGAAGCTGAAATCCATGTCAACGTCGGCAAGTACGTGATCCAGACAGAACTGGCTACCGCCCGTGGCCGTGCCTGCTGGAAAGCCAACCGTCAGGTCATTGACGACATGTACATGGAGATCATGGCCTCGGAGATGCGCTGGGTCAACTTCCAGCAGAATTCCGGTTCGGAACTGCCGAAGGAAATCACAGGCTGGGATCAGATCAAGCAGTACGTGCGGTTCAACGTTGCCGATGCACTGGATACCCTGGAGCGCCCAGTTGACTTCAAGGCACCGTTGGAAATCCCGCTTCCGTACATGGTCAAGTGGCTGGATGTATCGGCCACCCAAGCCTCGCCTCAAGAACAGGATAACGGTCAATACCGAGTCAACGTGGTACGCCATGATGATCACGATATGACCTTCCCGTTTGAGCTTAAGCGTGAGCGCAAGCTCTGGCTGCCGGCATCTGCTGTGGCTGCTTAAATGACATAGCCCCGTGACCACGTAGGTCACGGGGCTTATGCCGCCTCATCCTATGTACAGGGGTTCTTTTAAACTGTACATTCATAGCTTAACTGAGGGAAACCACATGAATAGCGCCAAAACCGGTCGTGCTCTGCTGCTCGCCGCTCTGAACCGTGCTGCTGCCGCTCAAGGCTACAGCTTCAGTGAATCGGACCTGACCTTCAGCGCCGTCACTGGTACGGACAACCCCAATCGTGAAGTCGAAGTGACTTACGTAGCCACCCCTGAAAGCCAGTTCGAAGGTCAGGCTATTGCCTATTACAACCGCATCGACCTGAGTCCGTTGTTCGCCAACGCAGGCTATGCCACCATCGAAATGGCACCGGGTGCCGCGACTACCGGTGAAGTGGTTCAAGCGATCAACAGCCGCTTCGACATGGGCTTCACCGAAGAAGACTTCGCCTTCGATACGGCAATCAGCGATGCTGCTGAAAGCGTCACTCTGACCGCTCTGGCCGGCTCCTATGGCTTCAAGGGCGAACTGGTCATTGCACTGGTTGAGCCTAAGGTTCAACTGAACGAAGCAGTGGTCAACCCTGAGCTCGACGGTATGGAAGCCGATGCTCAGCCGCAAGAAGTAGCACCTGAGTAAATCGCCCTTAGTACGGACTGAAGTGAGGATACCCCATGGGTGATCAAAGCTTAACCGTCTCGATTGCCCAGCTTCCTCCACTTGATCCGCAGCTGCTCTCGGGTGAAGACAGCGTTGAAATTACCATCAGCACTCGTGCTGATGGTGGTGCTGGGTTTGCGAAGAAGACGTACCGGACCACGCTCAACGCCATCCTCAAAATCTACGCTGCGAGGCGTGATAACCCTAACCAGGTGACTGCCGAACAGGTTGGTGCTCTCACCGTAGAACAGGTCAGGGCATTGCTTGCGGAGAAGCTTGGCGTTAATGATGTCGCTGTTAACGCCTTGAAGCTGGACGGTAAGACTCGACAAGAGATTGTCGAAGAAGCGCGCGCCGGAACTGCAAATGACGCGCACAACCTAGGAGGGCGTCCTGCTGAGGACTACCTGCTAGTTGACAGTTTCCAATCGGTCATGATGAATGTGACCCAAAGCATCGATGAGCTGGCTGACTCCATCAGCCCAACCACTTAAAAAGGTAATCGTTCATGTCCCTTGATGTACAGAAGTTGACAGCGCTCCTGACCTCGATCAGCACCTTCAACGTAACCCTGCGCTCGCGCCTGGAAACCAAACTCGACGCCAATGGCACCGCTGCCAACGCCGAGAAACTTGGTGGCCAGACCCTGGCTGAAATTCTGACCGATCTGGATGCTGCCAGTCAGACCCAACTGCAAGCGCTGAGTGACGAACTCGCCGCTTTCATCGCCCGTCGTGACAACCCGCATGCCGTCACTAAAGAGCAGGTAGGTCTGGGCAATGTCCAGAACTTCGGTACTGCTTCTGACGCCGAAGCAGTCGCTGCGGTAGCCGTCGATAAGCTGCTCACTCCGGCCAACCTCGCTGCCTTCTGGGCAGACAAGGTCGGTGCTGCTCCTGAGACGCTCGATACCATCGCTGAGCTCTCCGCTGCCCTGCAGAACAACCCTGATGCGATCACTGCCCTGCAGTCGCTGGTGCAGGAAAACGCCGATGACCTGGCTGCCATGCAGCTACTGGTCGACACCAAGCTGGGTCAGACTGGCCTGGACCTTATTGTCGACGGCGCCGACAAGACCCGCTACGTCGCCGGCACTCCGACCGATATCGGTAACGTCACTCTGGTCACTGGTGTGGCTGCAGCAGCCGAACTCGGCATTGCTGACGCCGGCTTTGAGGCTGCGGTTGGTGTGCTGACTGTCACCTCTGGTTCCACTGGTGGTGTGATCACCGTCAGCCGTAAATTCGTTACCACTGTCGAAGGTCAGTCGGTTTCGTTTGACCAGGTTGGTACTTCCACTGATGGCTGGGCTGCTTGGTCGCGCGTCATGCGCACTACCGACCAATCCAGCGATGCAGCCACTCTGGGAGGCTTCGGTCCGGAGCATTTCGCAACTGCCGATCAGCTGGCTGCGACCCAGGCCGACCACGAGGCAGGTTTCCAGTCTCTGATCGACGAAATGAACCTGCTGGCGGCTTCCATCGAGGCCTGATTCACCTGAATCACGCCCTGAGATAGTATGAGAAGGCGGTAGATTTTATCTACCGCTTTATCCCCATGATCGCTTAACATTGGGTTAGGCGATTTGTTTGACCGTTAACGAGGAAGTACTCTGATGGCAATGACCAATGCGGCTCTTGAAGCAGCTCTGAAAGCAGCTCTTCAACGCCTTGTCACCGCGCTGGCTAACAAGACTGCGCCTGACTCCCTGAAACTCGAAGGCAAGACCCTTGCCGAAATCACCACTCAGATCCTCGCTGGCAAGGCTGCCTCGGCTGCTGAAGCTGACAGCGCACTGGCACTGGGCGGTAAAGACCTCGCTACCATCGAAGCCGAGCGCGCTGCTGCGCTGACGGCTGCAATCGATGCGCTGCGTCTGGAACTCGAAGGTTCCATCGATGGCGTGACCAAAGAAAGCATCGGTCTGGGTGACGTCGTCAACTATGGCGTGGCTACCGAAACCGAAGCCCTGGCTGGTGCTGCTGACAAATACGTCACCGCCTTCCTGGCTGACAAGATCGCCCAAGCGAAGATCGACGAGCTGGTCGGTGCATCCCCCGAGACCCTGAACACCATTCAGGAAATCGCCGCCGCCCTGAACAACGATCCGGATGTCATCAACTCGATGATGACTGCGATCGGCACCAAGGAAACTCCGGAAGGTGCTCAGGCCAAAGCCGATGCTGCCCAGGCCGCTGCGACTGCCGCTGCTGCTGACGCGCTGACCACTGAAGCCACCGCTCTGCGTGGTGAGTTCGCTGCCGCTGACGCCGCCCTGCAGGGTCAGGTTGATGCCAACGCTGCTGCTATCGCTGACCTGCAAGCTGCAGTGGGCGAAGGCTCCGACTTCATGCAGACCGGTGTGACCGATCTGTCCCTGAACCCGGTCAATGCTGGCACGCCGAAGTCCACCTACGTGGCATCTGCCACTAATGACGGCACTGCCACCCTGCGTGCTACGATGTCTACCGCCGGAGGCGGTCTGGTCATCGAAGAAGACTCTGACCTCGACGGCGTCTTCGTACCTACCACTGTCGGCGCAGTCGAAGGCATGGCGATCGCCACCGCCCTGCAAACCGCTGGTGCGAGCCCGGATGTTCCGTACTACATCACCGTTACCACCTCGGTCAAGACCCTCAAAGAAGTGGTCGAAGACTTTGAGACCAAGACGGATGCTACCGATGCACGCCTGACGGGTGAAGTCAGTGGTTTGAAGAGCCGTGTCGAAGGCATGCAGCAGCAGGCTGATGCTCAAGGCGATACCATCTCCAACATCATTCAGAATCTTGCCCAGAAGCTGGATGCCGCTGCCAAAGCCACCGGTGCCGAAGTCATCGCCGGCACTGACGACGTCAAATACGTCACGTCCCTGGCTGCCAAAACAGCTATCGACCATGCCGTTGCTGAACTGGTCGGTACCGCGCCGGAAGCACTCAACACCATCAACGAACTGGCCGCGGCCCTGAACAACGACCCTGACGTCATCAATACCTTGATGACCCAGATCGGTGAGAAGCAATCGGCTGCTGACGTACTGGCTGCTATCGAAGCTGCACTGGTGCCGGTGAACGCCGCCATCACTGCTGCTCAAGAGACTGCTGACAGCAAGTTGGACGCCACTGCGCAGGCCGTTGACTCGGCGTTGCTCGGCGGCCAGACTGCCGAACAGATCATCGCTGCTGCTCAGGCTGGCGTGGACATGTCCAATGTTGTCGAGAAAGGCGACAACATCGACACCAATACTGTCACCATCGATGGCGCACAGGTTACTCTGGATGCTGCGTTCGGCACCGTCAATGGTAACCTGGCTGCCGCAGTGTCGACCTTGGAAGGTCAGGTTGCAGCTGAAGCAGGTGCTCGTGAAGCGGCCGATCAGGCGCTGGACATCAAGATTGACAATGCTGTCCAGGTACTGGAAGGCACCAAGGTAGGTCGCACCGATAATATCGATGCCAACACCGTCACCCAGGGTGAAGGGGAAACTGCTACCCAGGTAGCTCTCAGCACGCTGATTGCCCAGTTGCAGGCTGGTATCACTGCGGCCGGTGATGCGGCTGATCTGCAAGCACTGCAGGACAGTTTCAATGCATTCGTGGCTGCCAAGGCTACCGGGGCTGATGTCATTGCAGGCACTGACGACGTCAAGTACGTCACTGCCCTCGCTGCAAAAGCTGCAATCGACGCGGCTGTCGCTGATCTGGTAGGTACTGCACCTGAAGCGCTGGATACCATCAATGAGCTGGCGGCTGCGCTGAACAACGATCCGGATGTCATCAATACCTTGATGACTCAGATCGGCGAGAAGCAGACCGCGGCGCAGGTCCAGAGTGCTATCGACGCGTCTCTGGTTCCGGTCAACACGGCCATCGACGGCAAGCTGGGTAAAACCGAACAAGCTGCAGACTCCCTGAAGCTGAACGGCAAAACCCAAGCGGAGCTGACCTCGGCTGCTGCTGATCTCGAAGATGCCACCGGCGTTGCTGGTGCTGGCAAGTTCGCAGATGCCGGTCAGGTGGCTGTCAAGCTCGCCGAGCAAAACACTGCTACTGCAACGGTAGCCAGCGACCTCGAAGCACTGGTGATCGAACTGACCAGCGCCTTCGATTCCGCTGCGGCTGAGCTGGAAGGTACCCCTGCCGTCTAACGGCGACACGACATACAGGGAGGGCTTCGGCCCTCCCTGTATGCTGTCAGTCCAACGTCTCATCTTCGATTACGCGTACCGCCCCTTCATCGGTGATACGTATTCTGCCTTCGTCAGTGACTCGTCTGAGACCACCCGACCAGAAGATGTGAATCGTTTTACGGCCGATGTAGATGTACGATGCGTCTTTGGCATAGATGTCAATGCTTGTGTGTGCGACCAACGACTCGAAGGGTTCACTGATGTCGACATCGAATTCACCATCGACCAGATTGAACTTGCCATCGAGGTAAGTCAGTAGGGCATCTTTATCGTTGATCCCTTCTGTTTCACGGGCATCAATCAGAAAGGTCGGATAATGGGTGTTGATGTCAGCACGAGCATAGTAAAGGTCTTGCTGGCCGTCCAGTGGACCGTCTGCCCTGGCCTTGACTAGAATGACTGTGTTGTCGCCGTGCTCATCTTCCTCGATTGTGCGAGGTGCTTCCACCTCAATCAAGTCCTGACTAAGACGCACCCGGTTAGTCCGATAGACCAGCGCAAAGAGGTTTTCTAACGCTGTCTTATCGGGATCGAACTTGAAGTTATCGGTTTTACAGGCCATGGCATACTCGCGGTTAAAATAACAGACTCATAGTATTTCACCCGCGTATCGGACACTGTACCCGTTGTCTTCTGCCAGCTCTTGGATAAATCCTACAAACAGATGACGGTGGCAGAATTTACCGGCTCGACAATAACATGCCACTGCTACCGGACCCGACTTCTCAAGGAACTGTTGGAAGTCCTCAGGAGAGCTCCTAAGATGCGTTTTGAGCTTATTTACGTAGACCTCGGTATATTGCTCGTCTGACACCTCACCGCGCTTGTATGCGTACAGGATGTCTTTATACGGTGCAAAATGCTGGAGGCCCGATTTAACGGTGATGTCAACCAGCTCGATCCCTCGTTCTTTGGCTTTCCGCCACTGCGGTATTGCGATCGTGTACAGTTCCATACTGGTCGGCTCCTATGCGTTATATGTTACGTGGCCTTCATTTCAAATCACGGCAAAACAAAAAAAATAACAATGTACATCCCCCAGTGATCGAACCCATGATAGAGTCAGATCACTGGAGGCTGCACATTGGCGACGGGTTCAGCGAGGAGTGGCACCTAGACCGTCACACGCTGCTTTGGGTTAGCCGGCCCCAAGCAACGCCTTTCTTGCAGCGGTACGGAACAACAGCTCAACGTACCATCGTTTACTGACACACGCTGCTAGGTAGCGGTGGAAGCAGGGCGTCAGAACAGCAACAACCTTGGTTATCACGACGAGTTCACCAAGGGCAACGAAGAAGACCCAGGAGGCCGAAGCCTCCATGAGTAGTGGGTGACAATCAGTGCCTTATGGGGGTAGGCTGTCACGCCGGTGCAGAGGATTATCTGCACTGATTTACGCACTTAAGCGCATTGGGGGTGAGGATCAAGTTGTGAAAGAACAGGTCCTACATACTATACTGGGTTTTACTGCTAAAAAGTTAAGGCAGGTGGGGGTATGACCCCCACGTCCTTTACAGGCCGAGCAATACACCCATAGCACGTACGTTGGCTTCACCGTCACGCACCGACGCTTCACTCCAGGTGTGGTAGTGGCGTGCCAAGACGTCAGCGGCGCGTGGCGCTACCATGCTGTCGTCGAACACAAACTCATCACCCAAACCATTGAGCAGTGCGTCATAACCAACTTCAGTCAGCAGGTCGTGAGTATGCAGGAAACTCATCAGCGAGTTGAGGATGTCTTTGATGATATCCTTGTCTTCGGTACGAGTCGCCAGGCTTTCGAAGACCACCGGTTCCAATGACTCTGTCGAAGCAGTTTCTTCCTCTTCGTCATCATCGTCATCGCTCTCGGTGTTTTCTTCTTCTTCTTGCGTTTCATCGGTGTTTTCTTCAGCTTCGCTGTCAGCAGCGCTGTTGACTGCATCGACTTCGCTTTCAGCAGCATCGATTTCCACATCGGCGATCGTGGTATCGTCTTCGATGTCAACGTCAGTCGAGGTCTCGTCACCGGTTGTATCCGATACCTCACCGTCAGCAGCATCTTCGAGGTCGAGGTCAGCCGAAGCCTCCTCGCCACCTTCGACGACCGCATCAGTTTCATCAGGTTCGGACTTATCGACTTCGTGCTCGATGGTGGTGACTTTGGTTTCCTCATCAAGAACCGCGCCAGTGGCGTTTTCACCCCGATGTTTCTCGATCAGGTCACCCATGGGATCGCTGCCGTCGCTGCCGAGGTTCTCCGCTTCATTGCGGACACCTTCGGCATGTTCCAGCGCTTGTTCATGCGCCTTAGTCACCAGTGCCTCGATACGCTCGACCGCCTCGGACATGTCACCGAGCACCTGGGTCTCTTCCAGTGCTTCCATGGAGACGCCCAGCCAGTGGAGGCTGTCCTTGGCGCGCTGCACCACCGACATGACCATGGGGCGGGCCAGGTCGGCATTCATCCCTTCCATGGACAGTACTTGGCGCACGGTACCGATATTTTCACGATACAGCCCCAGTACTTCTGCCGAGAAGAGAGCTTCTTGCGACACAGAGGTTTCGACGTCACGGGTGGTGAACGGTACCGGTTGCTGGGATTCGGCTTTCTCGAGCAGTGCTTGTTCGATGTCTTCGACTTCAGTCAGTCGAGGTGTCAGGACATCCTGCATGATCAGCTCGACACGAGCCTGACCTTCTTCCACGCCTTCGACCGCAGCCAGATCGCCTTGGTGGTCGGCTTCTTCCAGAACACCTTCGGCCAGCACTTGGTAGGCGTTGACGGCATCGTCTTCCAACGATGGTTGTGCCAACATCACCTTCCCGATTGCCATCAGCGATTCCAGGCTGGTGCGATAGTTCTGCGCCGAATGGAGCAGTTCTACGGCGGTCGGTTGAGCGGTGGTTTTATGCGTCATCTTATGACCCTCTTAGTTCTACTCCCTGATTCACAAGGAATATAGGAATGTACGCCAGTTTTTCGCGCATGCTGGGATTGGTCTCTGTCAAAGAGACGGATTCTCACATTATAGTCAACGGAATCCCCGGTTTGCGTTTTTCCAGAGATATTTACAACCACTGGAAAACCAGCAAAATCAACAACAATCTGTTCACATCGGTGTCCAGATCATCGGTGAAGTTTCCTAAGTTCTATGCCATCGAAGTACTGTACATCATTGAACAACTGATCCAATCGCGGCGTACCTATGTCGGACGGAGGTTGCTCACTCGCGTGGCTGAGGAATTGACTCACAGCACATGGCTACGCAATATCGGCGTGACGGGGTTTGCACCACGTCTTGATTACAAGCAGTTGGCAGACCTTAACATCACACTATTTCCCCATCAACTTAATTTTTTACGTGAGTATGATCGGACCACGTTCGAATATTCCCTTCAGGGAATGTTGATGGATGTCGCTGCAGGTGGCGGCAAGGCACAGCCTCTCGATGCTAAAATCAAGGTACCAGGTGGTTGGGCCACGATGGGCGATATACACGTCGGTTCCCAGATCGTTGCTCCCGATGGTTCTGTTGTGTCTGTTGTCGGTGTATTCCCTCAGGGTGTCAAGGACATCTATGAAGTAGAATTCTGGGATGGTCGAAAGACCCGCGCCTGCGGAGAACATCTGTGGGAGTCTTTCGACGGGACCGTTCGAGACCCTCATCGTTGGGCTACTCGCGACACTCTCGAGATGAAACGTCTTCTCGAGAAGAATCGCCAACGTCTGTATATCCCACTGATTGAAGCCGAGGATGGTCCGGACATCGACCTTCCAGCCGACCCTTACCTGATCGGTGCCCTGATCGGCGACGGCGGTCTTCGCTACAATGTGCGTTTCAGCTGCGCAGATGAGGACGTTCTTGACGAAGTTCGTAAAGTCCTTCCTGAATTCACCTCCATGAAGCACGTTAGCGAGTATGATTACATCATCACCGACGAGCGTCATAAGAAGAATGCTCTGACCGACATCATTCGTGGCCTTGGCCTGTTCGGGAAATACTCGTTTGAGAAGTTCGTCCCAGAGATCTATAAGAACGGTTCTCGTAAGCAGCGCCTGAGCGTTCTCCAGGGCCTGCTGGACACAGATGGGACCATCAATGACCATGCCGTAGTGTCGTTCAGTACGACCAGTGAGCAGCTTGCTCTCGATGTGCAGTACCTGGTCCGTAGTCTTGGCGGTATCGCACGTATCGCCGAGAAACGTACTCGATATACGTACAACGGCGAAGTTCGCGAAGGTAAGGTGGCATATAACGTCAACATCCGCTACAAGAAGCAATCTGAACTGTTCCGTATGGGGCGCAAGAAAGCTCGCTGTAAGGACGATGGCCAGTATGCGGAAGGTCTGAAGCTTCGCGTTAAGTCGATCAAGTTGGTTGGTCAGGAAGAAGCCCAGTGCATCATGGTGGATCATCCGAAACACCTGTATGTCACCGATGACTTCATCGTGACTCACAACACCATTACCAATTACGCCTTAGGACATGTGCTCAAAGCCGACACCAATATCTTGGTGGTACCGAAGAACGCGGTACTCGATGTCTGGGTCAAGACCATTAACATGTTGTTTAAGAACACCCCTGAGTTCTGGCACAGCCTGAGCGGTCTTGATCCGGTGGCCGGTAAGAAGCACTACATTGTCCATTATGACTACCTGGAGAAGTTCCTGGCGTTCGCCAAAGCCAACAAAGGAAACTTTGGTCAGGTCTTCGTGGCGATCGATGAATCGCACAACTTCAACGAACAGTCGGCCCGTACCAATTATCTTGTCGAGCTGGTTCAGGTCGTTAAAGCACGCGATGTTGTTCATGCCTCCGGCACACCGTTCAAGGCCATGGGTTCGGAAGCCATCACCTTGCTCAAGACGGTCTGTCGCGATTTCACGCCGGATGTCGAAGCCTCCTTCCGCAAGATGTTCGGTAAAGAGGCCAAGCGTGCGCTGGAGATTCTGGCCAATCGCATCGGGATCGTGTCCTTTAAAGTCCCGAAACAGGACATCGAAACCCCTGGCGTGGACTATCACGAGGAGAAGATCACAATCAAAAATGGTCAGGACTACACTCTGACCAGTGTGCGCGACAAGATGAGCAAGTTCATCGAAGAGCGTCTGGAGTTCTACCGCAAAGGCATGAAGGAATACGAAGCGCTCTATGCCCAGTGCATGGATTTACATGCTCAATCACTTGGCAGTAACAACGCCGCCAAGACTGAGTTTGCAGAATACAACCGTGCCATTGCCACGATCCGTAAAGGGTACGACCCAGTCACCATGAAAGACCTGGTGATGTTCTGCAACCGGTACGAACTGAAGAAGATTATACCGTCCCTGCCTGAGCGTTTCCGTAAGCCGTTCTTGAATGTCCGGGCAATCATCAAGTACGTTGATCTTAAGGTCATGGGTGAGGCTTTGTCCCAGGTGTTGGGTCGGATGCGTATTCAGTGCCATCTGGACATGTTGCCAAACATGCCGCTCGATACCATCATCGACAATGCGGCCAGTAAGACAGTGATCTTCACCAGCTACGTTGAAGTTGTGAAAGAGCTGGATGGCTTGCTGAGTAACGCCGGGTACAAACCCTTGCTGGTCTATGGCGACACCAACAAGGACTTGACCAACATCGTCAAGAAGTTCGAACAAGACCCGGATGCCAACCCGCTGATCGCTACCTTCAAAAGCCTGTCGACTGCTGTGCCGTTGACCATGGCCAACACCGAGATCTTCACTAACGCCCCGTTCCGTGACTACGAGCGGACGCAGACGATCGCTCGAGTTGACCGTATCGGGCAGAAGCACCGCTGTCATGTTTGGGAGATTTTCCTAGACACTGGAACCGAAGGCAATATCTCGACCCGTTCCAAGGACATCATGCAGTGGTCGAAATCCCAAGTGGAAGCTATCCTCGGGGTGCAGGCTCCTGATGATCTGGAAGCCTCTCTGGAAAGTCTGGTGGAGAATCCCGATGCGACCTTGGCTGATGCTGAAGTCTTCATAGAACAGCTCAAGCAACAGTTGCCAATCGATGTCTTTGACAACGATCAATCTCTGACCGAATAAACAAAAAAAGAACCAGCTAAGAGAGGGAGCCTAGGCTCCCTCTCTATGCCGTCAGTTAGCCTCGAAACGGCTCACCGACAGGCTGGGTCGATTCGATCAGCGCAGCCAGGCTGTCGAACTGAGTATCACGGCCAGCAACATCGACTTCGATCAGCAGGCCATCGCCTTCGTCCGTCACGATGTAATCGGCAGCAGCCAGGCTGGCGACCAGACGCTTACGGGTGACAGTCTTCAGACGCTCAAGACCCATTTGGGTTTTGAGTTCAGCTTCAGAGATGGTCAGGACGATCGGTGCAAAGTTGCCTTTGGCGATGTTGAGTTTGACGCGGTACTCGACGGCATCGATGATGGTTTTGGCTACGGCTTTATACGGCATGCTACTGCTCCTGGTGGTTATCGAGTGTTGGGTGACGCAATGTTGGATCAATGGATGGGTTGAAGGCCATGAGTCTCCAGCAGCCGGCGCGTGCGGTTGACCCAGGTTTCATTGGGTGGACGTTTGGACAGACGGCTGGCTACCTTGCGGCGTACCGTGCGTTCTTCGAACAGCAGACCTACAGGATAGTAGCCACAGCCCTTCTGCGGTGTTCCGTGACGCACCAGCAGATCACGGGCATCGTCGACTTCTTCGACCGGAATGCTAAGGTAGCTGATACCGGTATCAGCCTGAATCTTCTTGAAGACCAGACCTTCTTCTTCGTGATAGATGTTGATCATGAATGTTCTCCTTAGAACTGAGAAAGCGTATCGAGAAAATGGTTCAGTTCATCGCGTTTGTCTAGCCACATTTTGTCAGTGATAGACGGGTTGAACGAATGGGCCACGACCGGATCGTAATAGCAATGTCCAGCAGGCTGATAGACAAACTTGCCTTTGGCCTCAAACCGAACCAGAATCTCCGGATCAATAAAACTGCCGATGCCATTCTTACGCATCTGGATCATGCGCTTGAACACTTTCATCTCGTTGATCTGGCAGTAGAGCGCATCTCGCCGGCGATAAATCATCCCGCCGAGCTCATGTCGGATGACATCACCGTCAGCGGCGCGCTCGTTCAGGTAGATGCCGTTGGGTTTATTGATGAATACTTCGACATCAACCTCGTGGTCACAAACCTTGAGCTTCTTGAGCTTGTGCAGATGCATGACTGCACCGAAGATAGCTGGAAGTAGCGTCGCCAGGCCATTGAACTTCTTGGCGCTGTCAAGGATGATCCGTCCGTCTTCGTTCTGCTCGTACTTCATGATCAGGGTATCACCTTTGATCTCATAGCCCACCTCTTCTTCAACTGATGGCTGACGAGAGATGTAGAGGTTTTCGAAGACTTCAGTAGTGTTCAGACGGATTTCTTCGAAATCGGTGTGGTCGATGATGAATGAATACTGCATGGGTGTCTGCTCCAAATAGCAGTGGATAGGTTATTTGACTTTCTTAAGGACCAGCCACTCATCGCGGTAGTCCCCGTAGGTCACATGGTGTTTATTCAGGCTGTAGGTCAGCACAGGTACCTTGACGAACTTCTGTTCCAGTTCATGTTCGAACTGTTGCTCAGCCGTGCAGCCGTTTAACTCACCTTGATAGATGAGGTACTGACCGACCTGCATGTTGTTGACGATGTCCTTGGCAAACGGCTTGTTGCAAGGCGGCCAGGTCATCACCACGACATCGTACTGACGAAGGTCCAGCTCACGGGCATCATGATGGATTACCCCGTAGTTGATGTCAGCGTTGGTGTAATGGCTGGAGAGGTTATCGTAGGCTTCATAGTGCTTCACGCCCAGTCGTCTTAGGTGTGCGGCCAGAAACCCATTACCTGCTCCAACCTCGATCGTCTTACGGCTCTTCAGGAAGCCTGTGAGAATATCGACAGTCTCTTTGGACAACATGAAATAACACTGAGTCCGTGTCAGGGCATAAAGCTCGGAGACCGACAGGTCCCGAGCTACGAGTGCCTTGAGTTGTGCTTCAGTCATCAGATCAGGTAGTTGCATGATAAATCTCTGTAGATGGGTGGTCCCCAAATGGACCAAGGTTATTAGCGCGATGGTTTGGTGATCTCAGGTACATCGGCAATTAATTGGCTGACTTTTTCACGAATTACCTTTTTCTCCCGCTTCTTTCTCAAATGCCGCTCAACGCCCCAGCCTACAACAGCACCAACAACAATACTTGCAGCAATACGTCCGATCATGATCTAAGCTCCAATAGCTTGGGTTATGGGTATACACCGCTATCATGTATCGTTGTAAAAAAGTCGAATCAAGTCGGCATAGAGGAGGGCGTCGGCCCTCCTCTAGGTATCAATCAGGCTGCACTGCGTTGTTGCGGGCGTTTATCAGTCGGATGTTGTTGTTGCAACGCATCACCGACTTGACCTGATGAATATAGGCATCACCAATGATGACGAGCTTCTCATCTGGGGTTGCATCCAAATACTGCTCAGGCTGCGGGGGCTTGGCTACACTGCACTCTGGCACCTCGTGGTAAGGTTGTGCTTGACAACCACTCAAAGCAGCCAGCAGTACCATTGCCATGATCAGAAAGCCCACAGGCAGCGGCCACTTGGGCCGACCTGTCATCGGAAGGGTGCGCATACATTGTCCTCGTTGTTGGTGGCAGTGCAATATGCTCGCCAGGTGTTGTTCAGTACTTGATTGGCTAGTTCTTCATTGACCGGACGTAGTTGACTGGTCGCCGGATCGAACAACTCGGCCTTTTCTGGATCGGTGGTCGGACACTGTGTCTGTCGATCACGGTATTTGATCACCTCAACAATCTGAGGACCTACTGGTGCTGGCGCTTTGGCATCATACCGAGCAGCACACAGAAGATCGACCTGCGATTGTTCGATCTCATCGAAGTTCAACTTGATTTTCTTCTTGGTGTTGGTGTGATCATCGATTGAGTCGGTAAACTTTTTGATCACCCCTTCCAATCGTGTGATTTCGGTATTTTGTTGGGCGACAGTGGTATGCATGTTAAAGGACCAGTTGACCCAGAAGGCGAACCCTCCGACAACTGCTCCGATCAGCAGTATTTTCAAGACCAGCCCCTTAAGGCCCGTCAGTTCAAGCAATTTGGTAAACATGAAATAGGCCTCTTAGGACATGACTCATATTAGTAGTGATCCGGCATAGAGAGCGGCCATTTGGCCGCTCTCTATCAGGGCGCAGACTTACAGCTGTTCGATGAACGCTGCCAGGATCGCGGCTTGCAGGGCAGTGACCGTGATCTTGCGACGCTTGGCTTCTTCGCGCAGCTTGGTGCGCTGAGCTTCGGTCAGCTTGCCACCAACCAGACCGGCCAGGAACTTGCTCAGATCGACTTCGGCTTTGGCAGGTTTGGCTTTCGGCGCGGTCTTCTTTGATGCCGGCTTGGCCGGAGCCTTTACAGCAGCGGGCTTGACTGGTGCTGCTGCTTTCTTGGCAACAGCAGGTTTAGCCGGAGCGGCTTTGGCAGCTGGCTTGGCAACGGGCTTCTTGGCTGGCGCTTTCTTGGCAACAGCAGGTTTGGTCACACTGGTGGTAGCGGTCTTCTTGGTAGCCATCTCGGCGTTCCCTCTCTGGGTTTATTGTGATGCATCAGACCGACTTAAGGTCTGTCATATAATGGCACCTAGCCAGTATTTTTTAATGCAAATAGATTGACAATACGGTTGCCGTCAGCGAATACCACGGGTTTTGTACCTGGATGGCTCTTCTTAACAATGAGATCAAACATGAGGTTACTGATCTCAAGTCGCATACCAGGGGCATCCCCTAGTTTGTTCATTATCGCATCACCCACTAGAAAGAAGATGAACCTGGCACGTTCACCCTGGGGTCGATGAAACACGAATTTCTCTTTACCGAAGGAACCGATTCCAAGTGGATAAGTCCCCACCATAATCAATTGGTTGTACCACTGATCGATGATCTCAGGATATCCCTCTGCATAAAACTCAGCCTGTAGACCTTTCTTCGCCAGGATATCGATGATCATGTCGGTCACCGCACTCTTGAGCATGAGTCGGGCGTAATCACGTCCCATGCCTCCTTTAAGATCAAGAAAGATGTAAAAGGTTGCCTCGTTCAAGACCGTCTCATGCACCACCGTCTTGAGCGTCTTTAACATCTTCCTTTTCCGCGAGCGCCACGTTAACAGGTCCCAGAGCATCGTCAGGTACAGCATAGTGATAAATTCCGTCGTGCAGGCTATCGAGAATCTTAGGTAGATGAAGATGCAGTAGGGTAGACAGTGCCTTATTGATTCGGCAAATCAGCAACATGGTATTGTCTTTGTGGATCACTGCTTGAAGCATTAGGTGTTCACAGCGATAGGGCATCAGGAGGTTAACCGCAGCCTTAAAGCTTGGTTCCTCAAATGCATAGCCTTCGGTCCCAACTGCCAGGATGTGCCAATAGTCGTACTTGTCACTGTCTTTGAAAACAATCTGCCAAGTCGAATCGTACACACCCAGGGTCCCTGAGTAACGGCGCGTCTCATCGTCTGGGGTCATGTCAACGAAATCCTGTCTGATCACCTCAGTATTGTATAGCAGGTCATCGATCTCATGAGGTTCGGGACACGAGCCTTCACGAAATACCAACATCTTTTTCATGGTGTAGTGTCCTTGATAATCTACACTATCGGCCTAGAGTTTATTTATTAACGAGGACGTTATGCATCATCTTTATCACGGATCAGGCTATCGGCAGACTGAGCTGAAACCCGGTGTGCATTATACCGGTGAGGTCGTGCGTTGGGATAAAACAGAGTCCAACGAATGGCTTTATGCAACCACCTCAATGGAAGAAGCCATCGCTCAAGGGTTTGCTTCTACGGTCGAGAAACACTTTAAGCTGGCGCGTTATAAAACGCATGGGAAACATCTTGAATTGGTCTTCGATGGGCCAGTACCGTCGATTGAACAACTTCACGCCCTCTCGGTCTATCTGTACAAGATCGACTGGATTAAAGACCAGTGGGTTAAGGTTGATAACCTGCACAACGGTATGACCAACGAGTACAAGACACAGGCCATCCTTAAGGATGTCATCGATAGCTGTACTGCTGTTGACCTTAGACACTGGCTCAGTCGTAAAGAGGTCAAGTTGCTGGCCAAAAACGCCGGCATGAACTGGTGATTGAGAACGAAGCTTATTCGAACCAGATTGTCTGACAAAGCAAAAAAAGAAAGAGGGGCTGTGGCCCCTCGATCTATTTTGTTTCTCCCTCAACGACCGTTGAGGAAGTCCTTGGCTTGCTTGGCGGTCAGGTTCTGCATGCCCTTACCGCCGAAACGGCTGGCGGCAGAACTGATACCAGCAAACTGGTTGTCACCGATGTAGTAGACGAACGAGATATTGCCTTTGGTGACATGCAAGATGCCATGGAAGGTATCGTTCAGCGTTGCACGGTGGTAGCCGCGGGCCAAGTCCGTCGGCCGATTCTCGAAGTCGTTCATCTCAAGCAAGATACCCTCAGGCCGACGGATATTGCGCAGGAAATGATCCCAGAACATCGGAGCGATTACATCCATAGGTTCGGTTTCGGTCACGGCCTCAGGCTGAGCAACTTCTTCACTCACTTCAATCGGCGCTACCGTTTCCACTACGGCTTCGGGTGCCTTGTACTGCGGCTTTCTGATTTCCACCACCCGCATCCGCGATACCGAGGTCAGACCGGTGTCATCATCGAGCTTGATGATATCCAGAGGCTCCTGAGGCGCTTCAGGTGCAACGATCTCGGGCTTAGTCACCTCAGCTACAGCTTTGGCCAGCGGTGCCTTAGGAACGTCATACAGACCCATCATGCGGGCACGGATTTCCTGTTTACGCAGTACGATCTCTTCAGCAGACAGTTTCTTTTGCAAGCTGTTGCCCAGTTCACGAGCCACTTTACGCGATTTCAGACTCTTCCAGCCCAGACCACCTACAACGGCCGAAGTAACAGCCACAGTAGCACCTGCAACAATCATAGCGACATTAGTCATGTGTGTTCTCCTTAAGAACGAAGGTAATGAACGGAGATTATTCTCCTTGTTCACCGCTATCATGTATCGTTGTAAAAAAGTCGAATCGACATAAGAGGAGGGCCGAAGCCCTCCTTGTATCCGCTTACGACTTAGCCACACACATGCGGTAGAACTCCTCATGTACATCGAGGATTTCCTGTATGGTTGTTACCGTTTGAATCCGGTCAATGAACACCCCGCTCGAGGCCATGATGTGGATCAACAGTTCCCGTGCGGCTTCGAATTCATCACCTTTGAGCAGTTCCTTGGGCGCATCACGCCACATCTCCAGAAATACCCGCAAATGACTGGCCGTGATTCGCGCTGCCATCCAGCGCTCTCGGTTGTCAAGAAACCCCGGCGGCGTACGATTAGCCGGAGAGATAGAGACGTGCATCAGTGTCATCCTTGTAATTAAACGGATTCGGTAGGTTCGACCGTCATCGACATGTCAGGTGGCGGCACCAGGTAGAACGACCACGTGACTGCTTCCAGGGCGGCACGGTCTTCCAGTTCATAGGCCATGAGCAGGCGCTTTTCAGCAGCATGACGCTCGGCCGTGAACAGCGCCATGGCGGGTGAGAACTGGCTGTCGTTGTGGATCACCCGGTTGGCCAGATCAAGCAAATCGCTTTCCAGGCCTTTGATCTGACGGTTCTGTGCCAGATCATAAAGAAACGGTGCTTCACTGCGAGGGAAATCTGCGATGACCCGCGCTGGGTCAGCAACCATCCAGTTGATGACTACACGCGCCTCGGCGATCTGCACCGGCCAGGTGATGGTTTCTGCCAACGGGTAACCTGACTTGATGAAATTTACAGCCGACTCGTATTCTTCACTCAACTGATGGATACGGGTCTGGAGCAGGATATTGAGAGGCAGAACCACAGGCTCTGCAATCGGCGCATCGACCAATACAGGATATCCATCATCACCCGGCTGTAGAACCTTGGTACCGGTCTCTAACTGCGCCATGATGGCATTGTAATCAGCGTCGGGTACCGGCACAACATCTAGCCAGATAGAGCCATCATTGATGAAGGCGTTTCTACTAGGGGAATAATACATCATGTTACATTGCTCCAGTGATTAGGGAAGATAGGTCAGCCAGATATCACCATCGGCACCGTCGGCCGAAGTGGGCGAGGCAGTGGAGATGAATACATTGCGTTTGCCTATGGATTTGAGCCCTAGGTCAATGTCTCCAGTCCCATCGAAATCCACCCCTTGAATCTTGCGAGCAGTGCTCAAACGCTGGGCTGCAGTAGCGGTACCGGTCACATCCAATTTACCCCCTAGGCGAGTCAGCATAGCGGTGGTCATACGTTGGATAGACAGTACGGCAGCTGCAAATGAGGAGTTGCTCATAAGCCACCTATGAAATTGGTAATATGGTAAGTCTCATAGGATGACAGGACAAAAAAACAGCGAGGCAAAAAATAAAGAAAGTCTTGGGAAGGGCAGATATATACGTCAGCTTGCGAGAGCGCTCAGGCTCTAACGGACCGCCGTCCGTCCTGCGTAAATTGATCCCCTTCCCGTAACCTTTGCTACCAGCGCCTTGTACACCATCGCGGGGACATGATCAATGGTGTTGGATTGGTCAGTGACCGAGATGGTCAGGATGTTGTCGTAGTTGTTGATGGTGATGGATGACTTCTGCATGATAAGGTTCCTTGATGAATGGGTTATGGTATTTATGGTTGATCGATGCGGCATAGCGGTGATGGGCGTGCTGCCCATCACCGTGTGTCACTTAGCCTGCGAGGGCGCCTTGTTCCGCCGGCTGACGTGCATCGGTCTTGCACTGTTCGCGCAGGATGGTTTCCATACCGTCCAGATGTTCGATCAGATACTGAGTCCAAGGCTCGCAACGTGCATGCATCTCACGCAGTTCGTCCTTGGTCTTCCAGCCGATAGTGGTGTACTTCTCTTCTAGGACCTTGAAGTCCACGGTCGAATCCACACGGAACATGGCCAGCACGCCCAGGTGGGTATTGCCCACGAAGCCCGGCTTGTCCATGTCGCGATCCGAGACGAAGCCGTACGGCACCAGGTTGCTGTGCAGTTCGAGCGCTTCGACTTGCTTGATCGGGGTCTTGCCGGAAAACATGGCGAAGACTTCGGGCAGGGTCGGGCCGTCAGCCAAGGTGTAGAGGTAGCCTTCCATGGTTTCATCGTCACGATGAATGATCGCCGCTGGGGTGACGAGAAATGCACCTTCGGTGTGTTCTTTGGTGAACGCACCTTCGATGACAACATGGTTGAGTTTCGACTCGAAGGCGAAACCCATACGCATGTCTTCGATCATCTCCTCGACCGTGTACTCGCGTTCCACATCGCCCTTGGTGAAGAACATCACTTCTTCTTGCAGCTCACGCATGCCAGAGTTCATAGTGGAGTAGAAGCTTGAGGGCACTTCAGGAACCTGCATCATGCCGTGGTCGGTCTTGATGTAATGACCAACCAGGTCATTGCACTCGACGTGACCACCAAAACCCATGGAGAAACCATCTTTCAGACGGGCTTCAGAACCGGCAGCGCGCTGGTACACGGCGAAACGAACTTCGTCGTTTTCATCGATCATGCCAGCGGTTGTGTACAGGATCAGCTGACGGACGTTTTCCAGCTTATCGATCAGCGAGCGCCGCATGCCGACGAAACCTTCATCCATCTGCATCATGAGGTCATGGACCTCATTGGAACTGTACAGTCGGGCATCACCTTTCAGGTTGCCGACCAGGTTGTGTGGAACGAACTCAGGCAGAATGCCGAACGTCATTTCGTCGCGTTTGGTGCGGGTGTACAGCTTGGCTTGTTGCTGGCTCATTGGAGCACTCCTTGGGGTGATGTTAAATGCTGGTAGATTTGCCGAAGAAGGCATCGTGAAACTTCTGATACAGGGATGCGTTGTACGTCTGTTCGATGGCGTTCAGGTGGAACACGCACTTGGAAGCTAAACGGTTTAGCCAGGCAGTTCGTTGTTGGCGCGCGAGGCAGTGTACAGATTGCGCAGCTTGGTCAGTAGTGTCGTAGATCGGAACCCTAGTGTCGATGGGGAGCGAAGCACTTGGGGTATCGGGCTTTGCCTGCGGACGCAGCTTAGCGACCAGTGCGTCGAACCGCGCAGTGTCTTCGTCTGAAATGGCGTTGAAACCACGACCCCAGCCACGCCAGCTCAAATTGTTACCGTCCCCGTCGTCGCTGTTCATCCATGCCTCGATGTTACGCTCTACGTCTTCACGCCACTCTTCAAAGTGGGCAACGACCTCAGCCGGCACGGGGATGTTCTGAGCAAAGACTTCTTCTTTGAGCCAGTCCTCTAGGGTGGCGGCTCCGTAGTAATCTGACATGCTGCACTCCTTGACTGAACATACATGATGATGCATTCGTTTTCTTTGACAGACGGCATAAACGGCGCCCCTAAGGACGCCGCCTATGATTACCGGTACTGGTCATACTTGGACGCATGATTAGCTGTACGGTGAGTATTAAGCAGACCCAGAAGATCATGCTTTTCCTGACGTTCCAGCAGGTTGATGGCAAACCGCGCCATCTTCAACGAGGTGATTTCACCTGGTCGTTCGAACAGATACCAGTTTTGAAGTTCAGGGGCTTTGAAGGCACCTGGGAGTACATTCATGATGTAGCCATGGACCAGAGTGGCCTCATGAGCACTGATCTCACCAATGGACTCAGCGTCAACCAGAACGAGTTCTTTGACGCGGGTAGGACGACTTTCACTATAGCTCTTTTCAAGGAGCTTTTCCATTGCGCGCTCATCTTTCGGCGACAGAGCACGAATGCCCATTTGCCGGATCAGGACCATGGATTGACCGCGTGGAATTTCCCCTTTCACGAGAAACAGCTCACTTCCCGGTTGCCCCATGACCACTGGTATTACATACTTGCCCTTAGACATGGTGGTAATTCCCTGAGTGTCATTTGATCACTACTTACCCACCGGACATTTAGTTGTATGTATTGGTTTGCTCGGCAGGATAATGTAGCGTCTTATTTTAGTCGAGTCGTATTGCTCGCTTCATAAAATGACACTAAAACAATACCCTAGGATTAATTCCACGCAAAAAAAAAATAAAGAGAAGGAGGGGCCGAAGCCCCTCCCTTTATTCTGTCGTGATGGCTTCGTACGTTTCGAAGAACAGCGACGCACCGATCAGAACGCGGTCTGTTTGCTCGTAACGCCCCCAGTACGGGGCTTGAAGTCCAGGTTGCTCCACCAGAGCCGGACGACCATTGATCTCATGATCACCCAGGACGACGGTACGATAAACCGTGTCGGCGATCTTGATACCGGCATCGATCAAACCAGCGCCACCGATGATGAACACTTCGTCAGTCGTCGGCATGGCAAACGCCAGTGCCTGCTCCAGCGAGTTGACGAACTGCACCCGATCCATCGGCCCTAACCGCACCAACCCTTTGCTACCAGTGACCACGTAGTGATACCGTCCGGGCAGCAAATTCGGCAGACTGTCAAAGGTATTGCTACCCATGATAATCGGTTTATCCTTGGTCAGCTCTTTGAAGCGTTTCAGGTCTTCAGGATAGTGCCATGGTAACGGATGTGGACCCAATGCCCCGATAGCGCCGGCTGTATTCTGGGCGAAGATTACAGATATTTTCATTCGGTAGGTACTTCTTTCTGCTGGTTGGCGTTCGGGTTGTTTGCCAGTCGTTGCAGGTTGCGCAGCATCAGCTGCTGTTGGGTCAGCCGATAGAAGTTCACCGAGAGTTCTAGGACGTCCAGAACGCCTTCGTCTTCCAAGACCAGAATCAACTCAATGCCTTGGCCTTTACCGGAAGCGTTCCACTGGCGCATGAAGGCTACACGCCGCGGGAAGGGCTGCAGTGCTTCGAACAATACCTTAGCTGTTTCCAGCGATTCGTCCAGGTGAGTTTGTTCGTCGATCTTGGCAATCATCGGAATGACCGGCAGTTCGAAATCTGCTGGCAGCTCAGTCCATGGGAACCGATCGCTTTTAATCGCGGCGATGTATTGCTCGATCGCTTCGGACTGAGACCCCAGTTTGCCGAGGTCGAAACGCAGTGTGGTTTTGGAAATCAGGTCCTGCCCATAACGAACCCGGAAGAATTCGTTACCGAAACCAGCACGACCATGCGCACTGATGTCGACCGCCAAACCATCGGCTTGTTTGGCTTTGACGTCATGGAATGCCGTCAGGTAAGGCGACACACGGGTCAGTTGTTCAGTCATGCTAGTTCTTCTTAGGCAGGATGTTGTTGACGACCACATGGTCGGAGTATTCACGCAGACGGGTCAGCAGATAGCTGTCAACCAGATGCTCGTCGTTAAGGACTAACAGCATCAGTGACTGTTTGTCTTCATCGACCAACTCTTGGATGACATGCATCTCCATCGTGTCATAATGACCGATGAGGGTGTCTTGCTGCACGCACCGAATGAAACAGTCGCGCGAAGCGATGGTTCCTTCCGGCATGTCATACAACAATTGGGCAATGCCTGGTGTCACGGCCAATGCATAGCGGTAGTGTTCAGAACGGGCGGTCGCCAGCAGAACCATAGACCGTACTGTATCGCGCAGCAGGGACTGGATGCCCCAGCCCAAGGCCTGACTGAGGTCAGGCGCTTTGGCTACAGCTGCTTGGATCGATACAGGTTCAGGGAACTTGATCAATTCCGTGCTCATGGATGGACTACTCCTTGGTAATGCGTGTAGTGGTGTTGGGATTGACGAGCATCAGCCCGTCTTCGAAGAAACCAAGCTCTTTGGCCTGCTTGATTTTATCTGGTCCGGCGCCAGTGCCCGCAAAGATGATGTCGACCTTCTTGCTAACCGACTTGACCAGTTTACCGCCGCGAGAAATTACCGACTCTTCCATGGCTTTGCGGTTGAGTCCGTCGAAGTCAGAACCCGTGACGACTACCGTTTTACCGGCCAGGTCCTGAACCTCTGCTTTCTTGATGATCTCATCGGTGTAGGTCAGGATGGTATCCAGCGCGAGCAGATCGTTGCTGCCTTGGGTAAACGCTTCGATCACAGAGGCTGCTACGGTAGGTCCGACGTCATCGACTTCCTGCAACATCTCAGCGGTCGCAGTGCTGAGTTGTTCGAAGTTGGGGAATCGCACGGCCAATGCCCTGGCGGTCGAATCACCTACTTCTGCGATACCTACTGCACGCAAGACCTTGTAGAACGGCAGTTTCTTACAACGCTGGATACTGCCCATGATCTTATCGGTCATGGATTCACCAATACCGGCGGCATAGAAGTCTTGCTCATCCAGATAGAACAGCGAACTGAATGAACCCAACACCCCGGAGACGATCAGTGATTCGACGGCAGCAGGCCCTAGGTGTTTGACATCGATACCATCACGGCTGACGAAATACACCATGCTGTTGATGATCTGTGCAGGACACAGCTTAGAGTTGGTGCAGTACAGCTCGACCCCACTGGCTTCTGATTTCTTCACCTCACCGCCACAGGCCGGACATTCGGTCGGGGTATGAATCAGACCGTGTTCATCTGTGCGCAGGTTGGTGACCACGCTCTCGATCTTAGGGATGACATCCCCTCGACGAGAAACGACCACCGTATCCAGCAGACGCAGGTCGAGACGCTTGATCTCCTCGAAGTTGTGCAGGGTCACGCTACTGACCGTCACACCACAGAGTTTGACCGGCTTGATCTTTGCCACTGGCGTCAGGACACCGGTACGGCCGACCTGAATGTCCACGCGCTCAAGTACACTGGTGGCTGTCTGTGCTTCGAACTTGTACGCCACTGCCCAACGAGGAGACGTGGAACGAAAGCCGAGTTTCAAGCGGACCTTAGGATCGGTGATCTTAAGGACAAGGCCATCGATGTCAAAGCCGATGCTGTCACGACTGGCAGCCACCGCCGAGATTCGATCCATGATCTTATCCAGGCTGCCGGTCAAGCCACGCCAGACATGATTGGCGGTCTCGAACGGCCAGGCCAGATCATCCATCACCTGACGGAAGGTCTTGTCCAGCCAGTCATTGTCCTCGTGAACGATGGCTTCGTACGCAATGAACTTAAGTCCCAGACCTTGGATGGTTTCTCCATCTTTACGGCGCATGATACCAGCCACCATGTTGCGGGGGTTGGCATAGGTCGGTTTGCCAGCGGCTGCACGGCGTTCGTTGGCTTTATGGAAGTGACTGTGTGGAACGATCACTTCACCCCGGATTTCCAGATGGCCCTTGATGGGCTTGCCGATCAACTCCTGCGGCACGCCTTCAAAGAACACCGCATTGTCCGTGATGTCATCGCCTTCGATGCCATTGCCTCGGGTGACTGCATGGATCAGCTTGTTGTTGCGGTAGATGAGATTAAGGCTTGCCCCGTCGAACTTGTATTGCAGCTCGGCCAGCGCAGGTACCCCAAGACCCATGGTCCAGTCGGTCAACTCCTCTTCGTTATAGGCGTTTTCCAAACTGAGCATAGGCGACAGGTGACGAACCTTCTCGAAGCCGCCATCCGAAGCTGCACCCACCACATTGAGCGGCGAATGAGGATCGTCGGTCTCACCTTCCAGCTCACGCAGTTCTCGCTTGAGCGAGTCATAGACCTCATCGGAGACATCTGACTCACCGCGGTTGTAATACAGATCATTCAGACGCAGAATCTCAGCACGTAGCGCCTCGATACGATTGTCCATTAGGTTACTCCTGGTAACTGGGACGCTCTTGGGAATGTCCGATTGGCAATGCCGGATTAGGCACTACCACGGCTTTGGAGATTCCAATGAGCTTACGCCCTTGTGTCGGGTCGTTAGGGTCGCGGTCGACGGTGTTGACCATCAACTGCATCATCATCAATGCACTGGTGTCGACCAGGTCACCGGCATGGTAGTGAACTGTGGCATCTAATACCCACCTTTCTTCTACTTTTACCAGCGCCTTGGCATGCAGCTCACCCAGAACGAACGGTTTACGACGATCGAACAGATCAATGAGGTTGGGATACTGGCTGGTATCGCGCTTTGGCCACTGGCCGTAGACTGGAATTACCGCCGTGGTGATGGTCTGTTCGATTTCTTCTTTACTCAACCCTTCGCTATGGGCGACCGGGAGTAAAACCTGACTGCCGTGAGTCAGGTATGCTTCGAAATACTCTTTATCTTCCAGCGACAACATCTCGTTCATGACCGACCCTTATTTCACCGCTACCAGCTTCGGACGTTTCCTGAGCCTATGAGCAGCTGCCTCGACTTCCTGACGCTCCTGTTCAGCCGCAAACAGCTGATCGTGCGTCATGGGGCGCAATGCCATGCCACCGCCTGTGATACCGGTGATCGGAATCGTAGCGAAGTCGTAGAGAAACTCCTGGCCGGGTTCGCCCATGCCGATCACATCCCCGTAGCAGATGTCCAGACGGTGCTTCTCGCCTTTGAACGCGGCCATGAAGCTGAACCCGTGCTCATGGTGCTCCAGGTCACGGGCGGCATCATAGCCGATGTTGAGGATAACAAATGCTATCCCATCGATGGTGGTGATGACATTCTTGAGGACAGGGTGCTTCTCGATGAAATGGTCGGTGACGCGCACGAAGATGTGTACCTTGTCGGAACGACTCGCTACATAGGTGCGGCAGGCATCGAAATACAGGCGGACCAGATTATTAAGATCGGTCATGATGATGAATTCCCCCGTTAAGGATTAAGGCAAAGGTAATCGGTGCTGGCAGTGGCTTTAAGCTCTTTGAGAAGCCCGCTACGCGCTTTCTTGGCCTTCATGGGGTACTCGTATACCCGAATGGCCGAATCGCGTGCATAGAGCTCGTTGAGCAGTTTGTGCGGGTGTTTCCCTAACGCCAGTTGTGAAAGTTGTTTGTCAACCTCTTTGCTGACATGGACGCTCTCCCCTAGATAGAAACGTCCAGTGGCATCATGCTCTAACACAAAACAGCCGTCTTGCACTTCTTCTGTGCGCTTACTACGTCCACTGGGGGAGTGGAGCCATTTGATGACGGTTGGTGTGTCCATGGTGATATTCAGCTCTTGTCAGGTGGGGCGATCTCAGCGAGGATGTGCCCCAGGCGTAGAAGTCGGGAGCCCTTGCTGATATCAGCCGGATCAATGAATGAGTGGATCGGTACCAACTCCATACACAGGATGCGACTTTCATCGAACTGATGGGTGGGTTGGTAACACACCATACCGATGACAGACCAGGGTATGGGTAGATTGGGGAAGTGACTGATGACTTCCGGCTTGAATGTACCGATCAACGTGGGCTGGCGATAACGATTGATGCTGGCGACCTTTTCATTGCTGCCGTCGTCATAGTCTGGCCAGACCATAAAAATATCGATGCTGCCATGGACAGCAAAATGAACGTCATCGGGGGTGGTTTGCCGACTGACGCCCAAGGGAAAGTCTATACGGGTGCGATGCTGGAATGTCGTCTCCTTGTCGCGATATACCGCTAGGGTTTTCATGATGGTTCCTTCTGGGTGTGCTGCCGAGAATCCCCGGCAGCATAAGGTGACTTTACTGGCAGAACTGCGTGTAATCGATCACGGCTGCCTTCTTATCCATGGTGATGATGTAGGTGTGAGCCGGCTTAAGCAATTGGATGCCTTTCTCGCCCATACCCACGGGGATAGCCCACCACTTCCCGTTGTCGAGCCCAACAATCGTCAGCGCGTTGCCATTGATGTCGATCTGCGTAGTCTCGATAACGTTGTCGCTTTGACGGAAGTCATGACCGAACATGGACTTCTGCATGTAGGAGTATTCCCGGCGCCCAGTGATACGGATGTTCTGCTTCTCATCGACGTATTCACAAGGACGGTAGTCCACTACACGTTTACCGGGTTTGGAATACTCAAGGTACAGGTAATAGATACCCGCACCGATTGCTGCGAGCAACAGCAGGGTCAGGATGACGTAGGTACGCACCACCACCTGCTTGACTTTGGCGCCACGCGCCTGGACCTTTGCACGGGCCAGGGAACCGGCGTCTTCGGCAAAAGTCGGCAGGATAGGGGCATCCGGAATCTCATGACTTGAAGCTTTGGAGGACTTGAGTGTAACCTCGTTACCCAGCAGATCTTGAACAGACATGTATACATTCCTTCTAGGTTATGGTTGGCATTAGTTTAATCACGCTTATAATGTATTGCTCCAGAATTTTTAATTACGGAACAAGAAAAAAAAGAAGGCGGCGGCATAGAGCCGGGGATTACCCCGGCTCTATGTTCAATCATCGCCGATAACCAAGGTCAGCATATGGATCATCGCGTTCTTCATCGGACGGTACAACCAAGACAGGCTTGGGCATGGTCACTTGAGCCGGAGCTTTAGTGACTTCTGCAATTGCCTTGTCAAGATCACGTTCCGCCATAAGCTTACCCATCCAGTCGACATTGAAACCGACGAAGTTACGTTTGCCAGCAACGCTGGTAATCCCGCGCCTCACGCTTAGCATTTGAATCAGACGGTCCATCTTTGCTTGTGTGGCAAGTACAGCAAAGAAGACGGGGTCAGGGTCGTTCAACGCCTCACCACTCATCTGACTCAACGGATACGCGTGAGATACGCCGAGTTTGACCAGTATTGCGTCTACCTCAGTTTCAGAATCCGCCAACACAACACTCACCCCAGTATTATTGCGCATGGTAACTGATCCTCGTTGTTTGTAGTTAGATGCCGACTACCTTGATCATCACGGTGACGACACTACGTTTTTGAAACCCTACCGACGTGAAAAAACTACCCGACCCACCAGTTACAATTCGCCCAGTCACAGATTTGGTTGAGACTTGACTAAGCGAGGCGAATGTCTGAGCATTGAATGTCTCATCATCAAATACCACCACCGGCGTGACGTGTAGGATTTCCTTGAACCCAGCAGATGAGATATCGAATGAATAAACACCGTCGACCGACATGGTAGTCCCATACCACTCTTTGACATCGTGTATCTCACCGTTCTTGCTATAGGTTTTACGGCGAGCACCTTCGACCTGATTGCGTATTCGGCTGGGAAAGTTTCGAACGGCGGTAAGCAATGGTGCAATATCAACGTTCATAGTTTTACCTAAGGTAAATGAGTAGGCGGCCGGCATAAATGCTCTGCATGGCGTAAACCATGCAGAGCATCGTACAGGCGCCGTGGTCGCAGGTTACGACTTCCCGTCGAGGCCATCTTGCGGACCGGGTATCGCTGAGCTGGATCACCCCCTCACTAGACAGAATCACTGCCTGTACATACAATAGGTATTTCTCCCCTACACAATGTAGGGTTGAAAGATTGTTCATTCAAACTGGAAACACTACCCGGTTAGACGTCGAGAGCTTACACTTCAACATACCACGTTTAATTCCAGCGCCGACACCACATTTCATGGTCTCGACTTCAAACGAGGTGTAATAAGCCACCGGCAATAGGAACGAAATAACAATATTGCCATTGGTATCGGTGTACTGATCGACTGTGATCGTACCGATCGCCTCTCGATTGAGGAACGATCCGGTCGGGCTGTAACTATAGCCAACATAAGTACAGTCAATTATTTTAGCAGAGCCGTAAGAATATCCTCGGACGCGGACATGATGCATCCAGGTATTGAGCTGGATGTTCCCTGGCAACTTAATGTGAACGTAGACGTTGTTTTGTGTACTGATGCCGGAGACATCCACAGGGTCGCCACCGACCCGTTTCGTGGTTTCATTAATGCTGTAGATCATCAGGCGGTAGACATTGCGAAACACGGTCCCGATTGCCGTTTCAGGCCCAATGATAAACTTCTGGTTCTCATAGTGCGTCAGGGTGTTGCGCACGGTAAAGAGGTAGTTGCTCAGTTTGTCTTTAAGGGTGGTCCAAATAGTGCTATTCATGACTGACTCAGAAGGTAAGGGTGGTGGACAAACTGGCTTTAGCTCTGATGTTGCTCAGAGCAGCACGATGCGCATCGTTCTCGGCAAAGCCTGAGACCGTCAGATTAAGTACATAGGCACTGCTGAAGAACAGTCGACAGACTACATACCCGTTGGCGTCGACATACACAGCAGGGCCGTGTGCAGTGGTTCCCTGGACGTGACTGTTAACGACACCGGCCAATCGCCCTACAAAAAACTGCCCACGTACAATCTTACCGCCACCGTATTGATAACCGTCAATGTCCAAACGACAACAAAAATCATCAGTAGGGGTAAAGGGCAACTTGAAATGGATGTAAATGTTCTCAGTCTGACCCAGATCATCGGGTGGGAGACCTGTGGTACTCGGCGGACCATGGATACCGCCTAGCGACCAGACCGATAGTGTCATGATTCGAGCCCGCCACCAGCTACCGGTTTCAGCATGAGTAACCAGGCTGGTATACCCTGCTTCAAGCAAGCTTGTAATCTTCGCGGCGTACCGGTTATACGCGTCAACAACAGCGCCCATGAGACAATCTCCATTATGAAAAGGGTAAGGGTACATACCATTTCACACGGCATACGGAGAGGGCTTAAGCCCTCTCCGTATGTTTATCACTTACCGACCGCACCAGGAGACCTTAGTCCCACCGGTGTAATGGTCAGCCAGCCCGCTTTCAATTAGCCGGGTGGCCACATCGGTACCATCTACCGATACGCGCGCCAACAACCTGAAGTACTTGTCCCGACCTAGGTCAGACAGGACAATGACGCGTCCTTTACTGACCAGATCATCCACTAATTGCCGAGCCTGCTGAGCTTTTAACTTCTCAGCAGTTTTCAAGGCAGCTGTGGAACAGGTGCTGGTTAACTCTGGGGTGTTGACATCCCTGATCCGTACCCCGAGTGCTGCACCAAAGACGGGCAACTGACCCGGTAGATTGACGGTGATGGTGTCACCATCATAAACCCTGACCACATTCATGGACGTGAGTTCGATGGTCTCGGCATTTGTATTTGGGATATAAATGCAAAGACCCAAGATGATCAGTAAGATACGGATCATGGCGCATGTCCTCAGAAGATGAGTTCCAGTACAGGACGCCAGTGGCCGGGGTTGGTGGCGGCCGCAGAAGTAATGCCGTTGACCCCATTCCCGCCACGGGAAACTCGAGAAGAAGTATTGGCACCTAGATCCTGCATGAGAAAGAAGTTAGTGCCATTGGCCTGAGCATGGGTGAAATCATCCCATTTGGGTCCCTCAGTGGCAACCTGACCTTGTACGATACGATAGATCAGACGATCCCATTCGCTTTTATCGGTCGGACGGTTGCTACTCGACATGACTTCAGTCGGATTGTTAGTGCCGGTGAACAGTCTGACCGCAAAACGATGACCGTTCTTCTCAACCTGAGCAGGTGGGTTCGGTCCGTTAAACCCAAACACCAGATTCTTCTGGTTCAGGGCATTCCAGGTCATGTCGACGCCCATGGCGTTATCGGGGGTGAACAGGATTTTACCGTCCAATGCAAACTTGAACCATTTGGTTGCGTTGGCTAACCTGTTGCCACCTGGACTCAGGAGCGCGTACAGTTCCATATCGGTGAACATCTCCGACATGGTCAAGGTGCCGAAATAACCATCGCGGAAGTCTCCCCGCAGTGGTTGATTACGACCGGGTCCAGTGTACGGGAACGACCCTAGCACATGTTCAGACGACTGTAGTTTGTCGTTGCCCTTGAACGTTTCAAGGATGTAGTAGTACAGTTTGTTCTGTACCACGTCATTGTCGATGTAGCTCATGACACCGGGCGCTAGGGTGACCAAAGGCGCTGGCAGCGCCGCCGGGCTCATGGGCTGTTCGCTGCGATAAATACGCGTGCCGTCTGAAAAGAGGTTACGGTCTTTCCAGGTCAATTGGAGAGGCATGTCTTAATTCCCCTTAGATGGACAGGTTAACTTGATAGTCTGGAATTAGTTCCAGTACAGGACGCCAGTGGGCACCCGTCGTTATCTGAAGGATGCTAGCGTATGACAACGAGCCTTTAGTTCCCAATGAGGCTGTTCCACGAAGGACGCAGGATGTAGGATTATCGACTATAAGTTCCTGCGTCAGACACGGTTGAAAGCTGTTAAAGTCACTTCGTGTCTTGCTGCCAAAGTTCGAACCACGTTGCGTCGAAGGAACCCATTCACACACCCGATAAATCAGATCATCCCATTCAGAACCGATTGTCTGCGTAGGTAGTTCAATAGCGCCGCCTGGGTAGACGATGCCGCGGTCGGGCCTCGGTGCAGCCGTTGTCATCAGACGGACAATAAAAGTCTCAAGACCGATCTTGACGGTGCGGCGCTGATTAACCTTAGCGCCAGTGTAGAGGCTCGATCCATCATCGTTAGTCCCGTAGACCAGTCCTGCGTCGTAAAGTGCTTTCCAACTGATGCCGGAAGCCAGGGGCTGTGATGGAATGAACAACGTTTTGCCCTTGTAAGCAAACTTCATCCATACTGGCGCGTCGATAACGGTACCGCCTACATTGAAATTCAACGCTGCGCGCAATCCAGTGAGCGTGATGAAATTGACAGATAACAAGTCGCCGTAATAACCGACTTCATGATCACCACCCATCAGGGTCTGGGGGCCAGGACCCGTACGTGGCAAAGCCCAGGCCTCGATGTTGTGCGAGACTGCACGATCACGCGCCGACAGGCTTTCCAGCACGTAGTAGTACCGTTGGCCAGCGATGGCCGTAGCATCGGTCCAGGTGGTCTCACCCTGAGTTAGCGTAGCCAGTGGGTTACTCAGGTTAGCCCGATCCAGAGGCTGGGTGCCACGGTATACCTTGGTGGTCGTGGCGGTGACGTTGGGGTTCTCCCAAACAAGTTTAATCTGCATCAGAAACTACCTCAAACAGTGATGCCTTGGATATCGGCGATTGAAACCAGGGGTTCGTTAGCACCGCCAATGACGAGACGCGGTGCTAAAGCAGATTCGAATGGCTGACCTTGAATGTCACCAACAATCAATGGAGAATCCGCTTGTGGGGTAATGGTCCGCATCGCTACAAGCGTTTCGATGCCAGTCCCTTCCAACCCTGCCGGAGCAAACAGAGTAGGTGTTCCGCCTAGCGACTCTACTTTCTCAATAGCGAACGTATAGAGATCGTTTGGAATTAGTTCCAGTACTGGACGCCAGCCGAATGACCCGGATGCTGAGCTGACAGAGGACGCGGAGACGTCGGTCAGTTGAGTTTGACCGCTTCGAAAGATGCGGAATCCACCAACGGCATTTACGTTAGATGCCGGACTTTCTTGCATCCAGTTCAGTCCGCCAGTGCCGCTCAAACCCAGGGCTGCCGCTTCCTGATTATCCCAATTGCCGCCAGTCGGGTCAGACACCCACAACTTAAGCATCAGGTCATTGAATTCACCGCCTGGCTTAGTCGCCGGGTTGACATCACCGCCTTTCATCAAGCGAACAACAAACGCGTTACCGCCAATGACAATGACCTTGTTTTGGTTCACAGGGCCGTTTGAACCGACGTATGGGCCAGGACCATCGATACCATAGACCAGACCCGCCTCGTACAACATGTCCCAAGACACTGCGTAGCGAGCAGGTAGCTTCGGTACGAACAGTGTTTTGCGGTTGTGCATGAACTTCAGCCACGTGCTATTGTTCGCAGTGAGAGTACCTGAGTTCATTCCAACCAATTGTGACAGGGCGGCAGTGGTAATCAGGTCTTTATCTGCCACCTCTCCGAAGTAACCGGCCTCGACAGTTCCTGCGATCAGTTGATCGGGGCCGGGACCTGTATATCGAAACGGGTTAAACCCCTGTCGACGGCGTGAAGCAGCCATCATAAGTGCATAGAGCATAGGGTTACCTCTCAGGTAATAAAGGCCTATGGGATACCCCACAGGCCTCAACCAAGGTTAAACGACCTGCACCATGCCCTTGCCGAGCAAGTAGCCATCCCAGGTAGCGCCGCCATCGACAGTGCTGAACGCCAGGGTGTCACGACCGGCTGCCGACAGTTCTGGTTTGGTACCATCCGACCAGAAGATGTTCGGCCACCAGGTGATGGCGTGCGCACCGCCGTTGGTCAGGCGCAGGGTGAAGGTGTAGGCACGGCCGGCATCCGGTACGCGCTCAAGGCTGAAGGCTACCGGGGCCGAGACGACCTTGCCGAAATGGTTCGCCACCCAGCAATCGATCACGGCCGCATCGGCCAGATCCACGTAACGCTCGGTGATGGCCACACCGATGTCGCCACCGCTGTACAGACCCATCTCGACATTTTCAGCGTCGTAGGATTGTTTCAGCTCGACGATCAGTCGGTCGATTTCGGCAACCGCCGCCGCATCGCCATTTTCAATGGCGGTTTTAACTTTACCGCTATAATTGGCAAGGGATGCCAACAGCGCCTGCATTTGAGCTTCTTGCATGTCGATCTCTCAGTGTAGATAAAACGGGTTACCCCTTGAAATGACTTTCACCACCGATGCGAACACCGGCATAGAAAATCGCAGCGCGCCAGCGAGCAATACCTTCATCTCGCAAAGCACGATAGAACACGGCATCGGCTTCTTCACGCGTCAGGACACGGGTCGTGCCATCGGCGAGTGTGACCGGGTTGCCGCTGTACAACCAGTCATGGATGGTAGCAGCTTTATCCCCGTAATCCGCCAACAGTGCGTAGAGCGGAAACAGGAACAGATTGCGCAATGCATCCAGACTGGCGTAGTTGGTCTCGAAGCCTTTCTTGACCGTGATGGGTCCGAAGACTTCATCATGGTAGGTAAAATCATCGAGCATCAGATACAGGCGACGCTTGAGTTCACGGGTGTCGAAATGGGAGAACTTCCCGATTCCCAAGGTGTCGGTGTACTGAGGAAGCGAAAGCTCAAACATGAGTCAAATCCTCGCATGAGGCGGAATATCCAGTCTCATAGGATTGGTGGCTCTGTCAGGTTATTCGACCAGCTCCAATACCGGACGCCAGCCGTAACCGGGCTCTCGAGCCGACATGGACGTGTAGTAAACATAGTCGTGTGCCAATGACCGACCCATATACCAGCGCCACCACTCACCAGTAGAGTCTTTTTCTATTGACGCTTCTTGGATGACTGTACGTGCACCTGAGTCAACCATTCCCAAATCTGCGTACGAGAAGTTGGCCCAATCATCACCTACCTGCCCGCTCTGCACTCCAGCCAGCAGTGGCAGAATCAGGCGAACAAATTCATTGGAGTTCCTTTATCCCTGAGTGAGTTTAACGGGTTACGTAGGATTGGTCACGCGACATATAGGGCGGGATTACCCCGCCCTATATGTCGACTAGGCAAATGCCTGAAGGATAGAGTCGATGACTTTATCTTTGTCTTGAATAGCTTGATTGAGTGCAATACGCACCCGATGTTGTCCATTCATAGACACCGCCTGCACTCGACCCATCTGATTTTTCTTCAACATCTGAAAGATCTGTGGGGTCTCGTAGTTGGTCATGCCCATCGGCGACGAACCCACGAAACAATTACCGGTGGTCTCGCTCTGACCATGGGCGATCATCAACCGAGTCAGGTTTTCATGACTGCAGTCCAGAGAAAAACGACCGTTCTTAAGCGATCCGGAACCGTATAGAGAGTAGTGCCCATAACAGTGCTCAAACCCTTCCAGAATCTTGCTGGTGATGATGTTCGGATTTCCCAAGGCCTCGCATGCCGCCTGAGCCAAGAAGTCCTGTACACGCATGCCAGCCGCTTTAGCGCGCTTTAAGTAATTGTCACTGATAAAGACAGTGTGAGTCTCAGCCTCACCCTCGATGCCTTCAAAGGTGAATTCCCGTGGGTTGAACAAGCTGTTCGGTACAATCTTAGGCACAGTCGAAGGCGTCTCATAAACACCGAGTTCGCCTCCAGCGGCTACCCTGAAGATTTCCTGAGTCAGACGACTGTAACTCCAGCCATCAAGGAACTCATGGGTAAAGGACATCCAGTAGCCGTCGTCACACTCGATCACCTTAAAGCAGCTAGGGTGATCAAGGTGATCCCGTGGATGGCCGGTCAGCAGTACCAACCGTTCTGCCAGCTCCACCTTGCCATCCTTCCAGTCAGCACGCATGAACGGGATCTGCTGAGCGATCTCATTTGCCGCCTCCATCAGGACATGTGACGGACAATCGAACTGCGGGATAAACAATGCCCCGTAGGTCATCTGTTTACCGTGGCCTGAGAAGGCCCGTTGCATCGGGTTCAGTCTCATTTCTTGATCATCCTCACAAACCAGGAGGTGGGATCGACTTCCCACTTCTTGATGGCAAAGTTCCACCGGTTAGGGAACTTGTGGTGGTTGTTGTGCAGTCCCTCGCCACCGAATAGCCAGCCCAGTAGCTTGGAGTTCTTCGAGCCCTCACCTGTCTCGTAAGACACGTAACCGAACTCGTGAATCCATTTGATGGTCACGTATTTGCGGGCAAACTGCATCGCCACCACTGGCAGGGCCCACAGGTAAATGAGCGCTTCCAGTGAGATCAACGACAGCAGGGCAATGGCTGCGAACGAATACGCGAAGTAGTACCGGTAGGTGCGCATCATGATCGGGTCGGAAATGAAGCGCCGTTTCATGCCCGGAGTCATCTTGACGTTGATGTTCTTAAACGACACCATGCCGCTTTGAGCGTAATAGTGGTGCGGGTCTTCTGGCGTATCGGACTTCAGGTGATGCTCCAGATGAATGATCGCGTAGAATCCGGGATGGCCAGATAAACTGGTGCAGGTCGCCCAGATCATAAACTCACGCCAAAACGGCGTGGTCTCAAATGAGCGATGAGTGAAGTATCGATGGTTCCCGGCCGAGAGTCCTGCAATCCAGTATACCTGGAACATGCAGAACGAACCTAAGAGCCACCATGCGTTCGGCATAAAAAGCGCCCCGACAGAGATGACCATCGCAAGGATGGTCATCGCCGCAGCCTGTCGGTGGTCAGACTGGAGCAGGCGCATTACGCAGCCTCAGTCTTCTTGGAACGAATCAGGCAGATGAACCAGTAACCTGGATCGAACTCCCACCACTTCTCGCCCAGCTTAGCGCGCTTGGGACGTTTGTGGTGGTTGTTGTGCCAGCCTTCGCCACCTGCGATCAGAGAAGCGAACCACCAGTTGTTGCTGAGGTCGCCATTGTCGTAGGTCTGATAACCCAGCCCCTTGACGTGACCAGTCCAGAGGACGAAACGCAGGGTCAGTTGGGACATACCTGCCGGCACCATCCATAGCCAGAAGACAGCCTCGAACGCGTTCAAACCTGCCAACATACCCAGCGCAGTCATGCCCACGACGTAGGATGCCACGTAGAGCCAGTAGTACTTGATCGTCAGTTGATGCAGCGGATCACGTGAGATCATGCTCAGCAGAAAGCGCTTGCTGACAGTGGTCTTGTGGTCGAACGGTGATTCACCGGTCAGCTGCAATTTACGATAAGGGTCTTCTGGCGTATCCGCCTTGCGGTGGTGGGTCATGTGGGTGTCAGCCCAGATGCAGGGCGGCCCGACCAGTGAGACCATGGCACAGTACGACATCACCCACTGCCAGAACCGATGGGTCTCAAAGGCCTTGTGCGAATAGTACCGGTGGACTCCGACGCTGATGCCTACTACGTTCAGGACTTGCCACAGCACGAGCGCTGCTATCACCAGAACTGGATTGAACTGAAAGAACGCAACGATCGGCGCAACTGCCGCCGACGTCATGATGATCCGGTTCCCCCAGACCATGTTGGTGTTGGTTGGTTTGAACATGTTCATGTAGCTCCTCACCCCTGTAGAATTTGTACGCTGGCCATGGCCTCAGGTGACACTTCAGGATAGAGGGACTTGACCTCCTCCTTCGTCACTTCATACATATACACCAAGAAGGCATTTTCTTCACTGTTGTTGATGAATGTGTATTCTTGGGGTTTGGTTAGCTTGAGGTGTTTGAACGCTGAATGAGTGGTCAGTCCAATGTCCACACTCCCTTCGATAATGAACACATTGCGTTCAAGTTCAGAGAAATCGAAGGTCACTTCTTCGCCGGGCGCCAAAGCTACGTTACGAGCACCGTAGAGTTTCTCCAGTGGGTCGTTGGCCATGATACAAACAAACTTACTGTCATCCTCACTGCCCTGTACCCGGTACTCACCCTTGACAGTTAAGCGAGCATCAAGGGTGGTATCACCGCGCCGCCGTTCGAAGTCAGGCAATGTAGCCGAAACAAACTTCACTGCGCCACGCACGATAGCATTGGCCCGATAGGTGTTGACTCCAATCTCTTTGCCTTCGAAACGAAACTCCGGCGGGACATCGATAGCCAAGACCACGTACTGATCTTTATTCAGGCTCAGTTCGTAGACTTTGAATTTGGGCAGGACGCGCACTTCCCAACCCTTAGGTAGAAATTCCATGGTCAGATCTCCTCACTGTCAGGGTGACGGTCTATGAGTGTCGGGACTGATGGGGGTGTCTCCTCAATAGGGAGACCTCTGTTCTTGAGAAGTGAATAAGCCATACCCAAAACAAATGCTTCTTTCACCGACAGTCCACCGAGATCAAGTGGTAGAAAATCGATCTTTGATTCGCCGATATCATCACGAACGACAGCGCTTGATGATCGGATAGTGACTACCCTAAGCATATGCAATACCTTTTTTAAATGGTCAGACCAATGTGACTGTGGTTGTCTTGTTGAGGATAGCGTTGTAGATCGTTTGCCACTGGGACACGGTCAGAACCACACCACCCATCCAACCTGCCGCGTTAGTAGATTTAAAACTACACGTATTTAGATTGGCGCCTTTAATATCTTGGTCGCGAGTTACATACCCGGCAATGGTAATCCCGCCAATATTTATCCCTCGTACAGCCGCCGTCTGGGTATTGCCAGGGGTATTAAGTTGAAAGTAGATCATGTATGCATAGGAGCCGTCCGTATTCGTTAAACGGTAGAGCCTCACTTGCAAGATGGCTGCACCAAGAACACTTCCAGGGCTCACTGACCCATAAACGCCATTTGAGAAACCTGTATTGAGGACGGAACCGTCAGTGTAATTCGATGCATAAAGACTAAACGACACGATGCCGGGTACGACTGGTGCTGCGGACTTACCACGCAGAGATGCTAGGGAGATAGCACCCGAGCTTAGACCTGCCAGTGATCTCACGTTACTCTGACCAAGGCTGATAGGGCCTGAAAGGCCGAGTTCCGACCTGACATTCGCTAACGAAATAGGACCTGATGATGGCAGTGCCATGTTATTCTCCGAGAATATCTATCCTGAATAAAGAGGAGGGGCGATCCCCTCCTCTATGTCGTCTTTAGATTGTTTCAGACGACCCACTGTCATCCACTGGAGCCGGATCAGTGACCGGCTCTTCGACTACAGGCTCTTCAGTCACGGGGTCTGTTTCTGGGGTGGGTTCAGGTTCGACGGGAGGCTCTTCTTCCTGTTCGAGCAACTCTTGCAGACGACGAACTTCCTCATCGCGCTTGTCGGCAAAATGCACGTACGAAGAAGTGAGAAGTGCTGCCAATTGAGCCACACTGGCCATCTGTCCGGAGGGCGTGCCGTCGGGGTTAAGTACCTCGAACTCTTCGAACAGGTTGCTGTTGTCGATGACCATCATCAACTCACCCGCCGGGCGCCGGAAGATCCCACCATCGACTTCCACGATCTGTTCTTCAGCGAACATCACGCGTGGAACCTGACCATAGTCGTTGTAGATGATGATCGACGAAGCCCGTTTCCAGGTGTCACCAATCGCTGCTTGCTTGTTGTACTTGAAATCCATCGAGGGGATTGACATGTTCGTGTTACCTTAAACGAATTGGGTTATTTGGCAACCAGCTCTTCGAACAGAGCCTGAAGTTCATCGATACGTTGACTCAAGGATGTGACCTGGGCTTCCAGCGAAACGATACGCTCACCCTGTGCGATCACAATCCCGTCAAGTTCCTTGACGCCTTCTGCCAGTAATGCCGTGATATTGCCGTAGCAGATACCCATCTTGCCGGAGCCCGGTACACCTACCACAACCTCTGGAAGGATTTTGTACATCTCCTGGGCGATGAAACCAGCTTGGACCTGACCGGTGTCCTTACGTGTAAAGGTCACACCACGCGAACGACGGATACGGCTCAGCGCATCGCTGATGACCTGGATGTCAGTCTTCAAGCTAAGGTCTGAGTAGGCTGTGATGTTACCGCCTGCATAGATATCCAGAACAACACCCAGACCACCTGAAACACGCACAGCGCCGCTGGTCGCGCTGGTCGCATTGCCGGTATTGCTGAAGGTGGTAACACCACTGACAGTGCCGCCTGTGCTGTTGAACTTGGCATCCAGTGATGCCTGCAGGTTAGTGATGGTCGAGATTGCTTGCGAGCCGGTATGATTAGCGCGGTTGAGCAGGGTGGCATCGGCCGAGTTGGCGGTAGCGCCTGCGTCTATGTCATTGAGCTTACTCTTGTCAGCGGCGGTCATCAGCCCAGCCAAAGCAGTTGTCGCAGCGGTCAAGGCTGCGTTACCGCCAGTAGAACTGGCGACCGTGCCGCCAGTAGCAGTAGCTGACCACGTAAGGTTAGTGGCAACGTTGGCCTGAGCACCGGGTTGAATACCATCCAGCTTACTCTTGTCAGATGCCGTCAACAAACCTGCTGCTGCTGCCGTAGCGGCAGGTAGGGTTGCGTTGGCACCTGTGGAACTGGTCACAGTACCGGCATTTGCTGATGAGGTATAACCAAGGTCCGTACCACCGACATTGCTCAATCCATCGAGCTTGGTCTTGTCGGCGGCGGTCATCAAGCCGGCCGCTGCTGTAGTGGCTGCCGGCAAAGTGGCGTTACTGCCTGTAGAACTGGCTACGGTACCGTTGCTGGCGGCGGCAGTATAGCTGAGGTTAGTGGCAACGTTAACCTGTGCGCCTGCCTGGATACCGTCAAGTTTGGTCTTGTCAGCAGACCCGGCCCACCATGCTACAATCGCTTGGCGAACACGCTGAGCTGTCCATGCTCGGCGAGTGGTTGCTGTCCCTGCTTCGGCTTCGGCTTGAGCGACGGTTACACCAGTCCATTCCCGCGCGTCGGTCAAACGACTATCGGTCAGATTCACCTTGGCGTCGAGCTCGGTCTGCAAACCACTGACTGTATCGATGGCTTGAGTCCCGGTGTGGGTAGCACGATCGCGCAACTGAGCATCGGTTGCGTTAGCGGTAGCGCCGGTGGCAATGCCGTCCAATTTGGCTTTCTCGGCACTGGCAATCCACCAGGCCACGATGGCTTGCCGGACCCGTTGTGCAGTAAAGGCACGGCGAGTCGTCGCAATACCGGCTTCGGCTTCGGCTTGTGTGATGGTGCTGGCTGTCCATTCACGACTGTTGGTCAACCGGACATCGTCATCGTTGACTTTAGTGCCCAGTTGAGTAGCGATGGTGGTGGCAAAGTTCGGATCGTTGCCCAGTGCTGTGGCCAACTCATTGAGTGTGTTCAGCGCCTCTGGGGAGGAGTCGACCAGCGCAGCAATGGCGGCGTTGCAAAATGCCTTGTACTCACTTTCGATAGTCGCCAGTTGCTTACCATCGAGTGCGTCCGCATCGATACCCGATCCTGCACCGTCGACGGTGATCAACTTAGCCAATACGTCAGCAGCAGTATACAGCGCCGCATTAAGCTTGCTATTAAGGGCGGTATCCAGACCAGTGACCTTACTGGTCGGTAGGGCCGGAATCCGATCAACGTGGAAGGCACCGGTGGTGACTTTGGATGCATCCAGCGCCGGAATATCCGCAGCAAGCAGCAGTTCACCTTTGGTGATGCGGCCTTTAGAGTCCACTGTCACTTTAGGGTATACACCGGGAGCCACCGCGGTGTTGGCCAGGGTCAGCGCGATCGAGACGTTGGTATCGCCCGATACCGATTGGGTGCCGGTGGCATCGCCGGTGACGATCAGGTTAAAGGGGTTGGTCAGCTTATACGCACTGACCGCCGGGGCTGTCGCATCGAGCTTGCTGGCAATTTGCTCAGAAATCGATGTCAACAACCCTGTAAGCTTGAGCTTGAGTGCTTGGATTTGAGGCGACATGAAGATTCAACCTTAACAAAAGGATGGCATACGACTAACGTCACGTTCGAAACATTGCTCGTAACGCACGCAAGTTCCGTGGCAATGACGGCGTGAATTCGACAGTGGCATGACCAGGCACTGTCTTAAGATCAGCAAAGAGCTGACGCATCAGTTTCACAGGGGCGGCAGTTGGCATGTAAGCCTGCAACGTTTTAAACGACGCAGGTACTAGCGTAACGTTCAATTCAGGCTGGAAACGTTTGACCCGAAGTACAGCGGTCATGTTCAACGGCGCGGTCAGGATGATCTTGAACTCATCGCCGTTTTGCACCGTGAACGTGCCCGAGACACCCGAGTCCCACGTCAACCGTGACCCGGCTGCTGTGGTGAACGAGATTGTACCGACGCGGACATCTTTGAAGTAGACGATCCCCGATACCGTCTCTTGAGGGGTCCCGTTGATGGCAGCTGAGATGGCCACCACGTTGCTCAGGCCAGCATCGATTTCTTCGCCCTTGACCACACCGATCCCAGCACTGCCAAATAGCACTTGGAAATCCAAGACGTAGTAGTACACTCGGAGAATCTCAACGCTGCCGTCTTTCAGGTTAGCAGCAACCTGAATGGTAGTGCGCCCTATGGCGATCTGAAACGCAGGTACGTTACCCGGTGTGTATGAGGGCGTCTGGGCAACGAATACCCGACTCTCAGAGTTACCGGCGTAAATCGATTCGCTGTCTGTCATCCCGGCATAAAGCGGATGATCGCCATAGGTACTGCGCAAGAACCCTACATTCACCGGGACCCGGTTGTAATCGCCTGAGAACCAGCAACCAAAACGGGTGATTACCCGGTTAGCCATATTGAAGAAGCCGCCGCGCGACACAATGGCTTCTTCGATGGTGTTGATGACTGCCCCATGGTCGGTGACAACAAACAACCCGTTACCTTGCTCGCGATAGAGGACGATAGCGTCAATGGCCTGTTCGGTGATCCGATCGGACCCGGCCAGACTGGTACTCGACATCAGGATGACACAAGCGTACTGATTCAACTCGCTCAAGGTAGGGTTGAGCTGGGTGTTGGGGTAGTCAGCGGCATCTTTAATGGTCAGGTCAAAACCTGCAATCTGCGCCAGGCGAGTGAAGCTCAAAGCAAAGCCACTGCTGTTGGCTGTGTCTTTGACCATGTAGTTGCCTGTTGTTTGGTCGCCCAGAAGCAGAACCTTGCGATTACCTGCTGCGATCTTGTCAGGGTTGGCGATGAAGTTCAGGGTGTTGTACAAGAACTTAAAGCTGGCTGTCAGTTGCGCGAAGGGCGTTCCAGCGGCCGGAGCAGCACTGTTATAGAACTTCGGGAATCCGCCGTCGTACACGACATTGCCCAGACCATCTTGGGTGACTGCAATAAAGGGGACCGGTGGACTGCTGGTGTCGTAGGCCACGTATTTGGAAATAGACGGTGCGCCGGCATTGACCGTGTACTGCACGCTTTCCACTGCATCGGACAACACGAGATTGACCGTAGCAGGGTCGTCGTAAAACCCTGGCTGTTTATCGAACGATACGTTAGACATTTTTCACAGTCCCTTAAACACGTTTCGGCGGCACTGTCACTCGAACATAACACTCGATGGCCTTACCCGATTCATTGGACACCATGACATAACGATCGTCTTTGATTCCATAGACCACGTAGGCATGGGCATTGACAAAAGCATTGAGGGTAGGAGACCCTGCAATAGTGTCTTTGACACGTACCTCGATGGTGACTGCTGTCAGGTCATACAGTGCAGCTGCAGTGCCCAGTAGTGTCTGTAGGTCGTATTGCTTAACCTGATCTATGGTCAGGGCAACGATCTCCTTGACCGGGGTGATTGGACGTAGTCTTTGTTCCGCCACGGCACTCAGGGTGACTTCCAGAACGACAGTTTCATCACCATGGACCATCTCACTGCCAGTGGCATCGCCGGTCACACGTAGTTCGAACGGTGCACTCAATTTATTGGCACTGACGGCTGCTTCCGTCTTCCCGAGCTTGTCGTCGAGTTTTTCGGAGATTGCTGTGAGCAGCGTCATGAACTTAGCCTTGAAGGCTTCGATTCTAGTTGACATTTTTTGATTACCTAATCGTACGACAAGGGGATATTCGTATTTTTTTACATAGAATTGCCCAAAATAAAAAAGGGAGGCGGCATACATGCAGGAGAGTCCGAAGACTCTCCTGCATGATGTCAAAGGTGAGTGCTATCGCGCCAAGTACGGATTTGACTCTTACACCAATAGGGGGAACGGCCTTTATAAGTAATCGGTTTGGGAAAAGGAGGCTTGTGGGAAGGGACTCGGCCATCGCGGTAACGGGACAACGTAGTCGAAGCAATCCCCAGGACTTTCAACACTTCGGCAGCTGACAGGAGACTACTCCAATCTATCTCGTCTGGAAGGCGGTCAGCATCGACCTGCACGATCTGCCTGATTGCATCCAGTTGTTCATTCCACCCACGCTCCCATTGCGCCAGTGTGACTATGGCCGTCCCAGATGGCAGTTGACGAATCAATGTCTTGGCCCAGGTGTCGATATCACTGATCAAGGTTGTGACCAGTATAGGCGAACCACCCTGGACTGGATGTCCCTGAGCGTTCAGGCACAGCGTAGTGCCGACCGGAACAGCCAGCGCCCGTAGCATGGAATCAGATACCACCAGCATTCCAAGTCGGGTGGCTTTATCTGTCACCTCAACGCAAACTCGTTGTTTCTCGGATGGACCAAAGACATCATGGTTGGTCGAATGCATAATCAGTAGACGATGCAATTTACGCATGGTCTTACTGTAGTCGTCTAGGGTTTGTAAAATGTCGACCCAGTCGTCCAACACCACCGCATTGGTAAGAGCTTCTTCCAGCGATTCACGACCTGCTTTAACTGGCCGAATAACCGCCCTGGTAAACAGCTCTATCATGACCCGACCTTCGAACGGCAGACATTCGAAGCGACAAATTCGCTTGTTTGTTACATCGTGAAAATAGATCATGGTACCCCCTTGTCGAGTAGACGGCATAGAGGCTCCCGAAGGAGCCTCTATGTGGTCACTGCTTGGAAAAGATCACTTTGCCGTGCTGATCACGAATGCGGATGACGCTGTTTTGATCGACGCCGTGATCAATGGCGAAATCCTTAAGTGCGCTGATCTCCCAGGTCTTGGATAGTTTCGCGCGCAGCTTGAACCAAGCACTCACCGAAACCGAGATGTAGTAACCATCTGCAACGATGGTATAATCGGCGCGAGTATCGGCCTTGGGAATCATCAATCTTACAGTCATGGCAACCTCCTTGTTAACGGAACGCACCTTCGAGCAGGTCTGCCAGAGCAGCATAACCTGGTTCGAAGCCATCGGCAGTGATAAACAGTCCATAGCCTGTTGGCAGACGTGATACCGGATCGGGTCCGATATCATTGATCAGCAAGATTCGATGTCGATCGCTCTTAAGACGATAGGCATGGTTCTTCTTGAAGTGACTGACATCCTGCGCAACTAGGTCACGGGCTTTCTTGAGTTGCGTGCGCAGTCGAACAGTGGCGTTGAACAACAGTGCATCGCCCTCGGTTACGTCATCATCTTCGATATGACTGTCGGTCATGCTACTGCTCCTGTTAGCAGATAGTGGGTAATGAACCAAAGATAGAAGTACACTGCCGGATAATTTAAACCGCAGTCGAGCATGTGCCGACCGAGTGATTTATCAATGATGGCCACTGGTTTGGTGCTCATGGCGGCCAATGAAGTCACATCGGCTTTATTAACCGGATTCCAGGCACCGAACGCCCAAAGGTAGAAACGTCCAGCGTTGATAAACGGAATACGCCCAATCCGGTAATGCCAGACTTGGTCTGCTGCCTTTAACTCACCCGACATCTGAGGGTATCGAGTGCTGTGAATAATGTACGCGATTAGCAATGTGCCAATCAGAGCGATGATTGAAGTAAGGGAATACTGCCACATGGTTAATTGCCTGAAAAAGGATGGGGTAGGGATTCATAGAATCCCTACCGGATGTGATTATTTAATCACGGCCTATTTCAGCATCCTCCTCAGCATCCTCTTGACCGATGATTTCATCGAGCTCTTCCTGCTCGCGCTCATCGGCAATGAGCCCCTTGTAATACTGATAGATGTACTCTTTGCTCTTGCCGTGCAACGGACCGCCTGGGGCTGACAGGCGACCATAGTCGTGCTGAGACTCTGGATCGAATTCATCGATAGACATGTCAAGAATATCGCTCATGGAACTACTCCTTCTGCGGTGTGCAAAACCGATCGAGCCAGGCTCGTCGGAACTCACGGCGTTTACGGGTGATCAGCTTTCTGATCGGCAGCTCGCCACTGATCACCTGCTGGGTTTCATCGTTCGTCAATGTAATGTCCTCGTAGACAATCACATCGTTGACCGACCAAAATACCTCACTGCCGTCTTCACCAAGTTCGGCTTGAAACTTGTCTCGTCGAAGTCCAGTGAGGTGCTCTAAGGCACGGATCAATTCCGTACCATAGCCTTTACGACGTAATGTGGGTTTCACATACGCCATGATCTTGTTGGTGCGTTTATGGTGCACTGCACAACCCACCAGTCGGCCATTGACCTCAAGGGCCACAACCTTGTACTGAGAGGGTTTGTGTCCGTCCCAGATTTCATCGAGAATGCCGTGCATAGCACCCAGTCGGCCGTTATGCAGACCGGCATCAAGACACATCGACGCTACAGCTACCTGGTCATTGAACACATACTTAACGACGTCTTCTGTCATATCACTCACAATTCTCCACGCCCCCAGCGGGAACGCTTAGCGACTTCAAAGATATCAATGCTGCCGTCTTCCCGATATATCCGAGGGAATTCATTCCTGAGAGAGTCGACTGTCTTCGCCATACTGCGCCTACATTCGATCTTCTTGGCCAGCGAGAGGTTCTGATACATGTGCCGTACCTTGCGCCTTATTCTGGGGTCGAGGAGGATGAAGGCGTGGTTATCCTTTTTCATGATCACGTCATTTTCCTCAGAACGATTTCAGGATAGACTTCAAATTGAGCCAGGGCGAAACACATGCTTAATGATCCTTGCATTAGGTAAGGTCGACATAACGGGCCGACAAGGACGCCGTCTGCGCCCTTGACGACCTCATCAGATTATTGTTGCGGCACGGTCAGATCAATCACAGGGCCGGTACCCCATTGATCATAACGCTGTTTCAGATGCACGTAACGTTCAGTCATCTGCAACTGAGTACTCAGACGATCATAGGCAGGATCGCTGGTCGGCGTGTTAGCCAGGACACTGCGATACCACTTGATATCCTCCTCCATGTCATGTAACTCACAGCCATGAAGTGAATGGCTGGTGTATTCATCGTACTGCTCTGGAGTCAGAGGACCGGTGTTCTCGACATCATGTTCCATGGTTATTCTCTTGGGTGTCCGATGGGATGCGCAGGGTAGCAAGGGCTTCTTTAAGGTCGCATAAAGGCACTCGCCATTTGTGATCGCCATCGAGATGATAGGTGATGAGGGAGAACAACTTATCGAAGTTCTCCCGAGTCATATGCTGGTTCCACGCTAAGGGATAATGTTCTCCTGAATAATGTAGGGCCAAGAAAAAATCCATTATGTTCAAGAGGTCCGGGGAATCCCCGGACCCATTATGCCGCGTTACATAGAACCGAAACCGAAATTACCGCCAGCGGCGATGCAGTGTGCCGAAATGTCCGTCTTACCACCTTCCACGTTCGGCCGGAACACGATGCGGATTTCGTACTCCTCGGTATCGCCCACACACTCAGTGATCACGATCTCTTCATCACCGTGCTGTTCGGTATATTCATTGACTTTACTGACAATGAATTCACCGTCAACACTGTCAATGCAGTCCGCCGCCCAGTTGACTTCAGGATGATCCTTGTACGCTTCCAGTTCAGCGCGGGTCATTGTCTGCGGGATCTTGATCATGAGTTGCTTCCTCTATGTTCGGGTGGGTTATCACGATAATGCATGGCTGCCATGACCATGCCTTTGTCAGTCAGGAGGTTCGACTGACGTTTGGTGTAATCTTTCTTGGCCACGCCGATCGTGATGAGTTCGGACATCCCTGCTTTACTGGGAAGGTCGCCGTCTTCCTGAGGACCGTAGAAATGCAGTTTGTACATCACATCGAGCGCCCCGGCGCTGACTTTGATGTCACCTATCTGATAATCAGTCATACCAACCCCACAGACTGGCATGTAACAGGATGTGGGTTACGTCGCTGCATGGTCATGGACTCCTTATGCGGTGGCTGGGGTGTTATCGATAGCGTTGAGATGGAAATTCTCGCCGTCGAATTCGAAAACGAAATCCTTGTGCAGGAATTTACGCACCGGCACCTTGACACTGATAGCACCGAGTAGATTACACAGGTACATGCGTTGCGCCAGACCCTGTATATTGACTGCGTAATCGTAACGCCCGCAGTTCTCGGTGACGATATTGATAAATGCTGTCTGTCGATTGACGATGATCTTGAAACTGCTATAGATTGGTGTCTGCAGCAGACAGATGATCTTCCGGTCAGCGAAGATATCGCACACTGCATTCAATGCCTCGTGCATCGTCAAGCTGTGCGAACCATTGAGCAGATTGACCAGCCGGGTCAGCACTTCGACCGAGACTTTACCAAACTCGGTGAAGTCAATCATTACCTCATTGGATTGCTCATCCGGTTTCATAGCCTGGAGGAGGGGTTCGAGCGCGTCAAAATATTCTTTTACTTCTGCCCGCATGGACAGGTCTCCTTTGACTGTTCGATAGTTAGGGGTAGCGGCTGTCTGACAGCCGCCTCCATCTCCAAGGTTGTCTGGGCAATCATGTAAAGCACCCACAAGGAGATCACACACAACACAGCGACCAGGACTGCGTACCAGTGAGGTTCCTGATCCGGGGGTTTATTGCTCATTACTCAACTACTTGGATGACTGACCAATTCAAAAGGTAGGGTCACTTCATCCCCTAGACGACTGCCGACAAAGCCGCGGCAGAACCACAGGAGGATGTCACCGGGCTTACCGTCGATGGCATCACGCCAGTTAACACCATGCTGCTCGGTGAGCCAGGTTGTGATTTCGCGCCAATGTTTGTCAATGATGGGGCCGGCTTGCTCCCAGCTGACATCCGGGCGGTAGAATCCTCGGTCCTTGTATACAAGGATGCGATGGCCCGATCCATACACCGGTGGAAATACTTCAAACGGTTCGCCGCGGGCTTGTGCCATGGCGTGTCGCAATAGTGGACCGGACAGATCACTGACTGCAACCTTTACACTCACTGGAATAGGGGCGTTCATGGACTGGCCTCATTCAGTCTTCTGGGTCATGGTGCGTTGTTCGACATACTCGACCAGTGACTCCATGTACCGTGGGGCATGCAAGTCCCAGAGTACCTGTGGAGTCCTTTCTTTTAAATGGCTGACGGATTGCGTGCATGAAAAGAATCGTAAATAGCATAATCGGCAGCCAGCACGTGGCGCGGATGATTCTGATTTAAATCCAATGGACCTCCCGCTGTACAACCGGCAGTCCAAAATAGCTTGCCGTCTGAATCTCGCCCGTACTGGACAGAATTCTCAGACCAGCCACCATGAATCGGTTTGAAATATTGCCCTATACGACATTTTCGCGCCGCTGTTTTAAAATCCATGTGACTCCTACCTTGCTTGTTGCCAATGGGGTATAGACCATCGGGACATCTTCATCTACAGTGGCATCCTAGACGCTTGTATGTCGTCCTCGGTGCGCGGGATTCCCAGCACAATCCAGCTGGTTGTAACACCCAGGACAACGGCCGCTGCTTTCCAATAGCTACGAGTCGGACGGGATTGCTCTCGCTCGCATTTATCATTTTCAGCGTCGATGGTCTCTTCAATGCGTTTATCGAACTCGGCTAGCGACATGCGTCGAAGATTACGCGACTGACGAATACGGGTGCTGACAGTGGTTGCGTTCAGATTACCCCACTGCTCAGAAAGCGTCTCGTTGCCCATAGTGACTCCTTACAATGAAGAGGGTGGGATTACCCACCCTCTATGTCGTCAGACTGCAACCGGTAGGGAAATGTGAGGATCGGATGTATATCCGACAAGATCGAAATCCCCGTAGGTAAAGGAGAAGATATCCTTCACTTCCGGGTTGATCTTCATCTTCGGTAGCGGATGCGGTTCACGCGTCAGTTGCAGGTCGATACCTTCCAGGTGGTTCTTGTAGATATGGCAATCACCACCCGTCCAGATGAACTCACCTGGCACCATGTTAGTGACTTGTGCCACCATCATTGTCAGCAACGCGTAGGAAGCGATGTTGAATGGAACACCCAAGCCAATGTCCGCGCTCACGCAGACCTTCAATCAGGTTCGTTAGACCTGACCCGTCGAGATTGGCTAGTTCTCGACCGCTGCATGTCACCATGCAGTTTAGACTATATCACACTCCACTTCCGTGTGGAGTCCTCCCATTTCGAGTCCACTTGGACCCTACACTACTCGGTTCGCCTGACTCATCAATGAGGCGCCTTTCGTTAGTCGTTGGGCTTTACCGTAGTTCGTATCCACTGTATTTAGGGTTCTTGCTCTTGATCCGATAATGGATCGTTGGGACTGGAATGCCCAATTGCCGGCCTGCCTCGGCCAGCGAAGGGTAAATGACTCCATCGATGATCACACTGAGTGTGTTCGGTGGGACATTCCCTTTACGGGCTTCTGACAACTTTAGGCGAGTTTCTAAGGAGTGGGACTTGCCGTAGAAGGGATTTGCATCCCCGATACGCTTGGAAGCCATTAAAGAGATTTTCTGACGATGTTCTTCAGATAACTTCCTGCCCAAACCTCGTTTATTACCACGATTAGCCTCGGAGATGCGCTGCCTAGCTTCTGGTGAATGTACTCTACCAAACATTGGATTGGTATCGCCCGACTTCCCGTACATGCGACAGCGTTCTTCTTCCCCTAAGCTACTCATTCTCGATCGTGACGCATCACCTATCCGCTTGATAATCTCTTCGCGGAGTGGATGCCGTGTTAGGTTATCGCCGCCGATGGCGGTAGAACCTATATTTACACAGCGGCGGTTCAACGTACTTTGACGAATGAGGTGGTCCTCGCATGCGTAGGCTTCTTCCCGAGTTGGGAACTCCTGGGTTGAAACCCGCATTTCATGGCCGGCGGCGTACAGTTGCTGAAGAATCAGATTGTGGTGATTACCTGTCCTGAGTTCACGCTCGTGACGATCAAGACGTTTATCCAATTCTCCAGTACTGCCGACGTAGTAACTTCCAGTATTCAAATCAGTGATTACGTAAACGAAATACATGTTCATCTCCTCTGGTAAAGGAAACGAACTACGGTTTTAGCAACGGATTGTCTCCTAGGAGAGTTTCCCGTTTTAGAGAGGTTATTCAATGCAGCTTACGCTGCAAGGGCGCAGTGGTGTTTACGCTGGTACAGCTGGCACGACAAACGACGCTTAGGAACACCCAGCTCATCGAGCTTAGCGTCGATCAGTTTACCCAGCTCATCGCCTTGGATATCGGCATCCAGATCGCACAACCATGTCGAGTATTCCGTGTAGCAGCCATCCCAACCCGGCTGAATGATCCGCTCACGCTCCATTCGAGTCAGTTCAGTGGAGTAGAACTGGAACAGGGCATGGCAGGGTGGCAATGCCATCTGATCCACCAGGGCAGGGTTCCAGGCCGAGACGATCAGACGACGGCTGTCTGGGTTCTTCTTCAGCATCTCGATCAGATTACTGATCTGATCGATAGTGCTTGCATTCACTGACGGGATGCGACGTTCCTTAGGGATGCCCATGGCGTCGAGTTCACTGGAAAGTGCTTCCAGCGCTTTACGGCGCTCTTCACCCGATGGATGTGAATAGGCCTTGCCCAGGCGCAGGTAGTAATCGCCGTATTGGTTGGCTTCTTCGCAGCGCTCAGCGATGGTGAGGTTAACCCCCTTAGAGCTCTCCCGAACATCAGGCCAGCTGCGCCATTGCGAACCATAGACTGGACCGAGTTCACCGGCGATGAGCGTTTTGGTAGAGACACCACGTTCTTCAGCCCACGCAAATGCCATGGCGTCATAATCAGGATGTGCCCAGTAAATAGTACCTGGGATGTCCGGACCATCCTTGACATGCATGGTTTTGCCTTGGATCATTTCATAGCCTTCCTTATACTCGGAAAGCCAATACGGCTTGACCCACTCGATGAATTCTTCTTGCAGTCCTGCCGCTTTGATACGGGCATTAACCTCAAGAAGCGTAGCTGGTCGATATTCTTCAGTACCCGGCTTGACCCACTCATCCCAGATCGAGACACCGTGCTCTTTCAGGTAACGGATGTTGGTCTCACCCTGAAGGAACCACAGCAGTTCATGGATGATCGACTTCAGGTGGCATTTCTTGGTCGTGACCAGCGGGAACTGCCCACCGCTCAGATCGAATCTCATCTGATAGCCAAAAACACTGTACGTTCCTGTTCCAGTCCTGTCTTCTTTGAAAACGCCATTGGACCGGACATGCCTCAATAGATCAAGATACTCTTTCATGCTCCCTCCAAGTAAATTCCAAAACCACGTTGTCTTCGTCGACCCACCTGTACAACTTAACGTCGTCAGGGACGTCAGCTGTGTTGGCGAGTAGTTTTTCTACAATAGCCCATGTTACAGGGTTTTCTTTTCCGGCAGCCCAATCTTCTTCAGTAAATCCGTGTGATGGCAGTATGACTAAATGACGCTGCTGCTTGGAAGTGTTATTGGCTTGAATGAGATGACTCACCCAGCGACAATTGTCAGGGGAATAGCCTAAGTCATTATCGCGTCGATCGATAGTCAATCCTGGAACGTATGAAGGACCCATGTCTTCCACAAAGTTTTCAAAATCGCCCCATCGTTCGCAAACTCGAATGCCTCTAGCTCCATAGCGGTGATATTTCTTGTGATTCGGATTGCTGCAGCGCTGCCGCATGGTTTTCCAAACTTTATACAGCGGGTGCTTCTTGCTTAATCCGTGTTTGAGTCTGGAAGGGTTGATCCGTTGTGTCTCTGCTCTGGCACATCCACAGGAGCGACTATTGCTGGTCTTATGCAAGAGGAGTCTAGCCCTAACGGGTTTCTCAACTCCGCATTCGCATCGACAAAGCCAAATAGACTCAGCGTAATCTTTCCTAGGGATTTCTCCGACTTTCTCTATAACGGTCCATTTACCGAAATGAAAGCCGGTGAGATCCTTTTTCTTAGCCATGTTCAGCGAAAATAAAGTTTATGTCGGATTGGCGTTACTTGCTCAAAAGCAATCCCGGCCGTGACGCGGCACTGCTCGATGTGTTCAGCAGGGGTCCGGTTAGTGCTTTCATCTGCGGGTGTTTCTTCGATTAGAAGATGCACGCAGGAGGCAAATTGAATCAAGGCGTGGCGTTCCTCATCAGTACGGTTGCCATCGACCATCCAATAGATGATCAACGCAAAGGCAACGAGTGCACTGGTGATGCCTAAAATAGACACAGCCTTAATGCACATGGAAGTAACTCCCTTTAATAGGTGGCCACTGGCCTTCATGTTCCATCTGACCCATCAGCTATCTGATAGGTCAGATACGTTCAAAAACACATGGCGACTCGGCATAAGGGGAGGACCGAAGCCCTCCCCATATGTCAGATGAAGCCAATCACCTGGAAGATACGTTCGATCATCAGATAGAACGCCCAGGGAAAGAAGACAAGGGTGAATAGTGTCGACCAGAAACCTTTGGCCAATACCATCCCTCCGATCCAGAACACCATGAACATCATGGCTAGATGCGCTTTGATGAGGAGTTTCATACCGCGTTCTCCAGTCGACCATTGGCACCAGAGGCCGTCATGCCAACACTTTGGAACGTCTTGTCGAACGTCTTGGTAGTGTAAAATGGCACACAGTCCTGCATGTTCGCCACCGAATCCACACAATGGATCGGGCGTGTGAAACGCGGGAACTCGAAGGAGGTCAGGTCAAAGCGCTGCTGAATCGTCAGATTGTTGTAATGGATCGGGGCTGGGATATTCGGCATGCACTTGAGTGCCAGAGCGATGCCGTCGTCGTCGGCTTCACCCAGGTCCAGAGTGTCGAGGAAGTACATCTCACGGCAGCTCAGGTGATTGACGGCCCGATGACGTTTCAGGGCCGAGGCAATCTCAGCGGCGGGCAGCATCGAGATAAACATGAGGTCACCGGCTTGACCGTATGCATGATTGCGTTCACGTGCTTGTTCAACCTCACCCATGGCGCGGAACAACGCGTTCCATGCACCCGAAGGGCGAATACGGAACACGCGTGCATTACGCTGCTTGAAGATGGCATTGATAGCCGCGCTGGGTCGCTTGTTGTTATCCCCCAGAATGAAGAACTCCTTCACCTGTGCTTGACGATTGACAACTGCCACGGCATGCTCATAAGAGTCGACGAAGACGATAGCGTGGCTCAGCAGGGTGAGTGGGTTGGCTTGTTCTTGCATTTGTTTCCCCTTAGTGTTGACGGTAATGTTCAGACAGCGTCGGCTGTCTCAAAGTGGTCTGGGTCGATGCTGCAGGACATGCCAAAGCGCGTCAGCAATGAGACGGCTTCTTCGGTAGTGAATGCAGAAGGGGCGACCTCCCGTATCGACAACCGTTGCATGATCTGTTCGAGGCGTTTCTGAACCTCGGGTTTTAACATCGGCACATACTTTAACTGTACGGATTTCAGGATGCGCCAGATTGGCTTGACCTGCTCCAGTGCGGCGTAGGACTTGACCTTCTCTAGTTCTTGGGTGAAGCTGTCCAGCTCTTGGAAGGTTTCGTACCAAATCTTTTCAATCATAGGGTCCTCACGACCGGGATGCGATAAGCGGTTCACTTACGAGCTGTGTATGGGCGTCTGACGATTCTACCTGGTCAGGAGACTGACGAAACTGCGACCCCGGCGGATAGACCACAGGCGGTATCGCAATCACATTGATCTGGCCTCTCTCTGTCATGGTTCTGACATCAACCGTACCTGTATTGGCCACCACTGCGCGAATCGCATGATAGGGGACAGACATGACATGGTCAGCCCCTTCGACCTGGATAGCGATGGTCATTTCCAGATCACGGAAATCCAAGTAAGTGGTGAAGCCAGGCGACACGCATACAACAAAGTCACCGTATGTACCGCCTTGGAATGTTGCGAGAACCGTATCGCCGAGGACTGCATTGTCGATCAAAAGACACGCACCCACCGTACGGTCATTAAAATAGTCAATGGCAGCCTTGATCAAATATTTAGCCCAAAGGACTTGACTGCTGTGATCCATAACCAAAACCTCTTCTTGTCATGGCCGGTGTATACCATAGGATCACGGCAGCCTGTCTTTTATTCCCCGTCCATGGCAATCAGACCGGTTTCGTCATCGAAGGTCAGGTTGACCTTGGTGATGTGGTCAGGCTGATCGCGCAGAAACACCTGAGCAGCCAAGGCAAGGTAATCCACACTTCGAGTAGGTTCCCATTCAAAGAGAAAGGGTCGACGGTTGGTTGCCAAGCGATGGGTAGTCATGTCGTTTATGCTCACCGAGAAGGCTCGATCAACAACTGGCGTGACTTCTGCCAGCATTTCGACATCGGTCCAAGCCGAATCCAGTCCAAAGAGCATCTTGACAAGCTGTCCGTGGGCGGCCTTAAGCAGATCACGCCCATAGACGAACTGTGCTGCGTCGATATCATTGAAGATGAGCCAGTCACCTTCCAGGACCGGTTCCTCGTACAGCCAAAGTATCACGTCATCCTTGAATGAGGGATCGAGTTTGAACTTGAGCACTTCAAAGCGTGAGGTAACCTCATCCTTAAACGAAGCGATCCATTCGATTTGAGTGTCCTGTTTGTTAGCACCAGCGTGGACATTCAGATGTCCACAGAAATGTGGCGCTCGTGTGGTCTCATCCTGCAGTACATCCGGAAAAGGGATTCCGGCAGCGGTCAATAAACGCACCGCGCGCTGACAGGAGACACTCTGAGACAGTGACAGGCGTTCACCTGCAATCTGTTCCAGTTCCAAATGCAGATCGATGCCCAATTCACTCAACAGGCGTTCGATACCCATCAGAGTCTTAAACGCCATCGACAGGCTCCTTCTTGTATTCGATGATGGCTTTGGAAAGGCTATTGAATTCCTTAGCCTCCTCGCTCGCCGTGGCTTGAGTCACTCGACCGTATGTGGTCCCGAGTTGCTTGACCAACTCGTCGACGACAAAGTTGTTCTCACCCTTGACCTCGACTGCCCAGACAAACTCACCCTGAAGCACAGCGGGGAATTGGAAGTTCTTGGTATCGAGTTCAATGCCGATATGGGGCTGGTTGAAAACACTGATGATTTTGCCGATGATGGTCTTGGCCAAAGACATCATCTGCTCGCCATCGTTAGCGATGAAGTCATCGGGGGTGATCACATAGCTCACATAGACCGTAGGAGCGCCCTGGTTGGCTTCAAAGACGAAGTAGTGACGTACCCCTTCGATAACCGTATACGGCACCACATGGATCGCCACAGGGCGATACAGAGGGGGTTGTTCATCACTGACAGTAAAACAGTCAAGCTCTTGACCATTGTCCTTGAGTTCGTCCATGAGTAGGTTGTCCAGTGCATAGCGACCAGACGTGTTTTCAGTAAACGCTACGCTGTCCAGAAGATCAGCCATCTTCTTAACGTTTAGTACATAGAGCTTTTTCATACCTTGCCGTTCCTCGATTGAATGCTTCTTAGGCGATTAATTTGCTCGATATGGCCTTTGATAGCACGCACATTTGCATGCTCCTCCAGCGGTATATCGTCGCCTTTAACGAAATAATTGGTGCCAGGATAACGCTTCATCCCGGCGGTGTCCTTACTACATTGCATCTCAATGACTCGCGGGACACCTGAGAAACCGAAATGGGGGAAGAGCACGACTTTACCGAGAAAGTAACCTTTATCGTATTCTTTCATCCACATTTCAGCAGCGTTGTGTTGAATCAGAAGCTCATCTTCTTCATTCCAGAGATCGTCAGCTTTCAACCAGTTCTCACGGGTATCAAGTTTCACCGGATAGATGGTTCGACACTTGTGACCGGTCATGATCATGCCGTGACAGCCGTCGTCGATGAACTGCTTGATGATCACCGCGCACTGCTCAACGTGATCGATGCAGTAATGTAGGTACTTGAGCGGATTGCCTGCTGCAATGAGGTCCATGAGCAGCTGACGCTGTATGGGCAGTGTCGTCTCTTTAAGAAGGCGCGTGGCCATGGCGCGGACCTTCTTGGGGTTCTTGAGGTTGGCATCCTTGAAGACTTTGAGGATGGTCGACTCTTGGGCGAAGGAATCGGTGTAGCTGCTGCGATCTGTCATGATGAATGGCCTGTTGTCTATGCGTGAAACAAGGGAGGGGCCGAACCCCTCCGGTTATGTTGGAAGATTAATCGGTGGTTTATTTACCGCGCAAATCAGTAAACTCAGTTGCTGGTCCGTCGCCTAAATCGATCATGTCCGATACAGGCGTCGAGACAATATCATGCACTTCGCTCGGATCGAGTTCCATGGAAACCGTCCGAAGCAAGGCACGGGCAACACTCTTACGGAACGCATCGTGCTTGATCGCATGTTCATCGATCAGTGGGCTGATGAACTTGTTGACGTAGTAATCTCCCACTTCCTCAGGGGTGTGTTTGCGCAGACTGTTGACGATAGTCTCCATCTCATCACACCCCATTACGACCGGGATGCTGAAGTTGCGCGTGGTGATCCGGCTACCGCCTGAGTGACCCCCAGCGACGTTCTTGTTGCTGAACACCGACCATTGGGTAGTGATGTTGTCCACGGTAAAGTAAGGACCCGCCATGACTACCAAGAGGTCGTAGAGTTCATCGGGGTTGATATCGGTTTCGATAGCTGGGTTATGGTAGCTGTCTTCGAAAACGCGGGTATGCGGGACATACGCCAGTTCCTTGGCTTTATCGCGCAGCGCGGCCAAGAGAACATCGAAACCCTGGTCTTCACTGTCGTATAGCCCATAGGCCTCGCCACATGCCTCGATGGCATCTCTGACCGAAAGACTATAACCTTCATCCTGCACGAGGTCGAAAATGTCCGGATGATCCGTGCCTTGCAGATCGAGGACGACCGCCAGCTCCTGTAGAGAAGGGTAGTCATTGATATTGGTGAAAACGATGCGATGATACGAAACAGAACTCGTGTGCATTTTAGATTTCCTTTAGCTCTCGTTCACGTGTGAGTTGGTTAATGCATAAAGCGGTGGGACACCCCACCGCCTGTATGGTTAAACCGCTTTCTTAAAGTGGTGCTTCAGAACACTCAGCAGCGCCTGCTCGATCTCGGCAAAGACCTCCTCGAGAGGACGTTCGACGTTCACCATTAGGTACCGACCCGGATCTTCCCGGACCTGCTCTAGGTGGATCTGCCGACTGCGCTGTTGGAATTCGAGCCCTTCCTTTTCCAGACGATCCAATCGGCCGCGGCCAATCATGCGATGACGAAGGACTACGGGATCACCATCGAGCAAGATGATGAGGTCGGGTTTGAAGCTACCGATGGTCAGGGCATGAAGCTGCTTGAGCGTCGGTACATCGATCTTTCGCCCGCCGCCTTGGTGAGCGTACGTCGAATCATAGTAACGCTCACAGAAGACCAGCTTACCGGCTTCCAGTTGCGGTTTGATCAAGACTTCGGTGTGCTGGACCCGGCTGGCGATGTACAACAACGCTTCGGTCATGTGACACCAGTCGTCCTTGCCTTCGCCAGTACCCCAGATAACCAGTTCACGCAGGATTTCGGCAGAAGGCGTACCGCCAGGCTCACGGGTCCTGATGAAGTCGACCTCATGACGCTGCATGAACTCGCTCACCATGTTAGCAATGGTAGTTTTGCCGGTGGCGTCGATGCCTTCTAGGGCGATGAAGAATCCAGGGGCGTTAGAGAGACTGGGTATTTTCACTTGATGTTCCTTCATTAACTAGATTGAACCACCGGTCCAGAAAATCTCGAACTGGGTTGGCTGTGGTTTCGGTAAATGTCATCTTGATCCGTTTCCTGAACCAGGGTGTGCCACGGCGACGATTCTTTCTTCTACGACCGATGTAAATCTTCTGTTTGCGCATGGACAGGCTCCTGTGGCATGGGAGGGACTTCAATCCCGCGTTTCGTGAGTTCTTTTTTGGTAACTGACCAATTACACTGGAACAAATGATGATAGAGCTTATTGTAGGACACGTCCAGCATTTCTGCGAGTTCCACAACCGTTAGAGTACGTCCTTCGAATTCAACTAAACGGTTGTTGCGTTTGTTTCTGTCTTGTTCCTTCCTGGTTGCCCAGCGACAGTTGCCTTTGGAATATCCGGCATTAACATTCTTACGTTCGATGCTGTACCCTGGGCCGGGCCGAGGACCCATGTCTTTATAGAAATCCTCAAACGACTCACGCCATCTGGGGCAAACCGAAATACCCCGACCGCCATAGTCTGCGTAATTTATCGCGTTTGGGTTATAACACCTTTCTTTCATTCGACGCCAGGTCTTATATTCGATACTGTCAGTTAAACCGTGTGAATAATTCTTCTGCCTAGTTACATCTACCTTGAGACATCCACAACTTTTCTTGTTGCCTGTTTTTAGATCAGCGCCACAGACCCGTAACTCAGCCCCACATTGGCACTTACATGACCATGCGGTTTTCCCGTACATATTTCCATCACGGGAGATTACGGTTAGTCGACCGTATGTCCTCCCGCTCAGGTCGACTAATGTTGACATCAATTGCCTCCATTGAAGGAATTGTGATACCTTTCTTGATCAATTGCTTCTTGACCCAGTCAATAAACTTTTCTCGCTCCTCCTTAACATAGAGGTTAACGCGAGGGACTCCATGCATTATGGATATTTGGATACTTGTGTTCGTTCCTCCTTTCCATCTGGTCTGTTTCTTATTGGCAGGTTCTGCCCAAAAGACCGTTACCCAACGTGGGAAACACAATTCCTCCGACAACACCTGAAATGCGTTGCGGGTATGGAGGGCAATCCCACTTGGGAAGAGTCCCTCGAAACTGCCACGGGCTTTGAATGCCAGTGCCTTAGCAGCCTCGTAGGTCTCGTAACGTTCAGCCTCATGCATACCGTTGAGTGGATCGTGGAAGAGTCCCGCGCGTTGTTTCTTCAAACGGGTGTAGTACACCTGCGCCGGTGGCATGTTGTCGCGTTTACCTTGGTTATACCCGAGGTAGAAGTACGTGTCAGAGCCTGGCGCATCGCCGGTGCACAATACCCCGCCAAGCAGGGCCATGCACCGCCCTACCCACATCAGGGTAGGTACATGTTCCTCTGGAACCTCACGACTGCCTACACCGCACCAAGTGAACGACCATTCCCAACCCGCACTCTTCCACAAATCCATCTCTAACCCCCGGCTGTACCTGCCCAATAACCCAATAACGAACCACCGATAAAGCCGAAGTAGGCCATCAGCCAACCTTCCTGTGAAAACATCAGTGCCGTGTCAACGACCTGTTCGACCATGGTTCATTCCTTCAGTTGTTCGCGCAGGGCGCACAGGTCCGGAACTTTCAGCTCTGGGGTGGTGACGATGCCCGCGTACTTCTTGACCGTGTCGTAATGGGTGATCTCAAAGGGAATACCGAAGTAACCATTACTGAGGATGGCCGTGAGTGTGTCTTCGCCTTCCACGTCCGTGAGCAGTTCGGTATCGACGATCGCACTCAGCGTAACCGGTGGAATCAGCTGGCCGAAATACACTTGGGTGTTTTCTGCCTGACGCAGTGCCATCTTCAGATGTCCAGGCAGTACCGGGAAGTTACCTTCACCACGATCAGCCGCTTCCTGGATGTGTAGCGAACCCATCAGCGCCCAGTTGTTCATCCACCAAATAAGAATGTGGGTTTCTTCATGGCCCTTGGTTTCAACGAAGCCACGACCGGTGATATCGAGCTTCCAGTAACGGTTGTCACGCTCAGTATGGAAGATTTCATCGGCATGCAATTTGCCGTCAAGGAACGCTAGGTCCAATGCAGCGCGGCTTTCGAACTTGATTACACGGTTGGTGATAGACATGCGTTACAGCCTCACTAGGGTATGATCACAGTATTGAGAGAGGGGGTTTGTTTTTACAGCCAAATCCTATGACATAATTTTCTGTAAGGGCTGTCCCATGTTCAAAACTAAGGTGTCAGGGATCTGGCGCAATGTTGTCTTACGAATCAAGGTCCTTTCATCATGGAAAGAAGTGGTTCGAGGCTCGGTCAAAGTAAGTGGGACGTGGAGAACCTTTTACAAACGCTTGGTTGTGTCCAACGGTCTACTTAACTGGTGGGGGCTTGATGGTGTCAGGGCCGATTACATCACCATGACATCAGTGGCTTTATCTGCTGGCGCAAGCTTTCAATCCATTGCGGGGAAACTCGCCCTGAGGCTGGTCAGTGGTGGCTATGCGACCACACCCAGCATTGCCTTAGGTAGCGGGCCTTGGACAATCAACCTTTGGTATTACCCAGTCAGTATCGCCTCATACAGTCATCTGTTGACGCACGCAGATGGCCAAGCTTATTTTGCTCTAAAACTCGGTGCGACCGGGGTGTTTCCAGGCCGCCCTTATCTGTACGCGCAGAGTCTTGGAGGATCTCAAGTTGCGGCCACCGCTCTGGCGATGAACCAATGGTCGATGGTGACGTTCACCTACACTGCTGGACGATTGAGAATATACGTCAACGGTGTGCTATCGAGTACATTTTCGATCACGCTCACTGTCCCGGCAGGTCAGATGAGAATGGGTGTCGGACATAATGAAGAAGCCTCCAATGGTTACCAGCGTGATGTCTCACGATTCGACCGAGAACTGACCCAGGCTGAGATTACAGCACTGTACAACGATCAGTTATAAGACTATCCACAGCAGCAGAGCCGTGGCAATGAGTATCCCTGTAACGACCCAGGGCCAGCGTTTGCGGGGCTGTTGCTTGGACTGTTTCTTAGCGATTTGTCGCTCATTCCACAAGGCGTTGTATTCTGCAGCGGCACGAGACTCTAACTCATCGTACTGCTTAGCGCTGATAGTGCCTCTTGGCCCGTGGGAAATGACATCTTGTTCTGTTGGCCAGCTTTCAGATTCCCATTCTGATTGACTACGTTCAACCAACGGACCGAAAAAAGCACCTAAATAACTGCGAACGCTTTGATCGTTGGTCTTTAAGTTAACAATGAATGAGGTAGCTGGAACCCAACCGTGACGAGTACGAGTGTATAGCTGAGTAATGCGATACATGACAACCCTCATGATAGACGGCATACAGGGAGGGCCGACGCCCTCCCTGTATGCTGTTACTTGTAGAACTTCAGGAACTTGGCCAGTGGCATGGTGTTGGCATGCTTGTCTTCTGGCTTGTTCTTATAGGTCACCGTATCTTTCTTGACCGAGATCAGGAAGATTTGGGTGGTCTGGCCGTTGCGGGTGGTGGAATAGAACTTGTTCAGCTCGCCGGTGAACACCAAGGGTTCAGGCTGTGGCTGCGGTGCCGGCTTGATCCCATTGAGGCTCATCAGCTCCCCGAGGCTGCTCAGATCGCTGGTGCGCGAGGGCTGGCGTGGCTTCCGAGATAGCGTGGACGTGTTCATCGAGTTTCCCTGTGTCATGTGTGGATGAAATGGGGTTAGAAGAAGGTGGTGCTAAGTGACGCGAGAATGCATTGATGCCAAAATCAGGATTGGAAATAATCTCGATTTCAGTTACCAGCACAGCGATCTCATCGACGTGCAATGAGATATCGGCCTGCAAGGCCAGTCGAAGCCTTTCGATGTCGTTATCATCGATGAGGGTATGACGGTGATCCGATATCACGGATAACCGAGCCGTACCCAATACTTCTCCTTGTAGATCAATGATACTGGCCAGTGCAACGAACGGGCTATCAATACCCGCCATCACAGTCAGTAAATGGTTCTGATGATTGAACACCGTAAACGAGTTCGACTCATAACGGTGAAGCAGTTTAGCCTCCCAGAAGGACTCTGGGTTGAGCTTGAAGCGATATTCATCCATCAAGCGAGCAGCCGGACGGCGCATGGTACCGAAGTGAACTTTCACCTCATTGCCGATGTGCAGCAGGCGTTTCTCTGTCAGGTACTGAACGAAGCCGGGCAAGGCTTCTTCAGTGAATATATCGCGTGAGGATCGATTAACGCCCTCACAGAAGGTGGCCATCTCATCACTGAGATCGATGTCAGCAAGGGCCACCACTGTGATATGACGTTTCTTTTCGGGGATGGATTCGTCGTATGTAAAGGTAAGTATTTCTCCTGCCCGGACCTTTATCCTCCCCAGCGTATGATGTTCATACATGGCTGTGGACCTCAGGTTGTGGTTCAGTTCTATAATGTAGGGTTGAAATTAACTCTGTTCGTCTAGGAAGGCTTGGTAGCCTGGGGCTAGGCGATCGACCATGACCACGACTTCTGTAGTGGTCTGATGAGCTTTCTGATGCAACCCGGTACCCGCTAACGCCGAGTACGCATGGGCGTGGACCACTACACCATTGACAAACGCAGGCTCTCCATTGACGATAAACCCTACCTCGCACTGAAGGCCTGGAATGATCAGATCAGGATCACTGTTCTCCCAGTTCATGACAAAGTAGGCGCCATTTCGTTCGGCCAAGCGACTGGCTTCATGAAACGCATTGGACTGAGCCATGTTCTCAGAAACCCTGGACATGCTAGTGCCTTTGCGTTGGATTGCCTCGTACTCATTTGCATTGTTAGTTCTTTTTGCCACGGCTTTATTGCCAGAGACCTCAAAAAACCCTTGCATCATCGTGCTGCTGTCGACGAAACGCGTTCCATTACCTTCATTGAGCAGTCGGGTCTCAGACGGATCGAGACGATTGACACCACCGGTGATCAAGGCGACAAAATGCTTATCCTGAACCCGGTACGTATACTCAATGCCGCGGTAACGCTTAGAAGGCGCCAGGATGAACAGTGCCGTGCGTTCAGCCTCATCATAGCGTTTGTAGTTATACAGAGGCCAGATATACCACATGTCCTTTTGCAGGTAACACCCGATCCCAGTGCTGTAAATGCCGCCATATTGCGTCTGTAGCTTATCGGCGACCTGCACCAGCGGGATGCCGTGCGGCAGAACTATGTTACTGCGTTTGACTTGATTGTTCGGTTCGACCGCAGTGATCCCTCGAATCGCGTTCTCTTGATCGATGTCCATGTTGCGCATCGAGTTCATGAGTAGGGAAAGGAGGACATCGTAAGGCCGACTGTCGCGAAACACCCCACCGACAATCTCGGTGCGTATTTGGTCAAATGCCTCCTCTTGAAGCTGAACCTGAACGATCCTTATGCCAGTCAGGTCTGAGGCATACTCGCTAGAGGTCTCGGGACTGTCGGCGAGCATCCCGGTTTCAGACTCCAGGGGCAGGCGTACGAGATATGTCTGCTCCAATACACTGTCGGTCACCTCCACACCTGAGTGTGAGAGGGTCCGACGAGTGAGCGTAAGCTTAAGGTTTTCCTTAAATGGCAAAACCCGATGAAGATACTGACCCCATTGGACAGCAACCTTGAGTAAGACCTCATCCGTGATCGCCTTGCGGTAATCACGGATGACGTCGCGACTGATCACAGTCAAGGCGGGAATCTCTTCCCGCTCAGTGACAAATACAGCGTCATAAGCGTAATATGAATCAACGCCCTCACGCTGGATCAGCTCAAGTTCTGCTCCAAGGGTTGTTTGGGAGAATTCCATACGCACCCTTTTGATTTAGTGTCTCTTGTTGCGCTCAGCCAGCAGCCGCTCAATGCGGTCCATGAGCGGTGAAGTTTCCTGCACGTCCACACCCACTGCCGATGTGTTGAACAGTTCATGAGCCCCCGGCAGGTTACCAAACAGGCTGGAGACCCGACGCAGTTCAGGGACATCTTTGATATCTGGCTTGAAGCCGACGACCTGATCTTTGATGGTCTGGGCAAAGTCGGACATCAGGTACAGGGAATCGAGGGGTGCATCTTTGACGTTCGGATCGTTGTTGACATAATCCGCCCAAAATCCCAGGTGTGCGCTGATCACCTCGTAAATGGTAACGAGGTCTTCGCGGGGGTTCTGGAATTTGATGTCAGCCCCTTGCTTGTAGAGCTTGAGAATATCGGCGATGGTGCCACCAATATTGACGTACTCGGTCATATAGCGCTGATTGAGCTCTTTCGAACCTGTGTGCAGATGACCAACTTTCTCGTTGTATTCTTTCGAATAGCGGTAGTAGCCTGGGATCGCATAAAGGTACGTGGTGTGGAAAATATGCCGACGCACTTCTGCGGGGTCATCGTATTTCCGACTCATTTGATTCTCCGACGATACACCCGAAGCAGGGTGAACAGGATAGGGAAGTAGTAAAACCGCTCGACGTTATCCCAACGAGGGGCATGGGTGCAGAGCAGATCCAACAGACGGATATCGATCGCCTCGCCCTTGAGTGCAGCGAGGGTTAGCGTCTCAAGCTTGCTGAGCTTGGTCGTCGCTGTGTGCTCATAGAACGCTTGACTGAGGACGTAATAGTCATCCACTGTCACACGTTTGATCTGAGGCGCACGCTCGGGGGCGATGGACTCATAGACCTCGAAGGTCGGGTCCAGTTCCAAGGTCGGTTTGAACAGACGATTGAGTTCGCGGAAACGCGCACAACCGCGAACCAGGTCTTGGAGTTCTTGATCGACAAACCCACTGTAACCGGCATCGACATGAGTTGGCGTCAGGTCTGGATACACCACCGCCTCGACACCTGAATAGTAAATGCTGTTCAAGGTTGGGCGACGATTGAAGAACTTACTGACGTCTACCAGACCTGCTTGGTGCACACTCATGGAGAGCAATGCATGATCCATCGTTTCCAGGCAGTTCCATAGGGTGAACTCGTACATGGTCTGGTCACCCTGTACATTAAGTTCCACCATGTGTCGCAGGAGCGGATGGTCGTCCGTGGTCAGGATGGTTTTCACATACCGTACCAAGAACGGGTCATACGTAACCCGAGGTTGATTCGGCACCAGTAGGGTTTTACGCTCACGGCTGAAGAAATCATGGAAGTACAACTGGATCAACCTGGCATAGTGCTCGGTCATGTTGTTGACGAGCTGGGTGTGTTCTTCGCTGAGCAGTGGCGTGTTACCGGTGTCAAGGAAGTTCTTGTGGAAGACCACGGTCTCAACCGTCTTTGACACCAACTCTTTGCGAACCGTCTCATTAGACAACTTGATCAAACTGTACTCGATCTCATAAACTGCCGACATGTAATGCGACAGCTTGTTCGACGAGGTCACATGGAACATCCCTTCGCGGCCATCGCCGATGTCAGCCAGAAAGACGTCACCCTCTTTGGGGATCAGAACACCGTAGACATTGGCAGAGCCTTTGAGCGTCATGTCCTTGGTGGTGCTGTCTTGTGACGACTGCAAGGGACTTGTGACCTTAAGTTCAAAACCCTTGATCAGCTTGTATTGCTGGTAGACCGGGTGCAGGTCAGACTCGAAGGGGCGCGCATCGTCGTCTCGTCCTTTGACCAGAGAGAAGAAATCCACGTCCCAGGACTGACCGGCGATATAGGTAGTCAGTTGATCGAAACGGACTTCCTTGGTATCGACGCTGGCGCCAACGTACGTCTTGGGTTGGATCTTGACCGGTTCGTTTTCCGGTGGTCTGACTACGGTGTCGATGTTCTGAATCGTTGGAACGGGCATGGGATTATACCTTGTTACGGTTCTGAGCGATGATCGTCAGAATCTCGACGTAAGGGGTGTCCAGACGACGACCGAAACTGGTGTCATCGTTATACCAGCTTGGATCATCCAGACGGTTGTTATTGATATTGCTTAAGCTGGGTTTGTTGGCCGGTCGTCCGACTGCCTGATCCCGCAAGAAACCGAAGAACTTCTTGATGTAAATGATACTAAGCTTACCGTCTTCGGTCATGTGATTGGCAATGGCATCCTCAACGTCCAAACGATTGAGCACTGTTTGAAACAAGCGCAAGGTCACCCATCCGTTCTCATGCATGTCCATCAGAGCGGCTTCGGTATACTTGCCAAGTTCAGTGCAAAAGCTCATGCGCAGGTGATAACGCTGACGCAGATCGGCTGGGGTCTTGGTGCGAATCTCGAATGCCGTAGGGGTGTCGACGTATTCCAGATCGCCGTCAGCGATAGGCTGGTCGTCACGGTACAAGGCAAAGTGGATCGGGCTCTGACCTAAGCGCAGCAGTTTGTTACCCTGACGCTTGAGGTAGACCAGTACCTCTGGAAGGTAGTTGGTAGCCAATACATCATCGGCAGAGAAGGCCAGATGCAAATCCTTGGGTTCGAATACGATCATCCAGCTGATGAATGTCGTCGTGTACGGTACGATGCTGGCAGGAATCCATTCATCGTAGTCCGGTACCACCTGACCGCCGATAGGGCGCTGAGGAATGCGGGCCAGGTAGTCGAAATGATCCAAGGAAAACCGATAGTCACTTTTGTACGACGGGAGCAGCAGCGGGTCTTCGACCTTAGGTTTGACCACCATGAACTGAGGTGAAATCAATTGGTTGTGCACCACCTGCGGATACACCACATTCAGCTCAACAGGTTTGCTATAACTGAACTTATAGGTGAACTGCACGAGGTACGCAGGACCTTCCTCATTCTTTTCTTCTTCGACTGGCAGGTCAAAGTCAAACCA